AAAAAACAGACGATGAAGGTAATATTATCGCTGGTGAGGCACGTAAGATCTCTGGAAAAGAACGTGACCTTTGGGGCTTTGACCTAGGTATTTTTCTTTTTACCTCTCCAGCCTAAAACATGCTCGGAGCGTTCTTCAGGGCTCATGCCCTTAAAAAGGTCTTTTACTCTTTTAGAATTAGCTTTTCTTATTTCTAAGTTCTCTTCATCGGTTCTATTTGCTTTTGCCTTTGCTTTACCTTCCGAAATGCCTTTAGACATTTTCTCTTTAGTCTTTAATTTTTCTTCTTCTGACTTATTACGCATAGTTTCTAGTCGTCTTTTTGTTCTATCTTTAAGAACATCTTCAGGAGTATTTTTAATGGCGTTTTTGACAGCTATAGATATATTTTGTCGTCTTTTATCCTTTTTCTCTTGCGAAGAGTTTTCTCTTCCTTCAATTAGCAGTTGAAGTCTAGTTTCCTTTTCTTCATCCGTCATCTTTTTATATTTTTCTTTCATTGTTTTTGAGCGTTTATTATTTATTTCTTCTATTTCTTCGTTTGTTTTATTTGACCACATTTTCTTAGACGTTAAACCTTTAGCTAACTTTTCTTCTTTGGTATGCTTACAGCCCAAAGCTGTGCTAAGTCCACCCTTTGAATTATTAAGTAGAGGACCTGTCTTTATGTTTTTTCTACCAATTTTATCAATTAGTTTTTCTTCTAGTTCAGCGGCTTCAAATTTAGTTATCCTAACACTTTTCATTTCAACTATGGCTGAAAGACCTTGTAAAATTAATTTCTTTAACACTCTTTTCAAGTGTTTATTATGACTTTTACCATTTAAATGAGTATATACTCTTTCACCTTTACCTTCACCTACGTATAAAGGTTCGTGGCTAAATTTCCAATGTCCATAATAAAAAGGACCAGGTTTTCTAGGATCCAGCAAAGCATAGACATAGAAAATCTTTTGGTTATACCTTCTTAGTCTAGCATTGTCTAAACATTGTGCTTTTACTTCTTGTACTCTAAGCTTTTCTTTTTTGGAAAGTTTCTTCTTGGATTTGGCTTTAGGGGTCTTCATGATTAGATATCTCCACAGGATAGTTTGATACAGTATTGTTAGTTAGCGTACTGTGGATACGCAAAGGTAATTAGGCTCTGTCCTAACAATACTGTCAATAGTAAATTACATAAAATAACAGGAGAAATGTATGGCTACGAACTATTGGAAAAATACAGACCCAGCTACAGAGAAAATCTTCTCTAAACTGGTAAAAGAATGTTTCCCTCACCTTAAAACAGCTAGTCTTTTGATAATTTTTAGGGACAACGAAAAGACCGATGATGAAGGTAATATTATAGCTGGTGAAGCTAAAAAGCTTTCATATAAAGACGTTAGCTTATGGGGCTACGACTTCGAGATTTGTTTGGATGCAGAGATCTGGTCAAAAATGAATAAGGCCGATAAGTACCGCTTGGGTTTTCATGAGCTTTGTCATTGTGGAGTTGAAACAGAGGAAGGCTCTACTGAACCTAAATTTGATGATAACGGTAAATTGAAGACAAAGATAATAAAGCACGATATTTGGCTCAAAACTTTCAAACAAGAAATTGAGACATTTGGCTTTGACGGTACAGATCAAGAGGTAGCGACGGTATTGTCTGAAATGATGGATAACAAAGCACAAATAAAGAAGAATAAAAAAGAATTCTTGGCTAAAATGGGAATTGAGATAAACAAAGAAGTTGGCGAGACTGAAGTTAAAAAGAAGAAAAAGAAAAACAAACATACAGAGATTGAGATTTCTACTAAGAAAAAGAGTAAAGAAGAATTAGAGGAAGAGGCAGACAAGTTGTTAGGTCTCGACCCCAAAAAGAAAAAGAAGGACCGCCTCATTGAGATAGACATGAAAAAACATAACCGTAAGAAATTCGGAAAGAAAAAATAAAAGAGGATTGCTTATATGGCACGCTTACTTATTCACCCTTGGCAATTAAAACCCATGATGAAGAAATATTTTGGTAAGAAGAGTGAACCTTATCAGTGGTTTAAGTCAGAAATATCAATGGTTTTGCCTGACCATATACACTATCTTAGTCTTCCTCTTCATATAGTTTATACTATAATGGACATTACTGGGTTAAACTCAAATCCCTTTGAAGGTATGCCCTCTCTAGAAGATGAAGGTGGAGAGTGTATCGACTGTACTGACTGCCCACAATTAGACGAGTGTAAACAAACTTTCCCTTTGGTCGAATTAACTACCGTAGAGTTTGAGGCGTACAAAAAGATACATGAAATAGAAAAACTATCTGAACCTATTCTTAGAAATAAAGATAATGTCTTAGTCGAAGTTAATTTATCTTCTTTAGAAGACTTGTATTCCTTGATAGTAGAAGCGTATGAAGGCCTTGATTTTTCTACTGAAGATAAAGGTTCTACTAAAGAAACACCTGTAACAGGAAATCCTAAAGTGTTAGAATTTAAGTCTCTTAATAGCTCAAGTAAGAAAAAGAAATAAAGAGGTAACTGTATGCCAATATACGAATACTCTTGTAATAACTGTGGACATAAATTTGAAAAGAAAAATTACATGGTTTATCGTAATGAATATCAAGAATGCCCTAAATGTGGAGGACAGTTATCCTTAGCAGTTAGCGCAAATAGTCGACGATCTGAAAGCTGGGTGGCTAATGTACCAAAGCCTGTTAGTACAAAGAAGAAAAGGTGAGAGTTATGTTTAATAGAGGTCCTGATGTAGTTGTTGCTCTTATAGAGCACAAAGAAAAGCCTGAGCATTTTCTTGTGCAGTATAGAGCTCAAAGTAAACAATACTCAGGGTGGTTGGAATTCCCCGGTGGTAAAATGGAGCCGGGTGAAAATCCAGAATCAGCCTTATGCCGAGAAGTTAGGGAAGAAGTAGATATTACAATAGCCGGACACTGTAAGTTTGTGGAAATGGATTATTTATTCCCTTCTGGATTGTATCATAAAGTAATTTTCTACTTTGTTAAACCGGAGTACTGGATTAGAACACCTATCGGCATGGAGGGTCAGCGTATTGGATGGTTGACTTTGTTCCAGATAATGACCTATCCTAAAGTTTTGCCCTTAAATAGAGCAGCGGCATTAATATTAACTACAGAACGACATCCAGATATCCTGGAGTAACCAATATGGTGACAGCTCTGTGAGATCCGAACAAGAATTTTTGGATTTATCTGCACAGTTAGAAGAGGCAATCAGTTCTCAGAATGAGATGCAAAGACTATTATCTCATTACCAAGGATTAGCCGAACATTATCAGGACATTTTTAACCTAGCTCCTGTGGGCAAACTCATTTTAGACCTAAGAGGGAACATTCTCCGTGCCAATGATAAGGCTTGTGCGATATTAGGATGTAAAAAGGAATTTGTGATTACAAAGTCTATATTCTCTTTTGTAAATACAAAAGGCTCTTCTGCGTTCTATGAAATGTTGCTAGAGCACTTCCATCATGTTAAGTTTGGAAGCACTGCAATAAGATGTGATGTGATGCTAAAAGCTAAGTGGTGTGCCTTCCATTCCAGTCTGTTTTCCGATGACCTGATTATGGTCACACTAATAGATATTACTGACCGAAAAAACACTGAGCATAGAGTTATCCATAGCAGTACCCACGATAGTCTTACAGGGTTATACAATAGAGCCTTTTTTACTTCCGAACTTGAAAGACTATCTCTGAGTAGGCTATTTCCTATAACGATAGTAAGTTCAGATATTAATGAGCTTAAAAAGGTTAATGACACCAAAGGACATAAAGCGGGTGATGCCTTAATTAAGCGAGCCGCTTCCGTGTTAGTTGCCTCATTTAGAGCCGAGGATGTTGTTGCGCGTTTAGGCGGGGATGAGTTCATTGTTCTTCTCCCAACTACCACTGAAGAACAAGCCCAGCATATTATTATTAGTTTGAAGAATAATCCTATCATTACTTCAGGTCAACTGAGTTTATCTATCGGTATAGCCACTGCGGATTCACAAGACAAGTTGCATAGAGCCTTAAAATTAAGTGATAAACGAATGTACCAGGATAAGCAAAAGTATAGAGATAGGGTCAGTCAAGTAGTTCTTGGAGTGAACAATGGAAACTATAATCAATAAGTTGGGTTTAATACGATTATCCGCTGAGTTGTCTATTAAGGCACTTCAAATGGGTGCTCCTGTTGAAAGTATTGAGCAATACCTTAACTCAATATCTGACAGTCTCTATAAAGTGCGAGAGTTATGCTCCAAAGGTGATAAGACATGAGGAATACAGGATTTGTTGCTATTTCCTATCTTAAAAAGGGTGATAATGGTTCCTGGGTTTGCTGTGGTAATAAGAATCCAGTCTATGCAAATGTATGTCTTATCTGTATGCGAAATAAGAATTGGAGGTAGCTATGGACTGTAAAGGTTGTGGTAAATGCTGTGATATTACAAACGACCCTTATTTAGACGTAGAGTTGTTTGAGGAAGACAGGGTACCCATTTATGGCCTGGAGTTTCGGTCATCTTCTGGACAATTTTACCTTAAAAGAAATCTTGATGGTACCTGTATTTTTCTAAATGAGAATAAAGAATGTGCTATCTATAATGACCGACCTAGAGAATGTAGAGAGTTTACTCAAGAGCACTCAGTGTGTAAACGCTTAACAGGTAACGACTCATGACAAAAGATGAATTGCTTATACACCTTGAATACTGCATGGGCGATACAGAAATAATGGTTAAGATTGATGGCAGACTTTTACAGATTCAAGATGTTAACCACTACGCTCCAAAAGAGTCAACAGCTAGATTTTTAATTTTAATACCAAATGAAAGAATACCTAGAAAATAGAGGTATGACTATTATGGATTTTTATATCGTCTTTACAGAACGTCAAAAGGATAAAATAGAGCTTTGGAAGAAAACGTTACCAAAGTTAAAAGCAAAGGTTGTCCGATCTTTTGGAATAATCTTTGTTCCTACAGACAATGTAAATAAAGATGGTAGAAGGATTTTTAAAGCCTACTTTAAAAGTTCTGATGGTCACAAATTTTTTGTGACTAAGAAAGCAATTTTACACTGATTAAGAAAGGATAACCCATGTTGGTAACAAAAATATTTCGATTCGAGGCCTGCCATTCAGTAAAAGACGCATACACTTGTAGATGTGACAGAACGCGGACAGATAAATCTGCCGGGGGCTTACACGGACATTCTTATGTTGTAGAGCTCACCCTTGAAGGGGATGTGGCAAAATCAGATGGAATGGTTATTGACTTCACTCTTGTTAGGGAAACTTTTAACCATATAATTGATGCTTTTGACCACACTCTTGTTATTGGGGATACTGATAAAGTAATGGCAACCCTAGGTCCCTACATCTCAGCTCGTTATATAATTTTCCCTGGTAATCCAACTGCAGAGAATATGGCTGAATACTTCTTTAACTATCTTGATAGTTATCTTACTGACAACTACCTTTTAGGCGTAAGTGTATTCTCAGTAACCGTGTGGGAAACCGTTACAGGGAAAGCGACTAAGGTAAGAGAGATAAAAGGAGTTTTACCCAGTGACTTGTATATTAGTCCTGCCTTAGCTTATGGTTGGTCAGACTATGATAAGAAGACTTTTGAGTATAACAACGGACATATTTTAGAAGAAAAGCAGCTGATAACAAACATAACTACCCTAGATACAACTGATTCTGCTGGTACTACCCTAAATTTTACTGCTACTCTTGGAAATAAAAACTGTTAATATACATTGATATTTGCTTAAAGGGGAGGTGATTCTCCATTAGACTATTCAGTCCAGAAACAGAGTTTAGAGTAATAGCTTCTATCTGCAATTCTCCTCCTAATTCAGTTACTACTACCTTTCTTTTATCCAGAATTACTACTGAGCACTTTCATTTTGATCCAGCAAAAGCCGCTTTTAAGCGAATAATGAAGTTGATGCAAACTAGTGGTAATATTCCTGGGTATAGAGAGTTAGAAGCTGATCCAATATTGGATGAAGGCTTTAGAGCAGAAATATCTGCGTATGATGATAAAAAGAAAAAGATAAGACAAGAGAAAACCGCTAAGGCGGTATTTGATCTCTTAGAAAGCTATAGAAAAAAGAGGGTACTGTATAACGTAGCAAAGTCTACAATAGATAAATTAAAAGGCGAAGCTGTAGATGTAGACAGCCTTATACAGGCAATGGGTGATAATTTAGCTGTTGCAACCTCGGCTGTCTCAACAATTGAACAACTTGTCCACATAGGAGAAGGTAACAACAGCGTTGAGCTCGTTAAAGAGATACTAGATGGAGAAGGTTCTCCAACTATTCCAACAGGTTTTAAGACGTTTGATGATAAAAATGGAGGATTCTTTAAGCAGGCAGTTGCGGTATTATCTTCAAATAGTTCAGGCGGTAAGTCCGTTTGCGCACTTCAGATGGCAATAAATATGTACTGGGCAGGGCAAAGCACTTGCGTACTCTCCTTAGAGATGAGTAAAGACCAGTACATGGCACGTTTCTTATCTAACATAAGTGGTGTATCTGCCTCAAGAATATTTTTGAAGAAACTTACTGAAGACGAAAAGAATGAAATACGAGCTGCCTATAAAAAGTTTGTTATCTTCGGAAAGAAAAATAATGTACGATGGACAATACTAGCCCCTGAAACTGGTTTATCACTTGACCAGTTACTTATGACTTGTAAGCCCTATAGCTTTGACGTAGTAACAATTGACTATGCTACCTTATTAGAAGAGGCTGATGTAGATAACCAAGCACGAGCTTTGGCCTCAATTACACGCCGTTGTAAAGTATTCTCTCAAGTATCAAAATGTCTAGTTATAGTACTAGCTCAGTTGTCTGATGATGGGTTTATAAAATACAGTAGGGCGATAAAAGAAAATGCGGACCACGTTTGGACCTGGACTTTTTCCGATACGGAAAGAGAAACTCATAATATAACAATAAAAGTTGATAAAGGTAGAAACCAAATGTGTTTTCCTTTTGAAGTTACTGAAGATTTCTCAACTATGAGAATTATAGATAATGGACCCGTAAGATCATTCGATGAAGATACTGAAAACGAATTTTCAACAAAAAAGAAAAAGAAAGAGAAAGAAGAACCTGAAGATGATTATTTAGCGGAGGACGATATCTGATGATGAAAAAAGATCCGTTAAAGTCAGAGATTAGAAAATTGAAGTCCCTACCTCTTGAGTCTCCTTTTGGAGTAATTGATGACCCACCACCATATAAATCAAAAAAGAAACAAAAAGAAACAATCTATATTCCTGAAAAAACAAGTTCTGATGTTCCCAAAGCAGCAAAATTAGGTCGTCTTCCAAAAGAAGTAGAAAAGATACAAGGTAAGATAGACAATCTGGTAAAGGTTCCTAAAGAGCAACTTGACCAATTCATGCAGGTCTATACAGATTCTAGCAAGGGTATAGCTAATGACTTTTTGACCCGAATAGCCCCTGTATTTTTATCCTTTGAAGATGCAATGAGCTATTCAACCGTAGCTCTAAGGGATTGTTTGTCTTATGATGGTGAGATTGATCTTGAAATACTACCTCTTTTAGAATGGGCGGCACGTATCTCTGTACTAGCAACATTTTTAGATAAATTAGGTTTACCTTACGTCTATAAAAAACGGTTTATGCAACTCTCAATAGCAAAGGCTGTTGAAAAAGCATTCTTAACTAAAAATTCTATGTTGGGGACAACTGTTGGAATCTCCGCACAGAATAGAGTAGCCGGAATAGTAAACACCCCAAATAAGACTACCACCACCCCAAATGTTCCACCTGCGGCTATTCGGACACGGAATTTGAATACAAATCGGAAAACAAAATGATCCGCCATCTGCATATTTGTCCCTTACAAGCAGAATTTAAGTTCTATAATTGCTGTCCAATTCATTCTTGTCTTTATTACAGCAAAAAGTGTTTTTCTTGTTGCATAAAATTAGGTACAAAAGAATCAGATAACGATTCCATAGGAATATCTAACTCAGAACTTTTATTCTATAAAGGATCCGATGAAATTAGATCAAGTAAACATATAGCTGATCTTAAAAAAGGGGGAATACTACGCATACAGCAAATTTATGGTTTCAATGCTTATTTAGATTTTATCCGTGAGAACTACTTTGACCTACGGACACATTTTACTCAAAAATTTAGCTTTGGAAGAAAATTACGTTCAAAATGTATAAGTAACACCTTAGCTTTATATCCTTATAATGTAGACCTTTTTAAGATAACAAAAGCAGATTTAGTATTAATCTTAACAAATAACGTCTATAGTTCATTTGTAAGTAGAAAAAAATTAGATTCAAATATTTTAGACTATTTCTTAATTATACATCTGTCAAAAGAGAGAGTGGAGAAAGTGCGGGCGGTACTAAAAAACTATTTTAGAAAAAAGGGGATAACACATGATTTCAGCGAAGAAAGCAATAAAGGGATTGGCCTCATTGAAAGTTAGCTCTCTTGAGGACAAAAGTTTAAAAGAAATTTGGGTCATAAACGAAACAAAGCCAAAAGGAATTATTATTCTTGATATTAAGAATAAAATGGACGGAAGTCCTACTTTGGTAACTATTCCTCCTACTTGGATTCCTATTTGTTTAACTGATCAGATACCCAAGTCTATGCTTACAGACAGCCCTAAATTCAGGTCGATTTTATCCTTGGGTCACATTAAGCTCCTTGATCCAAAAGGTGTTCATGAGATAATTGCAATACCTGAGATTGCAGAAGAGATTACTGCAATAAAGAATAAAACATCGGAAATGTTTAAGGAACAACTTCCCGAGGCTATAAAGACAGAAGCGATTTCTGTAATTGTCCTGGATATCCTTTCAAGAGAAGAAAGTAAGACAATAACTGAATCTGAAGCAAAAGACATTTTGAATAACAAAGAAGATGAACTATCCAATGAAGATCTTGAGCACTTAATCAATAATAGTAACATGGCAAAAGTTAAGAAATGGGCCGCAGAAATGATTACCGATAGAGATTCAGAATAACATACATAGGAGGGCGAGGGTCTCTGACCCTCGCTTCTATTCATGAGTAATTTATCCGATACAAACTCTGCGCTAGATATTATACTTGAAGAATTAGCTAAATACGGAGGGCAACAAAAAACGGGTACCTCTTATAGGCTCGTTGTTTGTCCTTTTCACTCTGATAGCTCACCTAGCTTGAGTATAAACTTAAGTAAACCTGGCTTTAAAGTTGGTACCTTTAACTGTTGGAGCTGCCCTGCCTCAGGTAGTTGGAATAAATTTGCTGAAAAAACGGGCTTAAGAAAGATAAAAGACTGGCAGAATAAAGAACAAACAATATCTGAAATAAGTGCAGATGATGAAGCCCACTTGATGGGGTTTAGGTCAGAGACAGACTATGCAACGTCACTAGGCGTTGACGTAATAACGGACTGGTTTCCTAATAAATCCTGGAGAGGTTTTAGTGGAAAGCTTTTGGCCCGTATTGGGGCAAAATTAGCTATAGACAGAGTAACCAATGACCCGGTGTTATTGTGTCCTGTTATAGTAAATAAGAAGAAGGTTGGTTACGTTAAGGCATTACTTGAGAAAAAACAGGGTAGATTGGCTTACGTCTCCAGTAAAGGTCCTTGGACTAAAAACACCGCATTATTTCCTTTTGACTATGTAAAAGCCAAGATAAGAAAAATGGGTTTTGTTATACTTGTTGAAGGTCCAAGAGACGCATTGAGATTGATAACCGCAGGACTGCCTGCACTTGCTATTTTGGGTGTCCAAAATTTTGGGGACAAGAAAGCATTGATTTTGGCTTCACTTGGAATTGATATTTATGTAATGCCGGATAATGATGAAGCCGGAATTACTCTATATAAAAAGGCAAAGGAATCTTTTAAGAAGCTTGGAATATCCATAAAGCACATAAAACTTCCTAAAAAGAAAGATAAACAAGGAAGAATAATAAAGATGGACCCATGTTCTGCTCCAGATGAAGTAATAAATACCCTAAAAGAACAATTGGAGGATTACTATAATGGCGGAGCAGTTAGATAATCATTGGTTACAAAAGAACATAAAGCAGGTCTTTGATGATGCTAATAAGTTGAAAATAAAAGGAGTATCAACTAAGGAACCTTATATTCGTCCCTCTATGGCTCCCGGATGCGCACTAAAGATGTTTGTTGAGATATGCAATGGTTTAAACGATGGATGGGAAACAGAAGAAAACTTCATGATGGCGTACTACACATCCATCGGCACATTGACCCACGAAATATTCCAACGGTGGTTTGGTCTGACTGGAAAATTAATAGGCAATTGGAGTTGTGGTTGTAAAGGTACAAAAAAGGAGAAAATTCTTCTAGGAAGAACTGTCTATGAAATAGATGTCCCGAAGGTTTATATTAAAAACATAGTGTCCCAACAGATCTGTACTCATTGCAAAAAGCCAATGAAGTACGAAGAGATAGGAATAGACGTAAAAGGCATAGTAGGACACATAGACGGTATTCTAGAATTTACTGTAAATAACAAAAAATATCATATAGTTATTGACTACAAAGGAACAAATGCAGATAAGCTTAAACGTGATAAAGATAATCCAAGGTTCCCTCAATATCCAGATCCTAAGCATATAAAGCAAATAACCCTATACTCTTATGCTTTGAAGAAATATTACTCCGAAGATCATGGATTAAATATAGTTGGTTATGCTATTTTATACACTTCAAGGGATACCCCAATTCCTAAGTATAAAATTGTTCCAAAAATTATGGATGAGCTTGACTGGGATATCGCAAGTGAATTATTCAAGTCCCAGATAAAACAGGTCCGTATACTAAACAAATGTTTGACCGATGGTAACTTGGAGCGCCTTATAAAGCACCGGTTATGTCCTGATATGGATTACTATAAGTGCAAGGTACACCATAAGTATAGTGAGTGCGCCTACTCTGCTATCTGTTTTAGCGCGCCTAAACAGTTAATGTCATTACTAAAAGAAGCAAAAAAGAAATTAAAACAAAAGAAAGGGGGATACTAAAGTGTTAGAAAAAAGAGAAAAAGCAAAGGGCTTAACACTAAAGAAAATACTTTCTGAATCAATTATTTTGGACCTTAACAACGCAAAAGATGTCCATGTTACGAATGTAAAAGAAACTGTCTCTGCAAAAGGTAGAAAAGCAGTTGTAGCTACTTGTTTTTCCGATCCTAAGGGAAATAAGGTCCCTACTAAGTATAAGTGCTCCGTTATAGGTCTTGAGGATGATGGCCCACTATCAGGACAACGGTGTATGTTTAGCTGTGAGTGTGACCGTTATATGTATTACTATGAGTACGCACTCGCCCAAAAGGGCGCGGCTAAGATTAAGTTCTGTAACGGAAATGCTCCGACCGTTACGAATCCCTCACTTATTCCTGGTGGGTGCAAACACTTAATTGCGCTATCGCGTAAGCTCGTTAAGGAAAAGAAGTGAGATACTTTGAAGTTAACAAGACAAACGTAAACCTTACGGGTAATCAGATATATACTATATTTGAGAGCATTAGTAATCAAATGCTGTATAACTTAAACTTGTTTTCTGGTTGTTTAGAAAAGAACTTAGTGTCAATGTTAGCGTGGGTCTCTAAAAATAGACGAAAAAAGATATCGTCTATTGATAGGGTAAAACAAATCCAATATTTATTTTATTACATAAGTACAAGTGATTTGGATGAGCGTTTTAGGGCCCTTCGCAAAATAAAAATGGACAAATTCTATGTAAGAAAATTAGTTCAACTATTTATCCAAAATTCTGAAAATTATCAAGATTTGTATTTAAAGTATCTAAACAATAATATAGATCTTGATGACATGGTAAAAATGTCTGAAATTGAGTCCCGATTAGAAACCTCTAGAACTCACCTGTATCCTTTGCTTAAGAATTTAATTTCCTATTTAAAGCTTTATAGTGAAATGACTGACTTAGTTATAAGCAAGTATTATAAGTTTCTTTTCTCTTTGGTTAAAAAGAGGGTCCATGCTACCAGTAGATACTTTGATGAAGAAGAGCTGTATCAGAATTACATCGGAGCAGCGTTAAAGGCATTAGATAGGTATGATCCTAAAAAGGGAGCATTAACTTCTTACATACAACTCTGGATAAAGAATAATATGCAGTCCGCAGAAGAAAATCCAGAGTATGGAATTGCGTATGAAATACCTGCTTTACGACTAAAACAGTCTCTAGATGATGATACAAAAAAGGATGAAAATTTTTCTATATCTTTGGACTCGTTATGCGATGACCAAAATACTGAAGCTTCGGCAGTAACTAGTCTTATGTATTCTTTCACTGATGACTTGGAAGAGGATACTAAAAGACAAACTTTGTGGCACCTAGCGAAGATTGCTGACCCTACAGGAATAGCTCGGTTATCTTTGGGGATAATGGAATACGTAGACTCAAGTATGAAACAGCAAATGAAGGCCTCTATGACTGCTTCATTTACTTAGTTAAACTGTAAATATAATACAGTGATGAACAACAACCAAAAAGAAAGGACGGTACAAAATGGCAAAAGAAAGTTCTGGTGGTAGCGGGTTTAGCAGACTCAAACCTAAGGTTGGGGGTGACAGAGAAAATCTTAGAGTGGACAAACTTATGGAGGTATGTAAATTCAAACCTAACAAGTGGGTCACCGTTAGATTTTTGCCTTCCTTTGTTTTACCCGTAGTAAACGTTTGGTTTAAGGGTTCTAACAAAGAAGGAAAGGCAGTAAACTTTGCAAAGCTCGCAACAAACTTTGACCCGTACTCAGATGATTTTATTAGCGACCAGACCTGTCCTTATATTGATGCTGATGGACGGCCTGCAAAAGAGTACTGGGCTAATGCTATTGTTAGAACGGAGCAAGAGAACGAGCCCAAGAAAAAGGGTTCAATGAGTAAAGCAGAAAAGAAGAGCGGCTTTAAAGAAAAGGATAGTGATGCATGGACACCTGTACAGGCCGTACGCTTGGTTTCTTCTTTGGCTGATAAAATCAAAAAGATTACAGCATTGAATGAAGTCAAGAATAAAAAGACTGGTGAAAAAGAAGTTTACGATATCTCTGATGCTAAATACGGTTGTGATATTAATATCATGTACTGTCCAGACGAGAAGAATCCAGGTAATATGTATCAACTCCAAAAGGGTGACCGTACACCGTTAACCGATGAAGAGCTTGAGTATTTGACATATGATCTGGAAGGCTTGATTCCTGTAATCTTTGGTGCTGACGCAAAAGAGCGTAAAGAAAAGATTAAGGAAGCAAAACTTGAGGTCCAGCGTATGAAGGTAATTGATAAAGATGGCGAAGACGATGAAGATGATGAAGATGATATCGACTTGTCTAAGAAAAAGAAAAATAAGAATAAAAAATCTAAAAAAGACGAAGATGATGAAGACGATGAGCCAAAGAGTAAAAAGGGTAAAAAGGAAGACCCAAAGAAAAAGAAAAAGCCAGTAGATGATGATGATGAAGACGATGAAGATGATGATGAAGATGATGATGATGAGCCAAAGAGTAAGAAAGGCAAAGCCTCATCTAAGAAATCAAAGCACGAAGATGATGATGATGATGATGAAGATGATGATGATGATGAAGACGAAGACGAAGACGAAGATGATGATGATGATGATGATGATGATGATGATGATGATGATGACGATGATGACGATGATGATGATGATGATGATGACGATGATGACGATGATGATGATGATGATGAGCCAAAGAGTAAGAAAGGCAAGTCTTCTAAAAAAGAGGAACCCAAGAGCAAAAAGGGCAAAGCCCCTTCTAAGAAATCTAAAAAAGACGATGATGAAGATGATGATGAAGATGACGAGCCCAAGAGTAAGAAGGGTAAAAGTAAGAAGGTCGATCTAGACGACTTAGATGAAGATGAGGACGATGACGAGCCCAAGAGCAAAAAGGGCAAGTCTTCTAAGAAATCTAAAAAAGATGATGATGATGAAGACGAAGATGATGAGCCCAAGGCTAAAAAGAAGAAAAAGAAAGCAATGTTCTAATATATAACTTTTGGTGAGGTAAATAGTCTTCACGAATCAATACAATCTAACGGATAGAATTGAGAGGAGATTATTTATGATTTTTGAAGAGAATAGAAGCCCACAACAGATTGAACAGGATAAAATTTCGGTTGCTAGAGATCAATTTGATTTGGACACCATGAAGTTACGTTCAACCCTTGAAACCGAGATAACTAAAACGTCAGCCTTGGCCGATAAACAAATTATCATTCGTAGAAATTTAGATAGTCTAATTTCTTTACGAAAATGTCTCTGTGTTACGGACCATAAGGACAGAAATGATGGTCTACTTAAGAAAGTAGATGATAAATTGTCAGAACTTGTTCCCGAAATGCTTTCAAAAATAGACTAACAATTGGCCGACTATTATCCTCACCAAAATTTTCAAAGGTAGAGCGTGCAAAATGGGGAAACCTAAACGACTTACAGCATTGGGCCGTATGAACTATAGAAATATAGGTTTAGGTTTCTCCATTGCAATCCTTATGGAGATGAAAAAAGAGCTTATAGAAAGTAGTACTCAATATAGGTATATTTCAGAGGCAGAAGAAAAATTGGTTAGAGTTTTGAATGGGCTACCTGATGAACTTTACGAAGACGAAGTTGAAAGAAGTACTCTAGTATTTTTTGAAATGGAAAAACAAATCCTAAGAGAAAAGGAGTATTCCAAACTTCTTAATCCATTAGAGCAGGACCAGTTGTATGAGTTAATTACTCCGGGAGAGAACTGTGGGACTGATTATCTTTAGATCAACAATGGGAGTAACCGGTGAATACAGACGAATCGCTTTATGATATTTTAGGTATAACTAAGGATGCAACCGAAGAAGAAATTAAGAAAGCATATAGAAAACGAGCACAAGAAACACATCCAGATGTAAAAGGTAGTGCTGAAGAATTTTCTTATGTAAATGAAGCATATACGATTTTATCCGATAAAAAAGCTAGATTAATCTATGATAGATCAGGTAGGAAACAAGGTGAGAAAAATAAGGACCAATTAAGAACAGAAGCTATTAGAGAAATTCAAAGGGTTATGGTTCAAGTTTTGGATGACTCTGATGATACTATCTTTTTCTCTAATTTACCTGAGCACATACTTAGGATATTCAATGCTAATATTGAGCGTTGTAAGTCAATAGTTGCTGAAACTAGAAAGAAAATAAAACGCTTACGCCGTTATAAACAACGTTTTCACTATAAAAAGGGAGACGATAATAACTTTATTCAATTTGGTATTGAAGGACAGGTATATCATTTATCTACGTCTATAAGCGTAGAGATTCAAAAGATACGACAGTTTGAGTTGATGTTAGAGTTGTTGGCTGAATACGATTGGGAACCTGAAAGTATAAAGCCTTCTTTTGGGTTAAAAACGGTATTTGATAAATAACGAAAGGGCTATTAGACATGGATGTATCAACTATTGAAGACGCAATTTTAGTAAACCCAGAAGAAGAACAACCACTTGAGGAGCTTGATACTGCATATTATACTGTAGCTCAAATTCCTATTGTAGGTGGAATAGTCTATATCGCCGTTAAGCACGGCTATACGATGGAGTCAAAGCCCTCAAAGAGCTTGGCTGACGTTGGAATGATGTTTGTTGAGGTAACTGTAAATAATAGTCAAGGCGATTTTGTAGAGGCATTTGTCTTTGGTGCAACCTTTGAACTAGCAACAGAATACTTTCTTAATAAGAAAACGATAGGGGTAGACATTGAGATCGAACCGATGAATATCCCGTATTTTGATAAAAAGAAAGTAGGCTTTAGAAAACCCAAGCAAGTAAGTAGTACAACCGAAGGTAAAAATGTTACCCAATATTTAGAAAACAAAAAGAAGTCTAATAGAAATGCTCGTAAAAAAGCTGCACTTTCAAAAAAGAAAAATAGAAAGTAATAGAAAGGTTAATCCATGTCTATTCACGTTACTAAAGCACTCGCTAGAATCCAAAAGGCACACGATACGTTTAAGGGGTCGTTATTTTGTGGACACTCTGGAGGAAAAGACAGTACGGTTATCTTAGACCTTGCTCTAAAGGTTGACCCAGGAATAAAGATCATTCATAATAGTAAGGACTCAACTCATCTTGAGACTATATTATTCTTATATGAGTTATCAAAAGTCCATACAGTGTTCTTTGTACCCGGAAAAGACATGCAGGAATTTTTAGAATCGAATGACCTCAGCTGCCAGATTGACGGGACGCGAATTGCCGAGGCTACTAGAGAAGATGGAAGAAGTGTAGACCTGATCTCAAATGGAGAAAATCTTTCTAGAAGCGATATGAGGTTGTTTGAAAATCGCGGGTTGTATAACATGAGTATGTTATACCCAATATATGACTGGTCTGATGAGCAAATTTGGACCTATATTGTCCAGAATAACATACCAGTATCTAAAGAATATAAAGGGAACGGTTATGTCTAATATAATATTTGCCCCACACTGCGATGATGAGACAATCGGATGTTGGACCTTGTTGTCTGAAAGAAAAATAGACGCAGTATACTATTTCTTTGAGCTTTCAGAACAACGTAGGATTGAGGCAAGAAACTGTGCTGAGATGTATGGTTTCTTGCCGTACTTTAATACTGGTAGTACTCTTTATGCTTTTACTAGCTTGTGGGAACCTGGGGATACGGTCTATGTTCCTCATATTAAGGATAATCACCCTCACCATAAGACTATAAATCAGCTTGCTAAATCTGAGGCCTCCAAATTAGGATTGGTTTTAAAGTATTACTCAGTTGATATGAATACTAAAGAGCTGACCGTGTTAGAAAAAGGGAGCCAAAAGAGAGAGGACTTGATAACGCTCTTTCCTTCTCAGGACACTTTGTGGGGTGGTGACGATAAATATTGGTTATTTGAGAGTCTTTCAGATACTGACTTCAGCTCAAAGATTTTCATAAAGACCACTTTTGAAGGGATTCATGCTTATCCAGCAGCACCTGAAGGTGTAGAATTTTTGGCACATCCACATAGGCATATTTTTCATGTAGAAATTAAGGTGGACGTGTTCCACCATGATAGGGAGATAGAATTTATCCTGTTTAAGCGAGAAATAGAGAATTACATAGTCGTTAACCTTAGGTCTTTACAGTACAAATCTTGTGAAATGATCGCCGAAATGTTCTTGAATTACGTTATTTGTAAATATAAGAAAAGGTCTTGTAGTGTTATAGTTAGTGAAGATAATGAAAACGGGGCTGAGGTGTCCTATGTCTATTAAGTCCTCAATTCCCTTAATGAATATCTTTGGACTAAATCCTACAAGTAAGAATATTCAAAAATTTTACATACCACATTTTTCACAAGTTAAGTCTATTTATGGTAATACTAAAGAGACTCTTTTAGATGTAAAGAGCGTAATGTTTACCCGAGACGCGTGGGCCAATGTTGACTTTTGGAATAGCGATGCAGATGTAATGTACGTAGAAGATAGTTTAAGTTGGCGCGATGCTATGAATACTAGTGGAAACCATTTTGATTACTTCGATGGGTTCTTAAAGATTTATAGAGTAGCTCATAGTAATTTAGAGTTGGGCTTTGGCGAAAAAAATGACAACCATGTCCATGATATTTATGCTAATTTTCTAACTGCTGACATTTTATGGGTTAGTCCAATTGTATATGATAGAATTTTTCCTTTCTTGAAAAAGCTGTACTGTAGGTCCACGTTGGAGACTTTGAAAGCAAAAACAGTTTCATTACCGTATCCTGCGTTTTATAAAATTTCAAAAAATAAGGAGTTGGAAAAAACTCTTAGAATACATAAAGCAAAACCTTTAGTGTTTTTGTGGAATCATAGACTAGTACCTAATAAAAACTATAAGGACTTTTGTACTATTCTTTGTGAATTGAATAGTCAACATCCTGAAATACCTTTTGAAATTCATTATGTTTGTGCCGAGCCCGAAGAAAACATACAAAAAGCTACGCCTAATCAGTTAAAGCCTTTTATTAAGTACGTGGGCTTTATTACAGATAAATCTACTTATGAAAAGGCTTTGAGGGATACTAACATAACAATAGCAACAGCTAAATTAGAAAGCTTTGGAAGTTCTGTTTTTGATGCAATTGGGTTAGGAGTACTTTTACTTAATCAGGATTGTAATGACGCCCTTTGCTCTTTGATTGGAAAGACCTATACTTTCTCTAAAAAAGACATGGTTGCTGCTATAGTAAAGGCATATAAGAGTAAAACTTATAGAGAAGAAATGCACGGGCACAACTTGGACGGGGTAAACTCTCTATTGAAGAATGCTCCTGAAAAGGTATTGTCTGAAAAAATAAATGAGTATTTTTCAGTAAAGAAACAGCAAGGCCCTGTTAAGTCACGTGTTCTTTCAGACGCATTACGAGCATTGGAAAAGACTGCTTTAACAAAGAAACAGCTGTTTCAAGCTGTAGGATGGAATGTTGCTAAAAATCCTGTAAATGCTCACTGGGCGGGTTACTACTACGCACTTCGCCGAGAAAATGTAAATATTAGTTTAGTAAACGGTATACAATACTTTCATTTAACAGCTAAGCCAGAAGTAAGAGAAGCAGCTCTTAAAAAGAAAGGATTATTTTCATGAAGATAGGATATGAAGTTGAGGGAAGGCTAAAGGGAGTAAGATCATTATTTTTAGATGTTTCCGAATTGGATAAATTTTATGAGCACTTTGTACGATGTAACTGCATAAAGACAGTACATGAAGTATGTCAGATCTATGTATCTGACCATTCAAATACTTTAGACTTATTTAGTATTAAGCTTCTTAACCTTTCAAAAGAATTTTTACTGACAGTTGAAGTAACAGAACTCAAGGTGGATCCGCCTCGGTATATAAATACTATGTTGTGTATAGACTCACCTAGTTTCTGGTTTTTACGGAGCATTGACCAAATTAAGATCTCTAAGGATCTTAGAGTGTTTTCTACAACGGTTGAGAATATGAGTATAACAAACCCTGAAGAATTTAAAAATGATACTGAGGTAACCTTACATGGCTAGAATTATATATATCCCTATTGAACCGCTCCAAGAGCGTTACTCACAGCAGTGGTACGATAATTTTCCGAAAGCCTTTAAGACCCAGGGTTATGAGACAATAGTTATTGATGGTATTGTCTTGTCTGATACGGTTGAAGTTGGAACTTTTTTGGATATAAATTCAACCATACACTATAAGTGCGCACAACTTCAAACTATCTCCAAGATGTTTAGATCAAAGCAAATACAGGACGGTGATATATTCTTTTTTGGGGACTTAGAATTTTGGGGTATAGAAAGCGTACGCTTACTTGCAGATCTAAACCAGGTCGATATTAAGATAACCGCATTTTTACACGCCGCGTCTTATACTATTGAGGATGCCTTTGCAATAGCAGAACCTTATCAGCGGTATACTGAGGTTGGATGGATTTCGATCTGTGATTTTGTCTTTGTAGGATCTGAGTATCATAAACAAGCTGTAGTAGACCGAAGACTTGCCCCAGTAAACCGGTTGGACCTAGCTGATAGAATTGTTGTAACAGGTAACCCTCTTTGGAAAGAAGACTATGCACTTACTAGTGTCCCGGAGAAAAGGGACCAACTTATCATAAGTAATAGATTCGATTGGGAAAAGAGGCCCAATTTAAGTTTGGACTTCGCATATATTCTTAAGAAGAGAAATCCAGATTTGCAGATTATGATAACTACCAGTAGGAACGAATTTAAGTCAAATAAGCAGTGGTTAGTTGACTACGCAACAGCTTTAGAAAAAGATGGTATTGTAACAATAAAGAGTGGACTGTCTAAAGCAGAGTACCATGAAATTTTGGCGCAGAGTAAAGTAATGCTAACAAACTCTATTGAAGAGAATTTTGGGTATTGTATTATTGAGAGCTGTGTCTATAATACTTATCCTGTGCTAAAGAACGCGCTTTCACATCCAGAATTGGTCCAAGGTGATGAACGGTTATTGTTTAACGATGAAGACGAAGTTGTTAGCAAGATCGAGCGTCTCTTAAGCGCAGATTTTTCTGTTGTACACTATGCAGAAAACTATTTTTACAGTATAGATAGAATAATGACCTATATAAATACTTTAAGTCCGTGTTAAATCGAGGTAGTATATGTCTTATAGTTTTGTGCCAGCAGCAATAGATTCTTTCGATGCTCGAGGAATGACCTTGTACGTTAAGTATACTAAGTCAAAGTCAAATAACGTCTTTATTAAAGAGGACAACCCTAGATACACTTGGTTTATTTGCCCTGACCGAGAGCTCTTAATAGTTAAGAATACAGCACAAGAGTATCACCCTGCAGGTGAAAACTTTGATGAGGCTATAAATCTAGATGTTTATGATGATAGAGTCTTACAAGAACTGGGCACCGATATCTATATGCTAAATAGTGGTGCCTTTGGAGACAACCCAGAGAGGAGTCCGAGGCTTAGGCGTAATGGAAGAAATCCAAAGTTGGTCCAACCACATATTTTAGCAGACTCCGGAGGATTTCAGATTTTATCCGGGCGAACGGACTACATTGACCCTATAAAAGTAGTAGAATGGTATAACGAAAATACCGACTGGGGAATGGTATTGGACGTTCCACCAATTGTTTCTGATTGGGACAACGTTAAACGCGGTGCTCGTATCCAGGCAAAAAATACTGAAATAATGTTTAAGCACAAAACTAAAGAGCTTGAACTTGTAAATGTTATCCAAGGATTTGACTCTAAGCAACGTGCCGCATTTTTAGACATGGTTGACCACCCGGAAATAAATAGGCTCGCTATAGCCGGCTCTTATAGGATTGAAAATCTTGTAGAGCGAATAACTGATATACTTAAGATTATTCACCTTGATAGAAAATTCAAGCATTACCATATTCTTGGTATCTATAGTTTGACCACGCTTTTACCTTTGATTCAGATCTCTAATTTGTCTACAGTAAATGCGCTTATAACTTCGGACGCAAGTACTCCCTTACAAAGTGCAGTTAATAAATTTTATCATCACCAACAAAGTATTTTTTCCCCAGAAAGGCGGCTACCTATTGGGCATAAAGATATCGTCTATAACTCACGTCTATATCTTCCCTGTCATTGCCCAGTATGTAGTGCAGTTAAATACCAGAATATTTTTAGTTTCGTAGATACTGGAGTTATAACGGCTCTTTTAACTTTGCACAACCTTTATGAGATTAATCGCTATACATCTATGATGAATGAGTTATCTCAAACAATAAGCTATAAAGAATATAGATCTATAACTCGGCATCAACTAGGCGGTCGAGCTCCGGCCACACTTCAAGCTCTGGATCTTATCCATGAGTATTCAAAAGATCCAGATAAAGCGTTTAAGATCTATTCAGCTATAAATACAGGCTCTATGTTATTCAAGCCCTCACCTTTATACAAAGATATTTCTGATACACCAATAGCGTTATTGGTAAAAGGTAATGGAGGAATTGAGAGAAAAGAAGAGACTGCGGAAGAAATGGTCGAACGCCAAAAGAGAGTATTACATAACTACGAATCACGTTATAAAATAAAACCCAAGGATAACACAAAGAAAAAGAAAAAGAAGAAAAAATCTAAGGTAAAAGGATGACCCGTATGGCTCCAAAAACTGTTGCTAAAAAAGAAATGTCTAAACAAGACATCGTTAAAGAGAAACTTAAAAAAGTAAAAGATAAAAAGAGTAAGAAGGAAGAAGTACCTGTTGAGGATAACAAGAAAAGCAAGAAAAAGAGTAAGGGTGATGAAGCTGTGGACGAACTTGTTGAGATCAAGAAGGGTAAGAAAAAGGCAGTAAAGGTTGTGGATGCAATAAAAGAAAAGAAAAGTAAGAAGGAAGAAGCAAAGGCAATTTTGAACTGCGCGGTAGACTATGGTGACGTCATGGATGGTATCGAGAAAAAGTACGATACTGGAAGTAGTCAGCTAACATCTGATCCTCGTGCTAAATTAAGCATCGGCCTGCTTTCTTTAGACCTTCTTCTTAATGGGGGAGTTTTAGGTGGGGGTTGGTATACCTTTTTCGGGCAAGAGCAATCAGCAAAATCCACCCTTGCAATGCTAACCTTAGTTTCTGCCTTAAATACCGATGTACCTTTGCTTGGATACTATGATTACGAAGGCAGTTCTAGTTATGACTACATCTCAAATATAATGAAAAGCATGAATGTAAAAGGAAACATAGAAAATATTTTTGGCTTAAGAGATGATGAAGGACATTGGTTGATAAAGCCCAGAGTGCGTTACTATCAGCCAAGTACAGCCGAAGCATTTTTCGATTCAGTAGCTAAATTGCTTAGAGCACTACCGGATATAAAGATGATAGGCGATAAGCAGTACTATGTTTATCCAGATGAGAAGACTGTTAGAGCTAAGATAAAAACCTGGGATGAAAAACTTCTTAAAAAGACAGGTCAGCTATATGTTGAGACATCCAGTTATATAAAGCACCAAGCAATCTTTGTAGTTGACTCTTATCCTGCGATGCTTCCTGAGAAGCAAGACGAAGATGATCCAGGTTCAGCAATGGCTGTCCAGGCGCGTATGTTCAGTGAACAAATCAAGCGCATAAAGGCCCGCCTTAAGCCAAAGAAAGTTACTATCATTGGTATTAACCAGATCCGTTTGAAGCCCGCAGTTATTTATGGTTCGCCTGAGTATGAACCTTGTGGTGAAGCTTTAAAGCTATTCAGTGATGCTCGTATTCGCTGTGCCTCTAGATCTATACCGCATGGTAAGGGAGCTATTGAAGAAGAACCTAGTGCAACAGGTGAAGGTATTGACACTTATCGCTATGTTGCATGGCGTACGCAGAAAAATAAATTGGGAGGAATTCCTAATTCAGAAGCCTGGGGCCGTATCTGGGTTTCAAATAACGAAGGTCAAGGTTGTGGTTTCTGTCCGGTTTTTGACGTTTACGAATTTTTAAAAATGACGGGCCAAATAAGTGGTTCCAGAAATAAACTTGTGCTTACTATCCCCCAGTTTAAAGGGTTGAAGGCTAAGTTAAGTTGGATGCAATTCAAGGTCCTTGTTATCGGTAAGAAAGAGCAGGTTGAAAAGGTATACAAACAGATTGGGTATAAAGATAAATACTTTAACCTACGAAAAGAGTGCTTTAAACAGTTTGAAAAGGGTGTTGCTACTAAAATGTATTTGGACAAGAAAGTGAAGAACGTAGATGCTAAGGGAGACGAAGATGAGGATTGATACCCTCACTATAACAACAGCTAAAAGGAGAGAAAGATGAGTGAGATCGTGAATGAAGGTAAGAGTGTAATGTTTGTAGATAAAAAGGTGTGCTTGATTTGTACCCACTTGGTAGGGGCTGAACTGGGTAAGAAGACTAAGTCTTGTACTGCCAAGAAAGGTAATACTAAATGCCCTGCACAGTATTACACAATCGAGATTGGTTTTGACGTAAACCAAATCCTAAGTGACTTCTACAATGCTCTAGCAGTAGGTGACGTAGCTCAAATGATGAAGATACTGGCTGAAGCACAGACCAATCCAAAGGTTGAGGCAACTATTGTCCAGGATCTAAAGGATCGTTTGTTTGAACCTACTTCCCCTTCAGAAGCCGCTGTTGAAGCTCTTGTAGTAGACTCTTCAGCTGAAGAGGATGAAGATGAGGATGAGGATGTAGACTAATCTAGTTTAACCTTAGATTACTGTTAATAACTTATGGCTCTGGCTCAGTTTGTCAGAGCCATAATCTTATCTTACGTAAGGAGAAATACATTCTATGACTCGAACAGTAGAAATCTTTATAGATGGGTTATGGCAACCTATTACAATTGATCTTATAGTTAAGGGAGACCGCTTTAGACTAATTGAACCTGATGGATCATTTGTTACAGATGAAGAAGGAAACTCAGAGTGGGTGGCAAAAGCAGATAGCTTTTATAGTGAAATTTATAAAGATCATATAGTAGAAATAGAGGTGTAGACGTGAAGACAAGCCTTGAATGGGTTTTTACTTCTGACTTTCATTTGGGGAAATTGAAGAAATTATTTCCCGAGGACCATATTAACTTAGTTATGACTGAAGTAAGAAAACCTTTTGAATATGCTGTAAAGAACGGTGTCAGTACAGTAATACTTGGTGGGGACTTGTTTGACGTTCCTACTCTTGACCATCGCTATAGTCGTGCAATGATAAAGGTCTTACTGGAATTTAGTAACCTAGAGGTTTATATTTTATTGGGTAATCATGACTATGAGGACACTGATAGTAACAGTTTGCACCTTATAACGCTCTGTGTTGAGCTGAATATATTACCCAAGATAAAAGTTATAACTGAGAAAACATATCTCACCATTGAAGGCCTACCTTTCTATTTTCTACCTTTCCCTTATGTTAAGTTCAGTAAAAAGTGTGCCGTAAATATCGCACATCTTGAGCCTTCGGGCGCGCGTAGGGACAATGGTATGCTTATAAAGGGAGGATACTCGATAGACAAGAATGAGGCCTTCATCGGGCATATTCATAAAAAACAGAGTATAGGTAAGATGCATCTTTGTGGGGCCCTTTATCAGACAAACTTCGGTGAAGATAGTATGAAGGGCTGGTATCACGTTGAGACTACTTATGATAAGAAAAAAGAACGGACAAAAAGTAAGATCAAATTTGTAAAGAATATTTGTGGGTTTGAACTTGTAAATCTTGAAATAAACGTAACTGATGATTTTGATAAAATAGAGAACAACCCACGAATTTTATATAAACTACGTCTTGCTGACGGAGTTGAACTGCCTAAGAAATTGATGCTTAAATATCCAAATATTGTCCAGATGGTAGGCTTCAAAGGTGGCGAAGAGCGTGCTATCTTTGATAAACAACTTCCACCGGAAATGTTTGATGGGTCGGCCGAACTTGATATAGCCACGGATCCTTTATTTGGACTCTTGTCGTTCTTAAAGAACGAAGGTCTAGATAAGAAACAGCGAAAGAGAGCAATAGAATTAATAGAAGTCTATCTAAAGCAATAACTGTAAATAAGAAAGGACGACCTTTTATGACAATGGTATCTTACGTTCCTTTTGGAACAGCAATGAAACATGGTAAATACACTGAGCATATAAACGGTGTTTTGTACTATGCAGATAGATATATTATTTTAGGTGAAGACCATTCCTCAAAGGTAATGATTTCAAAGTATAGTGCTTCGCACTTACTGCGTTATCTAGAGTTGATAAAATTTCTAGCTGTATCTTTTGGTATTTATTTTGAGGGAGCTGAGGCTAAACCACCTCCTCAAGGTGGGGTCTTACCTTTTATTACTAAGCATAAGTTAAAAGGTAAATGGCACTCTTGGGAACCCGAAGGCTCAATTAAACAAACAAAACAAGAACACCTTTTGCTTATGACCCTAGGTTGTTGCTTTGAGGAATATTGTACTCTATTAGAGGCACCTGGTGGAAATAAAGTACTTCAAATGAGCGTAATAGAAAGGTTCTCTGAAAAAAGTAGTAAGTGGATGAAGAGAAACGTACCTATTAAAGAATACGTGAACTTAATAAACTTAAGTAACGATAAAGAGCTAATAAGATTAGCAAATGAGCCTTTTAGTAAGAAAAATCTTCAGTGGTTTAACGAGTACGGAATGTGCGTGGCTTTTAACGATGACGGATTACATGGTAACAATTCGTTGTATAAAATTCAGGAAAGTATAAACACTAAACGAGGACACCATCTTAGGGACTTTGCTAAGAAACATGGAGGAGTGTACTTTGTAGGTGCATCTCATATAGAAGTAGAATACCTAAGAAAATACGGAATGCTATAAACGCTCCAAGGAGGAATATACCAATGGCAAAAGAGAAAGACTCTAAAAAGACTAAAGAGAAAGAAGAGCCAAAAGCCGAGCTAGTTATAAGTGAGAGCCTGGCCGTTAAATACCGTCCGCAGTCATTCAGAGATGTTGTAGGTCAATCTAAAATACTGACCCAATTGAAAGGTGCCATAAAGTCAAAAAAGATTCCTTCAACAATCCTCTTTCACGGACCCGCAGGTTGTGGTAAGACCACATTGGCTCGGTTGTTTGCCATGTACTTAAATTGTGCTACAAATAACCTTTGTGGTACCTGTCCAAGTTGTATGCAAGGGATTGACAGTCATCAAGATATAACAGAAATAAATATGGCTTCAGCTACAGGTAAGGCCGAGGCAGAGAACTTAGTAAAGATGGCGAAATATAGCCCACGTTTTAAGATCAGGGTCTTTATTTTGGACGAGTATCACCAGGTTTCGGCAGCCGCAGAACAGACCTTCCTTAAACCTTTGGAAGAGCCTCCTCCAAATACTATCTGGATTCTTTGTACGACAAATCCCGAAAAGTTTAAAACTGCTACACTTACACGCTGTCTAAAATTACAGGTTACTACCCCTTCCCCAGAAGAGCTTTGTGAAAGACTGATGCAGATTTCTTCAAAAGAAGGACTAGATTTATCTGATAAAAGAGGTAAGAGTCTTTGCATGACTATTGCTAATTACTCTAACGGTCATGTTAGGGATGCAATATCCATATTGGAATCTGTACTATTATCTCACGCAGGATCAAAGAAATCAGATTTAGCCAAAGTTGTAGAAGACTTTGCCGCAACATTAGAATCAACAACTGAAAAGGCCGCGGCCCGTTGTATGGTTGCGTACTTAAAGAAAAATTTGAAGACAATTTGTATCCAGTCCTCTCAAGTTTCTGATAGCCGTCAGCTTCTGTCTGCACTTAGATGGCTTTGCATGACTATTTTGGATGACTACGCAGGTACAATAAAATGGAAGACCTATGCTTTTGATGATTTTAAGTCAATGATTAAAGCCGCTGAGATCAAATATGATTTCAAAGCCATTGTACCATCTGTTATAGAACTTCTTACGGTTTTGAATGAAATAGAGACCAAGATGTATCTGACAAATATTGATATCCGAGTTTTGTTTACTACGGGAATGTGTAACCATATAATGGAGCTGAAACAAAGGGATTAATTAACTATGCGAATCCTGAAAAGCATTGAGCTCGATAATATTCTTTATTATAAAAAAGCAAAGTTTATTTTTAAGCCCGGAATAACAGTTGTAAGAGGCCTAAATAAGAACTCAAAGGATATTGAGAAAAATACAAATGGTGTAGGAAAATCACTATTGTTTTCTTGTATACCCAATGTTAGATTTGCAACTACACCTTTGGCAAAAAAGAATGATAAGAAGTCGCTGTTTAGTAATACCAAAGGTACATCTGAGATACGTCTGACGTTTAAGGACCAGGTTAATACTTGGACATTGATCCAGCGTTCAAGAAAGACCACTGTTGCCTATGATATTCTTAAGAACAAAGAGTCTATACATCCTAGAACTGTACCTATTGCAGAATCAAAGATAAAAGAGCTTTTTGGAAATGTTTCTGAAGAGCTATTTTATACTTTGGAATACATAAGTATTCAGCGCCCTCACGTATTCTTAAGAGGTACCGCTACGCAAAGACAGGAATTTTTTACCGAGGTCTTCAATTTAGATCATTATGATAAATTGAAGGCAAACTTTTTGTCTCAAATACGAGAGTTGAAAGTTAAGAAAGTAAAGATTGATGTACTGAAAGAACAACTTGTAGAGAGCATAAATCGTCTAAAGGTAATTGACTGGGACATAAGTAAAGAAAAAAGAATAAATGAACTTGAAACTATCCTACAGACTACCAATGCGGATTATGTTTCACATATCGCGACCGTTACAAAGTTGCAGTCTGAGTTGCATCTTTCGATGACCATTTCTAAAAAGAAAAAGAAGGCGAGTACAGAGAATACAATAGCTGAACTTAAGGTTAAGGTCAAGAAGCTTAAAACGTTAATTTCAGCTGTTAAGGACTATGCTGAGTATAAGCGTGCAAAGAAGAAATACGAGAAAGATACTGCATCACTACAGGATCGTCTGGATGAATTAACTTCACAGTTAAAGGAATTAAAACATGATGGCTCTGATGAATACTCAGTCAAAGACATTAAGCTCAAGCTTGAAAAGCTTAACGCTAGAAGAGCTAGTGAGGAATCAAGAGTCGAGAGCATCATTTCTCTCCGCAATAAGTATACCACCATTGAAGAGTCTCTGCCTGAAAAGCACCCAAAGTTATCGTTGGAGCAGCTTGGAACAAGAATCGGAGAACTTGAGCAAATCATCGAGCTTCACGGAGCAGTTGGAACAATCTCAAAGAACTGTCCTTTATGCGGATCAGTCATCGAAAAGTCTGTTTTCGGACGAATTGCAGGTGACGCTGAAGATGAATTGCCAAGAAGAAAGAAAGAACTTAAGACTGCACAGGGCTATGCTAAGCTCAAAGAGATCCAAAAAGAGGCTAAGGAATATAAAGGTTGTGAAGACGCTCTTGCAGATCTTGAAGCTAAAATCAAGGTCCTGGAGAGTAAGAAATCACTGGTCGAGAGATCCAGTAGGTTACAAGCTAGTATTGAAGACGTTACAGCTTCTCTTAAACAAATCCGCAAGCCAAGGTCTGTTGACAACCCAGGAACAGACAAAGATGAAGGGGCTCTCGAGTCGGAACTATGTGTCGTTAATGAATCTATTGTCCTCTTAGAGGAGATTGAAGAGTTGAAGGCTGAACAGGTCCGTAATTTTGGTACAACCACCACTAGAGCGGTTTCTGAAATAGAGAAAGAAATAGCTAAACGTAGTAAAGAACAAAAGAAACTGTCTAAGAACATAAATAAAATAAATGAAGAACTACCTTCGTTACTTTCGTACCAAAAACAGTACGTAGATGGAACAAGCATAAAGACTAATCTAGAATCTAAGATTGAAAAGCTAGAGCGTGATCTTTCTGATCTGCCTGTACTTGAGGCTCTTGTTAAGGCATACGGATCAAAAGGTCTTAAAGTAGACGTAATGCGGCACATAGGTACAATTGTTGAGGCAAATCTTAATAAGTACCGAGAGCTTTTATTTGCCGAGCCTTTTGTTTTTAGTATAAAGATAGAAGAATCATCCTTTGAGGTTATAGTTGACCGAGGAAACGGTTTAATCTCTGATGTAAGCAAGCTAAGTGGTGCCGAAGGTGCAGCGTTTATCTTATTGCTCTTGTTGTCTATGCTGCCCTTGATTCCTAGAAAGCTCAGGTCCGATACTATTATCTTAGATGAGTGTGATGCTTATCTTGGACCTCCTTTGAAAGCAATGTACTTTAATAGTTTTCTTCCTGTTTTAAGTACAGTGGTACCAAAAGTGGTAGTTATAACCACTGCTGGGTCTAACCTGAAGATCGAAGGTGCACGGAACATTCTGATTGAAAAAGATGGCGATACTACCGAAATAAAAGAGCTGTATTCCTTAGAAGGAATAATCTAATGAGCAACAATGACCTATCACGAGATTACTTTAAAGAAGGCCGAGAATTAGAACTAGCGCTTGCTTTAAAGGGTATATTGAATTGGGAAGGACAAACTTTAGTTGAATTGGTAGATTTCTATGCTCAGTCATTTAATACCTATGGATCCTTAATCTCCACTACAAGTGTTTCTCCTGCAATTGCTAGTGAACCCGCACTAGTTCCTGTAACGGTCACACCTATTGAACTACCTAAGTCTGCAATACCCTTTGAGTTTGACCTGAAGCCCGCTTCTCTTGTTCCTGCAGAACCTGTTATTACTCTAAGCGATGACCAACAAGACGCCTGGGATAAGCTAATGGTCTGGCTATATAATGACGCTCCTTATTTTGTTCTTAGGGGCTACGCGGGTACAGGCAAGTCATTTCTTTTAAAGAAACTTGCTGATATAAAAGGTATGAAGGTCTATTTCAGCGCACCTACTAACAAAGCGACCAAAGTACTGGGTTCTTTTGTAGGTGGGGTCCATAAGACCACGTACTCAATTTTGGGTCTCCGGATGGAACAAATAGAGGATAAACTAGTTCTGGTTCCTTCTAGAGAGACTCCATACTTTCCAAGAAAGTCTATACTTGTTATAGACGAAGCTTCCATGTGCGGGTCACAACTCTGTGAAGTGGTTGAGACCGTCCGAAAAAAGTGTGGCATAAAGATACTTTATGTAGGTGACTCTGCACAGCTCAATCCTGTAGGCGAAAAGAGGTCTCAATCTTGGGATTCTACAAAGCTAAGATCTTGTAGGTCAATTCTAAGGCAGGTAATGCGTTATGACAATGAGTTATTGGTCTTGGCTACTGAACTAAGGGATTGCATAAAGACAAAGACCTGGACGTCCCCTCTAGAGTCGAACCACGGTGAGACGCACGGCGTTTGGAAATATAAAAATCAGGATCAGTTTGAACGAAAGATCTTGATGCTAATAGACTCTGGGTATAACCTTCAAGACATGAAGATCATAGCCTGGAGAAACCGAACAGTCGATGCCTATAATGCTATGGTTCGGCGTCACTTGGGTTATGCAGAGCCTTATTGTGTTGGGGAGTTGATACTTCTTGCAGAGCCCGTAGAAAAAGATGGGGATCTGGTTGCACATACTGATGACGAGTATAAAATAGAAAATATTGTCCATACAGAAGTGGAAATTGATAAAATAAAGATTAAGGTATGGAGATTAACCTTAAAGGGAGACCGTGATCTAGTTGTAACTGTTCCAAAAGATCAATCCATAGTAGACTCAATATTACAACGTAAGGCTGATTTTGCTAAGACTGCCAACAAGCTGTTTAGAGCAGGAGCCTGGCAGGATTTCTGGAAAACAAAGGCTCTGTTTACTAAGATTAGGTATGCGTATGCACTTACAGCTCACAGAGCACAAGGTTCCAGTATACCTATTGTGTTTTGTGACCAAATGGATATTCTTTCCAATCGAAATAGTCTGGAGGCGTTCCGGTGTTTATACGTTGCGTGTACTCGCGCAATGGAGCGTCTGATAAGTTTTTAGATAAAATGTAAATACTAACAATAAATAACGGTGAGGTAAAATACAATGGCAAAGGTTATCGCGGTCTGCAATACAGTTCCGGATACTATCAGTTCAATGCTTAAAAGTTGCACCGAGGTTGTTCCAACATATCTAGAAGTAGGTACGAGGCTTAGTAAAGTTCCAAAAAAAGAAATTATCTATGTTCTTACTCACAGGGATTTTATTAGTAATCTTAAAATAATAAATAGTGAAGCCTACGGGGAGACCACTATATTCTTATTCTGCCCGGTGGTTAATGCAAAGACATTGACCCGTATTCTTTTTCTTGATGTTGCTAAAAATAGTACATCTTCAAATACAATCCGGTCGTTGTATAAAGACCCTTCACCGGATGCCCTTAAAGGGTATCTAGATAAAGAGTTTAAAAGGCAGACAATAAAAGAAATAGATAAAGAATATAAATATTGCATAGTGGAAAGTATGGTAAAAGGGTCGCTATTAAATCCCCTCATGACCTTGCTTTATTCGATTAAAGCCGAAGAGAACTTAAGAATCAAAAATTTAATCTTTGATTATTTTTCCTCAAAGACTAAGTTTTCAAATTTTGAAGAACAGCTCGTTCACTCTTATGAGTGGAAGACTGTTACAAAACAGATCAGATTAAAGTTATTAACCTTGTTGGATTCTGAAGTGGGTAGAAAGTATGTTTCAACCCTTAGGGATTTTATTGCCTCAAAGTCCGATAAAGAGCACTCGTTTAATCTTAAGGGCGCCTGTAAAAAGGCAGGTATAGAGGAGTATGAAATAAAGTACATCGCTAATAATATGATGAAAAAGAGGCAAAAGAATCTTACAGGGGTTTACTTGAAGGATCTGCATAACAAGAGCAAATCAAAACTTAATTAAAAATACCTTTATTTCTGATAAAAGTGCGTGGATTTTATTTATCCACGCACTTTTTCTACTTTATACCTAAATTTTTACCTGAATTCCATTAAAATTAACCCGAATTCCATGAAAAAACCTCATAAAATAACCCATTTCTATGGGTGTTTTATGCGATAAAAACCCCTTAGGGGTCAAAAACCGTAGTATTTTGCATAGGTTACCAAGAAAACGAACCTTTTAGGTAATTTTGACATTTGGGTAAAAATTTGATAAAATAAAATTGAAGGGGAATAGAAAAAGGAATACATCACGAATTTTCGCAGATTTGCGAAATCATTACAAACCCAAAGAGTTGTACGAAAAGGAGATCATCATGGCACGCACAGCAAAAATTTCGGCAATCGCAGCAGTTGAGACGCTCACATCTAACGCTACATCATCCAAAAAGGAGAACACCATGAAAACCAACGCTATCGAGATCATCTTCACCCCGGCCAAATCGCTTGTCGCTATCGTAAACCCCGCAACTCCGGCCGTTGTCGTTCCCGAAGTCGCAGTCGAAGCAGTTGCTCCGAAGCGCACCCGCAAAGCAAGAGTTGTTGCCCCGGTTGTGGTCGCAGTTGTTGAAGAGCCCAAGAAGCGCACTCGCAAGACAAACAAGATCGCAACTCCGGTTGAGGTCGCTGAAGTCGTGGTAGTCGCTCCGAAGCGTGAGCGCAAAGCAAAAGTCGGCGTTAACTTCGAGAACGAACTCGGCATGATCTTCAAACCCGCATCGCAGTTCAAGAAAGCGCTGTCCGCAACTCCGGTAGTCGAGGTCGAGGCAGTTGCTCCGAAACGCACTCGCAAGTCCTCCAAGATCGCAACTCCGGCAGTCGAGGTTGCAGAAGTGGTTGTTGAAACTCCGAAGCGTGGTCGCAAGGCAAGAGTTGCAGTCGAAGTCGAAGTCGTAGCAGCTCCGGTATCGGCCAAAGTTATCTCGATGGACGAGCATCGCGCACGCCGCAGCATGAAGGCCCTGGCAGAAGTTTCGGAAAAAATCATCTCCGCAGATTCCGAAAAGGCAGCAAAAAAGTTCTTCAAGAAGTATGTTGCTGAAGTCGGTATCGAAGATGCAGCACGCAACCTGCGTTACATCCTCCGCAAGCTGAACTCCGAAAAAGCAACAGAGTTGTTCGCTCAGTACAGCGTTAACCAGTAACAGTTGTTCAACCTCGGCGAGAGGGAATGGTTTTATCTACATTCCCTCTCGACACTCTTTCATTTTCACTTATCGATCCATGCAGTACAAATTAACTAAAGGAGAATTATCATGGCCAAGGTAAAGAAAATCAAGTGTATGATCTGTACAGACCCCTTTCAGGCAACAGAGTTGTTGTATAACGAAGCGCAGCACGGCATCAATGTTTGCCCCGAATGCGCCGCTCCGGCTGAGTCACGTGTCCTCGAAGAAAAGATCGCAGAGTTTATCGCTAAAAAGGGCATGAGCAAAAAGGCCGCCACGCAGAAAGCAAATGAACTGAATCTGGAAAAAGGCGTAGTCGCGCTCCTCACAGAAATCATCGAGTCGGACGATATGGACGAGAACGAAACTACCCCCGCAACTCTCGATCCTCATGATGACTTCGCCGATGAAGATATCGATCTGGGCGATGATGATGAAGACGAAACCAAACCCGCAACTCCGGAAGTTAAACCCTCGAAGGTCAATAAAAAAGAAAAGGAGATTTCAACCATGAGTGACAACAGCAAACAGGCAATCAAAGATGCACGGACAGAGTTGAACGCAGTTAAGGCCAAGATCGCAGAACTGGAAGCAAAAGCCGCCGCCGGCAAAAAGGTCACCAAGGCATTGGCGACCGCTCAGGAAGAACTCAGCGCAGCTAAGGCAGCACTGAAAGAGTTGAAGGCCGATTCCAAGACCTCTGCTGCACCCGAAGTTGAAACAACAACCCCGAAGGTTCGCAAGCAGAAAGACAGCGCCGCTCCAGCAGTTGAGGCAACCATCCAGGAAACGAATAAAACGACCGCAAAAACTCTTCGCGGTTACATCAGCGAAGCCAAGAACGACATTGAAACTCTGAAAGCTGAGTTGGAAACCGCCGGTGGTACGGACAAGAAGATCAGCAAGAAGTTGACTCACGAGCTCCTGCACCTGGAAAACTTGAAGGCGATGCTTAAAGATGTTAAGGGCGCATCTTCAGTAGGCGCACCCGCAACTCCGGCCCCGGTTGTCGACAACAAAGCGGCCCTGAAAGACGCTCGCGCCAACGTCCGCGAAGCACGCAACGCAGTAAAAGAGTTGAAGGCGCAGGTTGCCGCTGACCCCGACAATAAAAAGCTCATCAAGAAACTGGCCGCAGCTATCGAGACCTTCAACGCCTGCAAGAGCACTGCAACAGAGTTGAAACCTCAGAAGGACTCAGCAGCTCCGAAGGCTGAAAAGGTTCCGCGGGCGCCTAAGGCAGATGCAACCATCGCAGAAACGTTCAGCATCGAACTCGAACTCAGCGGTAAGAAGTTGAACCGCGCAGTTGCCGAAGCGTTCTTCGCAGTTAAGGAGTCCCTGAAGCACATGAAAATTAAACCGGGTGTATCCGCGGCAGACATTTTCGAGAGCAACGCTACAGAGCAGATCGAAGCATCAATTTCGGAAATGGTCCTGCGGGCAGTAAAGAAACAACTCTCGGAGCAGGATTTCAATATCGGCCGCATCGTCCGCGCAGAGAAGAAATCCATCGGAGCATAAAATCATTCTGATCTGAATTGTGGGGGAGAGCGTTTTGGTGCTCTCCCCATTCAGAGTTTTTGGCTGTGGTAAGCGCCCTTTACAGGGCCTTTATCAGATTCAAAAAACCTGAGAAATGAGGATTACACCATGGGAAGAGGTTCCGTACTTAGAAACAGAACGCATCTGTCTGATGACACTGCAGTAGTCGAGGGATTTAAAAACTCCGCAGGGAAGGTTGTTATTCGGCTCACAGTAGAAAGCGATAAAGTAAATCCAGTAAAAGGTGAAAAGGACTTGCAGGTCATCGCGCTGTCAATTGATGAAATGAAATACCTTTTGGAGTTTTTGGGGGATGCAGTAAAATCCGCAGAAAAACTTTTTGCATAAAAAAGGAGTATCAGATGACTAAAAAAGTAAATGCACCACCCGTCATTTTGTTAGTCGAAGAAGACCGCAAGAAAAAGATTCAAGATGCCTTTGCGGTTCTCCAGGATGTTGTTAAAAACCTGTCCCCAACGCTGTCAACTCTGGTAAACCTTGAAAAGTCTGAATACAAGGAAGACGAGCAGTGTTTGGCGTTTGGGTCCTCTCCAGAGTTTAATTTGTACTACTACGTTAAGCCCGAGGGCTGTAAAAAACGGGTTTACCCAGAGTTTGAGTACTCTATCACCGTATTTGTGTCCACGTACTCTTATGAAGACGGACCATCTTGCGATGAAGTCGATCTTGTAAATGCGGCTAACCCGTATGCACTGGTGAGGAGTTTCCTTATCGCCCTCGCAACAGAAGAAATTAACAATGCAGTTACAGCAAGCGCAGAATACGCTGAACATCTCGAAAATAAAAGAATGGAGGAACTTACTCATGGCGCCTAAGATTACGGAATTCAACAGACAGAACTGCAGGGAACTGAGTACAGAGTTGTTGGGGTTCCTCACAAAGTTCGCTGAACAGCATGGTCTCACCGTTGTGGACGAAGGTGGCAAGTTTAACGCTACTACGTACACGCCCAAGTTCACCTTTCAGGTCCCAACCGAAAATTTGGGGGCAAAAAAGAACGTTGTGGATAAGACGTTCAACCCCAAAAACCCCGCAAACGGTACGATAACTGAGGCTCAAGCAAGATCAATAAACCCCGAGTACGTTGACTTCGCAGTGGGTAAAAAGGGCAGCAACAGGTCCTCATTTTATCTGTACGACAAGGCCCTTAAAAAGGGAATGACCGTTTTGGTGCATGATGGCTACGGTAAAGGAAAAGTGACCTTCAAAGTGGCCCGAATATCCTCAGTCGGGATGGATATGAGCGGTGAGAAAAATTCAAAGGTAAGAGTGACCGATGGTGCGTACAGCTGGCGCATAGATTCCTGCTACATTATCCCTATCAAATAGGGACCGAAAACCAACGGTTGTCAAATTCCAATAATTTAAATGAATTTGACAACCGTTTCGCTGTATGTTATAATGAAATTGAAGGGACAATCTGGAGAATAAACGTTCATTAAGAAGATTTAAGAAAGGAGAAATGATGAAAAAATTGGTTTTTACGTCGGATTTTGTTTTGAACGGAAAGCAGTACTTTATCGGTGAGTGTAAGAGTTTTCACTCCGATGAAGACGCGTCTGATTGGATGTCCAAGAGTTTTTTGCCCTCAGATTTCATTACCAATATTGTAGAAACCGCTGGTGCAGTAGTAGTGGATACCTCTGAACAGGATCTGCAGATTCTCCGGGCGATGGATAACCTTAAGGTTGATGTAGAAGAGTATAACAAAGAGTTTATGCAGGGCTACATTTCCGCCAATCAGTGCTGTCAGAAAATTATGCTGGCTTCGCTCAATGCAATGAATACTATCGACCATGCAGAAGCAGTTATGCTCTGCAAAGAAGACGATGCTCAGAAGAAGGTCAAAGAAGTCTTAAATAAAAGGAGGATTACCCCAAATGACCAAGCACAAGCTTAAGTTTGTTCTAAAAGAAATTGTGTATCGTATCCGGCGCAGGGTCCACATGAGTATTGAGTCCCTTAAACACTGGTTCGGTGTATACAACTCTACGAAGGTTGATGATCCGCATGAACTCAGAATGTGTAAGCATGCAATGGTTAATGACCCGAAGGCAGATGTAGCATACCGGTACTTCCGAATTGGTCATCGGTTCTTTTACAGAGATGAACTCCAACGCTTTTATGAGTACGATCCAGAGTTTATTGGGCAGAAAAATCAGAAGCATCAAGAGTGGATGGCAGTCGGTTTGGTTATTGCTTTAGGTTATATATTACTTCTTAGATAAAAGGGGGACCACGATTATGGACGACCGGTTGTTTGATGCTCAAATGGAGTTTGTGGACAACGCTTTAGAAATCTTGGGGATTTGTGCCAAGAGAGATAAAGAACGCTCTGCGTCTACACTTACTGTAACAGTATTTTATTCAAAAGAAATGCCTTGGCCCTTTACACCGGTGTACCCAGAGTTGACGCTGGAGAACTTGGAAGAGACTCATGTGGAGTTGATGGATCTGGTTATTCCTAATTCCACTGCCCCTGAGGTATCTCTGGAGGAGGTTTTTGTCCGTATGCAGAGCGATGTCTGGAGCCTTAACGGTGAGGCCAAGGAGCTTATACGGTCAAAAGGATTGGCCCATACCAGCATGTCCGTTGGGGATGTGGTAAAAACAAAGTCAAATATTCTGTATGTCTGTGAAGCGCACAGTTGGAGAAAAATCAAAAAGGAGAATCACTCAGATGACCAAAAAACTTGTGGAGTTGTTGAAGGCCCTTGAGGCAGATGAAACCATTGAACCTTGTCAGCATTTGACCGATGGTGGTCGAGGCGTAAATAACCTGATTGACGAGATTGAAGATGAGGCTTGTGTTCAGCTCATCCTCAGTACAGGTCAGCCTAACTTCCAGGCACATCGGCAATTGGAGTTGTCAGGGTACAAAGTATTTGCCGAGGAGAAAGACAGTTTCGGCTGGCTCACGGGTTGTATCCGGACGGCCAAGGGAATCATTGTTTACGGGTGATCAAAGGTTGTAAACCCTATAGCGAGCACCAGATATTATGGACGGTATCTGGTGCTCGGTGAAGGGCGTACAACAAACAAAAGTACGTTACTTTCACGGCCATAATGAGCCACAGAAAAGGAGAAACATCATGAGTGAGATCGACAATGAGATTGAAAAACTAGAGGTTAGAATTAAGCACGGCGCAGAAGGACCGGCACACGACCCGTACAGCTTCACCGAGTATTCGGCCACACTTAAAAATGGTCAGATCGTTACTCTTCATCTTGGACTTATGGAGTACATTCGGTTGGACGGTACTGAAGTACACACTCAGTCGGAGCCATCTGTAGAGTTGTTCAAGAAACTGGTTGGTGTTGATCCGTTTGAAGCCGAAGAGGCTTACAACAACCCGCGCTGTAAAGATCACCCTGATGCGGATCTAGAATCAATGTCTGGCTATCCAGGTGAGACCTTTGCAATCTGTTCGGTCTGTAAGTGCGTTCTTGAGTGCTACTTTTCTGAATCGGCAATTATCTAAGAAAGGAGTATGATCCATGTTACCCAAAATGTTCAAGAATAGCATTTGTGGTGAGGTTGAGATTGATGAAGAAGATAAATTCAGTATGCCCGTTGTTTTGATTTCTAAGGATATTAAGGTGGGAATGAGATATAATTCCTACGTTATTCGTAAGGATACTATTGCCAGGATAATGGAGCAGGACGGTGATGATGCTGTATTGCTCGTAAACTCCAATAAAATGTTTGGCTGGACCTCATTGAAGGAAAACACAAACTATCGCCCTATCGGAATTCATAACCAAATAGTGGAGGTATGATCCATGAAACTCTTTATTCTTACTCTTTTGGTTGTAGTACTCACCAGTGGTTGTGCCGGGTCCAAACAGCAAATTTTTGTTTTGAAGAAAACAGAAACCGCCATAATGAATTACGTGGCGATTGTACCCATGAAAGAGCCACAAGGAAGATACGTGGCGAACCTTTTCGGTGAGTACGAGGAACGCCGGTATCAGGTACCCGTTGAGCAGGAATTTCTAAACGCCTATGTAAAGAAATTTTTATCTGGCAGAGGAAACCAGTTGTATGTCCAGGAAGGTGTGTTGCTGATTAAAAACTCCGAAGGTGGTAAACTTAGGATAGGCGGGGATTTCACGCGAGATGAAGGGATGGGTGAAGTATCGGTGGACAGTAACGGTGGGGTGTTCTTGCCACAATCGGAACGCTCGGGTGGACTTGTTACCTCAATTTTAGGTTGGATATTCTAACAGAAAAGAGATATAAATTATGAACTCAAAAGACAAGATTGAACGCCATAATGCTATCGCTGCACATGCCAATGCACTGGAAACATTATCCGAGCAATTTATTGATGGCACAATATCTGATATTCAGTTGTTATGTGCCCAAATGCAGTCCTGCCTCAATACTCTTAAGGTTCTTACAAAGGAGAATTAAACCATGAACTCAAAAGTAGTTCTTAACTCAGCGATTCAAGGAGCCTCTGCAGATTTTAAAATGCAGGGCCTGCAACTCTATAGTCGATTTTTGTCTATCGTTGCAGGTATGGACCCAAAACCTGTTAGAGGGGGATTGGAGAGACACCTCAATACTTTTCTTGCGGCACAGGACATTTTGGAAGGAAGTGACCTGTATTCAGAGGTTTGGGCGCAAAAAGAACACCTGGATACCATTTCATCCGCCACAGCAATAGAAGTAAAAAGTTGGAAGGAATTACCGGATTCAGCTGATGTAGAGTTGTATATAAGCTCTGATGAACAGTTGCGGTATGTTCGTTGGAAAGCTGGTGATAATACGGATAAACAACCACCAAAGGTTTTGTACCGTGCGCCTGCCTGGGTATGGCAGTTGTACCAACAGGGCTTCGATAAAGGGTTTAAGATAAGGAGGAAATTATGAACTATTTTATAGACCATCCTATAAATCCTCGGCCAGCCAATGTGGGAAAAGTTGTATCACGCTGAGATCAAAAGGCCTACAGGCTTCACCTACTGAAAGGAGAACAAGTATGCGGTCAATAGCAATAGTATTAGGTGATAACGATTTTGGTTCAATGTTTCGAGGTCTTCTGGAAACAATGGTCAACTTCTTTATTTATCATGACGGTACGAAAGGAATAACTGAAAATAACATTCGGCTGCTTATAAAAGAGGGCCTGAGGTTTCATTATCTTGCGTATCAGACACGCTGGGACATGCAGGTAAAGGAAGCTAAGGATCAACCTCTTTCAGGTGTACATGAAAAAGAGTTGCAACGAGTTGTAGATTACCTTCTTTATGGTAATATGCCAAATAAGAATTATAATCATCTTCGCATCTTGTTTGACAATGATGCAGATGCCGCCTTTAATACGGAAGACCATGATGGTGGTGCCTGGCATTTGGATATCAAAAGCGGACAAATAAATTCATTTTAAAGTGAGGAGTGACTTATGAAAACAAGGATCAAGCGAGTTATAACTACTTTTTCGTATCCAGGATTGGCATCTTCGGAAAATGACGTTGTACCCAGAGAGTACTTTTTCAGTACGGATGACTGTCAGCCCACAGGAAATCTTCCGTACAACCCGTATAGAAATTTGGTTTTACACTCACTGGAGATACCTCATGAAATTAATCCAAAGCTTGATGATCTTAAAGGGTCCACAATAAAGATAATCACCTCAATAGAAGAGTATCAGTTAGCCTGTCATCCAAATGACACCTTGGTTGCTAATCCAGATTCTAAGTATAAAATTCCAGAGGAAGAACTGTTATTAACTGTTAAGAGGAACAGACACTGATATCTTGCTCTGGGAAGAGATGAAGAAAAAAGTGAGGAGATAGCTATGAGAGCACCTATGAAGGAAAAACGGATCAGGAAGCGACCTGCCACTAATAAGAATCCTACCAAACGGGCAGACGCTCTGCACACCCAATTGGGTAACGTTCTGTTTGCTATTAACAACTCTACAGACGACGTTAAATCCTGTCTGGTCCAGATGCTTTATGCGGATGCTACAGATGATCTGCGCTATGAGCGCTGGAACCAAGCAATGCTCGACGCTATAAACTTCATAGAGGCACCCAAGCAGGATGAATACGATGGACGTTTCCCTTAAGGGGAAAAGGGGGTTGAACCAAATGAAATTAGTACGAGTTTCTATTTTCCGAAAAGGTACAACTACTGAGGGAAAACTGTTTGGCTTGTTTATGAATGAAGAACGAGCCAAACAGTATATAAATAATAGTATCAGTAAGTATTTTGGTCGGCCAATTCAGCTCCGCTGGACCAAAGGTAAAGATGAAGTTACCGCGCGTTCTCAGAACTTGAGAGTTCATTCAAAAGCTTTTGGTGATAAGGTGAATCCAAATAGTTATTTCTTGTGGGCAGATGACTATGAAAGTCATGCCGTCCAGTGCACCTGTGGTCATGCGGCCCGATTAATCCAGGGACATAGTCGGTATCAATGCCTTAATTGTTACTCTGATATTTATTACAATGTCTGTTGGAGTTGCGGGGCTACCATTGACAGCCGGGTAAATAAAGGACGATGTGGGTGCTGTGGATACTTTTATTGTACCTGTGGCGCTCATAGTCAGTATTGTGATTTACTTATGTACTCTCACTAGAAAGGAAGAACTGACTATGATAACAAAATTGATTATTGAAAAGTCTAAACGCGGGTTACCAGTGGCCTGGGAACAAGGAGGGTCGTATTCCAATACTGGAAATGCAACCATAATAACAGATGAATTTGGTAAGCCACAGCACTCTATCTATGTACGGCGTTCCGGTAGCTTGGCTTGTGAGAAACACGCCTTGATCCCGATTAAGCTCGGTTCTGTAATAATTAGTGCTTCTCATCACCGAGAGGACTTTACGGTAAATATTTATCGAGTCGTTGACTTCACAACTGAAGAACACTATGAAACAGCCACTTTAGAAGTTATTGATACTTTTGATAAAGGTGAGTGGAATAAAGAAGACTCACCAGGAGTGTTCAGTGATGCTGTTAGAGTTGTTAAGAAAAAAGCGTTGACCTATCATTGTAGAGTACCCATGTATATAACCAATAACCAATAACCAAAAGGAGAAACGTATGAAGACAGGTCCAAAATCGCTAGCAATAAGTTTACACCCGGTAGCTTCTGCATTAATCAAGGCCCAGAAGACCGCAAAATGGCTGGGCAAGTCCACGTTCAGGCATACAAATAACGGTCAGAAAATGTTTCTCGACCACTTATCCAGTTTGGTTAAGGACTCAAAGAAAATTCCTGAAATGAAGTCCCTGGTATCCGCCGACCCAGAAAAGATAAAAGAGTTTTTGGGGTCCAACGGAAAGACAAAGAGTACTAAGATAACCGAGAGCGACCACGAATGGTACGCTGCGGGAATGTTTGAAATCTTTCTGACATGGAAAGAAAAGGGAGAAATCCTTAACCTAAAATTTGACGGCAAGAACGTTAAAGGGTCATACCTTAAGAATTGTTTGGTTTCAAAAGGTATGGTCAGCATTGAGACGAAGTCAGGCGATATCGCCTTCATGAAGATCGGTAAGGTCGATACTGAGCTTGATTTATACTCGCAGGTTATTGACCTCATGGTCAGTACCCCTGTAAAAGGAGCTGAAAAGGTTGATGTCCATTTTCCGTTTGTTAAGCTCAACCTGGATTCAGAGTTTAAATGGATGAAGGGTCTTAATCTCAATCCAGAATCCGGTAAGGGAATTGACCACCCAGGGTATTTTGTTAAGCGCGCTCTTACCCATAACGAGCTCGATATTGACAACACCGGGGCGCGTATCAAATCCTCTGCAGTTGTAACCATGAGAACAAAAGGCCTGGCTCCCCCAAAGCCTAAGGTTGTAAAAATAGATTCACCCTTTCTTTTTTGGGTCATCCGACCAGGTTGTGACCTTCCAATTTTTGTTGCCTACGTAAACACTGACTCCGTTGTTTCTTAATTCTAGATGGGCCTTGTGGATCATTGTTTTGTACCACAAGGCCCCTTTTTTAATCTTTAATGAAAATAATTTTTGAATAAAATCAAATATTTGACAGGTCAATTTTTCTATGTTATAATGAATTACGGGGATAATCCGGGGAGAAATTCAACATTAAAATTGATGAACAATGAAAGGGGGTACATGATGAGTAAAGAGTTTGAAGCACCGGCGATTCTGAAACTGTATGTTAAGCCGGATTGTGAGGCCTTCATTTCCAGAGTTGGCTTTCCTACGGATGCAGAGGCCTCAGAGTTTGCGGCCCACTGGATGAAAGATGGACACTCAGTCTCTTGGGTCAAGTGCGGCCAAAGTGGTCCGTCTGTCCAGACAAACAAAACCATGATGGAGCTTGCTGCGTCTTTGGTTAATCAAGACGACCATGAAGAGCCGAAGTGCATTATCTGCGGAACGCTTCATCCAGAGGTTGCACTTGTTACGGGTCCAAATGCTTGGCTTATAATACCTCATTCAGTGCTTGGTTATGCCTCTGTCTGTCCTGATTGCAATGACGGTAGTTTTAGAACGGAGGTGGGGTCCAGATGAGTCATGTAAAATCAAGTGAACTGGAGTTGTTGGTCTCACAGTTTAAGTCCAAGGAAATAGATCTTGAAAACTTTTTAGAGATTGCTTCTGATATTGAGTGCCCCAATTGTGGGTGCTCTGGGTTAGACGGAGAAATTACGGATACCGATGAAAAAGACCTTCATTCGGCTACCGCTGAGTATTCCTGTAATGAGTGCAACAAATACTCTTTTAGTATCTACGTTCTTATGTCTGACAACTCTGTTACTCTTGTGGAGGATTGATCCAAATGAAACATCCTCAAACAGTATGGACAAACGGCAAAATTTCTCTTGGTAACGACCTCATATTTGGACCTGTAGTATTAACCGAAGAGGGCTGGCATCCAGTTGATGACGTAGACGATAGCGGACTTGAACTTATTCTTAAACTTATTGACAACAACCCCGGGTGTCTGTTTTTGGACAAAATTCGAGAAATTAAGTTGAAAAGAAAGGAGGAGTCGGGATGAAACTACTACGGGTAGTAATTGAAGAAATGGCAGTGGCCTTAGCAAGTAATGATAGCTATGAAAGAAAGATAGAGCGAGTGTTATCTTCCGCAGATGCCTTAAATGATACAAGATTAGAAATAAGATCAATTTCAAAGGTTATTTTAATCCATATTGCCAAAATAATGATATTTAAAGAGTTGACGTGTAGTTGGGAAAAGGAAATCTCGGATAATATGCTTAATGATATTGGTGATCAAAAGCTTAAAATAACTAATAAATACCCAACAAAGACTCAAATTGAATCCTGGATGTTTTCTGCAGGAAATGAAGTTTCTGATATGATAAAGTATTTAAAAATAGCAAAAAGAGAAGTTAAAAATATGCCAAGAATAGCTGCAAAAAGTTTTGAGGTCAGTCCTGAAAACCTCTTTCATGTCTGGAAATCTTTTGTAACCGAGTTCAGTTCAAAATATTGTCCAAATAAAGATTGGACTGAGCATGAAGTTAAAGAAATATTAACCAATTCTAAAGCGTATGAAACCTAAAAGGAGGAATCAAAATGAAACTGCGGTGTGTAACCGTCTCAGGAGTAGGGTCTGAAATTGCGCCGCAAGAGTTGATAGAGCTTTCGGTGCAATTTCCTTTTGTAGAGTTTGGAATTCAGCTCGCGTCAGAGTCAAACCGGTATTGGGATCGCTTTCCACAATCAGATTGGTTAAACCGTCTAACTGAAACCTGTTCAGGTAAGGGTTTTAAATTCTCAGGTCACCTTTGTGGTAAGTATGTAAAAGACATTTTACTTAAAGGTCTGTTTCCACGCTTTAATGTTCACCCGGAGTTTGAGGGCTTGTTTCAGCGTTGGCAGTTAAATACTCATGGGTCGTATCACCACATAAATTTTAACTTGTTCCCAGAGTTGTTGGTTGACTTGGAACAAAGAGGACAGGCGTTTATTTTTCAGCTCGATGGACCAAATGATGAGAACATAGAACATTGTGCTGCTCTGGGATTTGGAAATGTTGAAGCCCTTTATGATGAGTCTCATGGGTCAGGAAGTTTACCCGATGACGGGTGGACCTCGCCTCTAAATTGCCCTACAGGCTACTCCGGAGGATTAAGTCCAGACAACCTCGAACAGCAATTAGAACTCATTTCCGAAGTTGTTGGGCCAGATAGAACTGATATTTGGATAGACGCAGAAAGTAAACTTCGAACATCTGATGGTAGATTATTTGATCTTGAAAAAGCAAGATCGTTTTTAGAAGTGGCTAAAAGGTACGTTGTTTAAATGACGGAGGAATTACATGAAAAGAATTCAGGTAAGGGTACCTATCTCCAGGCATTCAAAAGTATTTTTAAAGTGTGTTGCTTCGGCTGACCCTTATAAGGCAATAAGGACAATTACTCATAAACAACCTTTGTTAATTTTTTGGGTTAGTCCAGAAGGGGCGGTAGTTGATGCCAACCCAGCACATAGAATTTCTCCTCCTAATGGAGACCCCTCTATTTTTGGGTCCAAGACACACAAGGGTTATTTAAGAGGAAGGGCAGCATATTTAGGTAACGTGGTCTATATAGTTATTTACGGAACTGAGGACCGCAAACTAACTAATCAGCAGTTGGCCCTACTTCGTAGATCAGCTCCAAGATTAATTGATGAAATAAGTAAAAGGGTTGTAAATCCTGAAGAAGCCTATTCCTCAATCTTTATAGATGAAACTGGAGAGGACCTTGTAGTATAACCTAACAAAAGGAGAGTAAACCGTATGAGAGCATCAAATGAATTGTCGGCAATGGTGAGTGTATTTAACAAGGGCAATGCAACAGCAAAAGACGTTCTAGAGTTGTGGGAAAAAGAAGTTTGTCCGGATTGTGGGGCAGAGCTTGAGGGCGAAGTGGATGACTACACAGATGAAGAGCTCGATGACCTTGCGGTTAACGGAACGGTGTGGTGCAATAATTGCGACAACGGTGAACTTGATCTGAGCATCCGCTACAAACCGGCAAAGAATATTCACAAAGCAGTTCTGACAGATGCCGAGGAAGAAGAAGATGAAGAAGACTATGGGGATGAAGAGGACGAGGACGAAGATGAAAACTACCTCAACCCAGATGGATCGCATAAAAACCTGAGATCGGTTCATGGGCTTGCAACCTTGCTCCATCAGATCTTCACTGATGAAAACAACAACTCCGGAAGTAGTGCATACCAAGAGCTTCATCTTGGTGTTGACAGTGGGATAGTGGATCTGGTTATGAATGACGAGTATGAAGGCCCTCATGGTGAACCCACGCCATTCCCTGTGGACGCCCTGAATGAAGAGTTTTGGAATGGGGATTACATACCCAAGCTGGAAGTCGTGGATAACAGCGCCCTTGATTACTACATCGTCCGAATAAAAGGTCAACCCAGTGGTATCCTTGTAACAACCCTTATGGTTGAGTCCGCCCTCGAAACTCTTGAAGGTTAATACTTAATAACCCGCGCGTGGGCTCAAACGGTTTGAGCCCACTTTTATCCACAAGTAATAAACCCTCAAAAAAAAGGAGAAACATCAAATGAAGAAAAAACAGCTTATTTCGGCAGGAGAAATTCTTAAAGGGGTATATGCCAGAGTGGTTTTGGAAACACCGGAAATAAAGACGGTGGTTGTTAAGCGCAAGGACCTGAAGAAGCTGACCGGTTTTGACCTTACAAAGAAAAACTCAGTAAAATTGGCACACACGTTCTCAGATTTAACTTCTCTGGTTATCGTATATCATAACGATCTGTTTTCCGTTATCCAGTATACACCGTCTTATGAGGTTTCAAAGGAGAGGTTGAAATCACTTATCGAAATTCAAAACTCCGATTCTGAAGCGATATCTACTCTTGTTACAAATGAAGTTAAGAGCGAAGGCGAAAACTACAAATATGCGGATTAAATAAAAGGGGAAGGAAGGAAGGTCCATGATGAGACAAGAATTTCCAGAGTTGTCGATCCAAACAAACTTTGGTCGTTACGTTTTAAAAGACGCAGTATGGGTCGAAGAGGAAAATCGCCCTGGAGTAGGAACCGTAACAGGGCACGTTGTATCGGGAGGAGACACCAGCAGAATTCTTCAGTACACTTCATTTGAGGATAAGGCTGGAACAGAGCAGTCATTTTACAATGTTGTCCTTAATCGGATGCACTCAGGTTATCCTCCACATTTTGATCTAACTTTTTTCTAACAACAGAAAGGTAATGGAGGTAGGCTACTATGAACGCTAAGATGATACTTAGGGTATCCAGAATTGAGACCATTCTTAGTAAGGTTTCGTTCGTTACAACCAAGGCGTGCGTAGTAGCCTACAACCAGACTTTTCCTGGGCACAAGGTTGACTACACGCAGGTAAATAAGGTTCTTAATGATCTGGTTCGACTTGGAGTAGCAGGTAAAATAACTGATCTGAAAAGAGGAGTATCATACCATGGCATGGGACGAAAGTAAAAACAAGGTCATACAGACAAAGAAGATTAAGGGACCCAATGGTGAGGCCCTATATCTTGAGTTGTTCTCTTACAACAAGGGACCTCAGAAAATAGGGCTCCGACATGAAGTTGAAATTAAGGGCAAAAAAGAGTTGCGTCCGCTCCCAAATTTCACTCCTGAACAAGGATTGAAAATCTCAATTGGACTAAAAAAGTTTTGTAAAGAAATTCTTGGATTAACAGAGTAATGGTAGCCATCAAACTTTAGAAATAACAACTATAAAAAACAAAGGAGACTTAAGATGGAAACTACAAAACAGAAAATTACGTGGCGTGAAGCAGTTAAACTGGCAAGGGTTCAGAACGTTCAGGCCATAAAAGAGGCAGGGACTATTGTTGTTTCGGATGGACTTTCAATTTCGGCAGTATCTATGGGACTCAATAAGTGGGATTATTATAAATCGGGATCCGAGGTGTTCATTACAGAAAGTGATACTCCCGAAGTTGTACCGGCAGTAGTAGAAGAAAACAAATGGAAGCATATAAATATGCCAACGCTGAACAGTATACTGGAATCTTCCAGAATAGCAGAACCTGAAAAATACGAGGGACTTCGCGGTAGTTCAGCTTATCGTAGGCTTCGTGATAGCGGTGATGAAATAACTCTCAGGAACGGTATTAAGATACGAAAGATCGTAACCGAAAAGACTGGTACGAAGTATGAAATGCTTGAACCTGAGCAGGACCTGACAGATCCTATTGTCCAGTTATTTATTGGCACCAATGGGTCTTCTGTTATTCAGACTCCATCCGGTACAGAGTTGCTGCTCCAGCAGATGGAAGTAATGTTGGAATCAGGGCTCGGAGACCGTGAATATAGAAGCCATGACTTTGATGAAGACAACTATGATGAAGACGATGAAGATGAGGATTATGATGGCAATGGGTCTGGTAGACCACCTCGTGCCAAATTATCCTGGTCTAAAGAAGCGCTGATTAAGCGCGCGGCAAATTCAATAGTCATAACACCGGATATTTACTTCCAGTTTGTTAAGTCAAAAATGACGGACCTGCAACTGGAAGATCTTACTGATAGACTACGCAAACTCTCAGTGTTGGTAAAGCAGGCGGACGAGATCGGGCAGACCGCAGTATATGAATCACTTGCACTTCAGATAGCGATAATCGCCAGGGAGCAAGAGGCTGCCTCAATAGGTTGCGGTAAAAGGATTGACGTTAACACTGTTAAACACTTCATTGGAAAAATAGAGGGCAAAACTATAAAGTTCGATGACTTTGAGAACTTCCCTCGAATCGTTCCTGTAGAAATCGCTACCCGGATCAAAGCAGTAAGGGAAACAAAAGTGTTTGACAAATATAAAATTGTCTATGTTGACTATACAAAGGAGAAGGTTGAGACGAATGAGCAAAAAATAAGGACGAAAGATCCTATCCTGTTTGGGACCTTTGACCACGAACCTCAAAAACTCTATTTTATTATCGACTGGATTGATGAGTACTGTGACCTTACATTAGATAAAATGGTTGGTACTCTTTCAGCGCATGACCCCAATTTTGCTCTTGACCAGGTCCCTGACCTTGATAAGGACTTCATTAAGCGTACACTGGATGATGTGGAAGCGCGCCACTTGAGGCTGAAAAATACCAATTCTCGAAATTATAAACAACTGATGAGAGAAGAAGAGCAGGCAAGAGAAGACCGAAGAGAAGCTCTTCGAGAGCGTAATGAGCAATTAAGCGCAGAGCTGGCGTCTGTTCCCTTAGTTGAAGAAGGACAGAACATACCTAAAACAGATAATGAAGGAAAAAGCTTCTTGAAACGCCTTGCGGCTCTTTTTACCAAAAAGGAGTAGTATAGAGAGTTTCTCGGAAAGGAAGGTAATTTATTATGAGATTTTGGATCCCCATCATACTGGGTTTTCTTATAGGGATATTTTATCCCTTTTTTACCCAACACGTAAGTTCAGAGTTTCTGGCATCAATACTGTTAATACTATTTGTAATATCCGTATATGAGTACAAGCAGAAAAGAGAAAAAGAGTTTTATGAAGGTTATGTCTGTGAGATTTGTGGTTCAGACTATGACCAGTGTGAACACTCTATCTGTGAAGATTACACCTTGGTAAAGAAATACTAAAACTGTAAATATAATACAACGAAAGAGAGGAACCGTTATGGCACGCGCAAAAACCTTGGTAGAAAGATTTCTGAACAAAACAATAATACTTCCGGATCGTTCAGAGCTCATGGTTATGAAAGTTGATGAAGACTCGAAAGTATTGATGGTTAGTACCTTCGAAAACTCTACACTTGATCCATCATTTGTAAATGGAATATCTGTAAATAATGTAGAAGCAAGAGGTGGTAAATTCTGGTACAATAATAACACTACTACAGAAAGGAAGATCGCGATGGAAACAGCAGAGAACAGCAATGGAGTTACAGCTCAGGTAAAGAACGTAATGAGCACCGCAGAGGAAGTAACGGTTAAACCAGTTGAAGTTAAAGATGGGGTTGAGGTAGTAGGACCTACAGTTGATGGTATCGCAGACCTCGTCTGTCAATTCTGCGGACATAAATTTTCATCAAAAGATGAAAACTCTTTTGTTCGGCCCGAGGTTGCAGTAGACATTTGCTCCGGGTGTATTTCAATGGCGGAAGACCGGCTGTTAATGGCTGGAGTACCCGGGTATGACATTATACCTAAATTGGTTATGGAATACTTGCTCCGTTTTTATGGAATGGTAAATACTGATCTTGTTATTGCAATCCCGGAACAGGGTCAAGTTCAACCCACGGAGACAACAGGTTGTTGCACCGAGTGTATCTGTGATACCTCACCAGCTGAAGTTGTGGATACTGTAAATGAAGTCGTATCAAATGAGGTTGTCCTTAAGACTCCTGTCGAAGCCTTTTTGGCCGCACGTTTGAAGGTTGCAGCAACTATCTGTGAAACAATCCAGAGTTTAAACGCACAGGCAAACATCGACTCTTCAGATAACGAAGATGCGTATGTAAAGATTATCTTTGCTCCCTTCGATTTTCATCTAACTGCTCTGTGCGGGGGCTTTATCGTAAAAGATGAGATCGTAGATGAAGAGTTTTGTAGTCTCGATGACCTACTTTCGTACTTTGCGGATTCAACTTCAACTGTCCTGGGTTACGAAGATGAAGCAGAAGAAGATCTGGACGACGAGGATGAAGATACAATAGTACTTCCTATCGGAACATTCTATCGCCTGCAAAACTGCGTGAAAGAAGAAAATAACAAAAAGCTGGTCAAGATAATTGAGACCATTATCCCCGAAGGCGATGAAACACAGGTCGTGTACCGCGTACAAGATAAAGCCGGAAAGAAATACAAAGTAACAGAAGACAAGCTCAAACCTTCAATAAAGGAGTTCTAAAACTGTAAATCATAATTTACGAGTACAATTAAAAAGAGTGTGCCATGCACACTTATATCCCGAAAGGAGTCTTTTATGAAAAAGGACAAGAAGGAAAAGGCAGTTGAAGTTGAGGTTAAGGAAGTAAAGAGTAAGGATAAGAAGAAAGACAAAACACCGAAGTCGGAGAAAACTCCAAAGTCTGAAAAAGCTCCGAAGGCAGACAAAGAGCCAAAGGCAGAAAAGGCACCGAAGGCAGACAAGTGCGAAGTTAAGAAAGACGCTTGCCTGGCAGCAGCTGTAAAGGTTTCGGACCTTGAAAAGCTGGCAAAGAAAATCGAGAAGGACTACGTTGCCCCTAAGAAGGCTGACAAAAAGGTTATTCTCGCAGGCGTAACCGAGGCGTTTAACACTGCAGTTGGCGAACTTGTTACTAAAGAGTTTTTGAAGATCGTTAAACATTCAAAGCTTCCTCTGGTAGCAAATGCGGTTAAGGCCTTAACAGCCAAGCTCGAAGTAAAGACCGAAAAAGAAGTAAAGGTCGACAAGTCCGAAAAAGCCCCTAAGGTAGACAAAGCTGAAAAGGCCGATAAAAAGGACAAAAAGAAAGACAAGAAAGACAAAAAGGTAGTAGCCCCTAAAGAAGGAAAGGTTGAGAAAGCTCCGAAGGCCGAGAAGGCTGAAAAATTGGCTAAGGTAGACAAAGCTGATAAGAAAGACAAAAAGAACAAAAAGAAAGATAAGTAATCGTCTGTCTGAGTGAAGAGTGTGTATTGGGCGACCCCTGCGTAGTGGAGTGACAGTCGGGAGAGACCGACTTAGTTACGAATAACTTGGAGGTACCCATGGTAGCTAAATTAGTAACCTCAATCTCAGATCGAGAATTGATGGTTAATTTTATCAGACAGGACTTTTATAGAGACAAATTTGTATTGGCTTTAATTTCAGGAAACACTGCGGAGTATTCAAGTAAAAGTATACTTCTTTTTGATGATCTAAAAACCTTGAAGGACAGTGCAAAAGAAATAAAAAATGTAAATGATAATATGTCATACGTTGCCTATGCGTATGGCATAGAAATCGGGTCTGACAGCTGGATGGATGAAAACATAAGCGAAGAAATGCTTAAGTTAAATAAGGCCCCTGTTTGGATTGATATACAAAGAACCGCCACTAAGATACCTGTAATAGGAGTAGGTGGAGGAGCGATGGCGAATCTGTTCTCTTGTCGCTATGTATTGACTCCAAAGAAAACGCTGAAGCGAGCACTGTTTATTAGACACGCAGGTGACCTTTGCAACTCTAAAAATCAGGCTTTAGTTCCAGTTATGTGCAATGATCTTATAGTAGATGTTTCTGGAATGAAACCGTTTGATTTAAACAATCCGGACATTACCATTAAGCTTTATCGGGTAGCAACTATCCATGAAATGAAATTAGAATGTGAAGATGTGTCGGAAAAACTTGATGGGTCCTGTATAATACAAAAAGTAGTGGAAGGTGCCCATACCTATCATAATAGGGATGGTTCATACTTCTGTTCGGAGTTGAAGGTAAAAAATAAGAAGGAGGGGGTTCCAGAGCAAGACGAAGATACACAACAAGAGTAAGTGTAAAGAAGGAAACTGTAAATTATTATCAGTAGCAGCCATCGCAGTAGAAGCAACTATCAAACTCAGCCAAGTCTGAGTAAAACCCAGAAAGGAAGACAATCACCATGGCAAAAGAAACTAAAGAAGAAAAAGCAGCACGTTTGGCCAAAGAAGCAAAACTCGCAGAGCGCGCCCGTAAGAAGGCTGAAAAAGAAGCCGCAGCTAAACAGGCCGCCAAAGAAGCAGAGAAGGCTCGCAAGAAGGCTGAGAAGGAAGCAGCTTCTAAAAAGCCTGCGAAAGCTGAAAAGCCTGCTAAGTCAGAAAAGGCACCCAAAGCAGGTAAAGGTAAGGCAGCGAAAGCAGAAAACAATGCAACTGTTCTGGTCCAGGCACGAACCGTGCGTGAACTCACAGGAACAATCGCTTCAATCACCGGCGAAGAGATTCAGCTTATTCACAAAATGCCGAGGTCTTCAAAAGCTGTTCTCCGTACAATCGCTATCGCCGATGTACTGTTCTTTAAAGGTGAAGAAGGTTCCTACGGTGAAGTTTCTTTCTACGGTAACGAAGTTCTGGTCGATGATAAAGGTATTAGCGGCAAAGACAAGACTACGGGGTTTGTTACTGTCACTAACAGAAACGGCGAAGTTATCGCCATCAACCCTGATCAGCCAGAAGGTTCTGATTCAGAAATCCTCGTTCTGGTAGACGAAGAGATTGCAAAGCGTCCTAAGAAAGAAAAGGGCGAAAAAGAAGAGAAATCCGGTAAGGGCCGTAAGGCAAAAGACGAGGACGAAGATGAGGACGAGGACGAGGATGATGAAAAACCTAAGCGTGGCCGTAAGCCTGGTAAGCCCGTAGAGGATGATGAGGATGATGAGGATGAAGAAGATGAAGATGATGATGATGAAGATGAGGATGAAGATGAGGATGAAGATGATGATGATGAAGATGATGATGATGATGATGAAGACGAAGATGATGAGGATGATGATGAAGATGAGGATGAAGATGAGGATGAAGATGAGGATGAAGATGAGGATGAAGATGAAGATGAAGATGATGACGACTAGTCATTAGCTTAATCTGAAGACGAGGATGATGACGAAGAGGAATTTCATTTAGCCTGAACTTACCAGGTAGTATCTGAGTTATAGTAAGTCAGCTCTTTATCAGAGTTGTCGAGAAGCTCAGGTGCTGTATAGAGACGAAATAGATAGGACAGTGAAATGTACCACAGTGTTTAAGCCCTTAGCGGCAGTCCCGACCGGTATCCGGTCATTGCCATCCCCCGAATTGAACAGCGTAAGATAGCTGTTAGTTCTTCGCCCACAGATGTTATGCCATGTGGGCGCCGTCGGCGCGTAGGGAGTCGCTTGCTTTTACACACATCGCCCGGTACAACTAGCCGACAAGTTATAATTGTCCGTTTAGGATAGTGCGGAGACTATGAAGCTGTGGCGCCAGCAGCGGTGGAGTCACCCTTGAAATACGCACCGGAAATTATAATTTCTATTTCGTTTTCTAAAATCTTAGGAGTGATGAGCCATGAGAACAAAAACCTTAAAAGTAATAATACGAAATGCCATAGCTATGGCTTCAAGTCCTTTTGAATGTGTAAAGTATATCGCTCGTGAGTTGGAAGAAAATAATGTAGAGTACTGCGTTATCGGGGGAGTAGCACTTTCAACTTATAACTACGAAAGAAATACTAATGACGTAGATCTATTGGTATCTAAAGAAGGCTTTAGTATAATAAAAAATAACTTTATTGGTCGTGGGTATACGCTTAGACCAGGTTCAACAAAAAACCTTAATTATTTAGCTCCTTCTGGTAAAGTACCTATTGATATACTTGTAGAGGGAGACCGAGAGGGAACAATTGTTCTACCCAAACCAAAAGGTATACGAGAAAAACGTGGTGGTATATGGTACTTAACCTTACCCAAACTCATTGAGTTTAAGTTAAACGCTAATAGACCGGAGGACAGACAAGACGTACTGAAATTAATAAAGTTAAATGACTTGGGTCCCGAATTGGTTCAGGCAATTGAAGGCCCTGCTAGTATAAAATACTTAGAGTTGTTGGGTTGATAACGCTAATGGGCGAGTAGTCGAATGGCATAGACAAAGGATTTAAAATCCTTGGCCCGTAAGGGAGTGATGGGTTCAAGTCCCTCCTCGCCCACCATAAAATAAATGTCCGTCAAGAATTTGACATTTAATATCAGCTATGTTATAATGAATTATGGGGAATACTCCGGAGGAACTCACATTAAAATTAATGAAAGGGGGTGAATTGAATGAAAATGTTAAAAGTTATAATCGAAGAAATAAGAGTTGCAGTTAATTCCTCCGACCTCTCCGATGAAGAAAAGTACCAAAGAGTGCTATCTTCGGCTATGCCAATTTCAGCCGCAAAATTTAAGATTATTGCTCAGTCAGAAGCTTTGATCTTGCACGTAGCAAAAAGAAAGTTATTTCCGCAAGACATTCATAATTGGGAAAAAGATATTGCAACAAAAATGCTGGAAAGAATTTCCAGAATAAAATCAGATTTAGATAATTCTGATATAAAGAACTTATTGCTGGAAGGTAAAAATGAAGACCACGAAATGTTGGATTATTTAGAAGATGCAGTTGAAGCAGTTACAAAGAAGAATAAAAAAGCAAAGCCGATTCAATTTACAGAACAGCAGTTGTTACAAACCTGGACAACCTTTGTAGAACTATTTATACAAAATTATGAACAAGGATCACATTATACGGAACACCAGGTCAGAGCCTGGTTACAATAATTAAATAACCCGCAAACCACCCCAACGGCGCTCTAAAAGGTCAACGGAAAGGATCGCATCATGAAAACAAAGTCAATATCGTACCAGAAAGCAATCTCGCTTTTAAAAGCCCACCTTGAGACTTCCCTTCAGCATATAACGTCACTCAATCCAGAGTGTACGTTGCTCAACGCCACAAAATCCTATCTTAGCAATAAAAATGAAATCCTACTTAGTAGTGGAGCAAAGCTCTATTACAACCCCGAGTTTCCTGAACCTTGGTTTATCGGAGGGTATTCAGGTGACGGATCCGATGTAGACTGCTATTTCGATAGGTCTATAATGAACCGGTTAATAAAATTCCATAGCATCTGTCCCTCATGCAACCCCGTAGTTAAACAGAAAATAAAGCTCCGAAAACTCCTTAAAGATTTTTTGGAGTCAGATATCAGATGCACCTGGATCAGAACAGGTAAAGTATCAGTGTATATTCGTAAGAGTTGGAGGTCGTTTAATGGAGAGCAGTCCTCTGTTAATAAAGGGCTTATCTCTAATTGCTTTGATATTGCAAATATACAAATCCACCCGTCCCTTAGAAACCTGGGCATCTTTAAGTCCTTCATGCAGATCGTAGATGAAGAGGTAAGGTCTACGGAAACCGGAGTGTATATCCTTATCGAGAACATTGAAAACAAGTTCCTAAAGAATTGGTGCATAAATAATAACTGGAAAAAAGTATCATCCGAGTATGATGAAGTAAGTTACTACAAACCCATGGAAAGGAGAAGCGTATTATGATTGAGTCGTATATTAAGTCCAACACTGTAGAACGAAAGACCTGTCTTGGTGAGGAGGCTAGTGATTGGGGACAAATGTCTTTGGAGACAGTCCGGGCGTTAGTCTCAGTAGGTATTCCCCTTGGATTCAATTTTTCTTTCAGCAAAATCTATGAAGGTCCAAATGATGACTATGAACCGGTTGTCATAACAGCATTGGGTGACAACCTTTTTGTTTATCCAGAATATCCGGGCGATGACAGAGAAGAGGCGATGGCAGGATTCTGGGGCGCAGTAGATGCCTACAAAAACAATCAAAAACAGATAATATCAGATATCTGTGCTGATGTGGTTGACGAGTGGAACAATACTCGAAAAGGGAACAGGCGTAATAACCGGGTCGGTCTAATTAGTCTGGCCGGAAAAGCAAAACATACCCGAATAATTTCTGATTGGCTGGCAACATTTACCTCTGGTATGACTATAAGTGAGGCATGTGCAGTAATTTCAACTAATCCTGCAATTGTTAAGAAACTAGAGGATGTACGCGATACTGTTAGACTGAATATCTGTGAAAAGAGTTTATTTAATCTTGAAGGAGAGAGACGTAGTACAACAGGAGATAGGAGGAAAAAATGACTGGAACTTTATCCGCGCTAGGACAAAATGATTCTCTTATAATTCCAGAATTGACGGAATTAGAAAAAGAATTGGACTTAGACTTTGTAAAGATCAAGCGTAGGTGTAGCGATGCAATGTGGAAAACTGATGATACTACTATTATCCTATTTATAGCAAAGTTGTTAAGGGTAAAATTACAATAACCTGGAGGAAGCATCTATGAAGACGTCGCATGAGCAACATAAAGGGATGAAGATCGCATTACTTGATGGACGTTCAGGTAAGGTTGTAAAGGTATTGCCAGACCGTTATAAAATAAAGATCGCAGATGAGCAATTTTGGATAAGTATAAAAGATATAAAATGGACAAAGACAAACAAGCTATTTCAGACAGAAACGGACTACACGGGTAAACTTTGTGTACTTCAAAGTAGCGGAGTTGCAAATGGAACAATAGTTAAGATCCAAAAGAAGGAATCAGACGGGTGGAGGTTTCATTATTCCACAGGTTGTGGGGGAGTAACCCACGGGTGTAATCTAAAGCCGATAGAAAAAGGCAATGGCTCTATTCGGATGACAGCAGAAGGTCAGTGTATCTGTGACTGTTGTGGAGCAACGTTTGAGCAAGAACAGATGCAGTTGTACTTCATCCGAAATTCCGATGGACCTAAAAACGGTGTTGTCTGTAATATTTGTAATAAATTTATTCATCCGTTTTTGGTATTCAATTCTTCATACAACCTCGAATTGGATGTTGTTCTACCCACGACTCCAGGTTCGCACCCTATCCGGACATTTGATGTAAAGAACTTAAAAGAACTGAATGACCGGGTTAGGACCAAATTAGAGACCCTGTCAAAGGACTTGGATTTGGTAATAATAGAGTCGCATAAACAGGTCCGTCCTACTGCAATGGAGTACAAAGTTCTGGTTAAGTTACATTCTGATGTTGAGCCAAAATTAAACTCTCAAGGTAAGACCACTAAGAAAGGAAAATGATATGGGACAACAAAGGTCACAGAATAAATCCGATAAAGTGGTTTGGGTTTGTTGTATCTGCGGGGCCAACCCAGACACCTTTTCTTGTAAGCACAAAAATTTAGGCCCATCTGGAATGGTTAGTGAGATCGATTACAAGAAGGTCCAAAAAATGATTGAGGACCAAAAAATTAGAACAGAAAATCAACTAAAAATATTAAGAAAATAATAGGGGAATCTTACTTATGAAAGTAGCATACTGTCCAAAATGTAAAGACCTGTTTAAACTGATTTTTGATGTCCGTTCATGCCGTTGCGGAGAGTCAAGTGGTGTCCTAATGCAGGATAAAATGTCCGTCCAGATAAACGGACCTACAAAGGTAATTGGTATTGAGGACCGAAGTTTCTTTGAGGCAGTAAATAAGCAACCTAAAAGCGGTAGCGGGAAGGACTTTAAGGCCTTTGTTTTGCCCATTGAAAACAAAAGCGTTAGGGCAATTATTCCAAATCCAGCGCCGGCCCAAGCAGTTCCAGCTTCAACTCCAATTATAGAAGATTTGATAAGTGTAGATATCGAGGTTAAAAAAGAAGATAATGAGTTAAAAGGAGAATGACCATGAATACTAATAAGGACCCTCAAGCGAGAGCACACAACCTGGAGAAGGTTAGAGAAATGATGACGGTTCCTCCAAATGAAGATGTTACTGTTACTCAAAAGGTTCATCGGATAATGATTACCCGATTGAGCTTACAAGGGTTGCAACCTAAAATAGATGTATTGAACAGTACGCCCTTGTGCACTGGGTGGATGGTTTTTCTTAACAAGGCCGGCACATTGGCTCATATTATGCACGCTGAAGATGTTGTGGACGGGTCTTACATACGGATGAAAATTCCGAGCGGAGTGGCGGGTGCGCATGAGGAATTCATGCGTCGCTGGTTTTATAACCGTATGGTTCATCGCTACGTTATTTAAAAAAAGAGAGGGTTATCATGGAAATCTTAAATTCGGAATACCTGAGAGTGGCAGACATTGAAATGGTCGATGAAGAGAAAAGAATTATAGTCCTGTCTAAACAAAGTGCGGATAAATTTCCACATCGAATTAGCTTTGATGAAAAATTTTGGTCATTTTATAATTATCTACCAATAACACAAGAAGAAGGTCTTGAATATTTGACAAAAGCAAGCTATAGGTTATCAACTGTTCAAGATACATCAACCGAAGATGATCTTACTACTCTTGTTATTTCTAAGGGTACGCAATATTTCCTCGTTGGATCCATGTTTGCTAATGGCACAATAGATATGTTGCCTGAATTTCTCAAACGGAAGTACTGGTATAATGGGTATCTGAGAACACACTCTGGTTACAATGCTGTATTTGACCAAGTTCAAGTCGGAGATCGACTTGCGGTTAAGCGTTTGAACGGTCAAGCTGCAAAGGATATGCGGATCCTGGCATTAGGAATTGTTACAGACATAGACGATGATGGAATAACCTTATATGTAAACTGGATAATTCAGTTCAACCAAAAGGTTGTACCAATGGCAGGTTGTACTGGAACTATAATCGGACCTATGGCTAAATCATCCGCAAGAGCCGAAATTTTTAGCATTTAAAGGAGATAAAATGGTATATACTTATGTAGTTTACTCTTTGGCTTTTCATAAAATAGTAACAATCCAAACAATAGCTATAATATTTTTAGACTTAAGCATTCCATACTAAGATAACTGGAGGTTTTATGGATCAACAACAGGTAAGTTGGAAATTTGGAAAAGGTCAACTGGTAAAAGTTGTCAACCATGAATTGCAGGGTACTATCGGGGTCATTGTAGACAGGTACTCTAAACCGGCCCGATATTTCGGACCCTTGTGCTTAGGTCCCTATCCAGAATTATATGAGGTTTCAACTCCGGCACAAACTCTGGAATTATTGCCTTGCTGTTTAACACCTTTATTACTAGGAGCCGACTGATGAAAGTAACAATCCGGTGTCCGGTATGTGGAGTGTTAAATGTCGTAGATTGCATTACTTCAAACGTAAGTGATAATCCCGTACTTACTATTGAGTCCGAGGCAATCTATGACTCTACGGAGTTTGAGTGTCCAAAGTGTAAAAAGGAAGTACGGGTTCAAATATCAGTCGAATTATTTGAATAAAGGAGATAATGATGATGATGAATATAGATCGCGCCTCAACTATACTGGGAATAAATCCTCCGATACCGATTGAAAAGTTGATGCAAATATATCGAGCGAAGGCACAGGAACTACACCCGGATAAGGAATCCGGAAGTCACGAGAAATTCCTGGAGCTTAAACAGGCGTTTGATTTATTCAGGACCTTGGTTAGAGATGAGCGGAGTTATGATTCCACGGTATATACAACCAACGGGATAGCACTTCACACCTTGGGAAAAGGGCTTGGCAACAAAAATGGATTGACTTGTACTGACTGTGAAGGCCGTGGTTATAATTCGTATCCTAAACATAAGTATTCGGACTGCCCGCACTGCAAGGGTCATGGAAACATTTGTTGTGACTGTTCCGGTACTGGTAAGTTTATTCAGAAGAATACCAAACGCGAAGTTTCGTGCAAGACCTGCGAAGGTCAGGGATTTATCTCGGATATTACTCCATATATTAACTGGAGAAAATTCCAAAGGTCGATGTGTATCCATTGTTGGGGTTCTGGTCGGGGGTACTACGAGACAACGGAACTCGCACACGAATTTTGCCATAAGTGTAAAGGTACTGGAGAAACAGAAATGTGGAATCCGGTGCTGCAAAAACTTGCAATTCTGAAAGAGAGGCTTAAATGAAACTTAAGAACATAACTATTTATTTCAAGAACGGTGAGGTTACTTGTGTCCACAATGCTCAAAACTTTAGCATAAGTAATGAGCAGGTAATAGTGGACTTCATAGCCGCCAATGATAATCCGTCTTGTGTTCAGTGCAATCAAGATTCGATTGAGCGCATTGTAATGACCCAACTCCCAGTTAAAGGAGCTAAGTATGAGTGAGGATATAAGTAAAAGAGTTATAACACCAAATCAGCGAAAGGCCATTTTGGAAATTGACCCAAAGGCTACATTCTCTGAGGATGGTAGCATAGTTTACACCTGCATAGTTTATGACTACCTGTGTGATATTTTTGACAACATAGATTAGAGGTGAATATGAATAAGATAGAGCACCTAACACGGGAACAAATACTGACAGAAGTTGACAACGCAGGTTTCATCTTGATGTATCGCCTATCAGATGAAACCTGCGCTGAACTTGACAGGCTACAAGCAGAAGGTATATTGGCAACGGCTAGGGAAGAAGGAATTTCATTTATAAATGAGGATTACTTTTATATGCGTAAAGGCAACCCGGCTGGAGTCCACAGAGTAAGTGACAAGCGCGGAATGGAATCCTGGCTTGAAAAGGAGAAAGTATGACATACACAATGGAGTATATCAATGAACAATGGCCTGAGCATGGGTATAGTAGCTGTAATGACAAAAATATGGCAAATTCAGGTTTCAACCGATGTGCCAGATGTACGGCACTAGAACTTCGGGAACTTGAGATTCGCAGACTCAAGGATAAAGGTGTAGAAATTGACGAAGAGGAGTAACTATGGACTTTTTATTTACACAAGAAGCAATGCAGTTGTATTTTACCGCAGTAAGTTTTACATGCCTAGGTTATTGTATAGGCCTCCGTTACCGTCTAAAACTCCGATTGGTAATAATCAATATGGAGTATGATTTTGCACAACGTACTGGACAATTCTCACGTTCTATAGAAAAAGTTATTGAAACTTACAAGGAGAAATAATCATGAGTAAACCACAGATATTTTAATGGCTACGGACAAGGGGGGTTGAAATTTCTACCGTAGCGTTCGACCATAAAGAACGTGATGCAAATGTAATAGAAGTTAAAGAGGTTGCTTTCAATACACACCCTAATGCCACACAAAATATTCTGAGAAACATTCTGTTCAAAGCCGGAGTTGATGTAGTAATGGAATAGACTAAACTAAAAAGGAGAGTAAAATGTACGGAGACCAACTTGAGGTAAATGATGCCTTCATGATTTTTATAAACACAATCAGACCTCGCCCATTACTGGGCGAGATACAACTTCTTGCCGCCTTCTGTCAGTATTTGAATACTGAGGACGTAACAACTATTCCAGGTTATGGACTTGATAAAGGAGTATCCGATGCGAAATAAAATGAAAATAAAAGGCACAATTACTGGTAGGGCATCAAGAGTTTCATCGAAAGCTGGTTTACTTCTGAATGATCTTCTGGTATTTATAGGCATTGCTTTTGACTTTACATATGCTCATAACAGACTTACTACTCAGATAGCAGATAGTGTTTCATTTCTGGAGGAGTCAGAGTTGATTGAGTGGGAGGAAGTGGACTCAGAAAATCCAGATGAGGGTTCAGACCGCTTTTTACGCCTTACAGATAAGGGCAAAGTGTATCTTAATGGGCTGACTAGCTTGCCTCTTCCAGTTCCAAAAACTGTTTGGGCAGTTCCAACAAAGGAGTGACCAATGGCTAAAATTTCAGAATGGGTACACTTAGAAACTATTGGCGTTTTGTTCTGTATAGACCAGGAGTATGAACTTAAAGAAGGTGAGGCTACGGAGTTAGCCTTGCGTTGGCTAATGACACACGATGTAATTCTGTGTGAGTCTGATGCTAAAATGAAGAAAGAACTTCCTTTTTACTTGCTGGACTATGCAGTTACCACAAAGGGTAAGGACTATCTCATGTCATTATTAACCGTACCACTGGTTTAACAAATAAATAAAGGAGAAACCGATGAGCACAGATAAACTTGAACTTTATATTTGTACAACCTGCAATCAAGGTTTCAACGCTAAACTAGATGCAGAAAGATGTCATAAAGCGATACCAGTAAAAGTTGAAGGTACGCTATACACTGAGTTTAATACCGTTCAGGTAGAAATAGTTTCTGATGTTAAAGACTACTACTATAAAAATTCTCATGGAAACCTTAGGAGCGTACCACCAAGAGCAAAAATAGTAGCAATTTGGGATGCACCAGTAGTTGACGGCGAAACCTTGATGGAGGTATACTAAAATGAGAGATGAAGAACTCTGTGCTTTCGACCGCAAGTATGGATCAAAGCATCCAGACTTAATTCAGCGCATGGCCTTTCGCAAAGAGCCTAGAAAGACACCGTTTGACTTTGATGATTTGCTGTCAATGGATTACATGGGTTCATCAGAGTTTGAGTGGGGTGCAATGCCTAAGTCACTAAAGCGTATTGTCAGGACGATAAACTCAAGGTTTATCCACAAGTATCCTGCAGTTGACTTTCGTGGTGACAACCTTTGCTTGCTGGCCCGAACACAAGAAGAAGCGGATAAGTACTATGGCTGGCTCGTCCAACTTTTGTCAGGTAAATCATATCAGGAAGTTGGTTGGAAACCACGAGAGTTTACAAACTTGTGGGAACAACTTCCACATGAAAAACCGTATTTGAATGACCCTGTTATTCACCGACAGAAAATTGAGGTCTACCGCTATGGTAGAGAGTCAACTAATGCTTGGTGGGACTTGGAATTCGATATAGTTTTCTGCTTCGGTCATAAAAAGTTGACAAAAATAAAACACTCTATTATACAAATACTGAGGAATAAACAAGCCATTATATTTGAACCTACGACTATGCCGAATGAGCGTATGAAGGCAGAGGAATGGGTTAACGAACCTGAATAAGGAGTGAACTATGGCACGGATGAAGTACATTGTTATTGACCGAGAGAAAGTTGCGGTGTTCAGCGATTTATTTACCCACTCGGAGTTTAAACCAATGGGTAATATCACCAGTGCAGGATTTGTTGTTATAGGTGAAGACCACGGTAAGTGCGATACCACTTGTACCATTTGGGGCGAGTCAGTTTCCTTGGGAGTTAAGTCAGACCAAGAACTTGACGAAAAGTTGATAAACAGAATGTTGACCAGATACTAGGAGGTACTAATGGAAAGAATAAAATGTCCTGTGTGCAATCGAAAAGTTGACGTTATAAGGAATCGACTAAAGTCACATCCAGTCTATATTGGGAACAGCACAATGAGTGGCGGAATCTGCCAAGGAAGTATGTTAGATATAACAAGAGAAAAGGAGAAAGTTATGGGAGCAAAAGGTAAGAAGAAGATATATGTACCGACCAGAGCAGAGGGTATCGTGCTGTCCGTAATGGATATTATGGTGCTGACTAAAATACTATTAACTCCAGGTTGTTATTTCAGTATGAATGGAATACCTTTCATTGAAAAAGAATCAATTACTTATTTGGAAGAACACCAGTTGATTGATACTACTGATGAATGGGTTGCACCGGAAGATTCAGATGAGGATGACGACTGTGATGACTCAGAAGGTGAATTCTACAAGGTAACAGAGAAGGGTGAAATATATTTGGATGCACTGACTAAAGTTAAACTTCCAATCCCAACAACTGTGTGGGCTATACCAAAGGAGTGAACCATGCAAGGTAAACCAGTGGAAGTAATAAGACACATTGATACCGGAAGACTAGGTTTCTACGGAACTTATACGGGACGGTCAGTTGGAAGAATAATTCACTTCCTCTATGACATTTATAAACTGCATAATGCAGACCGATATACTATAGGCTCAGGTGAAGTTATGTATGCCAGAGATTTAGTGGCTACTTATAGTTGGCTTGAGGATACAGATGTACCTATATTTGATGATAACTCGCTGGGTATACTCCACAAACAAACAGAATTTTTAACCGAGCATGGGCTTATAAAGGAGTAGGTTATGTCAGACCACATGGATGCATACTTAACACATATAAAGCAGATACCAGTCCGAAAACGTATTGACTGTCTTGAGGAGTTTGTTACTGGTTTAAACTTGGACCACATTTATTCGGTACTGGACAAGATGGAAACAATCGACCGTTCTGGTTACAGAATAATTATTGGACCAAAACCAGTACAGAGAAAGATTCATTTCAAGATAGTAACGGACATAGGTACTCAAGTTAAATGCCCTGTAGCCAATGGGATGTCAACAAGAGCACTAAACCGATTGAAACTTACTGAGGATACGAAAAAAGTAACATGCAAAAAATGTTTGGCTATACTTGATAGTCAAACTAAAGAGGAGAATCCAAATGAGTAATTGTCCAATGTGTGAGCACAATATTCCAGTAACACTTTATGTGTATCTTCCACTTGACCCACAAGACTATCCCGGTGGCGGTAACTTAAAGATTACAAAGTCAACTATAGTCAGGTACAATGTTCCTACTGATAGAAAGTTGACCAAACAGGATATTGAAAAGTTGCAGCGTCAAATTGAAGAGTTTGAACACAGTTTAACGGTAGGTCACTTATGATAAACCTAAATAAGAAAGAAGACCTGTTACGGTTATTGTTAAAGATTGAGTTTAGTCTTTACTCACCAATAGCAGAAAGAAAAGGAAAAAAGACTTGTCCTTACTGCGCTCAGTTTGAGATCCACGATAAAGAGTGTGAACTTAATAATGGGATACTGAATATTATTGGTGATAACTTTACCTTTGAGACAAAGGAAGTAATCCAAGAAACCCTTGAAGAAATTGAGTGGTGTGGATTCAACAAAATTTGTCCGTGTTGTCAAAATCAAATTGGCGAAGGGCATGCCGAGGATTGTTGGATGAAAGGGGTGACTGACCTATGAGAATAATAGAAGTAGTAGGTTGTACTTGTTGTCCGTACTTTAAACAGACGGATGGGTATAATAGAGTTTATGTATGTACGCATCCAAAGTTTACCGGTGGATTCACCATGAGCCATAGATTGAAAAAGGACGGAACTTATCCATTAGCATTGAGGAAGAAGGTACATAAAAATTGTCCACTACAAATAAAGGAGCCTCGCTATGGTATCTACCCAAAAGGTTGAGAAACAGAAGTTGAAACTAACTAAAACTCAGTTTATCCAATTGAATGTGGACCGACTGCATAAGTATATTTGGGAAAAGACAATAATGGGCCAACGCTTCGGCTCATCAAGTTCTTATGACCTGGCACAGTTTATAATGAAGGATACACAGTTTATTATGCCTAATCTCTGGTGGGGTAAGTGGTCAGGTTCTTTTAAAGAAGACGGATTAAAAAAAGCAGCTACTAATCAGTATACAAGGGCTTTGAAAAAGTTTAAAGCGTTATATGACATTATAGGTCATGGTCCTGTTGGTACATTTCTATAAAACTATCAGAAAAAGGAGAAACTAATGGTAATATTCACTAAATGCCCAGAGTGCGGAGTACCGACTACAGCCAACATCCACCAAGACATTCAACTGGTTGAACCAAAAGCAAAATTCGAGCAAAATATTGATTGCTTGAATTGTAAGACAAATTACCAGATAGTTATAAAGTTGAAAGCGCGGACCAAGAAAGACAAAAAGGATATTGACGAAAAAATTGCAGAACACTATGGGAGGTAATCATGGAAACAATTTCACAACCAATAACACTTAAACATCTGAACTATCAGGCTTGCCCACATTGTGGTTCTCGCTGTAAGAAAATTACGCAGGAATCCCGTCACACTAATGGACAGTGGAATGAGTATCAGTACTTTGAGTGTGGGTTTACCGTACACTTTAGTCCTAACTATGGGAAAGAGCAGATTCTTATTGAGTGTGAAAAAACTGATGAGTACAAGGAAAAGAAACGGCTTAAAACTGAGAGCATGAAAAAAGTTATGAATTATATTTCTAAGCTAAATTGTGATGCTGCTTTTAAGGCCACGCTAAAAGATAAGGTGGAATCAGCAAAATATAGCATATAAGGAGATACTAGATGGAAAACCAAATAAGGACTAGACTTACCACTTGGAAAGAACAGGCACAACTGTGGCTCGTAACTAAGGCGAAGCCACTGACGGATGAGCAGATGCCTATTTATATCAAGCTGTCTATGAATGAGGACCAAATGGACAGTGATACAACTTTTAGACGAAAAATACAGAGCGATAGTATGGGCGCACTTGTATTTAGTCGCTCAAAGGCAATAGGGTTGGACATAAACCATGTAGTCCTGGCGTTCATAGCTGGATGGTTATGTGAAAATCCAGCACAGGCTGTAATGTACCTTTCTTACTTACGGTTAGTACAGATTGAACGAAAACAAGTAGTTAATATGCTGGAGTTTTCATCTATTTTTGCGGAAGGTTTCTTTGATAACGATACGTTATCGGATTTGTGGGACTTGCAGAAAGTTCGTGGAGAAGAATATGAATGGTTGAGAAACTCTGGTGCATACCAAACTGATAACTTACTTGACTACTTAGAGTTTTTCAAATAACTAAAGGTGGATTAAATAATGGATAATAAAAAATTAGTTAAAAGAGAGTATACCGTCTGGCTTTTGGTCGATAAAAATCTTTCAATTTTAGACGATGAGAATTTAAGGTACATTGGTAGTAGTATTATCCATACAGTCGAGATAGTTGAAGTGTTGGCACATTTATACAGCGTTCTTCAGGGACATAATACAACTATACCTTTTAGTGAACGCAAGGTATATTTAGTAAAGCTAGATAGAGACTTGTGGTTCATGCCGGGTAATGGTAAATTCAAAAAGCTAACAGTATAGTCTTATATACAAAAGGAGCGTTCTATGAAGACCACCAAAATACCGATAGATGAATTCTTTAAAGCTGATTCTTTACGTCTGCCTACGAACTTCAAATCAAAAAATTTGAGGTCTCTTGCAAAAGGTAGGACTATAAAGAAAATAGTTATAAATCGACCTAAAAAGGATTCACCTTCTCCAATGCTAGACATACCTGTTCAGGGAATAAAGGTCTTATTTACTGATGGATCCTGTATGTTCATTGATGCTTGGCTCGGAGAATTTGACCAGCGTCCAGAGGTATCAAAGAATAAAAGATCCGGTGCATTCTTAACAGGTGCATTCCATGAACCACCAGCTCCTCTTGAAGATTAAGACTAAAACTGTAAATATAGATATGGCAGTTAACTTTAATCTGATGAGGAACAAGCTTCATGAGAAAAATATCTGTAATAGAGTCTGAACACCATGAATAAGATAACAGAGAAGCAAATAAAGAGATATGTGCTAAATCGAAGGTTGAAAGAGCTCCAAGTTAAAGATAATAATATAGTTCTAACGCTGACTGATAATAGACGGATATTGATAAATAGAAAAAGCGGAAGCATAAGGATCAAATCTGGGGATGAGTATATGTCGGAACGCGATCTGGAAAGGTTTAACGACCAAGTAGAAGCCGCAGTTAAAAGAGCACAGGCAAACATTCCTGCAGAGTGTAGGAATTGTGGGCCTCAACTGTAAATATTTAGAGCTAGAGCTGGAGTTGTAATTTATATACAATGATTGAGATTGAAATTGAGCGGAGGTATCGCGTGGCAAAAAAAGAAAAAGAAGAGAAGAGTTATACTGAAAAACGAAGAGAAGCAGAAAAACCAGTTAAGATAAAAACAAAGAAAATAAAGGCTTATGATGAAGACAGCTTTAAATTTCATACACTAGACGTAGACAAAGTTAGAGCTCGTCCCTCCATGTATATGGGTTCGACACCAATCTTCCAATGTGTTAAAGAAGTTGTGGACAATTCTATAGATGAGTACAATGAGACAGAGCAGAGTGCAAAACACTGGAATATTTATATTAGTTATACTTGTGATAAAAAATCTGGTAAGCACACCTTTACTGTAGCAGACAAAGGCAGAGGAATTCCGATAGGAATTAATAAAGATATAAAAGTAAGTACCTTAACAGGTGCCTTTACACAACTTCAAGGTGGAGGTAAATTTGATGCAAAAGCCTATGAAGCAGGTAAAGGTACAAATGGAACGGGTGTTTGTGCTACCAATGCTTTATCTGAGCAATTAGAAGTATGGACACACAGAGATAAGCGCTGGTGGTATCAAAAGTTTGAATTTGGTAAGCCCGTTACGGAAGTAATAAGAAAAAAACCTGAAAAACAATTTATAAAAAATAGCTGTGGGACTGTTGTTTCGTTTACCGTAGATAATTCTATAGAACAAATCTCTGTGGATACTTTTGATTTATCTGGTTTTAAAACCTGGTTGAACGTTACCTCCATGATTGATAGCCCTATCCGTATTCTTTTTGAATATGGATCAAGTAAAAAGGGATTGAAAACAATAGAGTACTTTAAACCCGATGGCGCAGTTGAATATTTAAAGATGAAACTTGAAGAGTATAAGCTTGAAACTTTTGGTAAAAAGCCGTTTGTGTTTACTCATAAATTTATGTCATGTATTTTTCAATGGGCCTCTACAGAGGAAACACACTTTGATGCCTACACTAATGGTATTTACAACATAGACGGAGGTACGCATTTACAGGGTTTTTATTCTTCTCTTGTAAAGGCGTTTAATATAGTCGTAAATAATAAGAAAAAAGAATTAAAAGAATCTGACTTACGGGCAGGTCTAATTGGATTAGTAAACGTAAGAGTACCCGAGGCACAGTATAAAGATCAGGTTAAGAATGAGTTAAAATCACCTGTAAAGAAAAAAGTAGAAGAAACATTAATTGAACCCTTAACAGCGTGGTTTAATAGTCATAAATCCTTGGTTAAGGAAATTCAAGAGCGAGCCACTGCTTTGAGGGATGCAAAAGAAAAAGCAAAAGAGCTTATGAAGGCCGCCTCTAAAGTTAAGACAAAAGGTCAGAGTTTGCCTTCTAAGCTGGTTATGTGTGATAGTAAAACACCTGTTGGAGAACGAGAGTTGTTTATTCTTGAAGGGGACTCTGCAGGTGGGCCAGCTAAACGAGCTAGAGATCGTAGATACCAAATGGTTTTGCCTTTGAAAGGAAAGCCCATAAATGTCGCCCGCTGTTCAGTCGCAAAGGCATTAGGATCTGTTCCAGTAAAAGAAATACTTACCACAATAGGTTTTGACGCCAAGAGTTATGCAAAAATAGGAAAAAGCTTAGTTCCTTTCAATGTAGGGCGTATCGTGTTAACTGCAGATGCCGATGAAGACGGTCGCCATATTGAGAACCTTATACTTACAGTATTGTATAAATTTGTACCAGATGTCTTTAAGAACAACATGGTATACCTAGTTGATTCACCTTTATACATAGTTAGATCAAAAGGTAAAAAGAACTATGCTTATACTTATAAAGAAGCGGTTAAAAAATACGGTGATAAGGCTCAATTAAAACGTATGAAAGGCTGGGCAGAGGCTAATGATGACGAGCTAGAGTATATCGCTTTTAAAAAAGATACAAGAAAGCTATGGCTTGTCCGTCCAGTTCCTACCGCAGACGGAAAAGCTTTTCTTAAAATAGTAGGCGAGGATACTGCAGAAAGAAAAAGAATTCTTAAAATAGAATCTTATGCTGACCCTAAAAAGTTAAAAGATTCTTCTCCTAAACCTAAGAAAGATAAAAAAGTAAAAGAGATAAAAGAAGAAACTAAGGTTAGTAAGAAACGGGGAACTAAAAATGATTATAGCAAAAAAGAAAGATTCAAAGAAAACTAAAAAACGTTCAACTCTTGATCTTACTAGTAACATAAAAGAAGATATAAAAGAAAAAGACTTAGTAACCTTGGCTACAGAGAACACCGAACGCTATGGTAAAGAAACAATTGAAGAGCGTGCGTTGGCCGCCCAAGACGGCTTTAAACCCGTTCATAGACGGATTTTGTATTCCATGTATACTATGGGTATGACACCTAAATCAAACTTCAAAAAAGCTGCAAGAGTTGCGGGCGATGTAATGGGCAGATTTCACCCACATGCGGATACCGGCATTGTTGGTGCAATGGTAACTATGGCAAATTCTCCTGAACCTATTATAGACGGAGAAGGTAACTGGGGTGACCATACAGATGCCGCTGGAGCAATGCGTTATATCGAATGCCGAATAACAAAGTATGCAGAACAGTATTTGCTGGACCCAGATTATTTACATCCGTCTGTTACGGATATGGTTAAAAATTATGATGGTGAAGAGATGGAACCAGTATTACTTCCGGCTAAACTACCTAATATACTAATAAACGGTAGTGAAGGTATTGCGATGGGTGTATCCTCTTACATTCCTAGTTTTACCAAAGACAGTGTTGTAAAGCTCGTTAAAATAGCGTTAATCGGAAAAGAAGCTACATCTAAGCTCTGTAATAAATACCTTGAGTTTAATTTTAAATATGGAGGATTTTACGTAGGTACCGCTGAGGAATTACTTTCATATTATGAGACGGGTAAGGCTTCACTTAAATTTAGATCTACAACTGAGTATGAGCCAAATAAGCATTTTGTAATAACAGCACTACCCCCTAGAATTAGAGTGGAAACTATGCTAGACTCTTATAGGGACTTACCAGAAGTGTCTAAGGCTGAAGAAACTACTGATAAGAACGGTATTAGTTTCACCATAAAATTGAAGAAAAATGATAATCCCAAATTGCAAGATAAACTTTTATCCATCGTAACATCTACCTTACCTTTTCAGACCTACCTAACTGAAAGATCATTAAATGAGAATAAAGAAGTTCAAGTAAAATTCAAGAAAACAACAGTTCCAGAAATTATAAATGACTGGGTTAAATGGAGAATAGCTTTAGAGCTAAAGGTAATAAAATACCTTTTGATAAAGACCGAGCGAGAATTAGAACGCTTAACCTTATTACAGCTCGCGGCAAAAAATATGGACGTAATGAAGTCCATGCTTGACCAAAAAGATCCAATAAAATTCCTTATATCTAAATTAAAATTCAATGGTGCGAAGCTCACAGAAGATCAAGCCAATTATTTGCTCGATATCCGGTTTCGCCAATTGACGAAGCTAAATATCCAGAAGTTATTGGACGATATAAAGAAAGTAAAACTTACTATTACGGAGCTGAATAAAGACCTAAAGGATCCTAATACTAGAATACTTAAGAGTTTGTGAGTGACGTGGGTTGAAACTTATCTAACCTGAGGAGAATAATCACAATGCCTACCGAAACTGAAGAAGTAATAAAGCCCAACACCGCAGTCCCAGCAAAACCCAAGCCCCTTGGATCATTTACTAAAAAAGAAATTAGGCGACTGGACAACCTTTCTGACGGACGAATGAAATCATCACAGGGTAAGTATGAGCTTGAATCTGATTACCTAGATGACTACGCAGATCGGATCCGTAAAGAAGATAGGATGCAACACTTCGAGCAAGAGTTTTACGGAGAGTTGAATAAACAGCTCGATGAATACGCAAGACAAGTCATGCACTTAAAAACAGACGTACCGGGTATTTGTGTTGTTCAAAGAGGGCCCGTTATTCCTATTAGTCCTAACCTTTCTAAATTGGTGTCTGTCCGAGAAGGAGGTAAAAAAGAAGACCAATCAAAAGCAAAATCGTACTCAGGGTTGAAGATAACACAGTACGCAGGCATAAAGGTTGCCCACGTTGCTGGTTATTATATCTTTGAGGACCAAATATTACTGGGTGTGAAAATAACAGAGCTTGCTAAGCAAGATGCGGTTGTTAGCACTTATAGATCTACCTGTAAAATGTATTTGGACAAAATACATGAACTTCAAAACAAGTTACTTCCGTTAGAACTTTTGAGAAAACGCCTGAAAGAGATTTATGAAGAAGTAGATGAGTTGTTAAACGCAAAAGAAGATCCTAATAGAGATCAAAGAGTAGATGCAAATGAAGCACGAACACAAAGAAAAGACTTCTTAATTGAAGAAGGATCTAAATTAACGGCAAAGATAAAAGAAGAAGAAGATGCTAATGTAGGACCCCTTGTAGAGCTCAATAATGTCCATGTAGAATATGATAACTATAAGACGATGGAAAAACTAAAATTAAGTACCCAGCTAGAGAAGTCCATTAGTGGTCATAAGAGTTTGTCTGAGGCAATCTTAGAGAAGGCTATCGCAGGCGTTAGTCAACTAAATGAAAAGCTCGAAGGTGATGATAGCTTGGTCTTCGTAACCTCATTTGGATTTGACCCAACGGCTACCCTTGGAAAAGTACAAGCAAAAAGTATTGTTGTTAATCCCATTCTTCATGGTAATTTAGCTTATTTCTGGCTCATGAAGATCCGGACGGTAAATATCATAAAACGTTTCTTAGGTTCAGACGTCCATATAACAGGATATTCTTTCCCTAAGAAAGAGCGGTCTAAGATAATGAAGCGCGTAGATAATGAGGTTAAAGTAACGGGTGGGTTTACCGATGAAATACTTAAACTTAGAAAATTCGGAACCTTAAGAGATAACGCCTTTAAGAAAATGCAAGTATTTTTGATAAAACAGCATAAAGAAATGGATGCGTACTTTACAGAGTTGTTTGATAAAATCTGGGCAGAGTCAGAAGAGGTCTTAAAAGAAATGAAGAATAAAGGTGGCTCAAAATGACTAAGTTAATAGCTGGTGAAGAGGTTGTCTTTATAGGAATTATGGATCCAGTCTTAAAAGACTCCAGAGCAGTTGTAGTTGAGAAATTAAATAGGTTTGACTACAAGGTAGCAACTAAAGATGGATTTATGCTAACTGTTGCTGAAGTATTTCTAAAGAGGGCGACCTTACTAGATAATACCTTAATCCCAATTCCAAAAGAAGAACCTAAAGTAGAAGTTACACTTAGTGAAGGTACTCCTTATGTCCTTGTTGAAGGGGATGAATGTGAAGGGCGTAATTAATTAAATTTAATATTAATGGCCTTGACAATACATATAAGAATATGTTATAATCAAATTAAGGAATATCCCGAGATACCTAGATTGTGAGCGAGAGGGGAAATACGATGATACTGAGCAAAAATCTTGCTGGAATAATTTCCAGCATTCCAGGGCTGTGCCAGAGGTTATCCAGCTTATCAGAGAAATGGAATACAGAAAGAGCAGAAAAGATAAAAGAAGAGATAGATAGCATAATTCCGTTGTTAAGAAAAAAGGACTTTGGTCCCATAAAGAAAGGTCTGCAACATTGCAACTCTACTCTAGCTGGATGCATAGCAGGTAAGGTAGAGCAATTACTAACTAAGTCTAAGTGTAAGTCATACATAAGAAAACTAGGGTTAACTATAACGCCCATCCTTGAGGCTATTCATGCTCTTGAAATAGATACGATACCAGAAAAAGAAGAATTACCTACGATTAGCTTTAAGCCCGGCGTTGACCTTTTAGACCAATCCATTCAAGAACGCTTATCCCTTCATACGTTAGACGATAACGGAAATCCTAGGCAAAGTGCTAATAAAGATCTTTCTACAATGGAACAGATTTGGGAAGAAGCAGAGTATAAAAATATATTACGCCAAGAGTCTTTAAATGCTTGGGATAAAAAGTTCTATGGACCCTTGGATATGGCTTATGAAAAATATAAATCCCAGATTGATAAAATACCTCGTTTCTTAAATAAACCTGCAGAGTTGTTTAGGGTGCCTATCGTTCCCTATTCCGCAAAAGAAGTAATTTTTAGAGATAAAGAACTTGCTAAGACAGATGTAGAATTGGTCTTTATAGCGGGCTTTCCTATATTTGAAAATCAAATTGTTTTGGCAATAAATACAAACAGATTTCAAGATGAGATGCTAGGGATACAGGCATACGAGTTTGAACGATCTAAGCACAGTTCTACTTTAGCTAATGCAAGAGATAAATATTTACCTATAAGAAAAATGGAACTCCAAATAAAAGAATATCAGGAAGAGCTTTCGTTCTTAACTGAACCTTTAGTAGAAGGTACCGGTATAAACAAAGAGGATGCACAAGCAGTAAGAACACTGAGATCTTCTTGGATTAACGCTGAGATTGAAAAATTGATTGTAAATATAAACGCTAGAAAGGTCAAATATGCTGACCTGTTTAAGGAATTGGAAGTAGGTACAGCTAAGCTACGCGAGATATCAAAAGGTAAACCAAAAGATAGCGGAGACAGTGTAAAGCGCACGCTGGAAACAGCTGAAGAATACTTGAAGATAATAAATAGTAAGCTATCTTTTGAAGAACAGCTTGGACTTGTTACAAATACACCATATCCTTATGGGTATGGAACAACGTATTTTTGGTTAATGAAGGATTCTAATCTAGCAAAGTGGAACGTAAATTTATCTTTCAACAGAGAAAAACTAAATATATCTAGTTGGTCATTTGTAAATCCACCTGAAACAAAATCTGCTTTTGAGCACCTTCAAGCGTTTCAAACAGAGTTGCAAAACTTCGTACTGTCCTCAATTCGGAACGGTTTAACCATTGACCAATGTTGTTTGAAGTTAAAGGTGTATCTAAAGAAACGCCGTAAGACCTATGGCAATGAACATCGTGAGCTCGTAAAGAAAATTTATTCGGACTTTTCAGATAGTGGGATTAAGCGCGTTGACCTTAAGGCTCCAAAGGTGAGGTTTCTTGTATGATTTGCTACGTTTGTCACTGCACCCCAGAAGTTCCTCATGAACACCATCCAGAGTTGCAGGCGTACGGTGGGACAGATAAGGGTACAGTAATACTATGTAGTAACTGTCATAATTCTCTCCATAAAGAAATCTCAAGGTTGCATGCGCTTTATAAAAAAGGGAAAGGAGGTGAAGGCGTAAGGTGGAACACTGCACGACACAGTCAAGAAGTTGAAAACGCTAAAAATCTTGTTTTATGTGGCTTAAAAAGTATCGTAATGTTTGAAGGACAGAAAAAGACAAAAGTGAATATAAGTGTTGACCAACAAACCCACCAAACTATCACGGCGTTAAAGGGAAAATTGGGTGCATCCAACATACAGGACACCATACTCCATTGTATAAAATACACCGCCAAAGTGCACGGTTTGGGATAAACCCATCCTTTTATAAGGATTAGACATTTACCCTCTTGGGTATTAAATTTTGGGAGGCACGACCTTAATGGCAAAACCCGGCATACCGAAACTTGTTAAATTCTGCGGAACCTGTCGTCATTATTGTTGGATAGTTGGACCAAATAGAAAAACAACCTGTAACAACTTAGGGTCAATAGATACAACCCCTGGGTGTCTTGATTATGCAATTAATCCCTTTGTCTTAAAGGATTATATCTCGGTCCTAAAGCCCTTATCTGAAGTATTGAGAGTTATGCCTCTAACTGTCTTACCTATGTTTTATGAAATCATAGCGCAAGAAAAGGTTTTACGCAGACGTGGTTTCTATTTCATGGAAAAAGTAGCAATTAAGTATTATGGTTCAGCTGCAGACAAGTATATAAGCAACTACGTAGTTGCTCATGTCTTTAGCTCGACTGATGAAGGTGTACTCGTAATAAGTAAAAGCGGTATAAGAATGTTTGTTCTAAAGGAAAACGTAATTAAGTTTGCACTTTTTCTGGAGATGCGTAGGGACCTAAAAGAGGCAGGAAAGAATGTCGATCCTACAATAAAGATGCGTTCTGTAAAACAGAAGCTCGCATTGACCGAAACCTTGGATGATATTTTAGACCGAGGTCTTTTAGACGATGAGGATCTTGACAAATCCTTGAAGTCAAAATTCAGTACGAGTAAAATAAACAGGCGGATTACTGATCCAGAAGAAGGGTTGGGTATAAAAGAAAAGAAGAAAACTATGAAGTTTTCAGAGATGGAAATTTCTACTAGGTCTCCTATTAAGAAAGGAGGGTCCAAGTAGATGAATAGATCTCTAGCTAAATACATACGCGAATATTTTGGTTTTATGTACGGTACAAAAGAGTTTATGGACATTTATTTGTATAGCCTACAGTATATAACTAAGTCAATGTCGGCATCAAGATTCCATAAACTAGTTAAATGTATCTCCTCTAGGTCTATTAAAGATTTCAGACTTGGACTAACCAATATCGGTTATTATATTCTAAATCTAAAAATGTATGTTCTGCATAGCATAGCGAAGACCGTAGATAAAACTTTATCAGATACAATCCGTAAGAAAGATAAGCAATATGCAGTGTTCTTTTTTAAAGATAAAATGCTTAAGACTACAGTAAAAATGTTAAAAGCACAGTTCAAAGTTTTACCTTCATTGAACGAAATAAAGGTTTTACTTGTCAAGGTGTCTGCAATGGCAGATGTAAAGCTCAAGCCCTTAATAAACAACATTGTATGGCGTCGCCTTAAATTTTTATCTTATAGTAATTCAATTGATTTAGAATCTATTAGAGCAGAGTTGAAGGCAAAACTTGTACAGTCATTCTATTGGCTAATGCCGTATAAAAAAGAAACGGTCTATCATTGGGTAATGACCATGATAAAGCCCCTAAAGAATCACGCTATAAACTTGGTTAATTTTTACACGACCAAAAAGAGAGTCCGGATGTATGAGGACCACGAAGGAAAGTATAAGGTTAAGGAAATAAGTATTGATGCAATTCTTTCAGATGAAAATAGAGAAGGTATGCAGTTAAGCGATGGAAACGAGTATAAAGTAAATGTAGAGAACAAGGTAGCATTAAAACAAGTATATGATAGGTTCGCAATAACTAGTAAGCGTATTTTAGCATTCAAACTATTGAGTGGAACCTTTGATGGTGAATTTACACAGTGGTTAAGGGCGAATAAGTATATTAGTGGTCTATCCAATATGGATAATACGGATTATCAAGATAAAGAAGACCCAATGCTATTCTTGCGGCTCGTAGCGGCCTTTGTAGGAATACGATGGGACCATTTTTATCGCATGATAACCCGAATCCGTAGTTCCTTAGTTGAGCCTACATCTACAAAGGGGGTGTCGGATAATTATGTGCTCAATTCCGCTTACGCCTCATCAAGCCCCTGAGACTAATATCTCAAGGTTGTTTGAATTAAACTTTGATCCAATCTTGTATAAAGATAACCAAGAGTATCAGTCTTCTTATAGAGAGAAAGCGTGTTATTATTGCCTATCAGCAATTGGTTTAAATAAAGGCATTACGATAAATCAGCTTTCCTCATTACTAAGAAATGTCTTAAATGTTCCTCTTGAACTGACTCAGTCAACAGTTGTCCTATTAGAGAACGCGGATCTAATAACCAGATATAAGTATAAAAAAGATACAGATACTACAATAGTACATCTATCAATAAAACCCAGTGCAGAAGTCTTAATGGAACAGTTATGCACTAAGTATGTAGAGTTGCGTGAGTGGTGCGTGCCTAATTATAGGCATAAATAATCTTGGTTTCACTAGCCAATAGGAGGTGAAGAGGTTCATAGTGAACTACGGAATTTCGGCACAATCTAGAGTAGTGTAACTAAATACAAGTAATTCATAGCTACACTAAATTTTCCTATGTGCTGGAGTGTTCTGTACAGGAGGAAATTGTGGAAAAGATATTACGACTGTATGAGGTTGTGGACTTTGGAATAACTAAAAAGCGTGTATTAGTTGAAATGTTTTTAACCGTGTGGGCGGTAGTAAAGTTATTAGTGATTTTGTCCTCTTGTTACTTGGTTGTACTAGGGGCAAGGACTTATCACAGCAGTTTACCCGTCCCTATGAAGTTAATTCAAAAGCCTACGATCTCTACAACAGTAGTAAAACCAATTGAGGTTCAAAAGCTTGAGATTGCTCTTAAGTATTTGAATTGTCCAAAGGAAAAGTGGAGTACACTTTCTGATGCGATCCTCAAAGCAGCGCAGGCCATTAGAGTGCAACCGGAGTTTGTTGCCGTCCTGATATTTACGGAATCTCGCTTCAATATGCGAGCCGTGAGCTCAAAAGGGTATAAGGGATTGTTACAAACTCCTATGGCGTCTAAAACCTATGCAGATGTAGACGTTCTTTATGGCTGTAGGATTCTGGAAGAAAAAATGAAAGATCCTAGAGCCAAAAGAAATGGACAGGTTGATATGAGGACAGTATTGGCTCTGTATAAAGGTGGATATAACAAAATGGCCTTTAAGCAAGCAGACGAGGTATTAACAGTCTATAAACGACTACAACAAAAAATAAAGGAGAACATAGAAAATGCAGGATAATAACAATAAAATACTGTCGGCGCTGGACACGGTTATTACCAAGGAACAGCAATTTTTGTTATTACGCCACAAACTCCAGATCTTTGCATTTTGGGCAGTAATATTAATGGCAATAGGAGCCTTTTGTGGACTTCAATACTCTTCCCGAGAAAATAAAAAGTTTTTTAAGGTTGCTACGGTATCCGGCAGCTTCTACTATGTAGACGAAAAGGGGAAGGAAAGAGTATATGACATCACTGAGAGGATTATTAGCGCTCCTGCAGCACAGTCTACAACACCCATTAAGTGAGCTAACAGAGGACCAAGTTAATATTGTTTTACCTTATATCTGTAGAGCCTTTGCGGTAGGATCTTTAGTAGGGCTTGCCGTAGGCTTACTCTATGCATCTAAATATTTAGGTTAAGTAGGCTTTAAATAGACGCACACTTCTTAATCGGAGTTGTGCGTCTTTTTTTTGTAATTTAAGGGTATATATTCGATAACAAAGGAGGAATAGCATATATGAAGTTTTCAGATGTAGTAGCTGATCTAAAGAAAAGCGGATTATCCGAGGCTAAGGCTCTTGAAGTCGTAAAGACCAGACTTGCCGCAAAGGGGCACGAGCTCACCCCTGTAAAGATGCAACTGTTCCATAATACTTGGGAGACTACAGAAGCCCCGGTGGTTAATAAGCCCCAAAAGACTAAGAAAGAAAGGGCGGTTAAACCGTCAGGGCCTGTAGTAATTAATCCCTTGGTCGCCCCAAGCATAGATAACGCGGACGAACTTTTTAAAGCTCTTGCTACTTTTGGACTCGCAGTAATAGCCTGGACAAATGGGGTGAAGTTAGACCCAATTAGACAGCTCTTGTCAACTAATAAGCCCACCTTAGATAGCTTCTTCAAAAACTCTAAGATGAATACAACCGCGTATAATGTAATATGCGGGTTAATTTTAGAGAAAAAAGCGTACAGCGCAGACAAAAGAAAGGCCGATGTTACCGCCTTTGGAAATGATTTAAAAGGAATACCTGATATTTTGTCTTCAAGGCAATATAAGTTATTACCAGCCAAAGTAACCTATCTAAAGAACATAGCAGGATATTTGAAATCTAGTGCACCCACTGATAATGCTTATAAAAATATCGTAAATAAGGCCTCCTCTATTAGGGTCCCTCAAGCATCCGCCTTATTTACGTCCCACGTTGCCGAAAAGGTTAATCTTCCAGCTAACATAGGCGAAATGGTAACCAACTATAAAAAATTAAATAAAAAATTCGGTGGGAATGAAGGTTACACTATTCCAACAGACACTTTGAAAAAATATAGAGATACTCCTACAAAGGAATACACTAATTATTGTGCAATTGAAAAGGATTTGAATGCTCAACTTAAGTTGTTGACCCGGGTTGTAGTAGATAGTAGTGGGCAACAGACGATGGATGTGGAAGACTTTAAGAAACAGATAAAAGCAAAAGGTTTTGACTTTAATAAAGTTCCCGTTGGATTCATTGGTCGTATTGATGCTCAAGGAAAGTTCTATACAAAAGAAGGGTACTTGCTAAAGGACCAGCCTTCTGGTGTAATAAAAACAATGAGTACAAAAGCGTATAATTCTAAAGATGGAACTGGTGCATACTGTGTGTACTTAAAAGCTGGTGGAAAGGCCCAACGTTGTTACACCATGATGCACCATAGCGGTAAGCGAGAAGATAAGAAACAAGATATCGTAGACGATTTTATTAAGAATATGGTCGCCTATAGAAAACACTGGATGAAGGACTTAAAGGCTGGGTCCAAGATCTTAACAGACAAAGCAATAGCTGCATTGGTTATTGAAATAATGTTCCAGCTCTGTCCGAGACCGGGCTACGAAGAACATGGAAACAATAAGAAATTTGAAAATACAAAAGGGTTTATTTATCTTACCCGAGGAGAAGTTAAGCTCGAAGGTAACGATATTCACTTTAAATACACAGATAAGAACGGACCTCAGCATTTAATTTACACTAAGGGAGAAATGTACGGATCAGTTAGTGATGATACCCTTGTAGTTAACTGCTTAAAGAAATTAATGGAGAATAAAGATAAAGATGAGTATTTATGGAAATACAGTGGAGATAACGTTGACTACGACCAGATTAAGAATTATGCAAGATCTGTAATACCCGGGTTTAACTTACATAAGTTTAGGAATTCTAAAGCGTCAATGATGGCAAAAGACATGCTAGGTGCGTGTAAACTCCCTAAAGGTTCTACCCCTAAAGAAGTATCAGATTACTACATGGATGTAATGACAAAGGTAGGAGAAGAACTAGGTCATAGATCGGGTGAAGAAGCGAGTCCCTCAATGGCAATTTCTTCATATGTCTTAAAAAGCATCTCCAATGAGTTCTTTGATAGGTATGATGTTAGTCCTACTCAAAAAATAGCTGCTCAGATAAATACTGCAGAAGCTTCATCTTCGGGGTTGACGGTCCACATAGGCCGAAGAAAGTCATGATTACTAAATTATTACTCATAGGTCTACTACAGATTTTTCTTATAACATGCTTTGGTTGCAGTACAACTCATAAAGTTACTACTCCTACTTCTCTTGTAGTTAGTTCTACCTCAATAGAAAAAGTATTCTCCAATACTAGTAGCGTCACCGAGGATAAAGAATCTGTAACAATGCCTTTAATTGCTGTTAAGGCCTCCTCACCTGAGCCTTTGGAAGTAATACGACCAAAAGAGCTACTAATAAAAGATTCTTACTCGGTAAGAACATACTTTACATCTTTAGAGGATAACACAACTACAACTAATGCTATTAAAGAAAGTAAAACTGTAAATAGCAATAAAGTAAAAGTAGCTTCCCCGTCAACCTATGTTAAAGAACTGGAGCAGCAGAAACTAGAGTATGAATGGGGAACAATTGTTTATGAGGTCCCACTCCTCATGAAGGTAGGAAAGAAATTTGAGTTAACTGTATCTATAGATAAGGGTGTGAAGTTAATAACTGCCCAACAACAGCCTAATAAGGACAAAATAAAAGTGTATGCCTTAATGGCAGTCCATTTGTTTGCCACAGATGGAGAGTTTGATGTTATTCCTTTATCAGATGAACAGCAAGTTATTGATGGATCAGCTCAATGGAAGTTTGCAGTTATCCCTCGTAAACTTGGCTTAAAAAGATTGCATTTCAAAGTATGCGCCCGTTTGAAGCTCAATGATAAAGACTTGGAGACAATAAACTTTCCTATCGTAGATAAAGATATAACCGTTAGGATCTCTATTTGGTATTATGTCCTAAAGGTGTTAAGCTATTGGCAAACCTGGTTAGGTATAATAACAGGTAGTGGAATATTCAGTATACTTGTAAAGAAATTTTTTGATAGTACAACAACGCCGCCGCCGCCGCCAGCTCCTCTCGTCACTACTCCAGACCAAAAAGCAGAATGATAACTGTTAATATAAAAGGAGAAACGATTTATGTTAGTAGAAGTCGAAATTGCTAAGTTGTCCGCTAAGGTAGATCATCAGGAAAGAAAAATAGAAAAATTGGAAAATGAAATTCTTTCTCTAAAAGAAAGACTAATGATTCTTGATACACATGTCTTTGACTTGCAGAAATCATAATTTATATTTGAGTGGTGTATTACGGTGCATCACTAGCGACACCTGCCCAATGTTAGATACAGTTGTACCCTTAGTGTCTTGCACATCCAATAGGGAACTTCTCCAAACAAAGACATTTGGATACAAGTGGTGCGACAACCCGGAGAGACGGGTTAACTAAATGAGTGAGAGTGGGATGGGGTATGCCAAAGATATTTGACTGTTTTACGTTCTTCAATGAGTTTGAACTTCTGGAAATTCGTTTGAACGAGTTAAAAGATGTTGTAGACACTTTTGTTATCTGCGAATCCAGTTATACCTTTACGGGCAAACCTAAGCAGTTGTTATTGGCAAATAACTTGGGCGCCCTTAAAGGGTTTAACGTAAAATTACTGGCGTACAGCCCACACACTCCAGCTGAAAATGCTTGGGATAATGAACGGGGGCAAAGGGCATATCTAAAGGTAGGTCTGGACGAACTGGCTATTGAAGACAATGACTTGGTTATGCTTACAGACGTGGATGAGATACCATCTGCCGAGATCATAAGAAAGATTAATCCAATTCAGATAATTGATTTAGAAATGGAGACATCTTATTACTATGTGAACAATAGGACTAGCGAAGTTTGTTACGCGCCTAAGCTATTTAAATCACACTGGTTAAAAAGCTTTAGCATTGACCAAATACGGAACATGAATCCTGGGTATTTCGTAGCAAATTCAGGAAATCATTTTTCTTACTTAGGTGGGATTGAGCGTATTAAAGATAAAATTGAGTCGTTCTCCCACCAAGAGTTTAATAATGAGGCATTTAATACGACTGAGAAATTAGAGCAGAAATTGAGCTCTAACGTAGATCTGTTTAATCGTAAATTGGATTATCGGACAATACCTTTGTCTGCAGTAAGGAACTGTCCACAGTATTTATTGGATAATCAAGAACGCTTTTCACACATGATAAAGGTTACCCTACCTCAGTTGGATCTACCTCAGGTTACGCTAATTGCTATTGATTGTGTTGACCCAGTTAGAGCAGAACGAGTCTTGGAGATTTGTAAGGGTCATTGTAACTTCGGGTCAATAAAGCTCTTAACCTCTGGTTATACCTCTAGTGAGTACGCAGTAAAGATTTCTAATATAGGATCTCTTAAGGAGTATACTGAGTTTATACTAACGGAACTGTATAAGCACATAGACACCGAATACGTTATGCTTGTCCAGCACGATGGGTACATCTTGGATTCGTCTAAGTGGGACCCGGAATTCTTAAAATATGACTATATTGGGGCACCTTGGGATTCAAGGTTATTAGACCAGAAGGTTTCAAATAACTACTTGGTCGGTAATGGGGGCTTTAGCTTAAGGTCCAAAAAGTTATGCAAGCTCACGGCTAAAATGAGTCATAGATTGTTGAGACATGAATTTGAAGATGTTTCGATATGTCAGCTCAATAGGTCATATCTAGAAACCTTCGGTATTAAGTACGCGCCCGTAGAGCTCGCAAGACAGTTTAGCTGGGAAACTGAGAGTAGACCACCTGGTGGTACTTTTGGGTTTCACGGTAAGGACAAACTTTAAGTACGTGCTGCATAAACCGCGGAGTTGCGTACTGCGACACCTGCCTGACACTAACGTAGTATAATGTTTTCCCTTAGTGCTCGTAGCACGTGCAGGGGCATTTATCCACCAATGAAAGTGTTTAGATAAAAGTGGTGTGACACGCTGGAGAGACAGCGATAAGCATTTAGGCTATAATTATACCACGGGTTACCTCAGTGGTAGAGGACATTCCTCATAGGGATAGAAGTCGCAGGTTCGATTCCTGCACCCGTATCAAGATTTCCAAGTCACGGTTAAGTATGAGAACTATCAGACTTCACGCTAAGCGTTTTCTCTTGTTAGCTTGCACTGACTACTTTTTAAACGTATTCCTTACAAAAAACCGAGCCACTGTGGGTGGGAAGAATTATTCAGGGGAAGTTACGTGACTTGGAACAAAATTTTATAGGGGATTCGCCAAGCGGTAAGGCAACTGGTTTTGATCCAGTCATTCACTCGTTCGATCCGAGTATCCTCTGCCAATTACGACTTGTGCTATATTCCAGGCGCATCAGGAGAAATCTTGACCTATGGAAGCGGCTAATAAACGTGCAGAAATAACCGTATAGCACAAAAGATTTGGAGCGCGTAGATGAAATTAAAAGTATGCATAGAGGAATCTCTAGCTATAGATAAATATTGTTTCAACTTCCCTAAGGATGACCAAAAAGCTCAGTATGCAAAGGACTTCGCAAAACAGCTAAAAAGATATTTACTTGAAGGTTTTACTGAGCCAAACACTATAAACAAAATTGGATATTTAGCCCCTAAAGAACTTATTGAAAGTAAACCTTTAGTAGTATATAGAATATGGAAATTCACCCCAACAAGAGCTTTGAGACTAGCATGCGAAGATTCTTTTAAGATAAAACTCAAGGGTAGGCCCGCATATTCAGCTACGCTTGATAATATTCTTAAAATGAAGTCTCTAAAAGAGAACATTTTAGAGACTATCTTAGATTGTATTCACGATGGAACTATTGTAATAGTCTCTAAGGTTAAAACGCATAAGTATATAAACTTAGTTAAATCCGTAGAGTGGTTAATTTCTAACTATGGAGGAGATAAACCTGAAGTAGTACCCGTAAGTAACGCACGAAAAACAAAAAAAGTAAACAGTACTCCAGACACTGTTTCTTTAGATGAAAGTGCAGTTAAAATACTGGAAAAAGAAAAAGAAGTTATAGTTCTAGATAAAGTTGAATGGATGAAAAACTCTGTAGTAGCTATTGGCTGTTATAACTGTGACAACCAAAGCGCTAATCTTTTACCACCTAATTTAAACTCAGTAAAAATAAGTTTTGACTTAGCTGAAGACATAGATAAAAATATGATAAAGTCTGAACGAGAGTTTAGAAATAAAAATAACCCAGTTAAACTAATAAAAAGCTTAACTCTAAGAGAGAAAAAAGAATTAGAGGAAATGCAAAGGCAAAGGGACTTCTAAAAATTCTTAGATACCCTTAGAGTTTGATTTTAGTGAGTAAAGTCTGCACGATGGTAGTTATGTATCCTAGGGGAACATCGTGGTGAGTGAGGCCCTCTTATAAGTCCCACAAGGGCATAGAGGCGCAGGGGATTGCCGAAGTGGAGAAGCCCAGGAGCAGGCAAGGATGTATGCGTGAAGTAGTATAAGTACTTGAGACGTGGCTACAAAATGAGAAGCCGGAGTACTGAGAAAGCGTGTGCGAGGGTATCCAACTAGACAGGACTAACCGTAAAGTAAGGCCTAACGATAAGGCAGCGGCGAACAGTAACTATGCACAAAACCTGTACTCTATTTGTTTATGGGGAGCATAGCGAAGATAACGGGTACTTGAGAGTGTGCCGAAACTCTCCTTGATTCGGATGGGTGCATTATTAGCGTTTACAACTTCTAGCGAATTTAAGTCCTAGGATGGGACGTATATTCAAGTGCGTGTGCTTGCGCTCTGATGCACTGCTTGTGGTGGTTTGAGTCCACCAACTCACTAAAATCAAGATCAAAAATAACCTAAAAGGGAGAAACAAAATGCCAGGTATTCCAACTTTAATCAAAGGTTCCGTAAAGAACGCAGCAGGTGTAGGTATTGATAGTGCGGCAGTTAAAGGTGTACTAGGTACTGGATCCTTTACTACTACAACAGCCGCAGATGGATCGTATTTTGCATCGTGGGTAGGAACAGGTACGATTATTATTACAGCTACAAAAACGGGGTATCAAACTACATCGGTTAGCTGTCCTATAACTAAACAAGGTGGAACTGTTACTGCACCTACTATTGTAATGCCTGTATGATAGAAGAACCTAAAGAAGAGATTAGTCAAGAAGAAATTGAGAAAAAGATGTGCCAGTGGAAAAAGTTTGAAATAGCTATGATTATTTTTATAGGTACGCTGTTTACTGGAGGTATCTGGTTTCTAAGCCGGTTACACCATATAATAGCAAAATGATTTAGGGGGCGTAAAGGTTTCGACTGGCGGTAATAGATATTAGTTGCGCTCGGAGGATGATGGTTGGCCTCTTGAATAACCCATCACTTATTAATTGCCAACTTTGCAAATGCAGTAGCAGACAACTATGGTTTTGAGGCTCGCCTCGCTGCCTGAGTTGTAACAATCCCTACAGAAAATCGTAGGTACGGTAAGTAGTAGATAACATTTGTAGCTACTCGCCGCGTAACAGAAGATGTGGATGGTTAGCCGCCCACTGACTAATGAACTCCAGGTGTTGGTCTGGCTAAACACCGACTAGGTGGGAAAGATTTGTCTATTTTGTTAATAGCCACCGAAATACTAAATAGACTATGAGCGTAGGGACTATATTGAAAAGCTGTTAGGACGTGGGTTCAACTCCCACCGCTTCCACCAATTTGCTGACCTAGTAGTAACCCGCTGTGTACCTTAATGGGTCAAAAGTGACCTGGGAGTAGTCTGTAAATAAACCAGATGAAAACACCTATTTACATCTAGGCGATATAGGGCAGAATGAATGGTCGAACGGTCAGTAACACTGTTTAACAATCCGTATACCAGGTAGCTAAGTATGGGCAACCTAAAGTGTTGCGCCGCAAAAGGTATACGGAGATATCCTATGGTATCGCTACCATGCCGGACGGAGCCAAAAAAAATTATGAGTAATGACCTTGTTATTATAGAAGAAGGCATAATGCGAGCCTACCCAAAGTTTGATTTGGCTCGCAATAGAGTGACTATCTTCAAGGGTAAAGAGTTTGACATAAATGATTTTACTTGCCTTCAAATGCTGACTAATCATGACCCAGGCGCTGTGGCTATGGTAACTATTGATGGTCAAGACCTTTGGATCTATTATGATAATGGTGCTCCAAAACGAGTAGTTGGCATCGAAGAACGAAAAGTCTTGTGGGAGAAATATACTGAGTTTATGATAGCAGTTCGTAGGAAGATGTTACCTGTAACTAATCCAGAACATCCAGATTATGTTGAGCCAAAGCTAATAAAAGAGAGCAAGGTAATCGTTATTAGTTAGTAGGGAAGTTAGCACTCTGAACATCTGCTGCCACGGCTAACGGCTTGTAATGTGGGGTAATGCAAAATAATTAGGGAGTGTTTTTGTCGGCGCCACCCTAGGCGAGTACATCTCGGGCTTGAGCTCTGTACTCGCCACCCTAAATAACTAGGAGGTCAAATGAATAGTGCAGATACGTATAAGATTATTCGGGCCTTTGATATTGATGAACTAGCTGAGAAGGTAAATGAAGCACTTTTATTAGGTTATAAAGCAATAGGCGGAATGGTAATAGAAAGTCACGCAAAGATGGGTAAGATATACTATCAAAGTTTAGTTACTATCTAAACAGGAGGATTTATCCAAATGAAAAGCAAAAGAGTGTTGGGTGAGATCTGTGGGAAATGTAAATCTGTTGTTTACCTCAAAAACGGACATTTACAATGCGGGTGTGCTAAAATCCTATAAATAATAGGAAACGTTTAGTATGAAGATAAAAACTGTGGTTATAGAAACGTCCTCAAAGGATCTTCTTACTGCTGAAGAGCGCTTAGCCTTGTGGGATAAGAAAATGCGGACCTCGGGAAAGCCTTATGGTTCCGTCCGTGTAAAGCACACTCTTAAGAGGGTAGGACTTGATCCTAAAATGTTTAAGATCAGATCCTCAATGAGCCAAAGAAAAGGGTCTTCGACTAAGGTAAATTTTCTTGGGTATACAACAGAACACAGACAGGATCTTAAAGAGAAAATACCAGCTCTTATAGAGAACGGAATGGACGTAACCATTATGGTTATGGATAATATCATTACGGCGATAATAGTTGATTCCAATAACCCGTCTGCGGATCCTGAGCTCGAAGTACATGGAGTGTCGCCTGGAGAGTTTGCGTATTGGACTAGTGATGAAAAGAATAAATATGGAAGAGATTTATATCTTAAGTTTAATGGGTCTCAGGCGATTGAGAAGGCTAAGGAGTATTGCGCTAAGTTTAAAGTGAGGTAAATTGTGCGCTCGTGGGTAGTATAATCCTTCTTAAGATGTAAAGGGTTGGAGCCTATGGTGTCATATTTTGTATCAAAGTTTAAATTGTATAGTTTGGTCTATACAGAATACCTAAAGACCTCAACTATAGTTGAGGCAGGAAACAGAACAGACAATACCTTATCTTCTATACCCAGCGAACGCTGGGTTGAATTGACCAATGAGCTATTAGCTAGTCCTGACCATAAAATGGAACATATCATAGAAAAGTACGTACCTAAGAGTACGGAGACTACTGAGTATCAGTAGTAATAAAAGGCAATACCAAAGGGTTATTGCAACAAAGGAGAGTAGTACAATGGCAAAGGGAACGGTGAAATGGTTTAATCCAGAAAAAGGCTTTGGCTTTATCGCACAAGATGGAGGAGAAGACGTATTCGTACATTTTTCTGCTATTCAGAGCGAGGGATTCAAGACCTTGAATGAAGGCGATTCTGTTAAGTTTGACGTAGTTAGCGGTCAAAAAGGAATGCAAGCGTCTAACGTAGTAGTAGCCTAAAAAGAATTAGTAGAATGAAACAGTGGCCTTGAGCATTTGATTGTGCTCAAGGCCATTCTCTTTTTCAGAACGAAAACTGTTAATAACATAAAAATGAGGACAGGTGCTTATGTTTCCTATTAAAGAAATTTGCTCAGCATTAGCGAATGGAACAATAATGGTGGCGACGTACTATCAAGTTAAAGGAAAATGGCACATTGCCTTTCCTCTTTACTTAGTAAGCTCTGTCCTATTTTTAATATATGGAATAATCCAGAACGATTATAGTTTTATTATTCTAAATGCAGTATATTTTATTCCAATGAACATTATTGGAGTCCTGAAATGGAGGCGAAATGCTAGACTTTACGACAATCTTAACGAAGAACCTTAAAGGTGATCCTTATGCAGAATATTATAGAGGTATAAAAGATGAAGTAGGTGGTTCGACTAAAAAGATCGAGTGTAAAAGTACTCGCTTATCTAATTGTCCTCATTGCTCTACCGTAGGTCGCCATTTAGTTATAGAGAAAAAGAGTAGAGACTCAATTATAGAATGTTTGTTCTGTTATAAGACATTCGGTTCAGTTGGTAACTGTAGATAGAGATAAAGAGGGAACCTTATGGAGATTACACTTTTAAAGAAGATAATTAAAAAGAGAACTACGGCTAATCCTAATGAAGTATTTCATGTAGACCATAGCATACCGCGTAACCATGAGCGAGGTCTAAGTATAAATTGTGAAGGATGTCCTCATGTAAGATCAGGTCTATGTATATATGTAGAGACCCCAAAGAAGAAAAGGTTCCCTTGTTTCTTCAAAGTCTACGTTGAGCCCGGGGGCTTTGATGGTCAATATACTGCTACTATTCCCCGAATAAGTCATAAAGGGAGTACCGCCATAAAAGTAGATGGAGCAACAGAGTAATAAAATTATAGATAGGAGGAACTAGCACATGACAATGATAGCAACCTCAGCCTGGACCGGCAGTATGAGCAACAATCAGTACATAATTTACACGAGTCCTGCGGGGACGGAATTGACCTCACAGTACCAGACGCAACAGGAAGTTCCACAGGAGATACCGGAACTGGTGGGACCTCTGCCAAAAGAAGAGGCAGACAGAAGAAAGAACCGCCAGAAACAGATTCAACAGATAGCGAAGTTAAAGAAGAAGGGTAAAGTAACAGCGGGGTCTAATATACCACCTAAGGTATTCTTTAAATTTGTGAAGTCCAAACTGGACTCGATTGACCAAGACCAGTTACAGAGAAATCTTGATAAGCTGGTTAAGTTAGTGGTTGTCACTGAGGAAATCGGACAGCAGGCTTTGTTTGAAGAATTCTCTACCCAGCTTGCCATAGCAGTCAGGGAACAAGAAGCATCAGCAGCAGGTTACAACAAGCGAATTGAACTCCGTCATATCCAGCGTTTTATCAAATCCGTAACAGATAGACTGGTTAAGTTCAAACCGCTGGAGGAATTCCCTAGGGTAATACCTTCCAATATCATGAAGGAAATTAAACATTGTCAGGATCTTTGTATCTTCGATGAGTTTCATGTACTGTTCATCGACCATGTAGAGTCGTCTAAGGAAAATGAAGAGTTGAAGACCAATAAGCAGAAGGTAAAAGAAAAAGACCCTATCTTATTCGGGGCCTTCAAATTTCAACCAGACGTGCTGTACTATATAGTGGATTGGATAGATGAATACTGCGATTTGTCTTTTAGAGAACTTTTGAAGGCCCTTACTCTTGATGACCCTACATTTGAGCTTAGTCTTGTACAAACTGTAAATAAAGAGTATGTGGATTCGATTGTAAAGGAAGTCCATGATAGAGTTGAACGGTTGAAGAAAACACGACCATCTAATTTTAAAGATCTAATGGCACAAGAAGAGCAGGTAAAAGAACAGAGAAAGAAACAAAGAGCAACAACAAGCTCTAATACTCCTACTAAGAAAGAAGATCAGTCATTAGGCGATAAGATAGTTGATGCACTAAAAATCCCCTTTGGACGAAAGAAAGGAAAAGCTAATGTTTAAGAAAAATGACAGAGTGAGTCACATTAAATTTGGACCAGCTATAGTAGTTGGGCGATACAAGAGTAGTTGGGCTGAAATTCCAGATGAAACTATCTTGATAAAACCAGATGTACAAAGAGAAAACCACGCGGCAGTTCTTATGGTTGATGAGTGTGCTTGTAAATTAATAGAAAAAGAAGGAGTAACAGCGAATGATTGAAAACCTTATTTATGATTATGCTCGTACAACCCGGGGCTTGCAGGTAGTGGCAACCAAAGAGTATTCCTTCGAGTTTAAGTCGCTAGTTGCAGAATACAGAGGTCTTTATGGAGGTCAAAGAGCCCACCCTAAGAATACCTTTGAGTTCATTATCAGAGAGACCAAAGGTGCTCCACTAGTTACATTCTGCGCGGGTGTAGACAAAGAGACTCGAATGTTCTACATTGGGTACTCTGCGTGTAAAACAACAGAGGATACCTTCAATAAAGAAGAGGGTAGGGCAGGAGCAGAACTTAGAATGATGATTGATGACGGGGTAGAATTACAGGCCCTTTTTAGTACTTTCCCTGTGAGTCAAAAGACGGCATTACAGAATTTTTTGGTACGCTGTGAAAAATATTACCAAGGGTGTACCGTAGGGTACCCATATCTCAATTGGATAGAAAAAGGAGAGTCTGAAAATGAGCATTGAAATCGTTAAGGCAAATGTAGTACCTATTGTTACGCCTTCAACCTTTAAGAACATGAGAGTTTCGGGAATCGCCGCAAAGACCTGTACCAGTGCAGATAGTTTTGCCGAGATATTAGATGCAGATACTGACTATTTGGATGTCCTTAAAAGAGTAATAAATTATGGGCATTTATCTGTAACTGAATTTGACACTTGGGTTTTTGGTGTTGAAAACGTGAGTCGGACAATGACACACCAACTGGTTAGGAAGCGCATCGGGGTGGCTTACGGGCAAGAGTCTATGCGATATGCTTCACAGGCCGGAGTGTATAAGATTATTGTTCCTGATACTCTGAAAGATAAAAGGTATGATATTGACTTACCAAATCTAGGTGGGAAAATAAATCTATCTCTTGAGGACTTAGCAACAATTTCGCATAACTGGTATGAAGCCGCTCAGGTAGAAGGCGTGCCCAACGAAGATGCACGCTTCGGACTTCTTGAGGCCTCAAAAACAAAGATACTGGTCGGTATGAATACTCATGCTCTTCTTGATTTCTTTAAAGAACGAACCTGTAATACCGCACAATGGGAGATCCGAGATGTAGCTAAAAAGATGCTTATGATCTGTAAAGAATATGACCCTGAAGTATTTGAAGGCGCAGGTCCAAAATGTAACTATACCAACGTATGCAATGAACCAAAAGTAAAATGGAAAACCTGCCAAAGGGTTCCACATAAGTCAAATTCCGCGCTTATAGGTGATGTAGCGAGCTTTATTGAGCAGCTTAACCTTACCGAAGCACAAATAGAGACCGCGCTTAAGATCCTAAAAGGGTGAGTGTAAGGTATGTCAGCTCAAAGAACAACTCTCAACTATCTTGAAGGTTCCGTCCTCATAGCTCCTGTTAGGTCTATGCCTGGATTAAAAGAGGCTAGTCCTAGTAGTTTTATTGATGCTGAAATAGATCCTGAGTGTACGGTATTAGTAATTATTGCCAGCTGGAGAAATAAACTTATAAAAACGTCTATATCACTGAAAGGATTATTCATATGATGAATATAGCTCCAAATACGCCTGTATTGGCAAAACTTGTAGATGGAACCTTTGTTATTGGGACAAAAGGAGAGGACTCAATAACGGATTGCTATACACTTATGCTGCGCCAAGGGCCTGATGGAAACGTAGGCGTTGCTATAACGGACTTTCACGCACCTTTTATTCAGGATGGTAAGGGCATAGCTATTTCCTACAAAGATATTCTTGGCCCTTTATCGGTAATGCCTGAGAGTTTGCAATCAGAGTATTTGAGTAGAAAGACCGGCATTGTCTTGGCCACGTCTATGCCTACTAATAATCCTATGGGTAGACGAGGTTGATCCATGACAAATAAAGTCCTTTTAGATGAAGATAACATAGCCCGTCTAGTTAGATCATTAAGCGTTAGTGTAGATACCTTTGTTACAGACAAATATGACCCTAAAGACGTTGTCTTAATAGGTATAATGGACGGTGCCTTATTCTTTTTATCCGACTTCTTAAGGTCGAGCATTTATGATTACTCGTACACTATAGTTTCATCTAGTTCCTACATAGGAAATATTTCTACTAAAATAGTGTCTATGGATAATCTAAATGATCTTCAAAAGAGAGTTAAGGATAAAGTTGTGTTTTTGCTAGATGAAATCTGCGATACTGGACATACCTTGATTGCTACTAAAAAACGAATGTTGGATTTTGGGGCAAAAGGGGTCTATACTGTTTGTCTATTGAATAAGAAAGAGAAAAGAGAGGTAAGCATAACACCAGATTTTATTGGACTCGAGATCGAAGACCATTTTGTAATTGGCTATGGTCTTGACTTAGACGGGTCTCATAGAACAACTTCATTCATTTACTATAAAGAGTAGTAGGTATATACTAAATGATAGTCACTCTACCTAAATTGGACAATATAAAAAATGCTACAGGCGGATCAGCCAATGAGGTCTATATTGGTCGGGCAGGTCACGGTTATGATGGGTATTTCGGCAACCCTGTAAGAAAAAATGAGAAGTGTATGGTGTGCAACAAAGTTCACACTAGGACCAAAGAAGTTATTAAATGCTTTGAGGTCTATGCAAGACGAAGGATTAACACTGACCCTGTGTTCAAAAGTAAAGTAAAAGAACTAACTGGTAAGACCTTGTTGTGCTTTTGCTGGCCAAAGCATTGTCATGGAGAAGTTTTGATAACTCTCTGTAAGGAATTAAATTCAAATACACTATTCTAAACTAAAGGAGAAACAACAAATGAAGACAAAATCTCTGAACAACTCCGATGCAAATGGAGCGCGTAAGAATGTTAAAGACATAAAGTTTTATGGTGATGGTGATACCTTTAGATTGATCTGTAAAGCTTCTTCTGAGGCTGAGAGTTGGATGAAAAGTACAAAGGCAATGGATATTCCTGGTGCGGGTTGCGTGGTCCAGATAACTACACAGCAACGAAACCCGGATAATTCTTATGCGATTGCCGAAGCAGTTACTTTTGTTCCCAATGTCCGAATTTCAGAAATTACTGTTCCTTCAGAGACAGGTGAGATTCAAGTAATCAGAAAATTGGTTGCTATCGAGCACGCGTTTATCGGTGCGGTTCTTGAAGAACAGAAACATGAGGGTGAGAATATTCGGATCGAAAACTTGATTATAAATATGAAGGACGTGTTTAAAGAAGAACCTGAATGTGAATATGAAGACGATTCTGAAGGTGGCTGTGGAGGTGACTGTTACTGTGAAGATGAAGATGGATATGAAGATGAAGATGAGGATGAAGACCTGCAATTAGCTAGCGATTGCATACGCCAAGTTCCGTTAAGAGAAGTCCGCTTCTTTGACAATGCAGATGGTGTACGTGGTCATTACTGTATTGGATTTGTGGATAACAACGTATCCTGGTTTTGGAATGAACGCAACGAGGATTGGGCATCAGCAGGGACTCTTTATGTGGGCGTAATTGCCCTTCTAAAGGCAATGGAAACCTTGAAAAGAATGGACATTATTTACGAATAAAAAAGGAAGGTCAAGGTATGATAAAAAAGTATATATCTAAGTCAGGGCTAAATAGGTATAGCTCTTATCATACCTATAGAGAGTGTCCAAAGTTAAATTCACCCAGGTCTAATCAAGACAGTATTATTGAACTCACACCAGACGAATCTTTCGTAGACCTAAAGAAATGCAGTTGGTGTAAGCAACGTTCAGAAAAGACATCACCAGAGGTTGTTTTAAATACCTTGAGTGCACTAAACAGATACAAACTAGGGGTGGTTCAGTCCACCCCTAGTGGTTTCACTATATCCGTAAAGTCACAACCCACGCTCCATATAAGTCATGAGGGCTCATGGAGGTTTGAATCAAATGACCCAGATTGAAGAGTTTGAGAAATTAGTAGATGAAACTAAAGGTGCAACAATAACAATACAAAGAAATAAGAAAAGAAAAATATGGATATTGAGATTTGCAGCGGTAATGGTAGGTACAAAACAACAATCTATTGAAGATAACTCACTTGATGCACTTATTGTTAAGGGTACTAAGTGGTTGAAGGATAATACAGTTGACGGTGTAGTAAAAGTGGCAAGATGCAAAGGTGGAGCCTGGACTTCTGGTCCCCAGAGGAAAAAGAAATCTAGAATTGAGGAGTACTAGATGAAACTTAGAATATATAGAACGTGGACTTGGGAATTAGATTGTAGTCCACTAGACGTAGTATTAGGTGGAAGAAATACAATGAAATTGGTTAGTCATGATAAACTCCAGTATCTGGATTCTAACATACCGTATTCTAAACATATAGAAACACCAGAGGGTACTTGGGTAGACGTACCTATAGTTGAGGAACCAAAACCTGAACACCCAAGGGATAAAGAAGAAAGAGAAAAGTACGAACGTATGCACGCCGATATGAAACCTTTTATTGAAAAAATAAAGTCATCGAATGTTTTTACAAATCTCGGGGAATCAATTTCTGAGCTAAAGATGAACCGTGAAGATAAATCAGTTTGTCCTTTTAACTGTTTGGATGGAAAGCATGAGTATGAAACTATAAGGAACAGCGATTCCGAAGGAGCTTTAATAGCAAAAATATATAAGTGTAAACACTGTGGAAAGGAGAAATTATGACGGACATTACAGGTTACTTTCATCGGATTGACTATGACGGAAAGAACAGCGCGTATTGGATTAAGAAATGGGCAGACCTTAACAGTTTAAGCGTTAAGTTAATTGGTATTAACTACGGGGAAACCTTCGACCCAGAAGATGTTAAGAATAAGACAGTAATAATATCGGACTTTACATTCTTGCCAGGAGAAATGTTTAATATTCTAGCACTAGCAAAAGAAGTAATTTGGCTCGACCATCACAAGACCTCTATAAATGATATGACTGTCTATATGAAAGAGCACAATATAGATAATCCATTTAGAGGAATCCAGAAACTTGGATTTGGAGGGTGCGCTCTGACTTGGTTATATTTCTTCGGGTGTAACCATATCGAACGAAAGCCTGCAGGAAGTGACTACTGTGAACTTGCGAGTATTTCAATGGAGTTTATTACGCATGAGTCCGAAGAATACTTAGATCGCGCGCCTATGCTTGTTCAGTTACTGTCTACCTATGATACCTGGGACCTAAGATCAAATCTTTGGGCTGATGCACTTGATCTTCAATATGCGTTAAAACAATTTGACCTACAGCCAGATAGTTCTCGTTGGAACGTTATTGTAGAGGACGCACTTTATCTTCGACAGTTAGTAGAAGAAGGACCAAAATTTAGAGAATATACCAATCAACAGCAACTCTGGTATATGGATGAGTATGGATACCAAGCAATTTTCAGCAAAGGACCTTTTGCACATCTTAAAGTCTATGCTATGAATACCGGTTTCAAAGGCTCAAATAACTTTGTAGACCGCATGGAAAAATATGATGTTCTCTTAGCGTATGTTCACAAGGCAGACGGGACTTTTACCTGTTCGGTGTACTCCGCAACTGGAACTGATGTATCGGTAATTGCAAAGTTCTTCGGAGGTGGTGGACACCCAGGTGCTGCTGGGTTTACTGTAAGCGAGTTGCCGGTACGGAGGTCCCAATGAAAACAATAGAACTTGTTAGCGAAAAGTTATCTCACTATGATTCAGATAATGATCCAAATACTCGCCGAATACTAAAACCATCAGATAAGTTAAAAGATGGGCAAGCCTTTGGGCACATTTCCGGTAGTTCCTATTTACATGATACCCTAAGTAATAGACATTTATTGGAAACTCTAGGAAGGATGCACCAAATTGAGTTTATGATAAAGAGGAGTAACAACTAATGGAACCCGTAAAAGTTACACAAGCATTTGACCTTACGCTAATGATGCAGAATCAGATTTCTGTAATTCAGGAAATGCAGGATAAACACCTAAGCACTATAAGTACAATAGTAGATATTATGGTCACAGCGTTTAAATCCGAGAATAAAGTTTTGATTTGTGGCAACGGAGGGTCAGCAGGGGACGCCCAGCACTTCGCGGCGGAACTAGTAGCAAGGTTCAAACTTAACCGACCGGCATTACCTGCATTGGCACTTACCACAGATACTTCCTTGATTACCGCTATAAGTAATGACTTTGGATTTGACCGAGTATTTGACCGCCAAGTCTGGGCATTCGGGAAACCTGGAGATGTACTAATAGGGATATCTACAAGTGGTAACTCAGAAAACGTATATCTAGCAATGGATGCGGCTAAAGATATTGGACTGTGTACTATAGGACTCTTAGGAAAAGATGGTGGAACTATAAAAGGTCTGTGTGATGTTGATCTTACAATCGGTGAAGAAACTGCTAGAACTCAAGAGGCGCATATACTTGTAATCCATTGTATCTGTGAATTAGTAGAACGGATAATGGCAAACTGGTATGGGTCAAAAGAAATGGTTGAAAATCTTGTGGCACTAGGAGTATTAGATGAGTAAAGGATTATTTATTACTCTTGAGGGCGGAGAAGGCAGTGGTAAGACCACTCAAATAAAGCTCTTACGATCCGCATTAGAAGCAATTGGTAAGACCGTTGTGGTAACCCGTGAGCCCGGAGGTTCGCCTTTGGCAGAAAAAATACGACAGTTATTACTGAATCCGGATTTTTCAGAGATTAATTACAAGACTGAATTTCTTTTATTTTTGGCGGCCCGAGCACAGCACATAAAGGATACAATTGCGCCGGCCCTTAAAGAAGGGTCCACTGTAATTTGTGACCGTTATCTAGATAGTTCTTTTGTATACCAGCATTACGCTAGAGGTATTGTATCAAATAAAGAATTTGTAGAAATGAATACTTGGACAATAACTCATGAGCATAAAGAGTATTATCCAGATATTACACTTATGTTGGATATAGACGTAGAGGTTGGACATCAAAGAGCGCTTAATAGAAACAACCACTTAAAAGATCAGTCTGAAGCACGCTTTGATAACGAAGAACGAGCGTTCCATGAAAAGGTAAACCAAGGCTATAGAGAACGCGCGGCAATAAATCCAATAAGAATTAGGGTTGTTAACGCCAATCAAGACCTAAGGATGGTCCACGAAGATATTTGTAAGACAATAAATGAAGTAGTTAGATCGTGGAAGATTCATCCTTTGGATGGGCATGAAATTTAGAACAGGACTATGGGTGTGGTGGATATTCTCTGTCACACCCATTATTTTTATTATACTGTAAATATTTATCAGTACGTAAATCTAGAGTGAGTGAGTTAGGGAACAAATCATGGAAAGTATTCAGAGTAATATCCAAAGAGGAGCCGTAAGAGTATCTGACACATTAATCATTGGTGGTCATGCTGAAACCTGCAACCTATGCAACTCTTATGTGTCTTCAGAGGGTGTACAAATTTTAATTGTTTGGAATTCCGAGGAGAACCTATACTTCAGATGATCTTGCGGGCCCGTAATAATCTAAATCTTAGCTTAACCTCTAAAGATCTGGCATAAAGGAGAAATAAAATGAAGAATAATACTGAAGTGCAAGTAATAATCACAATGGATAACGTTGACCACGCAGATGCCTTAATTAAGGCATTGAACTCATTCTTTTCAATCTCGGATGCAGGCGGTGACTCTTATTTAGTTCATTCAGAAGATTGGAACTGTGCTATTCCTAATACCGATATATCTAGTTGTGGATTTATTGGGCATGACGTAAGAAAACCAAAGAGTATCAGATTAATGCCAGCAGATGAACCGATTGAAATGCAAGTAGGTAAGGTAGAAATTGAGTACCAGTCCTACTACGTCTGGAGAAAACAAGGTGGAACTTTTAGCACTCCGCATACAAGTTTAGAATCGGCTAAGACCGAGGCAACTAGGTTGGCAATCAAGCACAATGATGAGGTCTTTATTTTGGCAACCATTGGTTCCGTGGCCCCAGTAACACCACAGGTAGCATTTAAGAGTCTGGAGAAAGGTTTTGTAGAAAAGTTATTTGAAGAGTGTAAGAGGAGTTCTTATGACGACTAATACTCCAACTTGTATACTTTGCCTAATGCCTATGACTCCAAAGTATCAGGACCATATGATAGTCGGTGATAAAAAACCACATAAAATATTAATGGGATATGAATGTCCACCCTGTAGAGAGATATTAGAAAACAGGCTTGAGGAAACAAATTGGCATAGTTGCGAGGATATAGCTAGAAATGAGTACAGATTGAAAATCCTTATTCGTTATAAGGAATTATCAGATGGCAATGAAAAATTACCAGAAGGATATAGTTATCCATAGGAGAGATTATGAAGTACAAAGCTAATACTACCTATACAAAAGAAGATGCAAAGTCAGCAATACTTGAAATGCTTGATACCCATGAGTGTATTAGAGGAGATGTTATTGTCCGTTGGATGAACCTACAGTTGCAACTAGCTCTAGTCCCTACCCACCTTCATGCCAATTATGACATTAAACAATGCCTAGATGAATTATCCAATGAAGGCAAGGTTATTGAAATGATTTATAGAAAAAATAATGCCATTGAGTTTAAATCTGTTTATTTCCGAAAAGACTTAACTGTTATACCACTTTTTAAAAATAAACCTTAGGAGTTGAAATGAATCCTGAGCATCCTTATTTAAAATATCAGGCGGATAGACCTGATAAGAATGGAGTGTACTGGGTGGATATGTCAAAAGTACCATGGTGGCGGAAAGACGGATTAGGTTGGCCTATTGAGACCGTTAAAGGAAAACCTATTTCAAACTTTATACGTTTGGTGGTTCAAAACATAAGGAAATGGTGCGGTAAATGAAATACGTTATGTTTAGAAACAAGGTATCATATATTCCAATTATCTTTCCGGACACAGTTCCACATATTTGCGTTGCCGAGGCTTTCAAGGAACATCCTGACTTATGCAAGTTAGAGTTGATAAGCGCAGGATTTATAGAATTAGAGTGTGGTACAACCTATGGAGAATCAGAAACTTTGCAGATAAAAAGTAGAGAATTGGATGCAAAGATTATCGACCTGTATTCTATTACTCATGGTATAATCGGACTTCATCCAGACGACCCGGAGGAGATTAAAGATGGAAGCACCTAAGCTTGCGGAATTAGAATCAAGACCCTGTAGTTTGGAAGAACTACAAGCAGCATTAGTTCAGTTAATTAAGTTGCATAACGGGATGCACGAAGATATAAATAATATGATTAGACAGGGACGTATCCGCTCTAGTGCAGAAGCAAACATGGATAGGCCGTATACTATTTAAAGGAAAGCCTATGAAAAAGATATTTGAAGTAGAATACCCAGACTATTGTTCATATAACGCTTCGGATATTCAGGAAGCTTTACAGGATGCAACTGGTTGGGCAGTCGCTTTTATCGTTAAAGAGATAATAGTTGAGGTGGGAAAATCTGAGTATAAGGAGAATTTGATGAACGCACAGGAATTTAAAGACTGGTCGGATTCATACAGAAAGAAAAGTTCGTACCACATGATGTGCAAAGTAGATAAAAGAATGATAGACCTACTTATGTCTCAAAGACAAAAGGAACTAAATGAAGAAGAAAAGAGTTTTGACAGAAATTAACTAAACTGTAAATGATATGTAAATAATAGAGTTGTGGACTGTTTACTCCCAAGGACACAGATTGCCAGACGCAGGATTAGATACCCTTCGACTAGAGCGGTGTTGGCATAAGAGTAGGCAGTCTGCAAATAGTTGGGTAATTATGGGCGGTCGCCCCGTTCGGTACAGTTAGGAAATAATGAGGAGGGCGTACTCTGAGAATGTTCAACCCTGTACTAATTACCCATTAGTTGGTGGTTAGTCTAAGTCAAGGACACTAAGAGAACAAGACCAGCGGGGTATAATGGTACGTGGGTTAATAACCTGTGGTGCAGTAGTACTCTATGCGGATAGTGTAGAGAAGCGCATAATCTATCCTGACGTATGAATTAGGGGCGCAATGTTCTTATCAGGTCTTTCCTGCAACACTTACCTTCTCCGAAGATGTTGGTATAACTTAGGCTAACCACCAAACAAAGGAAATTTATGTTTTTCCATGATATGAACTACACAATACCTCAAGAATTTAGACTTCCATGGTTGTTATTTCTTTTGATGTATATTCCATTTCTTTACTGGTTTATTATTCGCGATGGATACAGGAAGTTTAAATGGTTGAGGGAAATTCATGAGGTAGGATTTTATAATTGGGTATGGTTTGTACTATATCTAAAACGCAATGAATTTCATCCATCACTGGATAGGATAAAAATAGTTGATGGTAGGTATTTATTGGAGGAACGACAGGGCAGAAGACAACTCGCGCATAAAATAGCTTTAAAGTTTGAGGAGCTAAAATGAGGACTATATGGGGTGTATAAGAATAGAACATGGCTACATCTGTGGACCTGATGCATTTGTTAATCTTGAACAATTCGGTGCAAATGTATGGGTCTCATGGCATAACTATATGGGACCTACTTTCTATAGGAGTAAGAACATGATAAAACCAATAGAAGTTCCAAGTAAAAAGACTTGGGACGCTTTCACTAAATGGAGGACTTATGAATCTACAAGCAACAAATGAAATTAAACCTCATCACTACTCAGCAGAAATTATTTTTCACTTCACTTGCCAAACCTGTAGGAAATGGTGGTCAATAGCAGACTGGACCCCAGTTGAAACTTTAACCTGCCCACATTGTTCTACTACCTCAAGCGTAGAAGAGTCTCCAAATTTAATAGAGGAGCAGGAAAATATGGTATCAATAATTTCTGGTACTGTAGCTGTAGCGGATGTTCCTAATGCAAATGGAGTAGTGTACCCAAAAGAGGTACTAGAAGACCTTGTGAAAAACAACAAAAATTTTAGTATGGAAGAGGACAATCTCACGGTTAAGATTGAAACCGCTTACTCAGAACTAAAGGAACTTCATAATAAATATGATATAATAGGTTTTGATATGGAAAAGGTAGAGTCACTTAAAAGTGAGTTAGAACAGGAAATTGATATTTCACCTATTAGCAGCGAGACAATAGAACAACTAACACGAGAAGGTTATTTGGGAAAGCTAGTTAATATGGACATACCGGAATTTACTGAACAGGAAAAACAAGATGAAGCGTATTTGTTAAAAGGTCCGTGCAATACCTGTGGTTGTAGGGATACCACATCAACTACTGCATCAGGTTATATCTGTCTTTCAGGTTCGCCAATGCCTAGAGAGAAATTTTGTAAAGACTGGAGGAGAAAAGGCTAATGGATATCCTTATTTCATTGCTAGGAACATTTTTCAAAACAATAGGGTTGGTTTTATTTACTATTCTAACTTATTTTATACTCCAGCATTGGTTTATCTGTCGCAGAAACAGACTTGCACTTGATAAATACTTGGAGTTGAAGGCCTGGGCAGAGAACTATGGGTATATTATAGAAACTGGAAGTACAGAGTTGAGTAAGAAATGGCTGGCCTTAAAAGGCGATATTTATTTCTTCACTTCCGAATACAATCGAGCCTTACGCTGTACTAGGTTGCAGGATGCAGAGAGCGTTGCCCGTTATTGTGAACTATGTAGTTATAAAATAGAGAAGTACTCTAATTCACCGGAAGACCACTATGTTTAGTAAACGTGAAGTAGGACCTTGGCATGTTAGGGCCTGCCACAAGTCACGGGCATTCTATGCACCGAAAAATTGGCGACAGAAATTGTGGTTGCTGATAATGGGTTGGAGACCTTATCATGGTGGACTAAAAGGATGGTGGAGTAAATCCTCGGATGACTTACGAACAAAATGGAAAAACAAGGGGAAGCGATGAAAAGTGAAAAAATGACAGAACAGTTTAACAAGTTAGAGCGGGATATAAATGAAGCACTGGATAAACCAAATGCAAGGCTCTTTACAAGGGAATTTACCCTAACAGACGGAACTAGAGTTCGAGATGAGTTCAATATCCAAACAGGTGCTCTTGACCGGTATGTTATGCCAGTGATTCCAATAGAAATGATTAGGGTTAAGGTAACAATAGACAAGGAAGGAGCAAAAATCGAATGATGATAAGACGAATTAGGGTTCATATAAATGGTCAATATGATGATGATAAATATATTGACCAGGCAGTAAATGAGAAACTTAAAGAAAACGAAATAAGAGTTGAAGAAGTAATAAGTATAAACTGCCTTGAAAGGGCAAAACTGTACGAGATATTCTACAGAGGTGTGTAATGAGTGAGAACCGTAATTGGGATGTAATATATAAAATTACTGGTCATGTAATAGGTCATCTTATGCGACCTGTTTGGATGAAAAGATTTTGGAATCTAACCAATTTCAAGAATACAGATTTTACACTAAAGTATAAAGGGAGGTCCAATGGATGTATGGGTTAAGATTACTGTACCACAGTACGCACAGTTACCTGAGCAAGCTATTCAGGAGGCATTAGACAGATATTTCCAAGGCATAGAAATCAGAGTCCAAGAAATTGATGACCCGTCAGAGATACTGAGAAAATACCGGAATAGACACATAGTACAGAAGGTTTCAACTATGGATGATTTTAATAACAGAGGACTACAGTATGAACTGATACATAAACATGGGTCAGGTAATGATAATGATGCGTTGCTTTGCCAGAGTCCAGACTTGGGTGCCATAATGACTCAGATTAAACTTAGCGCAGAGTGTGGATTCAATAATCAACTTTATGAGTTCAACACGAAGAGGTAACCTATGATAGTAAAATTTCTGGACTTCAAAACAAAAGAATTCGTTTTTGAGATGAATTGCGTAGTAGTACCTAGACGTGGTGAGAACATTCAATATCACTATTTTTCTGAGGAACAGAATAAGGTAGTGTTCTCAGAGCATAGAGTGTTAAATGTAAACCACGTACTTATGGGTGTAAATCATACTATTGTCTGTCTAGTAACTGACCCACAAAGCTGGTTAGACTATGAGTATGGACCAAAAAAGGAGTGACTAATGTATATCTTAACACCACTAATGTCAAGGGGAGAAATTCATATCGCTTCTTGTAAGGTATTCTCATCCATTCTCGAAATTCAAGACTTTCTGGATTCTGTGGCAAACACATGGGATAAATTTTCTGTATGCCCGGAAGTTATTAAGATAGCCCCAGGAGTAGGGTTAGTAAAAGAGAGTGAGGAGTTTCATAAAGAATATATCTGGTCGCATAGTTATAACTCAAGAAAGAATAAAAAGCTGGAAGAGCTTAAACAGTACGGTGAGTTTAAACCTCAGGTATTAAATACTTTTGTAGCAAAGGAGTGAGTATGCCAAGTAAAATAAAAAGAAGACTGGCCTTGAAGGAAGCAATACTTCTATACAACCCCGAAATAGAAGCTACTTTGGACTCAGAAGAAAGAATAATTGTAGAGGCTACTTCAATTCTTCATCTTTTGAAAAAGAGTAGTCAGCATAATGTAGTAACCTGTGTTTACTGTGGGCATGAATATCGAGAAGGTACACCAGCGTGTAAAGCCCAAGAGTTGACGGCTCATATAAAAATCTGTACTGAACATCCAATGAGAGCCTTAGAAGAAGAGAATGAAAGGTTGAGAGAGGTAATTGATAAGCAGATAATTCTTCCACCTTGTGATTTCTGTGACCGTAAGGACCTGATGCCAAATGACCAAGAAGAAGTAAAACTTAATTCACATAAAATGATAGCATGTCCTACATGCTACTCCAAGATATGCGATATAATAACCAACCTGGAACTTGAACGTAACATTGAAGGTTATGATTTTGTTAAACGCGACAGTAAGGCAGGTAAATAGCTATGAGCAAAGTTACTGTTAAGTGTGATGACTGTGGTCTAGTTTTAAATGCAGAAAATGCGTTCTTTGATAGTAGTGAAGGCTTGGACTTATGTGAATTCCATCATATAGAGAGGAGATTAACTAAGGCCCTTAGAGAAAGGGATGAAAAGCAAAAATGGTTAGAAGATACGCACTTGAGAGATATTAAAACTATGAATGAAAAGATATCTGAACTTCGGACAAGATACGCAGAATTGTCACCTGAAAAGGAGAAGGTATGATTGATGGAAATATAAGTAGAGCCTCTGAGATAACTGACCAGACAGAAGAACAAATGGCAGAACTAGGAGATATTTTTAAGTCAACAAAAGGGCCAATTTTCTGTTGGGAATGTGGGCGTAAATTACGCTGGCCTCACTACGTAGAAATTGAGATTGATGGGCACATGAGAAGGATACACAAAGAGTGCAAGAATCCAAAAATGGCTGAATTGAAAACCAAGTATCCACTTGGAGGTAATTTTGAAATGGAGTGATGTAAAACAAGATACTAATAAAGATATACAAAAGCCATACGATGGAAGCATAAGGTATCGGTGTAAATTTCTTATCCTACCAAAGAAAATAGGGCATGTAACTCGTTGGCTTGAATATGCAACATGGTCAGAAGAGTATAGGTGGTTTCGCAAGGAATGGCTACCCGAAATGAAAATATGGACTAATATACGGGTGTTCAAATGGGAACCTATCCAGTGGGAAGATTAATAATTACTATAAACAAAAGGAATAGATATTATGTCTGATGAAATAAGTTCAAGTACAGTTGTAAGTATTTCGGAACATCGAATACTCAAGGATATTGCAGAACAAACAGGGTTGACAAAAGACAATAGCAATATAGTACAGGCATTACAGGATGCCAAAGAACGGGCAGATGCCTATGAGCAGCTTGACTTACAGAAGGCACGTAAGTTGGCAGAAGCTGGACTGGAACCTTGTCCATGCTTTAACATAGTTTGTAAGCATTATCATCAAGATTCTATAGAAACTAATCGTATGAATTGGTGTGATAGAGAAATCGCTTGCCATTCATGTTTGTTTCAGATGCTTGAAGAACCGCCTAATAGTCTTAATTATGATGAACCTATGCCTAGCCATAAAGCGGCCTTGACCAAATTGGAAGAACTTGGCCAGTTGAAAGGGCAGTTTCTGGAACACCAAACAGAAAACTCCAGGTATGAGAGGGTTACTAGAACAGAAAGAAATGAACACATGATAAGTGGTATAACTATGGACTGTTTGTCAATTGTCATTGAGACAGCAATTCAGGATTTAATTGATAATCCTTACGTACCGGATGAAGAAAAAATTGGACTCGACCAAAACAAACAGGTTATTGCAAGGAACGCAACAGTAGAAGTAGAAAAGGCCATGGGGATATTTCCAAATCTGAGGAGAGTAAAACTGTGAATATACTATATAAAGTAGCAGAAGAAGATAAAGAAGACTTTGGGTGTGAAGTGTGTGACTGTCCAAACAGAGCAGATTTATACGTAGAAGACTTTGACGGGGATTCAGGTTACATCTGCCAAAAGTGTTACGATGAGGATTTAGCGGAGAGTCAAAAATGAAAATCAAATATATAAATGCAATTAATGGGCATGAAGTAACTTCTAGTATACCTGATTTAGTTGAGGCAATCGTATCTGACACCTCATACTACGCAGGTGAAATTGAGTCTCTACAAGAAAAGATAAGCAATTTGACCAAGCTAACTGGAAATATACTTGATGCTCTTGTAACTAAGGGTACGCTAAAGGATAATGCCGTCCGTGAGATTCTTAATTCATACCAAGTTGAAAAGTTGTCAATAATAGAGGAGTGAATATGACCGGGGATAAGATAGAAAAATTTGAAGACTGCGCCATGAACTATCTGTCCGATTTAGAGATGGCATTTAAGGTCCGTATGCTTATGAGGAATGATTTAGACCATGAGGCGGTATGTACTGCTGCTAGGGATAGAATTATGTGGCTATCCCAACAGCTTGAAGAACAACGGACAAAGATAATTGAGGACTGTGCTACAATCGCTGAACGCCTGACCGACCGTTATGATAGACAACCGGATATCGCAGGTTCAATCAGAGAACAAATGGGTATAGCCTCATGAACAATACAAAAGAAATTGAAAAATTAAATCTTGAGATTATAGACTTAAACAGAATCATTGGAATGTTAAGAAACCAGCGAGGTCTTGAGCAGTTACGGTTAGATAACTTAAATACGGAATTACAGCTAGAAAAGAAAAAGTACTCAGACCTTGAGGATGATTATGACCTCCAGTGTCAATGTCGTGATGGGTACCGTTCTGAGGTTATGGCATTGAAGAAACAAATGCAGAAAAAAGAAGATTACTTAAATTCTATTTTGACGTGAGGTATTTATGGAATGTCCATACTGTAAAGGTACTGACTTTTATGAAGGTCCAACTGGTGGAATGATGATGAACGTAATCTGTGCTGATGAAGAGTGCAGACACAAGTTTAATCTTAATACTTTGACCGGAGAGCTTGAGGACCTTAAGTCAGTACAGCCCAAAGAAAAGACTATTCAGGAACGTGAGGCAGAGCGAGCAAAAGAAGTGTCAGATGCAAAGACTGCTGCATATTTAGAGGGTGTGGAGCTATTTAAAACCAAAGGTTCTGCTGTTGACTGTATTCAGCAATCTGGAGTTGGCTGGCACTATTTTTGTGGCGCAGATTTATTTAGACTAGCTGGATACATGGACCAATTTCACGGACGAGTTAAGGAAAGTCTATGAAAATGTCGGAGTCAATAGAAACAACTAGAAAAAGTCACCCATATTATGGAATGACCGAATCTAATTTTCCAGAGGACTTTACAGAATATAAAATACTCGAGGTTATAAAACATGAGGATTCAAAGACATTCGGTAATAGGGCTTACACTCATTCCTCTTATATGTTTTGTAAGGCCTGTAAAAGAATTGTTTTTACTCATAGTTATTATGGAAATAAAAATAAAGGATGCGATATTTGTACTCCAATGGAGGTAATATGAAAATCAAGATAACTAGAAGGTTATTTGACTCTGACACTGACTTAGTTTTAGTTCCAAAGGATACAGAGATAGAAGCAGTTCCAGTAGACCCAAAGATTATTGATGTTGTGGATAATGCGGTAGTAATAAAGTACAACGGTCAAGACGTTTTGGTTTTTGAAGATGAATACGAGGAGATAATATGATAGTATGGAAATCATTGAAGGAGTCTATTCCACCAAGGCATAGGCATGTACTAACGGTAAATGCTAATATCGAGGCCCCAACCATTTTCCACAATATACACTTGGAGGAAGGTAGGTTTATACTAACAGCTCAAGAGAATAATCAAGATGGACGAATGGTTCATTTTCCAACGCACTGGGCATTTATGAATTTCCCGAAAGGATAAACTGATGAATAAAACAGAACACTTGTTCCAATGTTTGGCAGAGGAATCCGGAGAAGTAATACAGGCGGCAATGAAGTGCACAAGATTTGCAGTTGAAGGTCACTATCCTGACGGAACTCCAAATATGGTTAAGCTAATAATGGAGTTGAATGATTTGACTGCCGTTGTGGAACTAATGGTTGAGCACGGAATTCCTATACTGGTAGGTTTAGGTGATAGAGAACAGATAAATACAAAGAAAATTAAGGTCATTCAAATGATGGAAGTTGCTAAAGAGCGAGGAGCACTACAATGATACTGAGCGATAAAGCTATTCAGGAGATACTTGATAAAGCTGTACCTGCTAGTGAGTATGGTGTGTACCCAAGTTACTTTGAAGTTGAGACTATAAATCCAGAAATTATTGCTTGGTTCGAGGCCATGCACCGAGAACTACACGAAAAGGTAAAAAACTTTTCGGTTCTGAAGAACAATTTTGGTGGCTTAATGGGTATTATTCCTGTTGACTACAATTTAGTAAAAGATGTAGTAGTGTTTAGCGCAGATTACTGGTTAGAAAATTCAATGGGTTCTAGTTGGACCTTTAAACGAATGGATGTAAGTTTTATCCAAGAACAGGTAGATCTAGAAGTTGCAAAGGGCAATGTACCACTATTCATACCCACTGCTTTCCTACCTGCAAGACTTAAAGAAACGATAAAAATACCAGGATTAAGAAAAATGTATTTTATCAAAAAGGATTTGAATGATGCGAATAACTGTAAATAAGTTGTATGATGAACAATATTTAAAAGAGAACTATAAAAGATTAGACCTAGACCAGTTTAAGGCGATGTGCAAAAGAAGGATCGGGCGTTCTACTGGAATTGCCCTGCAGTTAGTAGGAAAGGCTATGGTTAATCCAGATAAGAAAATTTGGTTATTTGACCATTATGAGGAACCAACTGCCTCAGTGCAGGGCAGAAACATTGCAGAAATAGTTACTAACATAATAGATGAATTAAATATTAGGTTTATCAGTTTAAACTATGATGAACACCCAGAAGGAAAAATACCTACATACTATATAATATACGAGCCCTTCACTGATATGGAGTTTTCAGATGAATCAGAAGCAAACTCAGGACCATAAATTTCAGGTACTAACAGAAGCCATTGGTAAATGTTACCATGACTGGCACGTTCCACCAACTAATTCCTTGAGTCCATACCAATGCACTAAATGTGGATTGAAGGTTCCAAATATAAGAGATACCGAAATTGACTTCAATGACTGGACTGGATTCGGCTTATTACTAGCTTGGTGTAGGTCTCAATATAAGTTTCACGGGTTACTTAACGATATAACCTTATTGGAACTAAGTACAAAAGAGTTTTCAGACCGAGTATATAGAATAGTATTGGAGGAACGTATTTATGCGAGTAATAGAGAGTGAACGGACAGTCCATATAGAAGATGGTGGGCAATATTCTGACAGTTATCGACAGACCCTGACCACTGTGCTACTCCAGCTTTTGAGTTTAAAACGGTACACCAAGGTTCAGCTTGCGGAACTCATGAAGTACGACCCAAAGGTAGTTGATAACTTGGTAGAGGAAGGATTCCGTGGCTTTAGTTCGCCACAGATTGTTCGAGTCCTCCACATTCTTGGATATGAAGTACAGGTCAAGATAACTGCGATAGAAAAGGAGTCAAAAAATGAAAGTAAATCTTGACAACTACGTTGAACTAGCAACAGCCACAGAGGCACCAGTTACCGAGGAAATGAAAGAACGATTTGTTGGCTCTCTATCAATATTGGAGTCCTTACTCTATGACCAAATTACCTTGAGTACAAAACTGGATGTGCTGAAAAAACATTTGTTTTATGGAGCACCGAGACCAGAAGTAGAAGAACATGCAGTAGAATATCTCCAAGCCGCAAATAGGATTCAGGACGAGCAAGTAATAAGGTTGCTCCATTGTGCAATAGGTCTTGCCACAGAAACAGGTGAGCTTATGGAAGCACTCTATGAGCATATCTATGGTGGACAGCCATTGGATACAACTAATTGCGGTGAAGAACTTGGTGATGCAGGTTGGTACATAGGGATTGGCTGTTCAGCTTTGAGACTTCCTCTGATCCAGATGTTACAGACCAACCATGATAAACTAGCACTGAGATTTCCTCAGAGATTCACACAATTTCACGCTGAGGAAGTAAACAGAAATCGGGAGGCAGAGCGTAAGCTTTTGGAGGACTCGAATGTTACTCCATAATTTGATAATACCATCCCTAGTTTGCTTATCCTTGTTAATAGGATTTTGTTGCGCCTTAATCATCTTTGCTGAAAAGAGAGTGACTGTAGGTATCCTCCTAGTTTCAGTTCTTGGCTTTTTATTTACTGTGCCTATGTTAATTGCTACCTTGCTATCACTAGCTGTGGTCCAGGTATACTACATGATAAAGGAAAGGCAGCCTCCAGGTATATGTAGAATCTTGAGTAGGGAAATATTTTCTTGGAGACATTTATGAATCTTATAAACCTTCATGCTCATTCAAAGTTTTCGGATGGACATTCTACAGTCAAGGAAATGGCAGAGACTTGTAGGTCACTCAAACATTCTGCCTGTGTCTTGACCGACCACTTGTATTCCAAACGAGAACCAAAGGTATACACAAACGCAGGAACAAGTCCAGATTTTTCACTTAACCTCCAAACATGGGCCGCACAAAAGTTTGAAGCCGCAGATGTTGAGCAAGAACTAGGATATCCAGTTATTTGTGGAGTAGAAGTAGCAGTAGCAGAAACTGGAGAAGAGGTGGTAGTAATCGGGACTTCTGCTATAGATATGCTGTTTAAAATCAGAGAGCGAAAATTTAGAATTGACATAGAGAACTTAAAGGGTTTGAGAAAAAACTTTGAGTGTGTTATCAACTTGTGTCATCCAGGTGACGGCGAAAAGTTCAGGACCGAGGGTGGGGTCTCTATACTTTCGGCTTATGAGTTTATACACACGGGTAGCCCAATGTTTACTCACCGTGAAGACCCCTACGAAAGCTCTGGACTTGTTCAACTCTGCAACAGTGATGCCCACCATGCTCGACTCCTATATCGCTGTGCCAATCGAACAGAGATCCCACTTACTACAGAGACCGATATTATTCGGTATATAAAGGCTAAACTTCCTATAGGTTTTCATATTGAACCACATCGACCAACAAAAGAAATATTTGCAAACGAGGTGTTCTAATGGCTAACGAAACTACTCACGAATTTAGGATATACCAGGGCCAGACGCAGGTAACGGTCAAGCTAGATAACAAAAGAACCTGGGTATTCAGACATAATAGAGGTAAGGTAAGACGTAAAATGGTACGGAAGTTTTTTAAATCTGTACAAGGACATTTTGAGGAGTTTGTCAATGGAACTAACGGATGACCAAAGAGGTATATTGGATAAAATAAAATTTTGTGCTGGAGAAACGTCAACAAACGAGGTATTGATTTTAAACTGGTACTTGGTACTACCTTTTGGAGAATTTAGGAGGATCCAATGATTAGAGCAACCTGTACTTGGGGCGAAGGCACGGATGTACTATTGGTCATAGAAGACCATATAGTAGTAGCGCATGAGGAACAAATTTTAAGAGATAAGTTTACTCACGGTGCTATTAAGCGTGGGTCAGCTGATTTAACAGTAGACCAAGCAGAGTCCTTGGGCCATCAGTTATTAAACGCAGTTCAAGCATGTAGGGAACTTGATAAATCCGCCGAAGAGTATTTTAAAATGAATCAGGGTCAAGACCCTCAACAGATTGAACTCATAGAAGTACCGAGTAATCCAGAGGTAAAAGAACTTAATGAGGCTGTAAGTTACTTCGAGACCAAAGTAAAAGAAGCATTTGAACTACCTAAACCAAGACCAAAGAATAGCTGGGAGCCACTCCAATGACATGGTCCGAGGGTGATATAAATCCAAAGCACTTTGAGTTCATTATCCGAATACTTTTAACGGTTTTGATTATAGTAATATCGGCAGGGCTTCTTGCAGGTATAGTTTATACTGCATACGATTTGAGATTAATCTGGACAAAAAATTTCTATGTAGGTTTTAAAACGGTCATGGTAAATGTCCTGACTCTTTTGGGGGTATTAGAAGCATTAAGAACTGTCTTGGCATATTATTCAGAAGGGCGGGTCCGAATAACTTTATTAGTAGATGCAGTACTTGTAACTATTCTTTCGGAACTACTTGCGTTCTGGTACAAGGAAATGGATTGGGAACGAATACTGATGATGATATGTTTGGCCTTAACACTTTCGGTAATAAGAGTACTAGCAGTTAGATTTAGTCCTCGACCAGTAGACCATAAACATCCCCATCCACATAACGGAAATTAAAGGAGGAACAAATGGTAATATTTAGTGAGTGTCCACAATGTAAGGGAAGTCACACCGTAAAAATTAACAAGGATATCTCCCTAGTAGAGAGAAAGACAAAGTTCAAGCGTGAAGTGGTTTGTAATACAGAAGGTTGCGGTGCTATGTATTTAATATCGGTCAGAATAAAGGCGAGGTTGATTATTCCAGATTCAGAAGCAGTAGAAGAAACTGGGGATGACAATGGGAATGACGCATAGTGATATAGCACTGGCTTTAAGTATTTCAATAGATCAAGTGTATAGACTTGAGGAACGGGCCTTGAGAAAACTCAAGGCCAGTGGTGACTATAAGAAATTACAGGAATTTTTGGTCCGTGAGAAATCAGAAGATAACGTTGACCCATCAATTTACGACTAACAGGAGCTACAGATGAAGACCGGAATAATAACGATAGAACTTGAGCTATATGGATCTGATGAAGAACTAGGTCCAACGGAAATAGATGCCAAGTTAAAGGAACTTCTTAATAAGTTTGAAGACCAATGTAGGCAGCAATCTTGGGTTAAAGATATTTACGACAGCTCTTACGAAACACAGGAGGACTGACCGTGAAAGAAATAACTATGGTAATGGTAAAGCAACCTAAGCTACTAAAAACCTTTTGTGATCTTTGTGGCACAGAGCAAATTGGAGGTACTTGGACTAATGATGGAATAGTTAAGGCTAACCTTGAACGAGAGGTCAAAATAAAATATAAGGAACTAATTTCTGACCCAGATGGCGGCGGTGAATCTCATACTTATGAACTTGATATTTGCCCCACTTGTTTCTTGACCAAGGTCAAGCCAATGCTAGAACAATTAGGTGCAAAGGTTGAAGTAAAGACCGTAATATTTTAGATGGAGACCGTGATGCCAAAAACTGATTTGTCCGATAGTGAAATCGCTACCTTAATCCTGATCCGGCTTGAAGCTATACGGGATAAGAAATATGCGTCTAACCGAATGGCAGCCCAGGCATTACTTGACGCAATCAAAGACTGTAAAATAATAAAGAACAGAGACCGAGGACAAAATGAGTGATAGTCAAAATCCGTTTCACGACCATTTAGATATATGCGAACAGTGTAGAAACCATCCATTTGGTCTATGTAAGGTAGGTATGAATATAATACAGAATATGGTGCTCAGTAAAGGGGCATCAGCTACTATCAACCTTGACCCTAATAAAATTCCAAGGAGTTTCAAATGAGTAATTTAAGTTTAATAGGCATGGCACAGTTGATGGAAGTAATCAGACTTGCTAGGACAACACCAGTAGAGGGTATAATTGTAGAAGTAGGAGTTTATAAAGGTGGATCAGCAATAGAGTTGTTAAAGGTTGCAAAAGAACGCGGTCAAGAGCTCTGGCTATTCGATACTTTTAGTGGTATGCCAGAATCAACAGCAGGTTTAGACCACCACAGGATAGGGGAGTTCTCTGACTGTAGTGTAGAAGCAGTAAGGGCATTAGTACCAGAAGCCAGAATTTTTAAAGGATTCTTTCCTGATACTTGGAACTCCGAGGTAACAGAACTACCTAAAATTAGTTTTGCCCACATTGACTGTGACCAGTATGTTTCTATTTCAAACTGCATAAAGATTTTTAAACCGCTTATGCTTAAGGGAGGAATAATGTGGTTTGATGATTACGGTCAACCTTGGTTGCCAGGGGCTACTAAAGCAGTAGAAGAACAGTTACCTGAAAGAATTGTCCACCCTATGGGCAGAGCGTATTATATTTTCTGAGGAGTTTCAAATGAGTATGGTCCAAATATTGTATGCTCTTGGAATAACTATCGGGCTTGTATTAGGATTTGCAGCAATAATAGCATTGATTCTTACATATGTGCTAAGTAATAAAAAGGAGGATTAGGATGAAAATATATTACGATGGACATACAGATGATGAGGTAGTAGCATATCTTAAATCAATGGGAATCCCGCCAAATATAGTGGTCGAAGTTAATGAACAGCAGTTGTATGAGATAATTGAAAAGTCAAAAGTCATCTTGACCTTCGGCTATGAGTATGGACGTAGTAGTGAACTAAAAGATGTAGTAGTTATTGGGCACCCTTATGACTTTTAGTCCTGATCCTGACAAGGAGAAATTATGAGTAGGAAAACCGGGACCAAATGGAAGACCAGTGAGTGTGGACGTTGCGGAGAACCGCATGAAGGTTATAGTGGTAAACTAAATGCGGAGAACGTAGAATACGTTGTCTGTGGTATAACTGGTAAGCCGATGGTAGTCAATACTGAGTTAGCCTATGGAAATAGTTTTGCATTTCCAACCTACTGGACAAAAGAAGAACCAGAATGAATACCCTCTTGTACTTCATAACGCTTTGTGTATGGACCATATTTTGTCTAGTTCTATGGGCCACCATAAAAGATTTAATATATCAGGAGTTTGAGGAAAATGCAAGGTCACATATAACGGCAATCATTATTTGCTGTCTGTGGCTTATAAGCTATTACTACTGAGGAGAATCCGATGAAAATAAAAGTAAGTATAGAGACCTCAGCAGGAGGTAAAAAAGGAATTAAATTTTTATTATCAAACGGTGGTAAACAGGTACAATTCAAGAAATTACCTACCAATCATAAACTAGCTATTTTGGTCTATATGATAGAGTCCGATATGGAAGTTCCAACTGGATTTAAATATGGATCTTCAATAAAAACCTATCTAAATTCCTGTAAAGCTAATATGGAATTTTTTGACTCTACTTACGGTTATAAAAAGTTTATTATCGCTGATGTTCCTATAAAGGTAATAGAAAAGGTTTTGCTTCCAACTATTGATGACCGTCTTAATTCAATTGAAGACTACTATAAATTTTATACTGGAGGTAAAAAATTAGGATCTGAGTATAAAGAACTTGACTGGCCTTGCATAATAAGTGGGTTTTTCCCTGAAGAAGTTTTTGAAGATGGATGGCATAGGTTTAGCTATTATTTGAGTAAGAAACTTCAAAAAATTCCTTGCATAGATTTTGTAGAACCGTTTTTATGATCTAAACTAAAACTGGAGAACCCAATGATATACTATTGTGAAAGCTGTCAGACTGTAAGCAAGGTCAAATTGCTGACCCAACATAAACTTACTTGCACTGATAATACGGTAATTGAATTCCAGGATATTCATGATTATACCTCGTACTGGATTGAAGAAGAACAGAAACTAAGATATGAAATTAGTATGCACTCGACCATGAGAAAACAGGCAGAGCTTCAATTAGAACGTGCGATTAAGAAAATCCGAAAGACAATGAAGAGTCAAGCACTCAATCTGGAGCAATATTTATCAAGGGTCGTAATAAAAGATGAGATTAAGGTCCAATTCGACCAAGAGGATGAAGATATAGAATACAGTCTAGGAGTTAAACCCATAAACTGTCAGGACCAAGGTGGTATTCCTATTTATGAGGAGGCTAGTATTGGAGTACCAACATACCTTCCTCCTACCGGACACTGGACGAAGGATATCCAAAACCGAAGCCAATATGAAGGACAAACAGTAGACTCTCGCTGGGTAGAACCTAGACTTCCGGACTTTGATACCATTATGAAAATCGGTAGATCGTGCGGTTACTCAATTGCAATACACGGGTCACTTAAGCGTGATGTAGACCTTATTGCAGTTCCTTGGGTTGATGAAGCAAAAGGTGCTTTGAGTCTTATTCATGCTTTATGTGAAGGCCTAAATGCTAAACAAATAGGAACTGTTGAAGAAAAGCCGTGGGGACGCATGGCTGTAGTCATACAAATAGATGGTTATTATAAACCTATTGACTTGTCTATTATACGAAAAGGAGTACCAGGATGAAAGCATTAAGCAATATTCTTATTTATGGCGGATTGCTCTTAGGGTTTTCCTCGATTATTGCCCTAATAAGTTTTTATGTAAAAGACATACGGTGTATCGTAGGTTTGCACTTATGGACATTGAGAGGAGACTTTTGGCTAATAGACTCACCTCCACCATCTGCAAAATGTAAGCGATGCGGAGTTACCCATGGATAGATCTAGGAAGTTACGGTGCTCAAGATATTGCGTCTTGACTGTGATATGGATGGTAATAAAACGAAAGGAAATTTTATGAATACGAGCAACGCTCTGGATAGATTTAATCCTCTACTTGGCACAGACGAAGAACCGATCTTATGCCTCAGATGTAAAGCATTTTTGAAAAAATGCACCTGTCTAACACCTGAACTTCGATGTGATCCATTAAAACATAAACTAAATTGCGCGTGTAAGTCACTAATAAATTAAAAGGAGAATAAATTGGAGGTGTATAATGAGTACTAATTTCAATGCGGAACGCTTATTCGCTGAACCTTGTGCTAACTGTGGTCATCCTGCTGATGCACACTCAGGAACTTGCAGGTATCCAATGTGGGATACTGAACCAGGGCCAAGAGAAACTGAAATCAGTATCGATGGGACAGATAGGGAATGTGGCTGCCCTGAGTTCAAGGGTATCGGGTATGGTATCCCAGACCTTTACGTTCTTAACGCAGAAGTAGTGCCGTTTGACCCAACACAAGACCAGTCAGTGGTACTTACCCAAAATGGTCCTGATATACAAGAGCAGTCAGTAATATTTACGTTCGAGGGTTCAGGTGAAATGCTGAAAATCACACCCAATGGTTTTTATGTCAGAGGCTCTAAAGTACTACTTGATGAGAATGAAGCCCTAACAGTGTATACCGCGTTCAAGGAGTGGATGGACAGAGTGAGGACTTTATGAAGTCTGAGGATACAATTTCGGGATTTACAAGTCCTACAGATTACCAGTTTACACTCTCAGGTTTACTTGGACGAATAGAAACTCATAGGTTACTGCAGGACATACGTGTAGAACCTTTTGAAGACCCTGACCCGAAGAAGGAAGCAAAGTCGAAAAAGATTTCAGTTCCTAAATTGATTAAGACCAAGATTCCAACTAGAGAAGGATATAAAGCGCGTAAAGAATACTGGAGGTCTTAGTGGTTAGTTATACAATTTCTGGCCCACAAGTAAAGTTAGTAGAGGATTCTGTAAATAGAATACGAAAGGCCCTTGGTAATAGGCCACAGTCCAAGACCGAGGTTTCAGAAATTCATTCTATGTGTAATATGATAATGAGTCAGTTGTTGGTGGTCAAGGGAGAACACGAATGAAATTTAAGACCGCAGTAAAGACGTGGCCTAGTTTTATTACCAAGACCGGACGAATACATTTTGTTCGTTCATTTTATCGAACACTTGATAATAAGGTAAAGGGGAGCGGTATTTGCGGAACCCAGGTATACGGGTCCTTCAATCTAGAAAACAAACTGACTGGTATAAGTGCATATTGCCCACACTGTTTGGAAACAATGGAGGCAACTAAATGAATGATAACTTCATAAATGTTAATAGTCCCACTGAGAGTAGATATTGTGATATCTGTGGGCACACTGGATGGGTCAACACGCCATTTTACAAGGAAGGTATTATGAACCGGCAGCGATGTGAGTGTAACCCTATTATGCAGGTCACTAAACAGCAACTGGATAAGGTTAGGGAGGAGTCAGAAGTAGACCTAGAGCCCGAGTGTAATCCATGTACCTGTGATGCTGGTCTTTCTCGTTGTGTATGCACCACTACATTTGACGAGGATCTAGATTTACTCCGGAATAAGGTCCGACTTGAGTATTCAAAGATCTGTGAGGAACAAATAACACCAGACTGGTATTCAGTTCTCTGCGTAAAAGCCGATGTGATTCAGAAAATGGGACTCTCTGAGTTCAAGCAGTTAATAGAAGACTGGGAATTAGGACAAGCAGTAAGGACCCATTTTAAACAGGGTTCGACACAAATGTTGTTACGGTCTGATGTAGACCGATATTTAAGAGAATAGGGAAAGGGAGGTCAGACCAGTATGAGAACAAAGGATATAGATAAAATTAGGCAGACCATAGATTACGTTAGACAAGTATGCGCCCAAGAGTTGCCGACCATGAAAACATTAAAAAGGGATGGACATATTATTGCTATAAAAACAGCGATGAATGACATAGAATCCATCGTATCTCAGTTAAAACGCAGGGAACCCAGAGAACTTAAAATAGGGACTCGATCCTATGATATAAATTCTGAGTCAGAAGAGGAATACGAATGAATCCTATTTTAGCGCATTTCGTAGGCGATTATCTACTTCAGAATGATTGGATGGCACAAAATAAGAAACTAAACTCCTGGGTATGTTTGATCCATGTGTTGGCTTATTTAGCTCCTTTTTGGTTTTGCAATCTAAGCTATTGGCAGATAGTCTTAATAGGGATCCAGCATTTTCTACAGGATAGAACAAATTTTATACTGTGGCTCATGAAGATTAAAGGAAGTGAAGTCTTTGCAACAGGTCCGTGTAGTCCATGGTCAATAATTGTAACCGATAATATTGTCCATATTATCTTTATAGCCATTATAACACAAATAAAAATATAAAAGGGGAAGCGCATGACAAGTAAAAATGAGAAAAACAAAGTTAAATCTATTTTGGAAGGTCGTAAGAAAAAGTCTAACAAAAGATTTGAAAGAGGCATACTAGTAGAGGCGGACCATATAGTAAACACAGATCGACCAGATAGGTATGGGGATGTAGGAGAATCTTTTGATAGGGCTGCTAAGATTGCTACCTTAATGATGACACCCAAGCAACTTGAAGGTGGAGAAATTACGCCCCAAATGGTATGTATAATCGTTAGAGCCCTTAAGGCGACCCGTGATGTCTATAGCCCAGAAAATCCTGACCACATGAGAGACCAATGTGGATACGCAGAGTTGCAGGACCAACTACGCCAATTGGGGTACGAATAATGAGTACAATACCTTATCCATACTTTTACTTAGGCTTAGAAATTAATATAGAACAAATCTCACAAGAAACCTTAACCGATCCAACTGTATGGAGAACATTTACTAAAGAAGAAATAACTGTTCCGTGTGATCCCAATATGCTTAGAATTGTTCAGGCAATAGGAGGGACGCCAATTCCAGATAAACCTTCGGTTGAGTACACGCATATAGGTCTTAAAGAATTTATTAGCACAGGCGGAGTAATTCCAGAAGAGTGCGACTTAACAGATATACAAAATATAAGGATTTATTTTAATGGTAAGCCTGCTGAGGAAGGAGAGGACTACGAATTGGTCCATAAAGAACATAAAATAAAGATCCTTTGGGATAAAATAGAAGACACTGATATATTTTCTTTTAGTCTCCCTTTAAAGGTTGACTTATGGTAATAAAGAAATATGAAGTTAGAACCTTTAAAGAAGTATACGAATGTACGGATTGTAGAATAGGAGAATCTAATTTTGACTCTACAGTTATAAGCGAAGGAAAAGTCTTTTATGAGCATCGCTGCTCACATTGTGGATCAATGGTAGTACTGGATAAAAAATTTCCTAATCTAATCTACATACCTATGAAGAACATTTAATGTTTTGTTCATAATTTATATGTATGAAGGCATTAATAACGACTAGGAAAGGTAGACCAAAAATGCTTAAAAAGAATCGACCAAAAGTTGTTTCCTCAGTAACGTACCAAAACCGCTGTGGTTGCGGTGATATCTTTGTAACTTGTTCAGACCACCAAGGTTCACTCTTTGAGGTATTTGCTGTTTTGGGTAAGGCTGGAGGATGTGGGCAGGCAAACAAAACGTCTGTAGGCAAGCTAATTTCAGTTGCATTGAGATCAGGCACAGAGCCAAAGTCAATAATAAAGGCAATTGAAGGCGTGAGCTGTCATAAGGCTTCTACAACAACTCCGTCTTGTATTGATGCAATCGCCCTTGCTATAAAAGAACACGTAGGTAAAGCGAGTTAAACATGAAACCCATCTACCTAATCCAGGAACATCATGCAACTAAATTGCACTATGATCTCCGTCTTCAAGTTAATTCTGTACTGTTTAGCTGGGCAGTACCTAAAAATATTTCAGATGAAGTAGGGGTTAAAAGACTTGCGATCCGTACGGATGACCACGCACTTAGCTGGGCAACATTTGAAGGACGAATAACCGAAGGGTACGGAAAAGGTACTGTAAAGATCTGGGATAAAGGCCATTATATACCTCTTGAGATAAAAAGCGGTAAAATGGTCTTTAAGATCAAAGGGAAGAAGAGGAAGGGTATTTGGAGCCTAAGTAAGATGAAGGGTGAAGAATCAAAATGGATTCTGGAAAAGATAGGGGGATTAAGTGATTGATAAATATGGATTATCCAAGGTAGGTGAAGGTCTTTCAGACGAAGCTAAAGAACTGGTAAGTATCGCCCTTAAAAACGCAGAGAACAAAATAACGATTACTACAGTGGGTTCACATTGGAAAGAAATTGCTATCTTTATCCTTATTATTCTTGCATCCCTTTTTTACTATCAGGGTCTTAAGGCTAAAAATGAATTGAAGACAAAGCAAGAAACCTTCAATAGGCTTGAAAAAATAGAGAACATTGACAAGACATTGAAGACCGTAGAAGAAAACCAGAAAATTTTGTACCCTAAAATAGACTCAGATTTAGCTGAGATCGCGCGCACCCGAGCGTCCTTAGAGGAGTTATCAAAGAAGATAAAGATACTACCCAAAGAGTCTTTTAGAAAAGAAGTAGCTAAATTACCTATTGAGACCATTTCAGAAGAACTGAATAAACTAGGGTACTCTAATACTATTGTAACCGAAGAGGGAACTCAAAAATGAAGATCAAGATCTTGTCTTATATAACCATACTTTCTATGCTTTTTAACTTAATACCAAGCTCAGCACTTGCAGTCGAAGATGTAGTAAAGATCAGAATAGACAAAGAGAATTCTGCAAAGCTTTTGGGAGATATAAAGTATTATAAAGACACTATAACCAAGATGCAAGAGATGGTTACAGTTAGAGATAATACAATTACCGTATCAGATAAAGAAATTGCACTTTTGAAACAGAAAACAGACCTACAGAAGACTGATATTGATTTACTCATAAAAGCAAAAGACGATTATAAGGATTTGTATACTAAAGAGAATATTGCACGATTAAAAGCCGAAGAAGAAAAACCTAGTCGGACCCTGTGGTTTACAGGTGGGGTTCTTACGGCGGTCGTTATTGGGGTATTAGGAATACTTGTTACTAAATAGTAAGCTAGTATAGTGGGCCTGTAGAGTTGCTATCTACAGGCCCACTCTTACTTTAAATGTCAATTAGATCTAAATTACTATTTGCGGACTCTACTTTCTTCTTTGCTTTTGCCGCAAGCTTAGGATACTTTTTCTCAAAATAGGATGCGAGCTTTACTGGATCTTGCTTTAAATAGTATGAAACTAATTCTTCAACAACCGCCGTTATATATTCCTCTTTATTCTTATCATCATCTTCGGATTTTTCCTCAGGTGCATCTGCGTCTTCATCGCTATTAACCCCTTCACTCTTATCCTCACCTTTATCCTCTTCAGTCTGATCTTCCTTTTTAGTATCAGCAGGAACTTTATCGTCTTTTAAGTCCTTAGTGGTTTTTTCTACTTCATCAAAATCAATCTTATTTTCTTCATCAATATCTTCATCCGCTTCTTTCACGGTTGGAACTTTATCATCCTTTAAATCCTTCGTAACTTTTGTAACCGCGTCAAAATCAATCTTACCTGTTTCTTCGGGTTCATCTTCAACTTCAGCCTCAACTTCGCTTTCCTTTACTTCCAAATCATTGTTTACTTTAGTATCCTCGTCCTTACGGTCCAATTCAGGAACAGAAACTTGTTTGACCTCTCCTGATTGTTTCTCTTGTTTATCTTCTTCCTCTAATTCCTCAGGTTTAGGGTCAGGTGCTTCCTTATGGACTTCTTTTAACTTTTGTTGGACATGATGAGGCAATACCTTTAAGGTATTTTCATTTAGAATATTCCTTATTTCAGCCGCAGATTGCGCGATAAATAATACTGAAGATGTAACCTCGTTCTTTTTGCCACCATTACTACCACTACTTGGAATTATGTGAGTATTTTTCTCTATTTTCTTCTTAAGAGCCTGGATTATGGTCTCTCTAGAATCGTAAACCTTATCCTCTAATTCTTCATAATCATCATAGGGTCCAAATTTCTTTTTCCCTATTTCAACTTCATACTCACCCGACTTACTTCCATTTTCTTTGGCCTTTCTAAGACGCTTTTTTATATATTCATCAGGTTGCAACTCCGAAATATCTTTATCATTCAGCATAGGATATTTTTTCTTTATCTTAACTGTATCCATAGTTGTCAAATCAATATCTACCTGATCTTCTGTATGGCCCAGCTTTTCAAATTTCCTTTTCTTTTTAGAGCCCTTACCTTTATAGCTAAAGTCTTCTTCATCGTACTCATAGTCCTGTCCCTCAGATCGATCCTTCAAGACCTTTAGTTGTTCTTTCAACTCATCTTGATTACCCTTAAATACTACGTCACCATAGAGAGGAACTTCATACATTCCATTTTTATCCGGAACAGCCGAGGTTAAGGTTCTGATCTGTTCATCATAATCTTTGTAATCAAAAAACAGTTTGTCGATTTCTTCATCCATCTTATCTAAAGTATCCGCTTCTACCTCTGGGTATTTAGACAGATACTGTTTTTGTGAAATCGCGTTTTTATCTACGTTTGTAAAGCGAAGATCATCGAAACGATCTTTATCTACAAATGGGTATTTCTTTAAGAAATCTTCGCGCTCAAATTTTTCGTCTTCATTACCTATAGTGTTGAAATCCTCTATAAATTTATTGTACTCGTCTTCAGTATAACCAGATGGTACTAGAGATTTTAGTTTCTGACAATCATTGGCCGCACCGTCATTTATTTTCTTTAGATTTTGGATAATTTCATGTTTTCGGTCCTCACTAACCTTACCCTTTAAATGCTTTTCCAGTATAGGATAATGAAAGACGAACCTATATTTATCTAAGTATTCATCTTTGGGCAATACACAAAAATCACGCTTTATTTCCATACGCTGAGCATACGTCAAGTTTTTAGGTAAATGAGATTCTAAGTATTTACCTTGTGCTGTGAGGTTAGTCTCTTCACGCTTTTGTTTATTTTTCTCGTCCAAATCCTTTAACTTGTCATCTATGTCTGCTACGAGCTGTACCCCTTCATGGGCGATTACAAGTGCAAAAGGTCCTAAAATAATGAAGGCGGCACTATACAATGCGAGCTTTGCATAGATAGACTCACCTAAAATCTTTGCGGCCTTCGAGACAACTGTCCTACCATTTACTTCTACTGTAGTTACACCCTTTTTAACTAATTCATATAACTCAGTTGCACCTATTTTAGTCAACGCTGTTGTAACCACGTCTTTAGAGATTGGACCTGTATCACGCTTTGCTATTTCATTGGTTACATTATCTTGTGAATCAGGCCCTTTCTTTTTAGGGTCATTTTGCTTTTTCATCTCTACATAAAGATTTCTATTATCTTCATTATCTTCTAACCCGTATTTCTTAAAGAGCTCTGACCTAGTCATTTTAAACAAGTCATTTTTTATCTGTTCTAATTCATCCTCGCTTGTAACATCAGAGTCTGAGTCTTCATTCTCTCCTTTGTTATCTGTAGAATCTCCGGAACCGTTATTTTTGTCTTTCCATTCCTTTACATAAGTATATTCTTCATAGTCATCTAAGCCCTGTTTCTTACGTTCAGCATTGTCTTCAGATAAGAGTTTGTCGTACTCAGCTACGTACTGTTTTCTTTGATCCTCATCAGCCTTATCCCAATCTGACTTGTTAAACAGGGTCTGACTATTTTTCTTAGTAGTAGTACCAGAATCTGAAGGGGAAGTAGATGGCTTAGACGCAGGTGTATCTGGCTTTTTAGGCGCTTCTGCAGGTTTAGTCGCCTCAGGTTTTTTAGGGGCCTCCGCGGTCTTAGCAGTGGGCTTAATATTTTTCTTATGTTTAGGTGATTGTCCACCAGTCTTTTTGGATTGTCGTTTATTCGACAATTCGGTATTAAGGACATTTCCTTTTATCTTAACAGCAGATAGATTCAATTTCATAGACTAATCCTTTAGCGACTCATATTTTTCTTTTAGAAATTCTAACACTGTAGAAGCGTCTCGTAACTTATGTCGGCGCATATTAGCGATAAAGTCATCCACAATCATTTTTTCTGCCTTAGACCCAGAACGAGAATTGTGTATATTGTTCTCTATAGAGATTTGAATATCTCTTCTATCAGATCCGTAGTATAATCTTGACCTCAAATCATCTGCGTCTTCTGAAAGAACATCTCCACAGTTTTTCTTAAAAAGCTCATTTATTAGGTCCACGTATCCTCTAGATGAAGTAAATCCTTTTGTTGCCTTGTTTTTGTTCTGCACCATATAAGCGTTGTAATCCTTATAGAAATAAATAGGGATACCATAGGCGGTTCCATATTCACCTATCTTTCTATACATCTTAGCAAAGTCATAATACTTATCGAATTCTTTGCTTGTCAATTCTCTCTTTTTGTCAATACTTATAACTGCGTACTCACAAAGGTTTATGTGGACCTCAGTTATATACTTATTTAGGGGCTTTATAGTTGGTTCTGTAGAGTAAATGCGATCCTCATTCTCTTGATACCTAAGTGGTGCCTCATCATCTGAAGATCCATTTCGGAATTCTCTACCCCAGTAATCTACGGATTCACCTGAGTATTTCTCTGCGAGCTTATGTCCGTTAATTACCAAGCAACAAGCCCAATCCGGACTTGCCTGTCGTGCGTATCCTCCAAACTTAACCCTAGACATAGACAAAAAGTAAGGTTTAAACTTCTTGGACTTATTTGTTCTATCTGAAGATGTACCTAGGTTATTGGTCAAGTGTATGTTATTGTCTTCCATTATATTTACAAGTTTATCCACAGTAGTATTATGGTACACGATAGGAGATATACCTGCCAGTTCTGTATTAGTGTTAACATGTACTTTATTTATCTTCATAAGTTATCCCTAAATTCCCTATCATTTTTGACCCACCTGTCTACTTCCTCTTTAGTTACATCTGCAGGTTTGTGTTTACTACATCTAAAACAGAGTAGTTTCTTCCCTGCCTTTGCTTCAGCTTTTTTAACTTCCTCGTAGTGGTAACACTCTAAAACAACTATATAGAGCGTACCTTTTGGTACTAATTTACTTACTACGTGTATTATTTTTCTTTTTGGAGTGACTGTAGGTTTCTCATCTACAGCGATAACTGTCTTTCTCATCTTAATCACCTTTATTTTTGTATCGGTCCAAACCCCAAGCTATAACTGCACAAATTGCTAGGGCTACAAGGACCACCCCTATCATTCCATTTTCTGAGAGTGTCATAGTTGTTCTCCCTTATATAAATTATTGGCTTAGTCTAGATGTAATGGAGAGATGTCCTTTGCATTTTTAAGGTCCTCTTCAGTAAGGTGCTTACGTTTTAGTCCGATTAAGAACTTGCCTAAACTTTGTTTAACCGGAGGAAGTATACCCACTATTTGGTCAGGGCTAACAGTACCTTCTTTCATGAGCCATCGACCTAAGCCGTTAGAAGACTCATGGTGTTTGTCTTGAACGTACTGACTTTTATCGTCTTTGAACTTAATTATGGACAATACTGTATAGTCCTTTTCTTGATTTATGGCCCAACACGCCTTCATTACCCACGCTACCGCGTCTACCAAGTCTTCAAAGGCATAGACATACCCCTTTTTACTCAAACGCCCACCAAATTGATTCTTTGTAAAACCCAGGCTACTCTTATTAGGTATTAATCCTGTTTTAAGTATCTTCTTAGCGTTCTTCGTATCCGTTACATGGTACAATACGCTGTCTTCTGATGATATTGTTATACGTTTGATCTTCATGAGTTACTCTCCTCCTACTATTTTCTAAAAGTACAAGATAATCTTTATACAAGCTTTTTGAAATACTGCGCTACAATAGACGCACCAACTCTTGACTTTGTATAAGTATCACTAAGTATTTTCATAAAAATAACCTCGTCTGGAGAGATCCCTTTCATGCTCTCGCCCCTTTTCTTTCTTCTTTGTTCCTCTATAACCCAAGCCTCTGGGTACTTTTTAGCCGTAAACTTTTCGGCCCTTATATGTACAGTCTCGTATTTACTTTTTTCGTCCCATCGTGCGGCTGACCCATGAACTATGAACTCTGCTAGAGAAGCAAAGTGTTCATTCGGGTCTTTTAGGTGCTCTTGTTTGCAAAGATCTAGAAATAGCTTCTTGTCACTTTCACTTACTTTAGTCTTGCCCTTACGATGCCATAAGTGGTGTGCAAGTTCATGTGTTAATACTTGAACCATTCGTGTACTGTTCTTTACATCAGCCCCTATACATATTGTGTCTTTAGGTTTAAGCCAGTACTCGGATCCCTGTATATTGGAGCAACAAATTGAAATAGGTTCAACTATGTTGACCTTTAAGCCTAACTTTGGTTCCAACTTGTTTAAGGCTCTTATTTTAGTTTCTGTTGGACTATAGTAACCATCTCTTCTAAATAGACTTTGTATAAAGTTTACCTTGCTCATTATTTACTCCAATACTCATCCGTTATTATTATTCTTAAAAATATTTACAATCTTGTCGCTTAAGGGTATCTTCTTAGATGAAAGCATATTAAATATACTTGTATCGCCCCAAGTTGCAATAGCTTCAAGCATTTTTTCAGTCAGGTCAACTTTTTTCTGAAGTAAGAATCTTACAGAATCGTTAATATCCCCGATTATGCAGTTGATAATAACATCTTCTTCTGGAACAATTCCGTTATCTAAAAACGTCCACAAAATATCAGGCTTGTACTTACTAGCTTCTAAGCGTAATGCGTGGCAAACAGGGATGTTATTCCTTATCAAGATCGCGATTGAACCTGGATCATTTTTTATGGCCGCGGCCTTTACTGCCTCACTAGGGATAATTCCTCTTTTAATAATATATTCTATGTCCCAACCCTTTTTCTTAACCTCAGCAAGTTGGACGCTCTCACTTGGGTTAGAGTGTACTTTTAGTAAACTCGAAGGGCCTGTGTAGTCCTTATTTAAGCACTCTCCTATTACAGTAAATGCCTGTCGCGTCAAAAATACCGCCTGAAGTGGCTCCGCGTTATGAATAATTCCTCTCTTAGATTTATCTGCAAACCCAGAGTATCCACACTGTCGCAATAGCCAATTCCACTTAGTAGCTTTGGAAAGAGCGTTTCCATTAGTTAAATCCGAAGCTAGCATCCTACTAAGGTTCCAAAAGATTGATGAAGGATTTTGCTCATGTGCAGAGCTTCTAGCACCTTTCAACTTTTCAGCATACGCTTCCTCAAGTAGATTATAAGCATTATCCTTTACTTCTTTTTTAGTTTTACCTGTATAATCTATCTCATGCTCCATTTGTTTCCAACACTCATCCATAAAAATCTTTTTTAACTTCTTAAAGTCCTTATCAAACTTATTGGATCCATACTCGGTATATAGATCATTAACAAATGATTGCTTGTCTTTTACTCTAACTACCCAAATATGTGGCTGAGTAGCAGCAAAAGGTAAACGGGTTAACGTCTTATGTATATCTATTCCATACTCTTCCCAACAGGCCTGAAGAGGGTAAGTATAAATTCCTACCGGAGTATTATATATCGACTTTGGGTTAATACCAAGCTTGTCAATTGCAGTAAAGCTAATATAAACATCTGGATCGTCTTTCCACTTAGACAAATATTCATAGGCACTAATCTTTTTGTTTACTTTAAGATTTACGCGTGCCGAGATCTCTACATTAGTTATTTTCATAGCCTACGTTCTCCAATAAGTTACTTTCAATCTTTTAGCATTTTTTGCCCACCAGTTATGTGCAAGAACGTTTACCGTAGGTATCCAATATTTTTTATAATATTTTGGAGCCAGTACTTTTAGATTTTCAAGTTTATGAATTTCGTTCCAAATATAGGTCTCTATTTCATCAGTACCACTACCCATTAAGGCGTTTACTCCGGATAAGTTTTCTCCATAAGCTTTAAGATTCTCTGGACTAGTCGAGAATACCCAAGATATACTTTGTGGAGAACATACTATATTTAAAGGAAACTGATGTAAATAAATCATATCCTTTCCGTGCAGGTAACTAAAGCTACAAGGGTCATAGCCCTTTTTTATCTTATTTGGATGATTATGTAAAGTAGCTAATCTAGTAGAGCCATATTTTTCTATGGTCTTAGCGGAAGCTGGGTCTAGACTTACGGATTTATTAGTCCCACTTGTTGCGTATGCTATAATCTTCCCTGTTTCTAAATCAAAAAAGTAGACATGCTCTCTGGATTTATTTCGGATTTCTTCTACCTTAGCTAACACTGACGCTAGTAACTTTGGACTTAATTTCGCAGGGGTTGTCTTTATAGGTTTTGGAAGACCTTCTTCTATAGCTTTTGGCATTGTAGCATCTAACAATTTAACCGGCTTAGCATAGACCTCTTCAATTACGGTTTCAAAGACTCCATTAAAGGGTCCATTATTAGCTTTTAGCCACCTTTTAAGTTCAGCAGTAGCTTTTGCTTTATTTAAGCCCTGTTTTTTCCATTCAATTAATAATGGACGAATATCGGCTTTTGTTACTCTAGCTAATACTATCTTTCTCATAACGTGCCCTTTTCTTTTAGGTCTACCAAGATTTCTTTCCAAAGACTTCCTGTTAATCCTTTAGACACTAGCTTTTTAGACAGTATACTCAATTGTGAAACAGTTAATTGAGATAAAAATTTCTGTTTATTACCCACGAATTTTATACCAAAAGGCTGAGCCGAGGTTACACCTAAAATATAGTGTAAAAGCATTTTTAGTGATCTACCTTTTTCGTACCCATCAAGATCAAGACACTCGTCTTCAGTCTTAAGGAGTTCTATTAGGTCGACTGGTGATTTAACTAGCTTTGGTGGGTCTTGGTGATTCGCTACATTTTTTATTTTAGTAATAACTGTAAAAGCCTTGGCTGTTAGGAATATTGCCTGAATAGGTTCACCTTCATGAATAAACGCTTTTCCACTTTTATCTGCGAAGCCATCGTACCCACAAAATCTCAATAAAGTATTCCATTTTGTTATTTTCTTTATACCGCTGTCTTCACCGGTTAAAGCTTCGGCTAGGCTCTCAACAAAACTCCAAAAAGCAAACGCAATGGATTTATACTCTTTACTATAACGCTCGATTAAGTAATCATAATCTTCGTCTACGCTATCAAAAACCTTCTTTTCGTTCTTAATAGCTCTTAAGCAACTCAGTTTCTTTTCTTTACCATTCTCCTTTAATTCAAGGTAAAAAGATTTGAGCTTTTGAGCATCGGCTTTGAAGTTGTCTAATTTATAACTGGTCTTCATATCGTGAATAAAATTAGCACCAGGCCTTACTTTTATTACCCAGATGTACGGACGGTCACCAGCATACGGAATTGCGCTTATGGTCCACGATTCTAATTCATTGTCTTGAAAGATTTGTTTTAAAGGATAAGCGTAGATACCTAGTGGGGTCTCATAGTCTGCCCGTGGATTAATCCCAATTTTATCTTCATAAGTAAAGCTAATATAGACATTTGGATCATTTTTATACTTCTTAAGTTCTTCATAAGGGTTTACCTTAGGATTGAGCTTTGGATTAGACCTAGAAGAAACTTCTACCCAGTGTATTCGCATATACTCTCCTACTTAGTATATTTTAACAAATGAGTTAACGCTTTATTTGGATCTTTAAAAACCTTCCCATCTTCTGAAATAGAGTAATCAACTATGTTTTTAGGTGTAACAACCTGTGGCTTATTTTTAATAAGTATTTCGTGTTCATTACCCCAGCGCATCCCGTTAGCCATAAAGCTATCAAAGTCCTTCTCGTCTAAGTAATGCCTAAACAGGTCTTCAATGTTTAAAAGAACATCAGGACCTTTAAGTTTCTCTTTAAGTATTATCGCAGATTCATTACGGTTCCTAGGTTGCCACCCAGCAAACTTTCTTGCTATATACTGTTCAGGACTCCAACTAGCCAGTTTACAATCTCTAAGAGAAAGAGATCCTTTTTCTAATAAAGATTTAAGAACTTCGTCTTTTAAAACTATACCTCTATAACAGGTTTTAGGCGGAGCAGATCTAAAGATAGCTGGAGGGTTTATATTCATAATAAGGTCCACTAACTCTGGGTTATCATTTTTACCAAAGTCAGACCATAGAATTGCCGCGTGTAAACATTTAACCTCTTCTTTAGTTGGGTCTGGTAGGACCAAAAATCGCCAAAACTGAGCATCAGCACAATAATCGGCCAACTTTTGGACTTCTTTGTCTGTCTTTACTTTTTGCTTTGATGAAGACAGTCCTAGTCTGTGCCAAGTTCCTGCCTTTGGTCCACGTACATAAAATCCGGTATCTCCGTAGCCACACGCTGAAAAGAAAAAATTTATTTTAGTCGTGTCTACTGCTTGAGATTTCTTTTTGACCGCGGCAATAACAATCTTTCTCATAGCTTACTACTCCACATGAGGTAGATACCGCAACTGCTGGTAACGACCTTTATTTTGTTTTATGAAATTCTCTGCCTTGACCTTACTAATATTGCGCTTAGTAGTATACCAATCTCCACAGTCATAATACTGGACGTCAAAAGTAGATACTACCTTTATGTAAAACATAGCGCTATAGGACCTATGTGTCCGCCCGTCTTTTGTCTTCCACGTCCAGATTGGATAGGACCCATCATAAAATCCATCATGTCCTAAGAAAACAACCTTCTCATATTTTCGGTAATCAATACTCGACCTAACATAGACCTTATCCATTCTAGTTAGGTCCTTAGGATTTGTAGCAATATATTCCTTAGTAGGCTTATAAATCAAATTATGGTCAAACTCTATAAACTTTACATTAGGCTCATCATAGTAAAAATCTTCAGCATCGGTTCCTTCAAGATCTGTTGTTACTGCCTCGCCTTCACACGGACCAACGCCTACTCCTGTCTGTCCATCGCATTTTACTATATAGAAATTCAGGTCCTCAAGAGATTCTGCAAAGGTATACTCCGCCTTAAGTAATTTCTTTCTCAGGTCTTCTACGATATGCTTATCTACATCTTGATACCGTACGTGCTTACATACGATCTTTGACTTAGCTTTAGCTATAATGATCTTTCTCATATAATAACCCCTATAGCTTGCTTATACCAGTTTTTAAATGTAGTATTCTCTAACAGGTCCAAACAACCCAGTGTAAGTAACTGTGGATAAAATTCATGCTTATGAGTTAGTGCATAATGCTCCTCAGAGGACATCTTTCCTAGTATAGGCGTAAACCACTGCTTAATTTGATAATGGCTAAGTTGTAAAAAATAATTATTAGAGTAAAAACACTTAAGCCATTCTTCATTCTGAGCGAGCGGTGAGTCTAACAAAGAATGTAGAAGCTTGTACTCTTTTGAGATCTCATTATCTATGTGGTCATTAAATTTACTATGCAAGAACTCATGCACTATAACTAATGCAGGTGTCCAAGGTTTATCCTCAAAAACTTCTATGTTTATAATAATTTGACTTCCTGTCCACTCTCCTTGTGAAGCTCCTAGGTCTTTATACTTTTTTAGGCAAAAGTTCTTTGAAGAAATTATGTTCTTTATTACGGCCGAAAGTTTCGGATCTTTAATCAGGCCAGGTATTTTAGTAAAAGTTTCTTGTGCTAAATTAAGGTATTTTTCTCTAATTGCTTCAGGTAAATACCCTACTTTTATCTTCATAAGCCAAGTTCCTTTACATACTTAGAGAGGTCTTGCTTTGCCTTGAATTTAGTTCTTTCCTCTACGGCTGGTCCGTGTGATCCATTAATTCTCTCAACTAAATAAGCATGATGTAGTACGTATTGAATATTTGGATTAGTCAATCCAATTTCTTGTGTCTGAAATTGCTTAGTAAATGTCCAAGAGCAATCTTCATCTGTATCAGTTTCCCCAGATACCTTAGATAGTGCCTTTCCACTTATAAGAATATCACCATGAAAAATTATGCCAATATCAGCTTTACGTCCAAAAGATTCTCCTACGTACTGCAAACTCTTATCTATATTAGGAGCTATATAAAGAACATCTCCCATAGAGCGACCTGTCTTTTTTGTGCCTCGAAGTTTGAATCCTGACAATAATATAGCCCCTGCGGCTGATACTGCGGTCCCATGAAAACCGTCTTTAATGACTTTAACTTCAGGGTTTTTTAAGTTATTTCGTAAATAGTTTTCTATTTTTTCAGATCGCTTTATTGTCCATAGTTTCTTTACCTTAAAAGATACCCCATGAACGTTCGCCATGAAGGCTTCTAACTTCTGTTCCACTTCATGCGTGTCCTCAACAGCTTGTTCTACCTTTACTTGTTCTTCTCTCTTTATAGTAAAATACTTTTCAAAGATCTCATCTTCGTTACGCTTTCTGACATTCCACTTCTTAACAATACTTAAAGAGATCCTAGGAATCTCTTCATCAGGTAATGCCATTTTAAGATGCTTTTCTTTTACTTCCCCAAAGGGAGAATCATAGGTTAATCTAAATTTTGTTGCCAGTAACGCAGACAATACCGTCTGTTTTACAATCAAAGAATCCTTTAGGCCACTAAAAGTATATTTAAATAAGTCGTCTATATCTAAGGTCTTAAGGAGCTTTATAACAAGAACATCGTCTAGTCGGACAAATTGGTCTTCGGTTAGGACTAATTTCTTTAAGTACGCTTGTAGTGATGACCCTGACATACTTGTTATAGCCGTAACTGGGTCGGACTGTTCAACAACCTCCGAACTATCTTTATCTATTGCCTTATAGATACTTTTTATTCTAGTTATATCTGTAGTTGATAAATAAGGTATCATCCAAGACTTGGGAGAAAATAGCTTGAAATCAATTTGCTTTTTATACTGTAGCGCGCGCTCTATGGCTTGTTCAAAAGGATTTGACTTTATTCCATAACTTTTTGCATAGTCATCCGCATTTATTCTAAGGCTAGGTATTTTCTTAATTGACCTAGCGGAGGTTACAAACCAAGACATAGTCTTATCAAACATAAGGGCGCAGAATATCGCAAGGTCTTTATCTCCGCCCACATCTGAAGAAAACTCTGAAAAATGTAAGATAGGGTACAAATAAAATTCGGCCTTTAGCGTGCTATCTAAATTGCTTTTTATCCTTTCATCATAAACTCTACTTTGACCATATTTTTTCTTACTCTCGTTAAGCCTATTCTCATAATCCTTGGTTTCTAAAAAAGCCTTTCTTTTATCTAGTAAATATTTGTTCATAAATTTTATTATTACATCTTTTACTAAAGTCTTATCTAATTTGTTTGCCTTAAGAGCGACCAAGTCTAAGTCTTTTAGACCCATTGTCTTGGACGAACCTACATTTAACTTTACTCCCCTGACTTCTATGTCTTCTTTACTGTCCACATGAAATTTTCTAAAAATAGGAACAACAACCTTTGTCTTTAACTTAGCCTTTGGACCAAGCATTAAGTATGCAGTAACATCGTGCTTAACATCTTCGGGGGCTTTCAAGAAGGCTTTTGTAAGCTCAGGGAAAAACTTAATAAGGTATTCTGAAATGCTATAGATACAAAAAATTAAGAAATTAGTGTTCTCATTTATAACCTTAGGATTTACACCCAGGTCTTTTAGACTTTGCTTTACAAGCACGTGGTTATCTTTAAACGTGTTCTCTATTAAAGAAACTCCGTCACCCTTCTTAAAACTCTTTTTACCTATGATAGAAAGTAATCGCGACCCTGCAAACTTGGTTTCATTCTTTCGAACCATGGGATGCCCGTTTAGAATAGGCACAAATTTCTTTCCGTCAAGATCAATATATAAGCTCTTTAGATAGCTATGAACCAAAACAACAGGAATAGAGTGTCCAATCAATCTTTCATTTTTCCAATACTCAATACCTTTTATTTGGTCAAATTGATTGATCTTAGCAGCCAGTGTGTATTTTCTATTAAGCATAAACCTTACTCCTTAACACTATCTAAGTTCTTTTTTAGGATCCAATTTGTCTACAGCTATAACCTTTAGTATTTTTGGATCATAGACAATGCAGTGCATATCTCCCGAATAATCTTCAATAACTAAGGAATCATATCCTAAAGATAAAATAAGCTTTAACCATTCTTTTGCTTCAGTGTTCTTAAATAGATTTTCCCAGACGTAGCTAAATGCCCAAGCAAGTTCACCCGACCCCATAAGATTTTCTGTGTAAGAAACTCTGGTATGATTAATCGACTTTAGCCTACGGTCTAAATTTGGAACTGCATCTAGTAGGAGATCTACAACTTTTTTGGAAACATCTCCAGAGATTTGTTTCTTAGAAGAAATCTTAACAGAGATAACTATCCCCACCTTATTGGAATAGTGATTAACCGCATAGGACTTTGCACCATCTAAAGCATCAGTAAAATAAAGTCCAGGTCCATGTTCCATCCAATTTTTTCATCTAGAGAGTAACTAATATCAAATTTATCTGAGGTAGTCATTCTACCCTGATACCATATTTTTGTTGCGGAGCTACTAATACTCGAAAGTACAACCTTTCTCATACTAACCTCGTCTAATTTAATTGTATGCGCTTTTGCCTGTCTTTGCCCAACAAGCTAGTATAGCCCTATCCATTCGTTTCCACCATTGTCTATCTTTTAGATCTGATCCCGCGGATACTTGTTTTTGGGCACAGTGAGTGATAAGCATCTGTAAACAATTTTTATTAGCCGATTTCCAGAGCTCTGGAGGAGTATTCTTTACTACAAGACCAGGTATCTTACTAATAGGTATAGATTGATTCTCAGCCGAGACCAACCACTGCAACAGAGCTTTATCATACTCATATTCTTCGTTATCATAACGCTGGTCAACTGTTCCAAGAGCTCTAACAAAGTCAATCATATCCGAGATAGGTAAACGCTTATCAGTATTTTTATACGTCTTATTATAGCATTCACCTATTACGGTGAACGCATCTTTTGTTAAGAATACAGCCTGTATAGGTTCAGATGGATGGATTATACCCTTTCCTGTCTTATCTGCAAAACCCGTATAGCCACATTTACGGAGCAACCAGTTCCATTTAACCGCGCCATTCGTATGTATGCTCTCATCAAATAGTGTAAGCTCCCCCGCTAACAGTCTACTAAGATTCCAAAAACTACTACATGGATTTTTAATCCTAGCGGTAGTAATTGCCTCAAAAAATAGATATTTCCATTTTGCATTAACATTTTTAGTAAAGATAGTTTTCCAATCACGTATGGCTTTAGGTGAAGCGCCCCTAAATTTTTCAAGTTGTTTTGCTTTTTCTTTTACCCAATGACCCATGTATATTTGTTCAAGTATTACGGCATCCTTATCAAACTTATCTGAACCATAGTCGGTGTGCATGTCTTCAATGAAGGTCTTACCGGTCTTTGCACGGACAACCCAGATATGAGGTGCGTTACCCGCAAAGGGTATTCCTTCTAAACTTTGATCTCGTCCTATGTTATATTCAAACCAAGCAGTTTTTAACGGATAAGTATAGATACCGATAGGGGTATTGTATTTTGATTGAGGATTTATTCCTACTTTATCAATGTGGGTAAAACTAATATAGACATCCGGGTCATCTTTCCACTTCTTAAGGTAGTCATAAGCACTAACCTTTGGATTTAGCTTAGAGTTTGACCGCGTAGCCAAGACCACTTCTTTAACTTTCATTTTTACTCTCCAAAAGTCTCTGCCCAGTCACCTTCAATATCAGAATCGTAGTAATCTATATCTGAAATATCAAATTTTGATAACCAAGCGTTACTTCGTAAGTATTCTGCTACCTTTGGGTTGTGATGCCATTTCCCTCTTTTAGTAACATCCGTTACAGACAATACTAGTTCTCTGCTACCTGCAAAGTAAAGAACTAATCCTACTGCATCTTTTAACTTAAAATGTTCCCAGACGCGATAATGAAGAAGAGACTCAGGGAAAACATAGACTGTATTTTTGTCTACGACCATTGCTCTACAAACCCTAGATCTATCACAACATTCTTTAACCTCTTTTTTATCTGGGTTTACAAAAACGTCTTTATAGTCATTGCTAAATCTAGTAGACACTTGGTCAACGAACTTTGCCAGTACGACCTTTCTCATAAATAACCTCTAGCTTTTTGGCTTCTTAGGCTGCTTTGGTTTCTTTACTTCTTTACGAATATCTTTATTTCCCATGATGGTTTCCTCTTTTATTTATATTAGGTTTGACTAAACCAGTCTTTAGTTATAAAAAGATTTATCCTGCTCCTCATTCCTTTTTCAATATCTTTTTTATAGTTCTCATAAACCTCAGGATATTTTTCTTCGTAGCCACTTTGAGCATACATCTTTTCTATTTCATTTGGATTCTTTATTGCTTTTGCTTTAAATAAATCAGTTATCTTAACATGGCGCCCTTGAGTTAGGGCCAAATATTTAGCACCTAAATCTACTTGGCTAGAAGTCAATCCAGATTTATCTTTTGCTATAACGACTTTTCTCATTTCCAAGCCTCTCTTGTATCAGGGTCACGGTTATTAAAGTTCTGACTGTTTATATCAAACCACTCATCTTTAGTGATCTTATACCGTTCATGTATCTTTAGGTTTATAATCAGGTACCACCCGTATTCGTACGCCAATTTTTCCCTAGCGTTTCGACTCAAACTAGTGTTTTGTTTGTGCTCACAATAGGACATCCAATGTCCGAGCTCATGGGAAAGAATAATCATTTTCTTTCGCGTTGTCTGAACACTGTCTAAATAAATAGTCTTTGACTGATAATCACAGCGGCCTAGAACAGATAGCGGCTTTTGCTCTATTTGTATTCCGAGGCCGTGTGCTATATGGATTAATTCCTCTAGTCCATTCATGGTAAATCCTTTGGTCAACAATTAAGTTCAGCTTCTTTAAAGACCTTTTCAAGTTTGTTCGCAAAGTCAACATACTTCTTTCTATACACTTTAGCACTAGGATTGGCCTTAGTGGTCTTAACGTCCTTTACATCTGGTGCTATTGCTTTCTGTAACTTGGTTATAAACGCCAAAGCTAAGTCATAAAATTCTTTATACTCAGCATTACTCAGCTCTTTTTCTATTTTTGATCTTTGGGCATCAATTTTCTTTTGTGCTTTCTTAACAAATACATAGTAATAGTCGCGTATAAATTCCCCGTTATCAGCCGTTTCTTCTTCACCTAGATAGTTACGCTCGTCTATCTCAAATTTCAGATCATACTTATGGAGCGCGCAAACCATATCCTTTAGGTTATACCGTGCTACCTTTTGTATCTGTTCTTCAGATAGGGGCTCATCATGAGTATTCGCAGTAATAACGTCTGTCTTTTTACTAAAAGCTCCATCATTACCTGTAGCGGACTTTATTTGTTTTGGATCAAAGACATGAAAATTCAAGGCGTTCATATCAAATTTATTTTGGGTTATTATACCATCAAAACCCAATGCCTTTAGTTCTTTATGGAAGGGCTCAATATAACCCCAATGCCCTTCTCTAATTCCGCTTAAAGTGTCTTCGTTATTGAACTTACCTAGTTTGGACGATAATTTTTGGACGTGCTTTTCGATTCTAAAATCAAAAGGTTTTTGTATACTTAGATAGACTGGCAGTACGCTCCCGTTTGCCCGGTCAGCAAAGCCATTGGCTAAGGAAGGCGTAGATGTAAAGGAAAACAATCCTCGGTTACGCGTGTCCCTAAACGTTCCGAAGTCCGCGGCTGTACCATGATACATAACAAGCGGGGACCCATGTTTGTCAACTGCTTTGGAGCGACCAAACCAAATCCAGAAGTTATCCACGCCTTTAGGGTCAGCGTTAATAGCGTTACCTTTGGAATTCATGTTCGTCTTAAAACTCGCGATAACTACATGTCTCATAGTAATCCCTTAGATTTAAGGAGCGCCAGTACCTCATTTGGACCAATGACTTTTACGCCCAATGACTGAGCCTTTACCATTTTAGATGAGCCACTTCCAGGGTCTTTTGCTACCAAATAGGTCAGACCTGCCTTTACTGCTGACCAGACTTGACCACCGTTTGCCTCAATGACTGCCTCTGCATCATGCTGGCGAACACCCGTCCAGACAAAAGACACTCCGTCTAACTTAGAGCTCTTTCGTTCTTTCTTTTGGACGGCTTTTATGTGGACCCTTCCGGCGTTGCGCTTCAAGAAGGCTTTGAAGGGCTTTATACCTTGTGCAAACTGTTTACCTGTATCAAGAGAGAACCCAGAGATCTGAGAAATTTGTTGCGCGACCTCACCTACAGTGAAACCCGCCCAATCAAACATTTCTTCTCCACGTACTTCATAAATCTTTCTCAAGCGGGTACCCGCAATTATCTCTCCAAAGAAAGGCGTGGCTGAAGCCAGCGTAGGTAACTCAATACCATTCAAGGCCGTTATTATTCCGTTATAAATTTTCTCTGCATTACGCTTCTGGATTCCATCAATAGACATCAACTCTGGAATTGAGGTATTAATCAGCTTATCAATAGTGTCAATACCTGCATGATAGAATCGCTCAATTAAGCCCCTACCTAAGTAATCTACCCCAATTTTAGAAAAGAAGCTTGCCATTTGCTTGATCTTTACGGTTTCGTCTTCACTTGCATTGACCAATACCAAATCAACTTCGGTTTCATTCCATGCGTATTCTCCAAATACTTTCTTATCAGGCATCTGGGCCTTATTGGCCTTCACTAAGGTCTTCAAGATGTGAGGAATTACATCACCGCTCCTTGTAAGTAAAACTTTCGCGCCTGGTCCAAGCTTGTTGTCGTAAACAAATGCCGCGTTAAAGGCAGTGGCGAACGTTACGGTTACACCACTTAACTTTACTGGACTGATCTTTATTCGAGGTTTTAACTTACCATGCTTAGATACTGCCCAGACAACCTCTTGGACATGTGCTTCAACAGCTTCGGTTTCACCGGTCTTAAAGGCCTTGGCGTAATCGGGTTTAATCGTATTACTAGCGTTACCCATTGCAACTCTGATCTTACAGCTATTTGCTTCGATTACCGCTCCATCTAGTTCAAAACCCCCAACCTTCTTTCTTTCGTTTATATAAGAAGTAAGATGATCTTCATTCACCTCAGTGGATTTTAAAACAGAATAGTGAACAACGTGGAGTCCACTTTCTTTTATAAGTTCAAGTTGCTCTTTCTTATCCAAACGGTCCTCATGACTCATTATGGAATAGGCTATTACATTTATCTTACTCAAGACCTTTACGTTGGGCTCATTACGGTTTATCATTCCCGCCAAAAGGTTTCTACCGTTTGCGTATTCTTTATCCCCGTAGGCCTTAACGGACTCAAAGTCAGCCTGGGACAGAATTCCTTCGGCCCTAAAGGTATATTCACCCTTGAACTTCGCACCTATCTTCTTTGGAACTGTAGGAACGTTCTTTATGTGTCTCGTAACGTCTTGACCAATTGATCCGTCACCCCTTGTGGTCGCCCTAACAAAGGTCCCGTCTACATACTTAAGGGACAGGCTTAATCCATCTAATTTATCGGACAGTACGTAGAACTTATCTTTTGTTTCCTTAACAAACTTTGCGGTTGCTACTCCATCGGGCTTTATCTTATTTAACGACCCCATGTCATAATCTAGCTGTACTTTTGACCTTATGTTTTTTGCAACGGGCGCACCAACCGCGTCAAGAATTGCCGCTCGTTTAGAGTCCAGGGTCTTCAAAAATTCTACAAGGTCATCATATTGGTTATCTGTTATCTCACTTTCTTTAGAACCAGTATGGTACGCATCTTTAGATGCAAGAGCTAACCCGAATAACCAGGCTACTATATCTTCTTTACCCGCGGTAGCATAGTGTGCAAAGTCATGGATAAGTTTAGGTGTAGTTAGAACCAGTGCATTTGGTTGCGCCTTTACATCTGCGGACTGGAGTCTAGGTAAATTCCAAAGGAGTGTTCTAACCTCAGACATATTTAGAGATTTAGCTGTAAATGTTCTAAAATTTTGAGGGTGTAAATTAGCTGACTTCATTGTACGTTTATCAATGTCGCGCTTAACCAAAAGCTTTTCAAAGTCAACAGGCGCCAAATATATAGCATACTCGTCTTGAATCCAATATGCGATGATCTGAGGATTCAGGCTAAGAACTACCAGGTAAAACTTTTTGACCTTGCCATTAGTCGTAACTACTCCTCGAAGCCTACTTCCTATTTTAAGTTCAAAGCCTGCTACCCTGATATAGTCTTTTTGGTGTTCCTTCCAGTATTTATCAGCATTTAGGAACAAATCTTTTTTATAATGCTTAAGTAACTGCATAAGTTGGGTCTCCGTTCTAGTTAAAACCAGGATGATGCTACGTCTTTATATCCTACCTTATATTTTTTAAAAAGCTTGTTCAGACATTCTGTTTGTTTTGGACTAAATCTAGTATTAGGATTAGCCTTTAACTTTATACCTATGTCTAGAACGAATTTACGCTCCCACTCATTGAATTTTTGATGATTATTTTTCCATAGATAACGACAACGTCCATAAAAGGTAGACTCATCCGAGTTATCAGAAGTAGGTTTATCATCTCTTTGTTGAGTAACAGCTTCTCTCTTAGGTTGGTCTTTAACCAAAACTGATTTACCACAATACTCTGCGGCAAACAACTCTTGGACTATACTAGGATTTAACTTAAGTTCTTTTATATGAAACCGCTTAGTTATTGCTTCTTCAAGTTGGTTTTTACTATGGTAGCTACTAGGTGCAAACATAAACATTTGGTTATAATGGAGCTGGAATTGTTTTAATCTCTCTGGTCTCCAGTCATAACCAGTTCCTTCTATAGAAGACAAGTGAGACCTGGCGTTACTATCTTTTGGGTTAGGTACAAAAACAAAGTTAATAAATTCAGATCCGGCTAACCCTCTTATCTTAGGTTTATCCCCTAGATTTAGAATCGTAATTGTACCCACAGGTGGAATAACCAATTCTAATATCTGTTCTACGTCTATCATATCAAGACCTTTCTTGGGTAGTTATAAAGTATTGCGCTCCAAAGATTAACCAGTATAAATCGAAGGAGTTGTATAGACCACAAACCATAACAGTTATCCAAATAGATGTACAGAAACGACATTCTAATAAGTGCAAAAGATTTGGAGGATACGAGTATTCTTTAAATAAAAATGAAAGAGGGCTATACAAACTTGGAGTGACCCGTATTATTCTCTGCCTAAGTGGGTCCAGTATAGAGGACACGCAGATAATAAGGGTAAGTCCATAAACCATAAGTATTTGATTAAATAACTTTAGTGTTTCCACAGCAAGACCTCTTTACGGATATAGGAGTAGTATTGAAAGAAGGTGTTCTACTATTAGTGGATAGCAAAGAATTAACGGATTCTTTATAGTCAATTAATGCCATCGCCATTACGTTCTTTGCTCTACATTCCTCTATGAACTTACTATAATCATAAGGATTTCTCATTGATCTAATAATAGCTATTTGGTCAGAGTCTAAAGTCTGTAGCATACTATTAGGCCAGAACTTCATAAGAAAGTTCGAAATAAATATCATTGGTAGGAATAATCCCGTTAGCATCTATTTGGACATAAAGATTTTTATCAATATCAGGAAGGTGAGTTGCTTGTTGAGTTTCATATCTAGAGTATTTACTCCACAATAAGAATAAACCTCTGTCAATCAAAACCTTATTTATATTCAACTTTTGGTATGTAACCATTATACTATTTATGTCAACCACAGGCGTAGGATAGATATGAAGATTGAAGTTCTCACAATCACACTGAATCTTTACTTCGGCCAGAGCTCCCTTAGTTGATTCAACTGGAATCCCAAAAATTTCAGATGACCCGTTAGGAACAGGATCGAACTTAAAACGATTAACGATATAAAAAACATTCATTGCGCCCATAAGGCTCGAATGAAATATTGAAGTTGGGGTTTTCATGTGATTCTCCTTTTAGTATTAAAGGCTACCGTCTACTAGACGGTCCCTAAGTTGTCTTTTCTTTTCCATTTTTATCTGAACTGATATGGGTAACTCATGGTATGCAATTAGTCCTTTATCTAAAAGGAGCTGAATAATATCTTCTATCCAACGAGATGAATTTAAGTCTTCTGAATTAAGCTCATCTATTACTTCTGATCTAGTTAACTTTGCCACATTTTTCTTTGTTGGTACTTCATTCTTTTTGAAAGAAAAGAACTTTATTGAAAGATAAACTATAAAGGCCATAAGTATTAAAATCGCTATTAGTATAATAGTAAGAATCATATATACTACCTCTTAATCTACATCAGAGTGGTCTTCATCAAGAGCTGAAAATTCTTCATCTTTTAGAATAATCTTTTTACCAATTAATGCTTTCTTTAAGGCAACTAAAAGGTCCTTAGAGACCTTTAGATCATACCCAATAGTAATATGCGGAATATATTCCGCGTAATCCCACTGAAGATCATGGGCTTCCATTAGGAGCCTATGTCTCTTTTCCAGGGCAGGACTTTTAAGTATAAGGACATGACAGTCATCATGGGTAGTCCAATGCTCTATATCTTTTATCTGGGCAATGTAGTCAGTATTTTCTTCCTTTATGCGGTCCACGTTACCTACTCGACTATAAAGAAGAGTACTATGATATTTATTGGGATCAATTATTTTCTTAGTACCAGAACCATCTAAGTACGCACAGATAATATTTGAAATTATCTGTGCGTCTCTTTTAGATGGAGTAACCATTGCGTACACGCCTTGCGGTTTTTGGTCTTTCATAGTATAACTCACCTAAATTTAATTTACTTCAATAAAGGCTTCTGTTCTAAATGAAGCCAAGGAACTTACTGTTCTGTTCTTTGCCCAGACACCACCAACAGGTCCACCTTTCTTTATTCCACCTGTTTGTTCACGTTGCTGAGAAACGTCATCTACGCCTGTAGTGTTTGCACCAACAGTATTAAACTTTACATTAGAAGTCTGGACAGACATCAATTCAGCATGACCATCCCAATCATACTTGTCATTACCTGCTCGGTCTAACTTTTTCTTATGTGACCATATTGCTAACATAGCAGGTTTTAACTTAATTATTCCATACTCTACTTTTTTTGCATCATGAACGGTAAAAGTATATTTGTCCTTCTTTGCTGTCTTTAGAAAAGTGGAGCATTTACCAATCTTTGGTACAGGACAGCGTTTACCATTTGCCTCGTAAGTTTTCCCTATTATAAATATACAAAATGAAAGGCAGTATGAAAGTCCAACAGGAAGTCCCAAGTAAGCTAGGTACCCATCAATTTCAGGACTCTTATTTCCATTTAGCGGATGAAGTTCTCTTACGTATAACTGTGATTCTGCTCTCTTCATAATCTCAGCGGGATACTGGATAGCTAAAGAATAACTTGTATTAACCAATAGAGATAAAATAACAAGCGTACAAATAAATTTCATATATCCTCCAAGAATTTCTTTCTCCTTATAGTTTCGGCTCTTTTTAAAGCGGTAGCCTTATTTTGTTCAGGAGTTCTTTTACTCCATGATTCAGAGTGTTTCTGTTTTCTTTCTTTCTCTTTTTTCTTTGACCTTTTGCTATGAGAAAGAGACATTTTTATACTAGTATGTTCTTTTTCTTCAAGGGTTCTTTTTGAGTGTGCCTCGGATATTTTCTTTCCAAAAGCTTTTAAGTCTTTACCGTATCTTTCTTCTAATGTTTTTGCTCTTTTACTGTATATCTTCTCTTTTTCTTCTTTTGATAAATTTTTTCTTACTTTAGATTTATTCTTAAACTGTTTTTTCTTCTCTTTCTCAGATTGATTATTTCTAGTATCTCGTTTTTTCTGTGCAATAGCTTCTTTTTCTTCTTTTGTTTTATTTTTCCAAGTTTCAGATTGTCTATTTCTAATATCTAAATCAGTCTCTTCCGAAAGATTCTTTCTGGTTTCTTTTTGTTTTTTAATTCTTTTATTCTTAACACGTTTAGGAGTATTCTTTAATGTTTCTTTGTGTTTTTTATTAATTGTTTCTTTCTTTTTAGCTGGTCTAATTAAGTGAACCAGTTTTGTGGACTCTGACTTTTTCTTTTTAGTTTTTTCTTTTTCTTCTTTTGTTTTATTTTCACGAGAGTCTAACATCTTTTTAGAAATTTTAGCTTTTTCTTTTTTAGTTTTACAATTCCAAGTATTTAATATTTTCTTTCGTACTGATTTACTAGGATTTAATACTCCGTCACCACCATCTGTCAAGTTAGTAAGAGGACCTAATTTAAGATCTCTTCTACCTAGTTTAGCTATTAAGACTTTCTCTAATTCCTTTATTTCCTTTACCGAATTCTTTTTACTTTTTACTACCCGTATACAATCTTCATAACCTTCCTTTTTTATCTTTGCAATTACATTTGCTTTAAATGGATTAAACTTACAGGTTTCATCATGACCATTCATTCTACCATATTTCTTTTTAGTATCTGTTCCTATTCCAACATAAAAAGGTTCATGACTAAATTTCCAATGACCATAATAAAATGGTCCTGGCTTACGTGGATCAAGTAAAGCATAAGCATAATACTTTTTCATAAATTTACACTCCCTCAGAGTTATGCTTTTATTATATCAATAGTGCTATAATGCTGAGGGCATTAAGGGCTGGCCGGCCTTTTCGCACTATTGATACTTCCTACTAGTATTGGATTGGATACGACTTAGCAGAAGCTACTAAAATAGTTGCAAACATAAAAAAGGTTATTAGAATAACTTTCTCATAATTTGACATGGGTCTATCCGTGGATAATCAAGGCCAAACTAAGCCAAGCAAAACCCAGTAATACAGCAATTGCCATGTTATGCTGATCAACTATTTCTTCATAAAGATTACACTTTAGTCCATTTAAGGCCGCGGCAAATCCAAGAGCAGTTACTAACCACAATGCTACTCCCTGCATAGAAGAGGCTACAATACGAATTACTGCACCGTAATCCGGACCAGTATCTGCGTTAAAATACCGGAATGCAATTACAATTATCCCAATGGTTGCAATCAAATAAACCCAAGCAAAGTGCCTCTGGTCAATACCTTTCTTTTCTTCTTCTACTGGTGGGATAACAAAGTTCTCTGTTTCACTACTAAAACCTTTATCCTGATTCTCTTCTGACATTGTACTGTCCCTCCCTAATTTAGTATATATGCAAGGTTACACCTTACACAATATTAAATTACAAAATATCTAAAGAGGGCCAAATAACTTCACCAACCTTAGTATATTTTTTAGGAAGATCTCTAAGGGACTGGATGTAGCTCAATAACTGCTGATACTGGACACTACTTAAAGTAGTAAGGGCCTCCATATCATGTTCACACCTATGCCTTGAAACTAGCCATTCTACATCTTTGATCTTCAAGTCCCGTTCTGATCTAAGTGAGTGCATAAAAGACTCGTACTCACGGATCTCATTTTTATCTATGTCTACTAGGGTTCCGTTAGATACGCGTTTTGTGCTCACGACCTTTATTAGTTGGAGATGTTGTTCATCGGTTATTTCAATACTAGGGCTTGGGATAACGCTGTGCAGACTCGGGCAGTAAAACCCTCGAATGTTTGAGACAGAATTATCTAGGTTAGACGGGTCATAAACGACATACTTCATAGTTTCTCCTTTTTAATTATTAGTGTCCTATTGCGAGCCAAAATCCATTTATAGCTGATCCTGACCATGAACTGGGATTCCAAGTAAAATTGGCCTGTGTTAGTAACCCAACAGATGCCCAGTTAACATTTATTGGGGTTGCGTCTTGATTCATGGTTATCATTACGTTCATGCAGTTAATAGGAAAAGATAAGTTAAACGGAACAGTGTGCTTAACGTTAGACATAATAAACGTTCCCCACTGTAAGATTATACCATTTCCTAGGTCTAACCAGCCGGAGGTTGAGCCATCTCCAACTAAGCTTCCAGGTATATTTGATTTTAATACCCCCGTAGCGTCAATAGCGAGTCTTGAGGTTGTACCTATTGCTACAAGCCCAGGAACTGTTGGAGTAGCGATAGGTGTAGCAAACTCAGATAGCTTTTTACCTCCAATCATTTCGGCATTTAGCCCAGTTTGGAGCAGTCCGTTATTTACAGGTATATCTCCGTAAATATCTACGCTATTAACGGTTCCTATAACCTTATCTGAAGTGTGATGACCGTCAACCATATCAGCATTAATTGTACTAGTATGACCAAGGTCAAGATTTATATTACTAAAGTTATTTACACGATCCCAGGATGCCCCGTTCCAAACAATCCAGTCCCCTATAAGATACGCGGTTCCATCTATGGTCCCTCTTACAGAGATTACCCAATAATGTCCTTGTCGAAGGTTTTCCCAATAGTAAGTAACTGGGTATTGAGGAGGAGCGGTACCGTTTGACGCGTCCCAGGTTCCCCTATATAGTAAATAAGGAAGCTCGGTATTATCTACTTTATCCCAAATACCACTTCCCGAGTATACAAGCCAATCCCCCACCTGGTAACAAATACCTTGAATAATTCCTGAGGTCCCTATTACCCAATACTGACCTCTCAAAGGATTAGGTGGATACCCTTGAGTTGCATCCCAACGAGATTGATAGACGAGTCCGGAGGTATCTTCGAGTCGGACTGCTGTCCAGATCATTACCCTTGACGTTGTATCCAGGTTTGTTACTTGAATAGGAATACTTGCGGCAGCGGCTGTATCACAGGCAGAACTTGTGGTAGGACTAGTCGATGAGCTTACGGTTACACTAAAATCTTCATAGAGAGTCTCAAATGCCAAGGTCTGTGGGTTATATCCTACTGCTCTACACTGAGTACGCCCGGTACCTTGATATACATAGACAAAAGCAAAGTCAATCAACTCAGGTGGAATGTTTGTTACGGGCGCGCCTATGAGCTGAAAGCTATTATTGGCCAGAGGTTTTACGAGCCCATCATAATAAAGACTACCATTTAGTAAGCCCCAGGACATTGGACCCGTATCAGTAACAGCGTATCGAGTAAGCATAGAAGGCCGAATCCGACCACCACTAGAAAATCCGTGATTTACTATGTAAGCATTATCGCCCGTACGTTCTGGGTTAGGAAGATCTCCATAGTAATTAACTCTAGGCAAGCTCATTGTCCATGTTAAGGTCAGATCCACGGCTGCACTTATGTAAGGGCTCAGACATATAGCATGGGTTTTAAACCTTACATTTGGTTCCTTAATAAACGGGTTAGGATAGCAACCTAAGGCTAACAAGACCTCAGTTGATCCGTCCATAAAGTACAAACCTATTTCTCCAATTGCTACCGCGGATAGTCCTAAGTGTTCAGGGCATATACATAAAAAGTCCAGATGCTCACCGGTAATTGCATCCACATTTGAGATCAAGCCTGACCATAGAGTATTACCGTGTAACCCAGTATCCCCAGCGGTTGGCTTATAACCTGTACCGTCCCCAAATTTCACATTAGTAACAGAGAATTTATACCCCTTAGAATGTGCATCTACTATTTTATCGTACCCGATCTTTGTTAGTTGTAATGACGGCATGCTAAACACCTCTATTTAGTTATAGAATTAACAGGTTACTCAGGTTCAACCATGTCCTTTGGAGCGTTTGTTCTTATATTGTTTATTTTTGCCTTCATTTCCAAGCCTTTAGGGTCCTGAGGGTCGTTAGCTAATCTCCAAAGAGCTTCTAGCTGGTCCGTAATAGGAGGATATTCCAACACTCTTCGTCTTATATATACAGGAGTAGAATTTATAGGCGTAAAGGTGTAAACAACTTTATTGTCCACAACTGAAGCAAAACTTGAGTGTTTACTAAAATACTCATATTCCTCTGGATTTAAAATAATTTCGTCAGGACCTAACTTAGGTAAGATTTGACTTAGTTCTAAGATCTCAGTCTCTATTCGTCTATCTAAAAATTTTACTAAAAATAACATACTTTCTCCTATTTTGGATTAATACTCTATTAAGACCGCGCCATCTGCACCATTAGGATTATTTTGAGTAGTATCTCCAGAGTCAATACAGTTACCTGCATTAGTAGCACCTGTTATCGTTCCACCAGCTACACCTGGTATATAATACCCACCATCTGTACCAACAGTAAGAATAGTATCTGTAGTTACCCTACTATATATTGAGGAATTAAGATCGTAACTCCCTCCAAAAGGTCCTGTAAGTGTATTATTTAAAACAGGACATAATCCACCAAAGGCAGCTACATCTTCATTAAAACTAGAGACTTGTCCGGATGTTCCTCTTATAGTACTATTAGGCTGACCTCCGGTTCCACCTGCACCAACAATTACTTTATAGGTTTTACCCGGGATAACTAGATATTTAAGTTTTCCTATATAGCCCCCACCTCCACCACCATAGCTATGCCCACGTCCTTGGTTTGATCCATCAATAGTATCATACCAATAAACTTGTCCACCACCACCGATTAAAGAGACTATGCAGTAATTTGGGCCATCAATAGGTGCTGTCCAGTAGTAAGTTCCAGCTATTTTATATAAGGTAGATAGTCCTGCTAGTGCTTGAGTATTAATGTACCAAGTAAACTTAACCCAGCCGTCCTTTAAAGTAAGTCCAGAAAGAGCAGTTAGCCCATCAGGTACATTTACTGCGCTCGGGGTGTCTAAAATAGCTTTTGTTCCGACCTTACTTGGTCCATCCATATAAGGGTCGTATCCTCGTTCATGTCCACCTACAGTTACACCAGCTTTTCCTAATAAAGCAAGTCCATTTGTTCCGTAGTGTATTAAACCTACACCTGGTATTCCTGGGTTTGCCGAGCTAGGTAGTTCACCTGAAGTACATTCTAATAGTTCTGTAAGTTTATAACTAACTTTTGTAGACTCCCCAGGTAAGCCGTAACCAACGTTATTCTTTCCTGCATAACCACCTTGTGTACCACCTTTTCCAACTATCACAGTCAATTGTTGAAAAAACTCGTAATTAATGGCGTTCAACCCTGTAAAATTAAGGTTCCATATTCCTCCTCCAGGACCGCCAGGTATTGCATAAGTACCATAGTCATTATCATGTAACCCTCCAGAGCCTCCACCTGCACCTAAAGAATCTATTAATATGGGTTTACTATGATCTATATTTTCAGGTATGGTCCAATTATATGTACCATTGGTAGACCAAATCATAGTTTCAGTTGTACCTTGATTTAGGAGTCTCAAAATTTCATACCAATGATGATTATCTAGCATATCTGAATTTTCAGAGTATAAAGCTAAATCGGCTACATCTGAATGGCCTGAGTTTAAAACCTTTGTATTTACAACATCAATCATTATTTCAGCTAAGTGCTTATCATCAAGTAAATCCGAGTTTAGATTCGTATTTATTATCCCATTACTAATTGGAATATGGTCAGTATCATTACCGGATTGTCTACCATTTAGCTTTACCGCATCACCTGCACTTAGCTTATACCAATTGGTCTGGCCTTGATAAACCATCCAATCGCCTGGATAGTAAAGTGTACCATTAATGGTTGCAGTACCAGTTGATATAAAGTAATCACCTTTAACCACAGATAAAACTGGATAAGCATTTGTTATACTTGGATTGTACGTCCCTCTGCTATTCATACCTTCGGAGATTATCGCCGCCTCTGCCCAGACGACCACTCTTGAAGTACTGTCCAAAGGAATAGTAAATTCCGAGACAATGTTAAACTCAAGAGTAATTTGATTGAACCAGGTTGCTTTAATCTGTCCCTCACCTGCTCCTACATAAACATAAACAAAAGCGAAAGCTAGATAGGCAGGGTCCATAGCCCTTATAGGGGCATCAGGCAGATTATACGTAGTAAGTCCTGTTGACTCAATGGTGCCCTTATAATAGTGAAATCCGTTTACCAAACCCCAGACCATTAATTGTTCTTGTTCTAGAATATAACGTACAACCAAAGTGGGCTTTATCTCTGTACCGGCCACATAGTACAAACCTTTGTTTATAATTACTGCGTTATCCCCGGTTGTCTGCGGACTGGGTAGTAATTCATAAGTATCTAGACGAGGAAGACTCATGCTCCAATTAAGAGTAGTCTGGAGTCCGTTTACAAGCGAACCTGTCTGGCACAAAGCATGCATCTTGAAGCGAATGTCCACGCTCTTTACAATTGGATAGGGTAAGCAAGCAATAGCATACAAATGGTCATCGTTTGTATAGAGAGCTATTTCTCCAATTTCAACTGAAGAGGAATCTACATACTGAGGATAAACGCAAAGAAAATCCGCTATGGCCTCACTTAAAATATCTAAGTTTGCGATTGGACCACCCCAAAGTATAGAACCACTTAAACCTGTTGTTGCTTGAGTAGGAACGTAATTTGTTCCAGTTCCAAATTTAACTGTAGTTACGTTTAACTTAGTTCCACTGTCAATCGCATCTTTAGCGTATTGACTTAGTATCATTAGCGACATTTGTCTTCCTTTCTTATGCAGGTATTACAGGAATGAATAAGCGTTGAGGGCAGGTAACACAGGTTCCTAAATCAGTGGCAACCCAGTTACCTATCTTTACAGGGGTAGGATAATTGATGGTGGAGCCGTCACAGATAAATGGTATTAGCTCGCATTCTTCGATCTCACTTGCCGCTGGTCCGATATCAGCCATACGGATCAGACTAAAAGTAAAATCATATTTAACCTCTTTTATATAAATTACATGGTTTGACTGAGCTAAGTCAGTATAAAGTTTTGTTATGTTTCTCCAATTAGGAATAACGTCTACCGTATTATTTATATTTACAGTATGTTCTTTCTCTTCTGTCCAATAATTGGTATTGCTAATAGCATTAAGATTATTGCTTATAAGGGATCTATAAAGACCGGTATTGTATAAAACGGTATCATTGGTATTGTAACTCGTTATATCGCTATAGGCTCCTAAATAAGGGTAGGTAATAGCATCTTCTAAGTTTGTTCCTATTAGGTCCTTATGGTCCGTCCGGTATAGATACACATGGGTCGTCTTATAATAACCTTTACCTGTAAGGTTATTTATATATAGTAAGGTACAGTTGTCCAAAGAGGTTCCAAGGTCTTCATCAATTTCCCACATGCTAGAAGCAGAGGTACCAGACTCATACTCATAAACATATAAGGGTCCATCATGTACCTGAGGGTGACGGACTGTTCTGATTGGTATTGTAGACCCAGATAACGGAATTATATCTGAGTATTCTAATTCCATATCACCCTTTAAGTCAGTGGGCTTTACTTCCGGACTCATAAGTCTATATCCAGGAACAAACTCCACAGGTTTGTACCAATCCACCTTGAGCCAATTTGAGTTTGTATCCAAAGGTTCATCCATTGTTTCGCCCAAAAGGTAGGTCCAAAAGAATGAATTGTGGTAAACAATCTCTCCATGCTTATATTTTGTTCCACTTACCCAAGGTACAAACTCAGCGTTATCTATAGTAGACGTAAGAATCCAACTAGGTTCCTCTTTGGATGGTCTATGATTAAGATTAGTATCAGTCAGATTAGTCCAATACCAACCGTCACAGAAAACGCTGTCACCTTGCTTATACGAGTTTATTGATTTCCAAACACCTAAATAATTTTGATTTACTGTTCTGTCGTATCTTACGAGCAGCTCTTTATCAGTAAAAAATTGTATATAGTCATTGGTATAAAGGTATTCTGTTCTCCACGCTATCTTAGAGGTATCTGATACTGAGTATCTCCTAGGGATAGTTGGATCTAGAAAAACCTGTTTATTTACTATAAAATTCAAAAACTTAAGGTACGTAGGTGTTCCACTGCTTTCAATATACTGGCACAAATAGGGAGTGTAAGTATACAGTCCAGCAGGGTCAATAAGAGTCTTTCCATATTGTGCGAAGTTAAACCCAAGCATTTCAGCAGACTTTTGAAGCACATCTATGTCTGTCTCTATACTTAGATTTCTAAGATTTCGGAATTTAACCATAGGCATGTCAATTCGTTCTAACATTACCTCATCAATTGCCGAAATGTAGTCTTCTACAAAAGGTGTCTCAAGAGAAAACCCAGGAACAAGTTTTCTTCTAGTTGACTCTACGGTCCATAAGGAAAATTCTGACCAGCGTTCGCTCCACATTTGACCAAAGAAAGGTTCGTACTCATCTATAAACTGATTGGAAGACCCATCATAGCTCGAGGTACAGACGTATAACTTATCGGTAATCTGTACAATTTCGTCCTTTAGATAGGACCTACCATTTACCCATCTCCGAAGAGCGTTATTTATAACAACACTAGGTTGGTACTCCCAGTAGGTTTCCCAATTTGTGCCATAATCGGGGAGAGTGCTCTGTATGGTTGTCAACCCATAGCCTATGGTAGTATCAATAGAATTAGCAACCTTACATTTAAAAACCTTAGACCCGTGGACTACAAGATCATTTACTTGAAATGAAGTAGAAGAATAGAATGAGGAAATAGTATTTCCCTTTTCTATGAGTCTGCTCAAGTCTAAGTTAAAGACGTCTATGCTAAGATCTATACTAAATTGCTTATTGTTAGATACATGCCCGCACTTACAAATAAATGGTAAGCTTCCATAAGTAATAAGGTCACCTGTAAAATAAGGAACGTTGGGTAACCATCTACTTACTCGAAGATATGAATTTCTTACCCAGTTATTTGAAATAAAATCACTTATAAAGGTCGTAGCAAAGTGTGTAGTCCTACACTTATATTGCTGACTCTCATACAGAACTGTCTCACCCTCGAAGTATTGAGCATTAACATATAGTCCAGTCAATTCATCTAGGACCTGTGATACCCAAGCTTTTATCATTAGTGTCACCTATCCGTTATTGAAGTATTTATTATCAATAAATTTAAGTATAAGTATTCAGGTGCAACAGGAAATCCGAAGCTATCGATCTTTGCTAAACTAGGTTCAAGATCTGAATCCAATAAAGGGGTAGTTGTATACGAGTTTCCAGCTATTGAAACCAATTTGAATATTTCACAAGAGTCGTAGTCAGATCCAAGGTTATCAGATAGAGCCTTTGAGATATCAGTTACTCTTACCTTTTTACTTAGCATGGGCTTCGTAGTAGCAAAGATAGAATAAATAATTGTCTCCGCACTATTCTTTACGATTGCAGGGTCTGAGTATGTACCACACTTAAGGTCAACTTGAATCTCAATTGTTTTCTTAATTGGTTCTTGAACTCTAATAGTACACGCATAAGTACGTTTTACTAACCATGCTGTAAAGACCTCTTTTTCTTGGGTGTTCCAGGCTAGTCCAGATTCAAGTAGAACAGATATCCAAAGGGTATTATAGAAAGCTGGGTTAGCGTTCTCTATTACTTCATAGTAATCTTTTCCATTATACACTCCAGCAGAAATCTCATTGTTTATAACGTACTGAGGTTTTTGTATTTTGGTTGTCCTAACCAAGTCCTTTTCATTTCGGACAAGTACATCAGAAACCCCTGGATAAGATGCAATTATTTTGGCTTGATCTTGAGGCGTTATTGCCTTATTATCTGCCCTCTTTAAGCCGGGACTTAACAGCTTATAGTATTCTGCTGACTTTTCATTCGTACCTGTTGAAGGAGTAGTTATTTTCCAATTACCTACCTTCAAAACCTTATCAGTAAAAGGTGAAACTATAGAAATCGTTGCCACGTTACCTAAGGTACCTATGATAAGGGCTAACCCACCGGTCGAGGACTCAAGCTGGAGCCCTACAAAAGACGTATCCCAGTTAACATTTAAAGGCAGATAGGCTTGTGTTATTGGAGACATTATATTTGCCAATGTGATGGCTGACAAACTAAGAATACTACTTAAAGTAACTTTTTGTTCTTTTGTTACAGCCCCTTCTAAGACGTACCCATTTAACTGGATCATAGATGCAACTTGGCTGTTATTGGCGATCAGCGTTTGCTTTGCTCCTAAGGTCTCTACGTAGGTAACTACAATTGAAGAGCCTTGGGCTGGAATGTTACCATTCATTCCATTACCAAATTGAATCTCAACATCACCGTTGCCTAGTGTTAAGTCAGATACTATATTTTCGAGACCATAATTCCATAAACCATCTTGAATAGTTCTCCATTCAACTCCATCAATAGTTATCTTAAGATCTATATCAGAAATACTCATTGGGCTCAGCGAAGGTAAAACAAAACGCTGAAAGGCTGTACCATCACTCTTATAGGTCTTACTCATAACCTGACCTTGATAAAGATACACTCCGGTCAATTCATTGGAATAGTTCAAATAATTTAAAGTCACCCTGTTAAAAAAGGGTATCGCTTCATTTATATAAAACTGAGTATAGGGGCCAACTATTAAGGTCTCGCGGGCAGGTAAATTTACTTTATTCACCCTGTTTATTTTACAGAGCTGTATACCTGGGATTTTTCTAGAGATTCTAATTCCTAGCATAGCTGCTGCCGCATAGATCGAGCTATCATTGTGCGCACTTATAGGAAAAGCTTCTTTGAAAAGTCGTTCTAATGTCCATTGGTCAAACGTAGATACCGCAGAGTTGAAATGAATTAAAGTTTCTCCCCCTGAATCAGAATAAATATCTTTCCAGCTCGATCTATTCCTTAGATTGTCTTCTAGTTGTCGCGCTATTGACTCAAAATCTGGTTTAACGTTTGAAAGCATAGGAATATTCATTTTTATTATCCTCTGGATAGACTTAAAAAGCTTGTTATTATTTTTCCATTAAAACCATTTATTAATACCAAACGTACATCAAAACATTGTGCCAAAAGATTGGCAGTTATAGTTGTGTTCTCAAAGTCAAAGGTGCATCTATTTGCTTGTTTAGCGATATCAGCCAATGCGAGCTTTATCTGAAATGCGGTAATTGCGTCCAAAGGATCTTGAAGAAGTCTCTGTAAAGAAGAGCCTATATTAGGACGAAACGGACGTTCACCTATATTATCCGCGTCCTTTAAAGTATTTAGAATATTAAGAAATCCTGCCAATACTGCATCTTCATCGGTTATAATAAAAGTTGTATCTTCTAAACTTTCATAGTATAAATTTATATCGGTATAAATATTCATCGCTACTACCCCTGTTGTTTATCTATGTTAGGTTTATTGTAACTGTAGCTAATTCTGATACTGCATAAGTGTCACGTGCCTTATAAGTAAAGACATCGGTTACAGGAACAACCACTCCAGAATACGGTATATAAACTAAGTTAGGAGCTGTTCCGGATAATGTACCATAGTTTGGATCGTTAACTAAGAAGTATTCTATAGGGGTATTATTACTATGTCGAGAGGTTAAAACAATTGGAAGTACCGAAGTTTTAGTTATATCAAAGCGCAAGTTACTACAAACTGGTGCATTAAGGACCTCTACCTTTGGCAACAGCGTGGGAGAAATTATGGCTGTTATTGTCTGTCCATTACTCAATTTCAGCCGTAAGTTTACATTAGCGATAAAGGTAACGAGACCCTCAATTGAGTGTCTGTCTGCTGAAATACTTAATTCATAAGAGTCACCAAGTATTTCAGTTATGGTATAGACGCTAGAAATAAGAACATTACATTCTGTATTATTCATAACTTTATGGATCAGATTATCTGCAACAGTATGCTGTCCAGTATTACTGCTTAAAAACGATTCTGTTTCAGATAGAATTTGATACTGAGTTCTAACGCTATTTGCTGAATTTATATAGATAACAGGAAGAATACCTGGAGGTAAGTTTAACACAAAAGAATCAGTTAGACTAAAGATTAATCCAGCTGATTGTCCCCAATTTTTGGCGGCCCAAACAAAATTAAAAGTTTCTCCTGGATTGGCTATAAAAAATACTTTTCTGTATCCATTTGGTATTTGATATGTAGCCAGAAAACGGTTATCATAAGGATACCAACCCGTATCAGTATCAGTTAGTATTCCATTTATATAAAAAACAGAGCTATTGTCTGTCATGTAGATCATTACCAAAGATAAAGGAGAATTTGTATTATTCTTCCAGGAGGCTTCAAATCTAATTTCTTTATTAGCAATAGCCGTCTGGTCAGCCATAACTTCATTCCAAATCCACCATGCGGTAGTATCTGGAAAATTAGATACTGTTCCCCACGGGTCTGAACCATATTGACCAATCTTATTAGCCGTGGCGATAATTATCTGAGCATTTGATTCCAAAGGAATAACTGCACCGGAGGGATCTAAATTTCCTGCATCAAAATCTGCTATCTGAGCATAAGAGTTTGTAGTAGGAGTATCAGCTTCGTCTGGAGGAATTATTGTAACAACTGATACAGGGCAACTTTCGGGTTTTACACCTACTGCAACACCAGCATCTACTAAAACTGTCCCACCATCATCCAAAGCAGTACCTTGACCTGCGTCAATACAAGTCTCTGGGTCACCTATACCGATGTTATACGTTGGAACATAAGGTAATACCCCAAGAGTGGGACTATAGTCTATACTTCCCAAGAAAGTTATTATCTTATATAAGTTTGTTCTGGTACGTCTCTCTACAGATTGCCCTAGAACAGCATAATGTCTTATTATTGTATTTGTTTTACTTACATATATAGGAGAAGTATAAATTTTTCTATTTGGGTCAACCCTAGGGTCTAAGCCATTTATAGTATAGTAAATAGTTGCTTGTTCTTCATTACAAGTCAGAACAACATAAAGTTCTTTCTGGTAACAACCCGTTGGAGGAGTAGCCCAAGATTTGAGCTTTAGATGGACGATATTAGGAAATCCTGGAGGATACTGATCCATATTTTGGTCAAATATGGAACACAATTCTTGATATTTCTCTTCACATTGCCCAAAATCAGGGGCATAAAAACAAGCACAAAAGCCTACGGTATAATAAGACACACCTGTAGGTGGTGCTCCTACTTCCGAAGTAAGCCTACTAATTATGCCTTGTTTCTTTGGAGGTAGCATAACCGCGTATGCACCTGTACCAGAGAGCTCATTTATCAATCCCTTAGCCGCAGATGTAAATTTATTTGTGGCAGAAGTCATACTAGTTAGCGTATTTATATTGTGCTTCAAGTTTGCAATAAAGGTATTACCAGATTCGCACAAGCCTTTCGCCATTCCAAGAGGACCCGGGATTATATCCCCTAGTGTAGCTTTTTTCCAAACATCTTTAACCTGAGGAATAGTCGCTACTTTTGGGGTTGAATTAGGCGGAGTATTCTTAACCCTAAGGGGCTTAAAAGAGGAAGGTGCTGTCTTCAACTGATCCATGGCTGAAGTAAAAGAGGAAAGAGATGCATCTAAGGTAGGGGCACACATTATAACACAGATGCCAGTAGTACAATAATAAGGATCTTCTGGAGGAGCGTTTGGTGCGAGCCTCATTCGGTTGGCCCAACTACCTTTGGACGGACTAAGAACAATAGCATAAAATCCAGATGAAGTAAGGGCCTTTATCATGTTCTGCAAAAAGTTTATTTTGTCCAAAAGGTTATTCAAGCACGACACTAATAGGTTTCGTAACATACCTATTAGGTTACCTAATGCTCGAGCCTTTGAGTCAATCATATTTATTAAGGACGAAACTGGTCCTAAGATCATTCCTAAGGATAAGCTATTCCATGCCATATAGATCAATCCTTTTAACTCAAATATCCTGCTATTATACCTGCACCGGCCGAACCTTTATCTGTAGCCCCTGGGGCCGCCGTTAAATTTGAATGACTTTTTATTTCAAGTATAACTTCATTAGCAATAGCGTAAGATAGACAATCCACAAAAGAGTATAACGCGGATAATCCATCTGGGGTTACACCAAACAACGCGCTTTCTGAAGCTAAGATTGAAGACATAGCGGTCTCACGAATATTATTATATAGCCTGTCTACCTGTAACCCACCCATACCAGAGGGGCTTACTAAGACAGTTTTAGAAGTTCTTGGAGCGGTCATGGTTTTGTACCTCCAGTTGTTGCAAAGACCTCATTACTGTAGTCCCCGTGACACTGATGAGTAAACGCGCAGATAGATGCGCCTGTAACTACTCCTGCAAGATCAGTTGAACCGGATTTACCTTGAAGATTTATTATACCACCTGCGGATACATTTACATCTTTTGAGGCCTTTACTATAACGTTATCCGATTTAGCTTCAACTATTACTTGCTTAGTATTAGCAGTTACTTGAATATCCCCAGTTAGAGATGTTGCTACAATGTTACCTCCTACTATTAAATTACATGCGCCATCGATCTCAATACTGCAACTGCCTCTTACGGTGAGTCGCATATCACCTGGATTAAAGATATCCATATAGTTATCTTTTTCATCAATAACTAGATAGCATCCATTTGATAAGGCAAAGATCTTTCGGTCAGGATAATTAACCTGAGACTTATCCATTACTACTGTCTTAAAGATTGTAGTAGGATGATACTGTGGATGATAAACGGACCCATCTAAGAAAATAATGTCTACGTAGGCTCCAATACGTGGCACATTGAACGTACCTACGTTCTTCATAGACCCATCTGCATCATTGCTCGAAGGTATCGCCCAAGGGCTAACGTCCAAAGAGAACTCAAAAAACTTCTCTATCTTGAATTTTATTCTTCCCAATTGCTTAGGGTCTTTGTTCTCAATAACTTGAGCTCGGTGGCGAGTAGTCCCGTTTATTCCTATTCTAGAGATATCTCTAGTTGAATTTATTAAACTCATAAGATTGATCCACCTATAGTAATTTACTGTCTATTGTTAGCATGTAACCACTGGTTGAACCATCGGCAGTCATTACTTTCTTAACGACCTGTCCAGAAGTTGAGGGCACTACGTTAGTTATTGCTCCTGCCGTGGTCGGACTTATATAGTAGTCCGCCCCATCTACAAGTCCCGACAAACCTGTTACATATCCTCCAGTACGGAGAGTAAAAATGCTTGTACTTATTACCGCAGTTACTACCCCTATCGCATTTGCCGTGCCTAAGGCATTGGCCTGTGCTTTATAGTAAGCACCAGAACCACGGTACACCCAAGTTCCAACAGTGAATCCGTGGGTGGCCTGTGTAATATCTCTTAACTGACCTGATACATCAGCAATTTTTTTATTACCTGACGGAAGACCTACATAGAGCTCTGTAGTATCTGTAGTTATATATAGTTCCCCTTGTCCAAGACTTGCAGGAAGAGCGGCTTTAGTTCCTCTATTTATGTCTAGTGTGTAGTTTACAGCAGCGTCTATTATCCTGCGTACCGTATAAACATCATAGGTCATTGATAAATCCAAAAGATATGGGGAGGTTATTGCGGTCGACCCACAGTTGAGGACTACAACCATCTTCCAATACTCATAGTAATCGCTGATTTTACCGAACAGGTTCTCCGTGCCACCGCTTGTTATACTCGATACACCTTGCTGATAGTAGGTAGTAGCTGATGGGTACACTGTGTATGTGCCCGCTGTGAACGCAGCAGTGGAGCTACCTATCAACTGGAACTTGGGGTACGCATTTCCACTAACCAGACTCCAGTTGGCAGTAAAGCTCTTTGGCTTTATGAACACAGATGCAGCGATTCTAAACGCCGCTGACGTCCACTGTTGGTCAAGAGTTGAGTAGGTGGACGGAGCAAACACTACCTTGGAATAGTCAATCTGTGGAGTAGAAATACCTAGGTTAATAATATTATACTTATAATAGAATTGCCCATTTGAACCCCAACCCAAGTTAATTGTGTTAATCCCATAAGGTATAGCATACTCGCTCGTCCAGTTAATATTATCCTGTGAGAACTGTGCAGTTATAGTAACACCTGCGGGATACTGAACTACGTTGGACACAAATGAAGTTACTGTCGTACTTACTTTACCAGATAAGAGATTAGTAGATACTGCTGTTGCAGCAGTTGCATAGGTTCCAACCATAACGTACTTTGGAGTAGCTACCGATGCTCCAATAGTATTAAGGTTAAACTGTGTAGCGGTACCTATGGTTGCCCCGCTAAAAGACTGGTACTGAACAACTACATAGCCACAAGAACCATCACCAGATTGTCCATAGTTACCATAGCCGCCACAGCCACGTCCTCCAGAACAATCGAAGTAACAAGTTCCAGAAGTAATAGAACTAGCTTTTATCAAAATTGAACCACCAGCAGCTCCACCACTAAACGCTCTAGTATCAATAGGGTAGTATAACCCTCCACCAGAAGATTTAACCGAGCCATTGAAAATAAAGGTACTTGCATAGATAGCAACTATACCACCACCGGCGCCCCCCGTTGCAGGAGAACTTCCTTGAGCAGAAGCTGCGCCAAAGGTTAGGGTCTTTAAGTCCGGATCCCCATAAGGAGCACCTGCTTGACTGGCAGGTCCATTTGACCCCCAACCTGCATGTCCCGCACCAGCACCACCAGATACAGAAGAGCCACCTGCAGAACCACCACCACCAGTGTAATCTATACAGGACTGACCATAGATGCCTTCACCATAAGGTGGACTTGCTGCACCTCTGAATCTATATCCCGCAGACGCTGCGCTTACTGATCCATTATTTGTAAATGTTCCAGACACACGAAAACAAATAATACCATTAGTAGTACCATTCCAACCGCTAACATTTATTGCTCCAGCAGTAGTTATAGTAAGGTTATTAAAATTTGGGACTCTCTGTAGTATAACCTTTTGATTAGTAGCTGCTATCCCTATATTAAAATCTGTATCTACTGCATCGCCATAAAATTTTGTTTTATTAGATGTAAAAGTAACTACGTTATTTGTTCCGCCTGAAGAGCTTATCGCTGCTATCCTAACGAACTCAAAGACCCCTACGTTAGGAGCTAATGTAGTTGAACCTTGGACGTTTAATAGTAATAATTCTTCCCCTACTTCCCAGCCATCTAATACCGCATTAGTGTTAATTATTGCTTGATTTGGTAATAAAGATAACACAGCACTACAATAAGCTCTATATTTATTTTTACCATCAGAAGTAACCTGAGTATTACCTGTCAGATTTATTGTTGAACCTATAGTAAAGTCACCATCCGCGCCATTTCCAAAGTCTGCAATAGCCGAACCTACTACTAGATTACCAGATATTGTAGTTACGTTTGAGCTAAGAGTAGAATTGATTAAACTTTGGTCGTTATATGAATCCTGTACTTCGCCAACTGTTACCTTTAGTCCAAGTTGATTTCCTGTGGCGGGGCTATCCATACCAGAGGCGAACACCGCGCCTGTTGTGTTGAAGTCAGCGTTAGACGTCCATGTAACAGTACCACCCTGTACAACATCTCCTATCTGGATTGTAGTAGCATTATTAGCTGGATCATCCGTAGCTATTATGTTACCTGTGAAATTCAGCTTTGCCCTTTGTGGGAAAGCTGCGAGATTTCCGTCAATCTCATGACCTGCTTGTGACTCGGCCTTCCAGTACCTAGCATTTAGCTTTGTGGAGGCCAATACATACCCATCATTGGCTGGAGTACCTAAACTATTCTCCTTCAAGGCCAGTGCTGTATTAACCTCCGTCTTGGTGAAAGCGTCGGTAATACCGTATCCTGCAACTGTAGTAGCCTTACTTGCCTTGTTAGCATCTATTTCTGTTTTAGTGTACGCATCGGTAATTCCGTATCCAGTAAGCGTAGTGGCCTTTGTTGCCTTTAAAGCTAATGAAGTATCAACTTGCGTCTTTGTATACGCGTCTATTATTCCATATCCCGCTAGAGTGGTAGCTGGAGATATTTTACCAGCTAATGCTGCGTCTATTTCAGTCTTTGTATAGACCGCAGACTTATCAGCCTTTAGTGATAACGCGGTAAAAAACGCAGTTAAATTTGCTTGGTCTGCTATTATTGCATCAGCTATTTCTTTTAAGGTATCTAAAGCTAGTGGGGCACCAGCAGTTAAATAAGTAAATTTTCCATCTATATCCGTCTTTGTATACGCATCTGTTATTCCATATCCTGCAAGTGTCGTAGCAGGAGACAACTTTTCAGATAGGGCAGTATCTACTTCGGTCTTTGTATAAGCATTTTCTATATTAAATGAAGATAAAGTATTGTGGGCTGTTACTGATAATACAGTTGTGTCAATAGAGTCAGAAAATATAAGTGGACCCGCTAACTTTAATATGTCTCTTTGTGTAAGAACAGTTCCATCACTGTTCTTAAGCACATGACCACCAGACATTTTTATCCAAGATCTAACTCCAGAGGCGCTAGAACTAAGAATATACCCGTCAACTGGAGGACTTCCAAGCGCATCCGCAACCGAGTCTACTGTAGTTGTATTTCCCACAGTAGAGATAATCATGTTAGCCCCAAAATCTATATTACGAGGCTGTATTGGTAACACAACACCCTTATCTTTTAGAATAAAAAATGGTTCGTTAGCAATATCGAAATCAGTTAGTACATGATAGCTAGAATTTAATATAAATCCAGAAGTTTCAGAATCAGCTACAAGTATAGGATAAATTACTGACCCTACAGTAGTAGGAATATCAACTGAAATTGTTCCTGGCTCAATACCTAAAAAGTACGTAGACCCATCAGATAAACCTAAAAAGCTACTTACTTTACCGGATGAAACTATAGTAAAAACATCTGCATCTTTCACATAATCCACAATGCCAACAACAATGGATGTACTCTCTGTGGCTGCAGAAGTAAGCGCATAAAATCCAGATGCTCTATATAACCACTGTCCTACTGAAAATCCATGATTGACCTGGGTTACTGTAGTAATACCAGAACTACCTAAAATAGAGTAGTCTATTCTTATTGCACTATTTGACATGCTACCCTCACTTAGCCTAAATATTATTGTACTACTACATATTCTGACCGATTATCTGTCCAAACCAAGTAGTTCCTCCGTCGTAGGTTAAAAACTCAAAAATATCTATCTTATTAACCGATGCCGTAGGTGTTGGGATAGCACTGTTGTTCCACCTTATTGTACCCCAGTTTATTGTTCTCTGTGTACCGTCCGAAACTAAGATAAGTGTCATACGGTAAGATCTAGTTGAGGGTACGTTAGTCCTTAAGATTGAAGTTATATTAGCATTAAGAGTTGTTTTGAAGATATTATATAATGAGCAATCTAAGGTTATGCTACCAGAGGTAATAGAAACAGTAACCTGTGGAGCTGTAGTTATTGTTGGGGTACTATATATTTCTACCCACTGTAAAGACTGAGTATTCCAAAATTTTATTATCTTAGTAGTAGGATTTACCCAGACAAGATTTGCTATTCCAGTTGGAGTAGTAGTTTGAACAGCTATATCTGATACCTTTGATGCAGCGATACTAACACCGTTACCTATGTATAGCTCTTTAGTATCTAATGCAATATAAGGTTCACCTTGTTGTAAGCTAGTTGGTAATGAAGATTTCGTACCACGCTTTAGTTCCAGCGTATAAATTGAAGCGGCATCAAGAATTTTTTGAACTTCCGAAACGTAGGTAAAGCTAAAATCTTGTACTGAAGGTGAAACTAACTGGTTACCACCTGCGTTTAACACTACAACAAGTTTCCAATAATTGAAAAAGGCGTTTACTTGAGTTTCAATATTAAGCTCTGTTCCAGATACGATACTATTTCCAGATCCACCTTGATAATAGGTAGTCTGAGTTGGGAAATAACTAGGTGCTGAAAAGTTTGAGGTAACACTACCTATTAACTGAAATTTTGGCTGTGCGTTACCCGCCGCTGTTGTCCAGCGGCTTATAACTGTTTTTGGTCTAATAGCCACACCAGATGCCACGCTAAAGGGTGAAGACACCCAAGTCTGATCTGTTAGAGAAAAAACTTTTGGGGCAAAATTTACGGCCACACTAGAAACTTCTGGAGTTGTAGTTGCACAGGTAAAGTATAGTCTATAATAGAAATTATTAGTGGTCCACCCAAACCACTCAATATCCAAAGTATTATTTCCGTACACAAGAGCTGTTGTTGACCCATTAGCTCCAGCTACGTTATAGAATGTTGTTCCATCTGTACTGAATTGTATACCTAAAGTACCATCTATAGGAATTACAGTTACATTAACAAGTACGCTCTTAATTGAAGTTACCGTCTTTCCAACCAACATATTAGTAGAACTAAGTAAACCTGAAGATGCCACAGAAGATACTAGATTATAGAATGGTGTTGCAGTAGCATTTATTGTTGGATTTCCTGTCTTATATTGATAGGTTAATATAACCTTACCTACACCGCCAAACCGTATAGCTCCTGTGATAGCTCCAGCTACAGTTATCGAGTTTGTTCCGTAGTTTACGGTATTAGCTGCCAACAGTATCGTACCGCCAGCTCCACTACCTGTATAATTTCCGCTACTAGCGTTTAAACCCCCGGCAGTGCCAGCTGCGGATAGGGTACCTGTGATATTAGCTAAGTCTGAGAAAATAGCAATAATACCACCGCCTACTCCTCCGTAAGTATTACGAGTAATGTAATCGTCCGAACCACCAGAACCCCCAAAATATAGCTTGCTAAGGTCGTTATAAACATCATATACTGGAGTTGTAGAATTATTACCTGTACCTGTTCCAACATGACTTCCGCTTCCACTGCCAGCGTTACCGGCTCCACCTATCTGTGCAGTACCTGCAATTCCAAGACCGGGAGATTGGACACCGCCATAAAGGTATGAATAGTACCCCCTACCTAGAGCTCGTATCGTACCATAATTATTTAATGTCTTACACCTAAAACAGATTATGCCGGTCAATACGCTTGTAGCTGTGGAGATAAAGCCTGAACAATCCAAGATACTCGTAGAAGCATTTAGGGTAACAATATTCCAGTTTGGAACTCTTTGAACAAATACTATCTGATTAGTTGCCCTTGTTATACCTATATTTGCGTCTGAACCTGCAGTATTTCCGTAACACCGTACCTTATTAGTAGTAAAAGTTATTTTGTTTAAAGTAGTATTTACCGAAGCCACTCTTACAAACTCATAATTACCAACATTAGAATAGTAAGTTGATGTTCCCATAACATTTATAATAAGTAGCTCATCCCCAACGGCATAAGTTATGCCTGTACCAACATTTGTCACTATTGCATAATTTATGCCTAAAGCCGTACAGGTATATGAATTTGAAAACGTATTACCAGTAGTTGCATTTCCCGTACTAAAGACTATAGTAGTAGCAGCAGGGATAGTAAAGTCACCATCTGCACCAGTACCAGAATCAATTCCTATTCCTACCTTAGCAACACCTCCAGCAACAACTACATCGTGACTGGCAGCGGCGTCAACTAAATAGGTATCAACAAATTCATCTACTAAAACTCCGCTAGATGCTGCTAATGATAGTTCATTATTAGCAGCAGGCACCAAAAGTCCACTTGTAAAGGTAGCACCATTAGCATTAAAGTCTGCATCGGTACTCCATAAGGCCGTACCATTTTGTGGGATATCTACAGCTACAGTAGTAGTATCAGTTAAAACAGGATCATCATAGGCCTGCATACCACCTATAAAATTAAGATTTGATCTTTGTGTTAGTGAGACCCCATTTATTTGTAGAGTATGTCCGAGCTTTCCCTCTGTCCAATACCGTGAACCTGAGGTTGTAGACCTTAAAATTGCACCCTCAATAGCGGGATTACCCAAGCTATTTTCTTTTGCTAAGAACTTAGTATCTATTTGTGTAATAGTATAAGTATCTGTAATTCCATATCCCGCCAGTGTGGTGGACTTACTTGCCTTTGTAGCCAGATTGGTGTCTATTTGAGTAATAGTATATGCATCTGTAATACCATAACCCAATAAAGTTGTGGCCTTGGTTGCCTTTGTTCCTATTATAGTATCTACTTCTGTCTTTGTGTAAGCATTAGTAATTCCATAACCTAATAACGTAGTTGCAGTATTGGACTTACCATTAAGTAAGCTATCTACTTCTGTCTTTGTATAGACATTAGTTGACGGCGCTAAGTTATTTAATAGTGTATCTACTTCTGTTTTTGTATATACGTTATCCGAAGGCGCTAAATTATCTAATATGGTATTTATTTCAGCCTTTGTATAAGCATTTGTTATGCCGTATCCAGCTATAGAGGATGCCTTTGTTGCCATATTAGGCATAGTATCCATAAGATACCTTGCGATATCTGTAACACTCTTTAAGTTAGGCCATAAACTAACTACGGGATTAGTTGTGTATAACCCCGTACCATAAATATCTTGAAGTTTAAGGTCTATATCAGTCTTTTTATATACCTGAGATAACACTGTACTCATTGTTAGTCCAGATAATGTTGAGTTTACTGAACCAGGAACTACCTCAGTTGAAACAGATAATCCCTCCCCGATACTAAAAACTGTTGGCTGTGGGTCAAGTATAGTTGCGCCTACAGCTACCTCAAAGTTATTACCCTTACCGCCTCCCCCTATAGTATCCCCTGTTGCAGTTAATACATATCCTCGATAGTTTATTACATATCCACCGTTAGAGGATACCGCAGCAAATACTGGTTTATTAACTGCACCTATACGAGTAGGGACATCTTTAGTCATTTCACCAGGTACATTGCTAAGAAAATAGGTTGCACCATCAGTAAGATTTGAGAGTCCGTCTAAGTAGCCTCCAGTTAATAACATAAAAGCATTTGGACCCTTAACCTCTGCAACTACTCCAATAACGTCTGCTTCTGTCTCAGAAGAAGACGAAGCTAAAGCATAACTGCCGGGAATTCTTCTTAACCAAGTACCAACTGAAAATCCATGATTTAGCTGCTCAATATCTATTGCATTTCCTGAACCTCCACCGATATTAAGCCAAGTGTTTGTCTGGATATCATACCGATACATCTTATTGCTCTCTGCAACAGTAGCAGTCCAACCTTCGAGGGGTACTGGGTAGGCAACTTGTAAGGCAGCCTCATCTGTAGTATTCATCCCTCGGGTTACTACTGGTTTCCAGATTATTTCTTTTGTTATTGCATCAGATATTTTAGCATCTACTTCAACCTTGTTATAGTATAATCTTAACTTGTTCTTCAGAAAAGTCAGAACTACTGGTAAAGATACTCCCATATTATACTCCTACACTATACAATTAAAGACCTAGAGGAAGTTTTAATCTCTATTATATTACTTGCACTATCATAAATATAATCTTCTGTTGTTTCTATCAGTTCTAGTTCAGAAATTGTTTTAACTATATCTCCTACTAGGTTATACTGATATTCTGTAGTTCTTTTTAGACTTCCTGGAAAAGTTTCTATAGACCCAACTATGTTTCCATTAGGATCATAGCTAAAAGTTGTATCTATCGGAGTTCCATCCAAGAATTGAAGATTATAATAGGTATTTGTAAAATTTAGTTTTGTCTGTGGAATAGCTAGTTGAATATTAGCCTCAAGAAAATAAATATTTCCCGATATTTGTGAAAGACCAGACCAGACTTTAAGGGCCACATAGACTGGAGTATCCGAAGGGTTGTTTAAAACATTTAGTAGACCTTTGGTCTGTATTATACTATTATTATCAGTATCTAGAACAGTTCTTGCCATAAGCGTAGTATTATCGCTATCGGATAAAGGTAATTCCAGAACAGTTAATCTGGCTAAGTCTAATGACCAGGAAACAGTATCACCGGGAGTATTAGAAGACCACAGAACGTTTAACTTTAGACGACCTCCTATTGAAGGAACGACATTTAATAAAATAGAGGTATAAGCAATAGGTACAGGCTTATCCAAAATCAAGGAATTTTCTGTAATAGCATTTACGGTATACTCTATTCCAGAGATACGTATTTTATCCATTGAATAAATTTCTTCTATTGGATTATAGTCTAATAATACTTCATCTGAACCTGCAGTAGTATTAGCATACCCAGAGGATACAAAAGGTCTTATTTGTTTGGTATAATCTGAAAACTCAGATTGAGAAATATACCAGTAAACTTCCGTGTCTAACTGTTGTGGAGTAAAGACCAAGCAATCTAAATTAAGTTCACTGTGTTTAGAAAGTTGAGGGTAGTCTGGATCAGAAAGGTTGATCCTATTTGTAGGCAGAAGGGAGATTTTGGTCCTTCCGTAAGCATTGAAAGAACCAAGATAGGTGTCTAAAATTATTTTGTTCTCTCGCTCTTCAATTCCCCATGGACGCTCACCAATAAGAATATTCTTCAACCCTATATTTGGAGTCAAGTCGTAATTTGCCATAATATTAAGGTCCTTTATACGGTCTACACGTTATTACTATTTTCTTACAAGGAATTCTATTGTAAGTTGCTACTTCCTTTTTATTAGGTTTAGTAAACTTTATAATCTTTGCTCTAACCGTAGGATCAAAACCTGACAGTATAGTTACGTTTATTTTGGTGGGGTCTAATAGCTTCAAACCTAGTAGACGCATTTGTTTTCTACTATCTGTATTTATAGATAAGGTACTAGAAATAAAAGTATTTCTAGATAAGGATCCTTGTTTTTTATTTGATAGAATAGTTTGTCTAAGGGTATCAGGTATTCTATTACCAAGGATAAACCTATGACGTACTTCGTTATAAGGGTTGCCAAGGATAAATCTATGTCTAGATTCGGCTAAAGGTAAAACAGGAACAATACGGTGTCTTGAAATACCATATACAGAGTCTAACAGACTCCAGAATACCTGCATTTCTTTTCTTTCCCTAACTTCATAGTTATCCCAAGATACTACTATCTCTTTCTTCTCTTTAGTATTAGAGGACAGCCAATCTACTACTATCTCTTTCTTCTCTTTAGTATTAGAGGACAGCCAATCTACTACTATATCTTTTTTCGCACTAACCTCATAATTTATCCAATCCGTTATTTTTTCTTTGTCACCTTGAGCAATAAAGCTTTCCCAATTAAAAATTGTTAGCTGTTTATCAAGGGTAAGAGTATTCCAAGAGGTTTCAGCAATGTCCTTATTAAAGATAAAAGGTATATCCCAAAATTGGTCAGTAAGCTTTTTATCTACTAAGTAAGAGGTCCAAATTCTATCTGAGACATGCTTATTTATAATTATGTTGTCGTTCCATGTAGTATCTAAGGTTTTATGCTTATTTAATATTGGATAGCTATCCCAATATCTAATAGACATTATTTTACTAAAAAGAGGCCTATCTATATAGTTATATTCTACAGCTTTATTTTTACCACTTATTGGAAAATTGATCCAAGTATTTACTGCTGCCGGGTGTAAACCGTAGTTAATACTAGGGACATAGATATTAGGTGAAACAGTGTGGTACCCAGTTAAACTAGTACTACAACAACTAGAAGTAGTTATTGTCTTACTTAGCAATATATGTTCTTTAAAGATCAAACTTTGAGAAAATATACTATTATTAGTTTGGACCATAAAGTCCACGAGATTCATAGCCACATCTGTAGTTGGATTAGAGCTATAGTTATTTTCAAAGGCGCTTATTACAGAGCTGTTAATCATAGGTGTATAAGTTATATCTGAATATTTAGATAACTGGTATATTGTAGAACAAAAAGTATCTGATATTTTAGGTATAGGATAAATATTTGAGCAATATACAATAGGTTTTGTAAGATACCTAGAATGAGTTATAACAGAGTAACTAAAAGAAGAAGAACTTTTGCTAAAGGTCTGTACAGTAAACGGTATCTCGTTCTTTACTAAGCTAGTAGAAACTACATCTATAAACTTAGTACTATCCGGAGCTAAATTACTTTCACAGCCTAGCGTGGCTGAACAACTATACTCAACACCATTTTTGTTCTCTATGAACTTTATAACACCTAAGGTCTCTGCAAGTTTATAGTTACAGTGTAGATACTTTTGCATAAAGATTGAAGCATGAGATAAGTCTGATAAAAATAGAGCTTCATCATAAAAATTTACTTGATCTAAAAATCCAATAAAATATCCTACCTTAGGAAGTCCAAAAAAGCAAGATGCAGTAATGGTCTTAATAGGAGCCGTAATAGCTATATTGCTTAAAGTAACCATGTCATAAATAGAATCTAGTACTATATATAAAGTACGGTCTTTACAAGTAATTAATAGCCTATGCCATTTATTGATCTTTATGTTGGATATTATTGTAACTACCTCTGGATATTCAGTACCGTTACCTACAAGCAATACTAAGTCACAATCAGTAGGAACTGAACCGTAATCATGTAATCCATAATAACCTTGACCATAAGGTTCTCCTGCAAGTAAGCCCACACCTATACCTGTAAGTATATCTCCCCAAAAAGCTAAGGGACATAATCCTATATTATCTCTAAGAGCAAAAAAGTAAAGGTCTATTGTGAAGTCCTGAATAAATGAAGGTGTACTATTACACCAAAGAGTTTGTTTATATATAGAATACGTACTATAGCCTTTTACTGATCTTGTAGAGAACAATGGATTGACTAAACTATTAAAGACATTATCGTAAGTAGAGTCATCCTTTAAATTGTTATCCAGTGCAAGACTTAGTACGAGTGACATTACGCTATTCCACCATCGTCCGATAAGATAAGGCACCGAACGCCTTCACTGTCGTTTATGTTAGCATTACCGCCTCGGTAAGTTCTATAAGTCAACTGCGAACTTACCGTTCCTACTACCGAAATAGTAACGTCCAGATTGTTTGCGATAGTTGTAAGGGTCTCAAATTGACCTTCTAGTGAATGAACAAAAAATGTACCAGCAGCATCTGAAGTTGTCCAGTCTCCGCTTTCTAAAACTATCTTTAATATAATTGCGCGGGCCCCATTAGACCCAGTAATTACATCTCCAAGTAATGGAGCAATAGACCCACCTGTAAACTTAATTGTTCCTTGCTTATAGACATTTACTACAGCGTCATTTCCAGAAGCTAGAACACCCGCAGAAGTATAGGCGATTAAATCCATTTCTTCATTATACAAATGTCGATGTGTATTAAACCCTGATGGAAAGATAATATAGTATTTAGAGGTATCAGTAAGTACAATCTGCTTCTCTATGTTTATTACCTGCCCATTGTACTCCGTATACTTAGAAGTAATCCAAGAAAGAGTAGGTGCGATAATTTGTGATTCCCTAACAATTATTTTCCATGCTGTCTTAGTACTATCCATGCTATAAAGGGCTACAACAGGGGAGTTATTCTTAACGTAGGTCTCACCACTAATTGGATCAACAAGTCGTTGTACGCATACCCAGCTAAAATTTCTAGACGTAGGAAAAGTAATAATTGGATCAAATGGTACGCCATCCGCTAAAGGCACGGGATAAGGTCTTTCTGGTACAGGTGTTAAGACAGATACACCTTGCCAAAATTCTACTGAAAAGCCCCTATTTGCCACGCATAACCTATAAGAATAGGGAGTGGCTGGACTAATAAAGGTATCTGGTGTTACACCTACGTCCCCAGTATTTGCATGACCTATTAATCCACAAATATCTTTATTAATAGCGGTACTATTTGCAGGTATCAGCACTCCGTTTGGAAATGTAGCAAGTTGTCCATCGTCTTTTATCTGTAGATGCGTAGCAGCCACGAGCTGACCACCACTAACCGTTCCGTCAATACAAATTCTCCAGGGTTGAGTGTTTGCTAAAGGATCTACTACAGTAGTAGCATTAAGTACAGCCTTTGTTGCCACTATAGACCCAGGTAAATCAGTTATTGCACCGTTATTAACCCAGACTAACTCAAAACCTGAGTCTACAAAGTCCGAAATTAACTGTGAGTACAAAACGTCTTTATCAATGTAACCAAACCGCTCTATCAATTTCATGATCTTAAATTCCTCCCTTATCAGTAAGTAACAGAAGCCGCATACCTTCTTGATATCCTATTGTAGCATTCTGGGCGGTATAGGTCCGCATTATTTTATTTCCAAGTTCATCTCGCTCATCATGAAGATTAACCTTAGCAACATTTTGTGAAGCCAATAATAAGGCCGAGCAAAATGCAATCATATCCGGACGTTTATTATGCCACAAATGTCTATTGGTTGTTAGACCATCTGGAATGGTTATAATATAAGATCCATCTTCAGCAATAGATATTTGCTTATGTGCGTTAAACCCAGCACCAACGTATTCAGAGAATTTTTGAATTTCTTTAGGAGCACTAGGAGCCATAACGTCAGATTCACGAACAACTATTTGATAAATCTTTGTCATTCCTTCTTTAAAATAACGTGTAAATTTATCCGCAAGCTCTCCAACTTTATAAATATAGTTACGTTCTATCTGACTGAATATACAAAATACTGGGCTCTTTCTATCCAATAATAATTCACCAGTTACTGCGTCTACGAGTCTTTGTACTGCAAAGAATCTACCATTTGACCCAATGGGGTGTGCCTCGTTATTAATGGACACGGCAATTCCGTGATCTGAAACACACACCTGATAGCTATTGGGGACTCCAGGGTTTATTTCAAGTTGAGATATAATTGGAGAAATCTCTCCAATGGCAATCTGCCCTAAGAATCCACCATCAGAAAATCTTGGAGTAGTTGTACCACCCAAAGTATCTTTAAAAGTTTCAAATTTATTCTCAGCATTTAACAATTGACCTACATTTATTTTTTGTTTAGTCTGGTCACCAGATTGTAAATAAGCCAGAAATTCATTTAGGTTGGTCTCATAGTATCGCTTATAATAGTCCTCATACTTTGCAAGTGGAAAACTTGGATAGTACAATACTTCACCGGTATCTAATAACTGATATGGAGTTCCAACAACTATTCTACCATACTCCAAGATTGTTTCTAAGGAATTATTCAATGTAGTATCAGCCAGTTCAACATGAGAATTAAATTTAAGTTCATAAGCGCTATCAATATGGATCCTCCAGGGTTGAGTATCCCATAAAGGGTCAATTAACTTAGAAGCTTCAAAAGTCCATTTAGTGCCGAATAATCTTGAGGCAATTGAAAATCTAGTATTTACGCTGTTACGATCTCCAATAAGGATTGCCCCAGCTACATGAGTATCTTTATTTAAAGGTCTATAGTAATAGTCTACAAAGAGCGTACTTCCTGTGACTGGAACATAATCTGCGTCAAATACTATTTTTGCAGTACCAGAAGGGTTAAGGGTAGCAACATACATAGTACCTTCTTCCTGTACCGTTGTAGTTGTACCGTCTACTCCTGTTACTCTAACTACAATTGTAGAAGTATCTTCTATTTTTAGATTTTTTGGATTAGTAAAAAAGGTATCGTTATAGCCATCCTTAGGACCTACAAGTGATTTTTTAACGTATTTGTTAATCATATGACTTTCTATATTTAGAATAGTCGAATAGTATCTTGGGTTAGTAGTAGACCAAGGTTGTGCTGGGTCTAAAAGAGACGATCCAGTACCATTAGTAATAGCAAAGATAAATACATCTAAGACTGTGCCAGTTAGACCCGAAACGTTTGTTAAATTATAAGTACAGGTTATTTTACCGGAGGAGTTTACCACAGAGGTAGTAGTAGGGGCAGGTAAAGTTAAAACTTTATTGACCGTTGCATACCCAGGATTCCAATAAGTAAGTTGTATATCTACTACGTTATCAATAATATTTATAAAACTACCGCCGTTACTATTATAAGAAAGAAATGACTCAAATTTTGTTATGGTTAATATCTTAGTTTGAACGTCATAGGTAATATCCGGAAGAAACCTAGATTTACCCATAATATTTATACCAAATAAGTTATGATTACCGTCTACAGTATAATCCGCGGTAATGTTAAATGTACTCTTTGGTATATTATTTGGGTCAATAGTAAACTGTGCCCTTTTTGAACTGTTTAAAATAACAGTATATTTTTCTTGTGGTACAACAATGTCATTTATGTATAAAACTATTGAAGCTAAATTTACAGAGGCATCTGAGGAAGTAAAGACCGTAGGTACGCTTTTAACCTTACCAACTAAAGGTTCGTTTTCCACAAGTACTGGGTCCATCATAAAATCAAAGTCAACAAAAAGTTGTGCCGATAACGCCGGTTGTACTGATAATATCGCTAAGATTTCTTGTGAGAACACAATAACGCCAATACTATTTGTCTCAAAAGTAGGGTTATCTAATGTCCAATTTTCTGATCCAGTTAAACTGTCTATACGAGGTATTTCTACTGTACCATAATAGACTTTAACTGTATCAAGGATTATAGATATATCTGCAGGTGGAAGATCCGAAGCAATAAGTGTCATTCCGCCATCGTATAAATCTTGTGCTATCGCCTTAAACAGCTTTTGTGGATCGGTAAACCCATGTTTCAGTGCAGTAAAACCCATAGGAGTTTCTCCTTAATGTGTTGTGTATCATATATAAATTATGATTATTAATCTATATATCTAGTAAAGTTATTTTAATCACTTTCTTACTATTATTTTGAACATCTTCAGTATGGATCTGTTGCTTATAAGCCTTTCCATTAGAAGAAAGTACATATTTATCTGGGGTTCGGAGTACTAGATTTCCAAAAGGAACATTCTTAAAAAGTATTTTACCTAGAGAATTTGAAACCAGTTCATTCCAGCTTATTTTAGATAGTAATACTGATGCTGTAGAAGTAATTCCAGGTACAGGACTATCAGTAGAATCTACTATAGTAACCTCAAGATCATAAGTATCCACAATTATAAAGGAGATTAAACCTTCGGCAGACTGCTTACCATCTATAGCTGTAACCGTATAAGTTATCTTATCTGTACCTATAAAATTTTCAACAGGCTTGTACTTTATTTGTCCATAAAGGTCGATCTCACAAGTATGAGAATGAGCAGAACCATCCGTAGTCCTTGTATATCTAATATTTTGTTGAGTATCATTCTTCAAGTCATAAAGGAATAGTTTATTCTTAGGTAAAGTTAGATACAAAGGATCAGGTACAGTAACCTGCTTAGATGTGCGCTTTGAAGAACACATAGTCCAATAACGAAAGCCTTCTATGCAACCAGTATTACTCATTGTTCCTTTATATTTATTAAGAACAACACTGTTATCTGTCTGAATATCTGCCATTTTTACATCAATTATATTTGATTGGGCTGCCACACCTGCAGAAGTTAAGCCTAGCATATCCATCCATTGTGTTCCATAAGCATGAGTTGTTGTTGTAAGCCCAATTGGAAACTGGAGATAAACATAGTCATTTGCACTAATAGAAATTTGCTTAGATAGCGAAAATGAACTTGTAGAGTACTCTGAGTCTCTTGTTATATTCTTAGGCATAGTAGGTAACCCTAGAATACCTTCTCTTACTACTATTTGGTATAGCTGATTAAACCCTGTAGGTTCATATTTTAAATAACCAGCAGCAATTTTATTCGGATCTACTATTAAGAATTTATCTAGGTTATTTGCTTTATACGGGCGGTTCAATCCACTGAATAAACAAAACACTGGGTCTGTAAGCTCTAAGTTAATCTTATTTGTCTTGCACTCAGTTAGTCGTTGTGCGGCAATTACTCTCCCCGGAAGATTGTAGGGACTACGCTGACTATTTATACACAAAACAAACCCTTGGGGAGCTAAACTTAATTGGTAATTCATGTAGAATACACTGTCGGTAAGTTCAAACCCACTTATCAAGGGATAAATCTCCCCAGGGATATATCGTGTTAAATTACCGAAGGAATCAAAGCGAGTACTATTGTACTCTCCATTTACCCTAGGCCCTGCTGTAGCTAGTTGAGGATCATATTCTCTATACTCAGGATAACGAGTGTTACCTTGACCAGAAGTATACCCGTTTTGTAAGAACGCATGAATATTTACATCATAGTTATTATCAGGAAATACTGTAGTAAGAGTGTCTAAGGTCTGTATAGTAAAGATGTCCCCAACTATAGTCTGGTCTGTACCAATTATTATTCGTCCGTATTCTTTAATTACTTCATCTTCAAGTACAGGATCACTTGGTACACCATTGCCTGCAATTGTAGTTATCTCAACTTTATTTATAAATTCAAGTTCATAATCCGGGTCAAATAGTACAATCCAGTTAGGTACATCCAATTGGATTGGGTCTAATAACTGAGGGCACACTAAAGCAACTGGAAATTCAAGTGCGGCGATATCATTTGTGTTATTAGAAAAGGTCCACCCGAAATCTAACATGTCTTTTACTATCTGAGTAAACATTGACCTAAGGTTAGTAAATTTTTCACCGTGAGTAAATACACAGTTTTCACCTACAGGATAGTCCATAATAACCTCATTTAATCCTTAATATAAACTTACACTGTTTGCTTTGCTACCAAGGTCCAACCGCAATTACCAAAGGTAGGATCACCACTAACATCTGTAGCAAAAATATCTAATTCATCTCCAGGGTTGAATAGAACTTCATTTGAACGAAATGATCCAAAATTTATAGCTGGTGCAAAAATCATCACCCCAAATTGAATTCCATTTTTATATAGTCCAAAGTTTACAAAACTTAAAGGACGAGCCTTACAGCGGGCTTGTGAGGCAATAAGATTTTTTGGAAAAGTTATAGGTGTGGCACAAATGAATCTCATAAGTAGATCGTTCTGAATAGCTGGCCCAAAGACAGTTCCTGAAATTTCGTACTCAGTATTATTTATACCGACCAACCCACCTATGTTTCCTGTATAAGTATACCCCTCAAGATAAATCTTCTCAAGAGAAGTATCTGTCATTGACAGCACTCTAGGAGGTACGCAGTTTACAAAAGTCAATGTTCCAGAGGAATAATCAAAAATCCATTCATAGTTTGTTGCAAGCGGGTTTAACTTTTGTCCAGTTGTAGGACTGTCTAAGTATAAACGGACCAAATAGTCCTGACCCATACTTGGAGGTATCCAATTAGTTATTCGGGACCCTAAAGAATCAACTACATACCATCCACGATTTCCAACAACTGTAGTATCTCTCTTTAAGGTAACTGCTTTGGTTCCTGTTAAGACACCTACAGCTCCAAAAGACTCTGGAGGAGGTACTCTAGGAATTTTATTTGAATCCGCCCATACCTGTTGTCCAAGTAAGATAATACCACTGTCTGTAGTCTCATTCATTCCATCTTTATTTATGGGGTCTGTATCAGAGGCTACATAAAACAGTTTCTTCCAAAGTATGTCTACTTTCTTGGCATCGCTTAACATAGACTATCACCATAAGTTCTGTGGATTTAATATCATTCCTTGTATAGTAAATGCTTTTATAATATCTGTTCCTGTCATCTTTACTCTAACTATTATATTATTATTAGTTGCATTAGTACTGCTTAGTTCTCCAAAAGTACAAATATATGATCCTGACTTACCTTCCATGGCTGTACCTACGGCACATCCGTTTATATTCCTACCAGTTGCGGGTGTACCGTAGCCATCATAAAGTTTACCCATATCGAGCCACCCATAATCGGTATTGTTCAACAAATGGTCGAGTCCAACGAGCTTAACAAATGTCCCGCTATAGGTTCCCTCTACTATTATCTTCAACTGAGACACAGCTGACCTACGAATTAACCACGTTATATAGCTCACACCATTTAGAGAAGCCGCATTAGCTCTAACACACCCAGAAAGAATCTTACAGTCCCATGGTTGTGCCAAATTTTGGTTCCAATCAGATCTAAGTAAAGGCGAAAAATCATCAGGTGGAAAATCACCATCTGTAGTATGGATTCTATACGCATAGTCAACATAACTCATACAGGATCTCCGAGGTCAACAACTTTAACTTTAAATGTACTACTATCGCTAGACGCCGTACTACCTGAACCTGTGGTACTATTAATAACTGTAGGTCCAGTTGTACTTGAAGGACTAGTACCAAGAATAGTCTCAGCCGTAGGAGCATACGTTTTCTCTACAGGAGTTACCACAACTGTTGCTTTATTTGTACCAGCCGTAGGATCTGGAGCTGTTGTAGTTAATACTGGAACATCTTCCAAACTATTTTTATTTCTATCAAGGTTTCTAACGCCTTCTGGAGGAGCGTCATTTGACAAATTTAAGGACCCTTGCTTTGGATAGGTATTTCTATATACCTCAAAAATCTCTGCGTACTTGGTACCCTTAATTATTGTCTTTTTGGCACCTACAATATACTTACCGCTAAAGGCTGTTGGGTTACCTGTGGTTACGTTCAAAATCCTCAAACTTATTACGTCCAACGGTTCTACATTTGTTACTCTATCAACTAAAAAGACAAATCTCTGACTGAATAAACTTAAAATACGTAGGTTGTGATGATAAGCTTTCCAATAATAAGGGTGCGTATTACCTGCGTCCTGAATGGTATACTCTTTACGTGAGGTCTTTATTGAGCTACAAACATCTTTATTTATTACCGCAGATCCCCCGCAGGAAGATGTTAAGGTAGTTGAACTATAGCTTTCAGTAGAACCGTTCAAGAAGTCTTCTATAATGGTGTACCCATAGTTAAGCCAAGCGTTCATGAAACCCGCGCTACTGCTTGGTGCGTATTCTCTTAATAAATAAACGGTCTCAAACCCAGAAGTAGGGCTATCATCATGAGAGTTGAACTCGGCTACGGCTTCACCGTTTAAGGCTCCTATTATATCTTTATATATCAAGTTACCATTTGCTGAAAGAGCTAAACACATACAGCCATTTTGATAATAACTATGCTGTACTACCTTCTTTGCGAAGATGGCTAGGTTATCATTTAGATTAAGCCACGTCTGATTGTCCAAACAATTTTGGGTCCCTATGAAGTCCAACCCACAGTGATTTGCTATCTGTGATAAGACGTAAGTGCTATTTCCTTTATAGGCCTTTGCTGTAATAGCCGTAGTATACTTTGGGTTATCGTACATAGCATTTATTTTGTACTTAAAGCCATTCTGGAATTGATTTGCTGCCCAGTTAAATAATCGGAAATCAAAACTACAATTTTCCTTTAGGTCTTGCATTGAGGTTCCTACAGATATAGTAAACCTATTTGAATCTGTAAGAGGAAACTCATCGCATAAGATAGCGTGTTCATCATTCAGGACGGCCGACATAACAGGTATACCAGCTACGTTCTCTATTATAGTCAACTCGGACACAAAATTAGGAATGTTGGCCGGAATATTTTTTCCATCTATTTTTATGTCCGCATAAAGTTGTGAATCCAAAGATATTATAGACATAGTGTTTCCTAAGGTAAGAACAAGGTCTTTGTTGAGACCGTTGTAGTTGAATCAGTTAAGAGCGCATTTAGGTCTCTAAGTACAGGAATCTTTATGGTTGTCCCTCCAACTAAATCCATTGGACTCAAGAGTTTATTGTAGTCCAATACCACCCAGTACAGCTCAGAGGTACCAAAAAAGATTGCAGACACTTTATCTGGCCTATACGCATTATAATTTGGAACAACATAAGTTGTAAACATCGGTAGTTTAGTCAATTTATCTATTAACTTATCGGATAGAGGGTCATTACCTTTATTGTAGATCAAGTAAGTATTTCTATCATGAAGAGTTGACGTAATCATTTTGGTTTACCTGCCTCAATATTTCTATCAGTAAGCTGAAACATCGGGTCAACATCTTCAACTGTAACTGCATAGACCGAACGGACCGAGACGTCCACCTTTGCAGACAGGGGCTTTCCATTGGCGTCAAACATAGAGTCATAGGTCTTGCTCACGGACATTATAACACAACGCTCGAGCCGAAAGAAGTTTCCAAACTGTACTGTTACCGGGCTATTAATTTGTGCTGCCGTTTTAGGACTACCGGTCAATCCATTTCCATTATCACCAAAAAACAAGGGTGGACTATAAGGCGCTGACATTCCGACACCAAAACCCATGGCTGTTGTTTCACTAGGTAAGGCCCATTTCATTATGTTTCTAATAGGTTTTAGTAATTCAGAATTTACATCGCGTTCAACCTTAAAAACAAAAGGAATAGTTACATCCATTGGACTAGTACCTTGCCAAATATTAGCACTCAATGTTTTATTTTGAGGCCGATAACCCATGGCTGATCCAATGTTAGCTATTTTTTCACCTATACTTCCTGTCATGTCCTGAAACAGGTTAGCAAATTGAGGGCTCCAGTCAACTGAAAGATTTATATTCCAGTTGTCAGGCATAGGCGTACTTATTGCATTTTCCCATTCACCTTTATACATCCAAATTCTATAGTACGGGTTAGTTACCCCGTCATTGGTTGATGAAGGGTCTGATAACCATTCAGCTCTTCCGCTCCAGGTTAATGCCATGACTATACTACCCCCAAGATTACTAAATTCAAGCCCGCATCATCCATCATGAAGATTCCATCCGTGGATAGCCTAGGCTGTTGTGCAACCTGAGAATTGCCTTCGCTACCTTTAGACTCAGCTTTTTCAGCAGGTACCGATCTCTGGTCCTGATAAACAGGGTCCAAGGGTGTTCTATTAACTATAGGTCCAGTATCGGCCACCCTCTTAGCGGAAGTAAAGGTATTTTTTATTGAATTAGATACGTTTCCTACTACTTCGCGTCCGCTATCCAATACGCTTCCACCAAAGGTCTTTGCGTTATCCAATAACGAGTTGAACACATTGGTCGGTCGTTGTATTCCAGGCAAGGAAGCAATTGGAGAGGCCTTACTTGAAGTACCTTGTTGACGTGCAACCATAGTATTAGCTTCAGGAATAGCAGAGGTCTTTGTGGATCCTGCAGAAGAAACTGGTACGGCAGAAGCTAAATCTGGAGTAGTGACTGCCTGTTGTCCTAGGGTAGGAGTACTGGCCGTAGGTATCGACTCTTTATTATTTACAGTTAATCCTTGTGAAGCAACCACTGAGGTAGCTGTTTCTTTTTTATCTTCAGCTGTCTTGGTTGCAACAATAGGCGACGAAGATGCAGAAGAAGCTTGTGCGCTAGCCGCTTCACTCTTTTTTATTTCAGTCGCAGCAACATTTGCTCCAGAAGGAACTCCACTGGAAGTTTTTTCTTCGTCCTTGTTTAACTTAGCAAGCTCTGTCTGAGTTTTCTTTGGGTCTCCCCCGGAGCCTAACATCGCTGCAGCTACCTTTTTGCTATCTTCAGCTCCACCTGCACCTCGTCCACCACCAACAAAGGTCTTTTGGTGATAAGGGTCATCAGCCGGATACACACCAGAAGGACGTTTAGTACTTCCGGTATGAAACATTTTTACTTTTCCATCCTTAGGATCCTTACCTAAGAATAAACCTACGTGAGTTATATACCTCCCAGTTCCTTTCTTTCCTTTTTTCCCGCCCGTTACATCTGGATCATGAAAAAACATAAGGTCGCCGGGCTGTAAAGATTTATAAGGGATATGCTTTCCACCACTTATCTTTTGGGTTTGGTCAAATTGCTGTTGCGCGGTACCACTAACGCCTTTTATTCCTGCTTCTTGATAGACCTTAGTGGTCAATGAGCTACAATCAAGCGCACCTTTTTCTTTATCACCCTGATTTTGTGAGTACGCGCGTCCGCTATACTTATCAATGGCCCCACCTCCTCCACTAAATCCAGAAGCAGGAGCACCAGATTGGAGCATAGTAGGACTAACATGCGCTTGTAACATTGGTGGAGAACCACCACCTCCAGGTGTATCTGTTGCGCCCGGAGTGGTGGTACCAGAAGGAGTTTGTCCTGGCGCAGGTGCGGGTTGTTGACCTTTATCCCCAAACCCAAAGAATTTCTTTATGGATCCTGCTAAATTTGAGAACAGACGAGAGAACAACCCAGAAGGTGAGTATGCGGTCTCGGTTGTCTTGTTCAGTTTCTTTATATCTTCGGCTTGCCTTTCAGCTATAGACCTATCATCTTCAGCTGCTTCTCTTTGCTCTTTTTGCCAATCAATTTCGTTAGAAGACTTAACGTTATGACTAGGTAAAGCCAAAGGAGTGGTCGCCCCAACAGAGGCTTTTACGATTCCTTTGTTCTCAATAACAGGAACACTAGGTACACTGGCTTGTACCGTGCTTTTAGCAACCACAGGTATAGCTGGAACAGAAGTATTTGTTTCAATTTCTTTTACAGACCCTTTTTGTTCTACTAGTGTACTAACAGGGGGAGTAATGGTTGCTTGCTTTTTAGCTTCATTCTTTGCTCTTAATTCGGCAAGTTTCTTAGCGTTCGCTTCATCGCGTACCTTAGCTTCCTTAGCGGAAATTCCTCCAGAAAACATAGTGGAAGCATTGGCGGCAACTTCCATTGTATCGTCTATACCTTTACCTGCCCATTTAAGCGGGTTCCAATTAGACCTTGAATCAGTACCATTTTCTATGTCTTCTTTTGACTTTACTAGGCCGAGCCTTCGAGCTAAATCGTTTTGGTGAGACCTTCCTTCGGTAACAGCTTTGTATGTTCCGTGTAAGCCATACCCTGCGGCAGCACCAGCACCCAGTGTTGCTGCTCCAAGTACTGCACCTCCTCCTGACAAACCACCCAGAGTAGAAAGCCCTGCATTAGCTAAACCTAGTCCTGCCCGACCATAACCTAATATGGATTTACCAAGCCCTCTAGCTCCTTTTGCTAGTTTACCCCCAAGTCCATGACCTATTGCTTCACCAGCGATTTCAGTACCAAGTCCACCACCGCCATTAAGACTAATCTTCTTAATGACCTTGATTAATTTATCGAGCTTTTCATTGGTGAAGCGTTGTTGCTTAATCATTTTACTAAAGCCCGTATCCATTGTTTCTTGGGACTTGACTCGTGCTTCCTTTTCTCTTCCCTTTTCGGTCTTTGCTTCTTTATCTTTGTTTGCCTGAGTACGGCGTGCCCATTCAGCTTCTCCCAGCATCTTCGCCAAGTAACGGCGTGTATCGGACTTTCCATAAGCTGAAGGAAGGACCTTGGCTAAGCCATGACTTTTTTCAAGAATACTATCCTTAACATCGGACTTTACTTCCTTAAATTTCTTAAAAGCATGGCCCTTTACATCAGACAAAATGTTTGAGAACAGCTTATTCATGGCTCAACCTCACCGCATCAATCTATTACCGGAAGTGTCTTCTCTATACTTACTATGAAAATAGAGTATCTTCATAAGACTCATATTATCATCTGGGGGCATCCCACCCTTAATAGCCAAGTTCCATTGAATGTCCATTAGCTGTTGTACGCTCAAGCTAGGGAAAGAAGGTTAGATAATCTACTCTTAACCTTCTTTTTGTTACACCTCCGCACTCCTCGCATTGAACATCTAGCGATTCTGATACACCAAAATCTGGTATTTCATCAATTGCAGCCTCAAGTTTTTCCTGAAAAGCCAAATCACTACTATCTTTTAAGATCTGCAATTTCTCTTGAGCGGTTAATCCCTGGTCTATCCATTGTGCAATATTCATCAAGTAAATATCACCCAAAATATCATCCCTAGATTGCTCATAATTGAGGTCATTCTCGTCCAACCCTTCAAGAGCTTTCTTTAAGGACCAAACTTCGTTAAAGATTCCCATGGTAGGAAAAGTCATCCCTTTTGGGACTTTGTAGTTTTGGTCTAGATAGACAACGTTCATATTTGAACGATTTATGACTGTAATATTTTCTTTCATACAACTACCCGAAGGTGTTTCAATGTCTTCATACTCAAGAGCATTATCACAAGTCCAAGTTACGCTAAAAGGCTTAGAAGGATAGCTATTCAGACGTAACCAATAAAGGATGAACTCGAAATCCTCAATTATTAGTCGGGAAATAGGTTGACTAAGACACGCGTCTATAGCTGACACTAGGTACATTAAGTTTCCACTTACGCGAGCCATGTGGAGCAATCGAGCTTCATTTGGTGTAAATGGACGAACCCAGAGTTCCTTAAAGTCATAAAAACTATAGTTAGACGGAATATCAGACATTAAGACATAACGCCCGTCATTGGTAAAGTTCTTTACTTCAACTTGAGTGATAACAGGTTGTTGTAAGTGTACCTCTTCAGTTTTACTTTGTTCTTCTTGAGGGGCATCCACAAATCCGGATACTCTCTGTTTTGGGCGAAGCTGTGTCTTGGTGGGCTTTATTACATTCATCTTTACTCCCTCTCAATGGTCTCACGGTTATTTACATCCACGTCCAATCAACTTTATTTACAGAAAATGATACTTGTAATACCGTCCTACTTACTTCTCCACCACTCATAGTTAGATTCGTTACTTGTGTAGGAAATACTCCACTAAAAGTACCTTTACCATGAGGTTCATTTTGCTGGTCCAACAAGTGAACCTCAAAGGTGGTCTGATAGTCCGCGGCAGGACTATAAGCACCTATCAATTCTCCTTTAGTAATAACAATCAACTCTTGCCATGCCATAAATCCCTTTATGGCATTACAATACTGGTCTTCATAAAAGTTAGCATTGAAACTGTTAAAGGTTCCAAAGCCGGCATAATACCGGTTTGTTGCCATAATATGGCGACTCTCAACGTTAAATGTCTTAAAGGGGATATCAAGGGATTCAGTTCTATTTTGGAAGAAGTTTTCGGGGAATAGTGTACTTATATTGGTGAGTTTTGTTGTACCTACAGAACCTACTGACTGGATCACGTAGTTATGTGACATGAGTGGTTCTGGTAATCCAAGAACAGTATCTAAATTAGGTCTCAATGATGCCATACGCATGACCTCGGAAGTATTGTAGGCTGGTAGTACAAGTTACCTACCAGCCTACTAACTAGTTACTACTAAAACTGTGATGACCCAGTAGAGCTGTCTTGCTCATCTGCAAAGTCATATCTAAAGGTTGCACTTATCTCTGTAATGTTAGCACTGGAGCCGTCCATGTTTACATCTTGTACTTCCGCACAGAACGTATTCCAAAGATAAATAGTCCCTGCAGGTGCACCTGTTTCATCATAAACAATGAACTGTCCCTTGGTAGCATAATTTGCTCTACCTACGGACTTTTGTGTTCTAAAATCTCGTACAGCATTAACCCAGTTCTTAAGTGTTCTCTGAATATTCAGGGTTCTGGTCTCAATGAACATAACGCTTAAGGTTCCTGGAAAGACCGTACGTCCAGCGGCATTGATCTTAAATCCGTGTATGGTCAAGTCCTGTGCTTCATTGGAAATCCCAGGGATAGACGCGCTCTTACACTGTACGCGAAGTCCTTTTGAGTCCTTTGTTCCTGTTATTCCACTAGGGAGGGTTGGAAAATACAATTCAAAGTTATCCCCGTAAAGAGGGTCTTGAATATTTAGTACATCAAGTAGGTTTGTTCTTTCGATTGTCATTTAATTCCTCCCTTATCCCAAAGTCGTTGCTGAGCCCAAAGAGACCCCAGCTTTATTTACAATCAGTTTTACGTTTATACGTTTTGCCGGGATCGTAGGCTCGAGATAAACATCTACATTCAGGTCACCCAGTGCAATATCATCATAAGTATTGTTTGCATTAGGCTCACCTGGGCCAGCGCAGACAACGTTGTAATTATACAGACCTCGTCCAAGTTTAATTGGTTCCAGAATATCGTTCAACCGCTGTACTATTTCTGCCCTCAGATAAGCATCATTCGGATCAAAGACGTTATACATTAACTGAGTATCAATGTTCCTGCTCAAGAACAGAATTAAGCGTACTACGTTTACGTTAGACATAGCGCTTTCCATGCGCTGTAAAGTAGTTGCTCCCCAAAGAGCAGTACCAAGGTTTTCAAATACTCTGGTACAGTTGATTTGGTTGACTTCAAAGATGTCTCTGGAGTTTTGATGATAAATCATCTTTGTCCCAACAAAATTGGGGTCAATAGCATCCAGAAGGGCTCGTTTAAGACCCGCAGGTGCAAACCACGTTGCCCAGTTAGTGTCGGTAGCACAGTAAACTGCGGCGACATGACCTGATGGAGGAACAGTATTTACTTTACCTGTAAAGTTATCTACAATATCAATCCATGGAGTGTAGATAGCTCCATAAGGAGTATCAACTGCGAGTCCACCATACTTGTTATCTCTATAGTCTACCGCATCCGTAGTAGGATCAAAACGATTACCTTGCTTATCAAAAGGCATGTCCAGAATAACAAAGCAGTCTCCTCTCTTAATGGCGATATCCAGCATGCGCTTCTGTACTGAAGGGAAAGTAATACCAGCATTAATCAGTAGGTCGAACTTAACTTCTTCACGCTCATAATACAGCTGAAGACCGCTGTTCTTAACAGGCGTAGGTGGATTAGCTATCTGTGAAGGGAATGCGTCTGTACCGTTGTAAATAATAGGCAGATCGGTCATACTAATAGGCGACCCATCTTCCATAGTTGTTCCACTTTCACCATTAGACAGATAAGCCAGGGATGCAGGATCTGTTCCTACAGGCGGTAAATACAGTAAGATATTATCTGAAGGAATCAATGAAGGGACAATTTTATCAGTATTTAGCGCGTTATTAGCTACCCTGATATACTTGGACTTTCCGTTTATTACTGTCTCCAGAAATTGCTGACGACCATAGCCATCTACCTGCTGGTCACGACTTACTGTCCAAGTCTCTACAGGCCTAGAATTGGCCGCGCTATTTTTAGAGTAAACCAAAATCTGGAAAGTATTTGGATTAGACTTATCCGTGCTGTCTTTTATATTGGCAACTGCTACCCGATAATTTCCATTATACTTATTAGGATCTGCCCCGTAAATATAAAAGAAGTCTGCGTATTTATCTGGGATCATTATAGGGTGTCCGCCTGCGTCAACCATAGGAACACCACCTGCATCAGTCTGCTGCTTCAAGGTATTGGTCAGACTAAAATCTGTATCGGCAGAGTCCAAGTAAAACATATTTGGATCATACGCGTCTACGTCTTTAGGTGTTGCCCATTGCTTGAATCCCATACCGCCCGAACCTTTGGTTACTGAGATCCCACCAAAACGTGCTCTGTGATGAACCCTGGTAATCAGGATCTCCTGCATATACAGTAAAGCGGTTAAGACAGTTTGATGCCCAAAACCTAGACTAGCGTCTGGAGTACCAAACAAAGACAGAAACTGATTGGGACCATTTGTTATCTTAACAATTTGGTCAACAGGACCTTGATTAGATAACAATACGACCACGCCTTTACTTACTTGTTTTTGGTGTGAAGCAACCCGAGACCTATCTTCTACCTCGATGTATACTCCAGCTGATGCTTTAACAACTGATGCCATAGAAGCTCCTTTCTATTAGATATTATCTTGTTGTACATCTGTACTAGAAGTGTTTGGTACATCTTGTGAACCACTCGTCTTACTTTTCTTATTACCGTAAAAAGTAGACGCGGCTGGTGACGCAGCTGGAGCAGAGGTCTCGACCTTAGCTACTACGGGTCCATCTTTTAAGATCTTTAGACCTTTCTTAGTAAGGTCAGCCGCAGGGGTAAGAATTGTATCTTCATCAATTGATATTTGCTGACGACTTAATACTGTTGCGGAATCATGGTCTCCTTGCCGGTTAATAAATTCAATCCTCTGTGCGGTCTGGCCAAAATTTACTACTTTTACATTCGCCATAATACGGGTTCTCCTTTTAGGGTAGTGAAAGTACAGGCAATCCTTTTGTCTCACCTTTTCTTGTGTATACTAAAATATTTGTATCTATTTTATCCAAGGGTATAAAGGTAGCACCATTTTCTACAGGTACTCCCATCTCTACCCCACTTAAATTCTTAAGTTTGACCTTATGTTTTTTCCTGTTTAACTGGGTTACGTTTATATAGAGGCCTTGATTAAGGATCTTATCGTCTGTACTATACCAAACGGTCGTTATTACGGGTAGTTCTGTTATGGGTACTTTAAGCCAGACACGACCCATATCCCCATGATTTATAAACAGACTGTTACAATAAATTTGTGCTGGTTTATCCATATCAATACGCTGAAACTCAATTAGGATAGGCTTCTCTGGTTTTATCGCCAAAAAGTCTGTAATTACCCCTAAGTAAGTTCCAACCTGATCTGCAGTGTAAGTAGTACTATAAAAGTTCAGTCCTGTTAGCTTAGACGCGATCTTTTCATCGCCCACAATTTTGGGCTTATTGGCGTCCGCTATTCGGATAGAAAAATTTGTGGAAATTGATTTTGCCACTGGCGTCCTCCTCTTCGCTTAAGACGTAGGAGAATTGTAATTGAGGGTCCAAATTTGCTTCTTCTGTATAAACATTTATCTTTACGTTCTTCACAGTTGGTGCAAAGGTAGTGAAGCCCATCCAAGACTGAACCTCGAATCCGCAAGTTAAATGCCCTGTTGCAAAGTCATTTTCTTGGTCAGTGTTGATTCCCATTTCAGGAAAACTTATGTTACCTGTACGTTGGACCTTTACTTTAGCAAGCTGATCAAACGCCTTTATACCAAAATTGAATGCCCGACTAACGTCAGCCAAAAAGATTGACTGAGTTATACTAAGCATGCGCTGAATGTCTGAATCTAAAATATTAAGAGTGATATTGAATTTTATAGGAAACAGATAAGACACAGGAACTGCGTTTCCACTAAACTGAGGATTTATTATTCCTCTACGTGCCGCCGCCCCAGTATTTATTTGGTCCTTTACTAGGTCTAGATCTACAAAGTTCAAGTAACAGTAAGGGTATTTCAAGTTTCCTTTTGTTCTTTTGAATAACAGCTCTTTAAAACGGTCGGTAAACGCAAACTCTGGTGTGGTCGTACTCTGGACAATGCGGTTAAATGAAGACCTCAACCCGTGGAGGGTAAGGTTCAACCAGGATATATCTTTTATTGCCTGAATACTATTTGTAGTATATCCTGAAATATCTGTGTTAAATAAAAAGCTTACGTCTTGTTGATCCTGGTTATCCATAGGTCACCCTAATAACAACGGTTTTACTGCCTTATGTAATTTCTTCAAGATCTTTTCGTTAATCTTATGGAGCCTGTTTAAGACCCCATTAACTACATCTATGAGCTCTGCATCTCGCCCATTCCCCGAAGCTAAATCAGGAAGGATCTTAATCAACTTAGGAATATACTTTTTAGATTCCCAGTCATTAGATCTAACCTTTAAAGCTATCATAGCGTTCTTTACGGCCTCGACTAATTCAGAATAAGATAGCGTAGCTACTGAGTGTTCTCTATGGACGTCAGAGGACTCAAACTCGCAGACGCAAGGATATGACTCACAGTCCGGACACTCATATTCTTCATCCGGATCGTCTTCAGTTATATCCATAGTAAATTCGTTGGATGCTCTTGTTTTCTTTATTGTCCTAACCGCGTAGTTCAACTCAGAAACAGACATAGGTCCGTCTGATTCTAAGGAGTCTTCTATAGCTGATAGCACTCTATTAGAGGAGATCTGAATATCTGATAGTCTCAGCTCGGAAGAAGAAACCGAAATATTACGGTCATTTTTTATAACGGACTTTATGAAAGTATCATGGTCAGAACAAGAGCATGCAGTGGCAAAAAAGCGTGCCGCGGCCTTCATATCGTTAGCCTGGTAGGCTTTTATAGCCAACACCATTAGATTAGATGTAAGCATGAATGTCTCCAATGTATACTTCACGTTAATTTTTATTCTCATTGGTAAATTATGAAAAAAGGGAGAGAGAATTAATCCCTCCCCCTTTATCTCAGCTAATATTTACGTTACTTACGACTAACGTAACCCATTGAAATCATTGAGTTTTCATCCCAGCTTTTGGCCTTTAGCAACTGAGCGCGCGTTGGTCAGAATCATGGACAGAGATTCTGCCAAGAACCAGCCCTTGCTGTTACGGCCCTGGAGTGATCCGTCGATGGGTGTTGACTCAACGCCGCCCCTTGTGGTGTACTGACCATGATTCTGAGGAGCACCTACTACGTAGATTTCACCTGGGTTGAGAACCTGCAGTTCAGGTGCACGATAGCCGTCTGTTACGATTCTGAGTCCCAGAAGAATTCCGAGCTCACCGTTCAGAACGAGGTCGTACTTGCTGACCGGATCAAGCATGCTCTGGAATTCGCTATTGCTAACAATGTCATTCCAGAAGTCCTGTGCGAGCAGACAGGTAGTTGCAGGGATTTTCCAGTGAGCAACATTGTTCCTAAGTGTAGACAGAGTCGTTGGGCTAAGCTGGCCTGCGATATAGGTGATGTTATTGGCACTACCAACAGTACCATCAGCCATTTTCTTCCAGGTAAGGTCTTCCTGAACCATGATGTTCTGCAGACCTTCTGTGTACTTCTCGTCCAGAATGTCGCTCGAGATCTGGTCGATATCGCGGTTTTCTACTTCAACATTGGCGTTGATGTAGAACTCGGGTGGATAGTAAATGCGCTCACGGACGAGCTGAGGGATGATGTCCGATACCGAAGTAGCAACCATTGCTACTACGTTGTTTACGCGCATACGGGCGCGTGGAATTTCACCCTGATTGAGCTGCTCTTCAACCATGAGGTTACGAGCAAAACCTTCACGATAAGCTGCTTCTTCAATCTTTGCGGCAAGTGCAACGCCGAGTTGTCCCCATTTAATGCCAGACTTGTCGTTATACGCTGCGGCGAGAACTTCACGATGGAGTTTGCGGTCCTTCTCAGGAACGGACCGTACGATTTCACCACGTGAACTTGCTGTTACCAGTTCAGTGATTTTGCCCAGAAGGTCTTTGTTAGAGGAAGCGTTAATTTCGCCGTTAGATGCAATAGCTGCCTCACGCGAGGTACCAAGACGAAGGTCTGTAATTTCTGCACCCGAAGCAAGGGTGAATTTTACACCGGCATAGGGATTACGTTTTGACTTCATTCATTTTCTCCTTTTTATTGAGTAATATGGTATATTGTTTTTTATTAACTTGGGTTAGGCGCCACTGTAAGGACCAAAATAGAGCGTCAAGAAAGCACCAAAGAACGAGCCATTAGGCGCGGTAGGAGCTTCAATGATGTTTGCGCCCTTAAGCTCAGTACCACCAGATTTAAGAGTGAAGATACCATTACCCAGATAAATAGGACCTTCAGTTTGGGTCCAATCATCAGTTACATCAAACTGGTCTGTGGCTACATCACCTTCTACGATTACACCAGAAACAGCATAATACTGTGCGGCAGTAAATCCGCCGGCAGGGCCATTGCCCTGGGCATTGATTGCTTCTACAACTGTAGGTACATACTTGTAGACGGCTTTGATTGAAACAGGAGCCAAAGCAGTACCAGCATTAGCAGAGTGAAGAGTAACAACACCAGTAGAGGTATTTACGCTGAATTTACCAGCTGCTTCTGAACCAGCGGCTACAGCCTGAAGGTAAGCCCCATTAACAATGATAGCAACCTGACCAGCTACGAGAGAAATACGAGCCAAGCTGATAGCTGTGCTACCATTACCAACAAAGGTTTCTACTGCAGTCATCTGACTAGGAACTGCGACCTGTGAAAGACTCACGCCAGCAAACTTCTCACCAGCTACGCCCTGTGAAGGACGTACTTTTGCAGAGCCTGCCTCGTTCACATAAACCAAGGGTACGCCTTCCTGTGCAATGTCATGACCAGTAGCAACATTGCGGTGAAGCGACTTGATGATACGGGTTTTCTGAAGTTTAATCATTTGATTCTGTCTCCTTTTTAATTTATTAGTTTAAAATCTGCCTAGAGTAAACTAGAGCGATTTAATCGCTGTTTTAAGAATATTTGAAAAGTCGTTATTGCCGACTACCGAACTCGCTTGTGCTACATTGCCGCTGTTGCGCGAACCAAACATCTTGGAAGAGGCTTCTACTGCGGTATCTTCCTGCTGTTCCTGATCGTCCACTTCTTCAACTACAGGCTCTTCTACATCTACGTCTTCATCAGCGACAGTGATATAAGAAGTACCGATAATTGCCTTTGAAAGCTCTACCCGAACTTCCTGAGGTTTAGCATGAAGTTCACAAGCCTTTTCAATCAAGATTCTGGAGTAATCTTCAGCTGTTTCCTTAAACACGCGGTCAATTACGCGGTGGGGCTGAGGAATTCCCATTGAAGAAAGTTCTTCCCACATCCGAACCTTAAGGGGATTGATGACCTCACCGAAGAATCCTCGGTTAATTCCAGCAGCGGCCATACCCATTGAAACCTTAAAATCAGATGCAAGAGTCTTGAGCTTGTTGTCAACTTTGGTCTCTGCGCTAGCAATTTCTGTAGCAACAGCGCTATTGATAAGTCCTTTAATCGGGGCAGAGATTACGATTGGAGTAAATCCCACTCCATTCAAACCTTTGAGGCCCGAAGAGGCAATAACCTGCTTTACAACTTTACCAAATGCGTCTGTATGGAAGATGTCTTTGTTCTGACCAGCAGTCTCTACAGTTGCATAGGCTACAGGAAGACCATTAACATTTACCAGCCAACGCTTTACACCATTCATTGAGGAGCTGTACTCTACATCGCAGTCATCGCCATCCTCAACTTCTGAGCCATTAACGAGATCGATATCAACTGAACCTTCATCGTCTACGTAAAAATCTCCGTCCAGGTCTTCACTGTCTTCAAGTTCTTCATCATCAAGTTCATCACCAAGATCAAGATCTTCATCGTCTTCGAGTGCATCACCTTCTCCAACTTCTACTTCCTCGTCATCAAAGTCCTCGTCTTCATCGAGTTCGTCTCCGGGCTCTAGGTCTTCATCTTCATTCTCTTCATCAAGTTCATCTCCGTCCAGCTCTTCAAGGTCTTCCTCTTCTTCGTCTAGCTCATCACCAGTCTCAATGTCCTCATCCTCATCGTCTTCATCGAGTTCGTCTCCGAGCTCTAGGTCTTCATCATCTTCCTCATCCAACTCATCACCTTCAAGATCCTCAAGATCTTCGTCTTCATCAAGATCATCACCAAAGCTTTCCAAATCCTCGCCGTCATCTTCGTCTTCGTCCAGCTCATCACCCTCAAGATCATCTACAATTTCTTCATCTTCATCAAGTTCATCGCCTTCGATATCTTCAAGCTCTTCATCTTCATCAAGTTCATCACCATCAAGATCATCTTCAAGCTCTTCATCTTCATCAAGTTCATCGCCTTCGCAATCCTCATCACCTTCACAGTCTTCTTCGTCCATAGCATCAAATTCTTCGTTAGAAGGAATATCGAGCTCTACGGGCTCATAATCTTCTTCTTCAACTTCGGCCGCACAGAGAATGCAATGCTTAAGCTTTGTCTCACTGAGAATCGTTTCTTTACAGCAACTGCACTCTGTAGTGTACGCACGGACTCCATTACCTGAACGACCATCACTTGCTGTAGTAAGATTCAGGTCCTTTGCAAGTACACGAGCATGGTTTACTCCAGTTTTCGGATCCCAAAATTTTACCCCCGGAATCTTGTTTACTGCAAGTACACGCCCATCGTTTGCCACAATAAGTTGTTTCTTGTGGCCAGCGATTACCTGAACAAACTTCTGTGCTGCAGACTCTAATGATCCCGCAACTGTTACTACGCCAGAAAACCTAAGTTGCTTGCGTTTTGCCATTTGTTTCTCCTTTCACTGGATATAACCTACTTCACTAGGTTTAGTAAAATGTTACAGATATGTTACGACCCACAAAACACGTTCATTATGTATATAAATTATTAACTTCAAATTTTATATATCTATTTTACCCATATTCTACAACCCTTTTAACTCATGGTCAATTAAGAGCAATCCACCTGGGTTGTCCAAAGCTAATTCTATTCGGTCAATTATGTTTTTTAAGGACGCCTCTTCTTCAATCTGCTCTTTTATAAACGGTTGAAACCAGATAGCAGTAACTATATCCATTTGCTGATAGATTTCAGTTAAGCCCTTTGTTCCAAACACCTCAATCTGGAGCGCCGTTAAGAACGCTTCTTTTAAGGTAGATATAGTAATAGTAAAGCTCTCAATAGTAGGGATTGTAATATTCAACTGTTTATCTCTGAGGTAGTCAATAATGATATGAGCATGAGATCTTTCTTCGGTGCTTCTTTTAGAAAAGTAAGAAGACGCACCGGTATAACCCATAAGATCGCAATCTAAAGAGAGCTTTAGATACACAAAGCTATTATAGAATTCGGTTCCTATTTGCTTAGTAAGATCCGCGTAGACCTCAGGTGCTATTGGAGTAACAGATAGTCCTCCACTTCCGCTTGCAGTTAGTACATTTAGTTTAAATGGGTTTGTTTTTGACATGAACACTACTCCTTATCATTTCCAATCAACTTACTTTTATAGAAAATATTGGACAGAATCTTCAAACCTTCATTCAGGGCCTTATTTTTCTTTGCCGCGGACACGTTTAACGCTATCTGGAGGAGCTTAAATCTTCTATTAACTTCAATTTTTGGAAGCCTACGAATTGTGTTTAAAACCTGGGTTTCTTGATAAGGCGCTATTTTTGTCAAGTCCCTTGGAAGTTCAACTTCTTCTATTATGTCATCAACTGTAGGTATATAATTAATTTTGGTTTTCCAGCAACGGTTAAACTCATCTAAATGTTGTGCAGTAAAGCTTTTGTTTTGATCCTTAAATTTTTTCTTTATGTATTCAAAAACCTCTTTTTTACTATACTGTAAGTTCTTGTACTCTGCTACCTTATCTATCCACTTAGTTCTTGTCTTCATGGTTAATTACTCCGTTAGAATTCTCCACAGAGGACTATAGTCACCTTTGTGCTTAATAAGCTCTAGCAAAGCCTCTGCTACATCCAGTTTACCTTCAGCTCTATATAGAACTGGAGCGATAGACGGATTACGTGAGTCCTTTTTACAAAATGCTATAGTTTCTTTTTGCTCTTTTATTATTTTCTCACAGTCAGTGCGTAGGCGTTTTAACGTGAGGCCCATCTTAAATACCTCATTTCAATAATAGTCTTTTTTAGATAAATACAGTTGCCCGTACCTAGACAGCCTATATCCGCCATAACCTTTAACTTATTTCGGTCGTCACTTAAGCAGGCTTTGACCTCACAAGTAAAATGGTATAAGATCCACCCAAATATAGGATCTGGCTTATTGAGAATCAAATAGTTCTTTATCATGTTATCAATTAACTGATAATTTTTTGACTCAATGGCGGTAATAACGTGGTCTATTACTATAAGATGTTCTATACCGATATCTTCGGAATTAATCATAATACTACACTCTCTTTATGTTAGAAGAATTTTACTATTCCCTCGCTTATTAGACTTATCATACGCAGGATAAACATTCTCACTAACTTTTGACTTCATACCCTTATACTTCTCAAAATCAGAGTGATTGTCCGACCGGCGGACATTTACTGTAATATCACTAGGTAGGGGCTTATTATCTTCTTGGTCGAATAAATCTCTAGGTTGTTTTCTACGCTGGTCCTCGTACAAAGCAAGTGTATAATTACAGCAACAGCCTTTTTCAGAGCCGTTCTTTCTAGAGCTAGTAGATTCATGGACTGGACAAAGTTGTTCCTCCTCTAGCATATCCCTTACCATTTTAGTTGTTGACTCACCAGATTCATTATAGGTAAAACGTGCATCCGCTACTATAACGAATTTAATGATCTTCATGGGAAGCCCTTATCAATTAAGCATTTTATAACTGTTGCTGACCCACATACATAGATCAACCCGCAGGTGATGATAAACATTGACATAGCTCAATCTCCAATTTATAGTAAACCTCTCGAACTGAACTTCACATTCTTTCTCGCATCTTCTAAAAGAGCCTCATGCTCTAATCCCTGGGTTTCATCAATCTCGGGCTTTATTTTTATTCTTAAATCTGGTGCAGTTAGTAACGCAGGGCTTTTAGCCGTAGGGAAAGCACGTGGTTTATCAAGGCTCCTATTTGCGATTGTAACCGCTTTGATCTTCATATAACTATTCTCCCGGACAACCTGTTGTAATCTTTTATGGCAATCAAGTGTGCAACTGCATAAGGGATATCGTTTTCTTTATGCCAATCTGAAAAGAAAACAGTATCTAAGTAGGACTCTCTAAAATGGATTGTATCATTATCAATAAACTTGGATTGTTCCCGCCGGGTGTAGTACCAGAAGGAATTAGTATTCCAATAGCTGATATGGGTTGGGTCTTGGAATGCACCTTTACTTGGAGAAGATGGAACTTGAATAAGAATCATACCACCAGGAGCTAATACTCTGTGGGCCTCACTCATGACAAATTGCTTGTCCTTTAGGTGTTCTATAACGTCATTGGCTACAATCAGGCCCACGCTATTGTCTTCAAAAGGCCACGACTCATTTAAGTCGCATACTACATCTGCATCTTTTAGATCAACAGATAGTATCCCCGGTTTTTTATCAAAGCGTCCACCAAAGTCTAATGCCAGGAGGTTATTACGCGCCGCCCAAACAGTTGCTATTTGGTGAATATACCGGTTATATATAGGTAACACATTATCTTGGATTTCCTTATTATGGATAAGCCAAGTGTTGTTACCAGTTACCCTATACAGATATAAGCATTCTTTGATATGATACATCTCTGTATAGATCGCTGTCCTACAAAGTAGCTCCTGATCATCTAATACCCGCATATTGGGATTATGACCACCTATATGCTTATACACTTCGGCTCGCCAGGCGCGTAAATGATTCGGAGCGTACCAGATTTTAGATACCGCGGCTGGGTGGTCATCAAAGCTCATAGGTACATCTAGAACATGACCTTTGTACTCTATCTGATAGTAGGTCCAACCGTTGCTTTCAGGATAACGCTCTACGTTCTCAAAGTCACCTTTAAAGTTAGCACAATCAGAATAAACGAAGCCAACTTCTGGATGGGCCATAAAGACGTCTATAACCTTTTGGATCGCGTTATCCATAAAGATATCATCGTGATCAACTTCAAGGTAAACGTCTCCGGTACAGTAAGAACAAGCATTGGCCTTTAATGCACCTACATAGGGATTACCAGTAAACCAATGAATACTTACCCTAGGGTCGGCCGCAATGTCCTTAAAGGCAGAGGCTTTCCAATCAGGATCATTTAAGTACAAGTACTCTAAATCTGTGTCGAGCCCATTTGCTACAATTACCCACTCATAAAATGGCTGGTCCTTTATAGATTCATAAAGGTCAAAAAGATAGGTCAAGTTATGGGTGGGCGTAAAGATTGATACTTTTAGTTGTTCCATTTGTTCCCTCACTCTCACGTAGTATTTAATAGTAAATTACGAATTTAGCGTGGTAAGGACAACCAAATAGCTGTCTGCCCTTACCACTATACTAAGTATTAACTAAAAGGCTACAGTCGGTACATCATAGTAATTTCTAGCTTTTCCTACGGTCAGTCTAAAGTCATCAATGTAGCAATCTGGACTAGACCCAAGAGTGGTATACTCACCGATTCTGTTTATTGTACCAGCGTATAGAGTACCAGTAAGCGTAGACTCATAAATCTGTACGCCGTCTTTCAGTACATAATAGTTTGAACCTACACGACTGACCCTTAAATGATACCAAGTGCCTGCTACCATTGGAGTAGTTACAGCAGTAGTAAACTGCCACGTTGTTCCATTTATTGAAGCATAGAATAATAGCCCGGTAGTACTAGAAGTACGAACTCCGAATCCTGCATAACCTGTAGCATTAGCATTAAGGATTACAAGATGCTTATTGTCAACAACGGTAACAAAGTTGAACCAGAATTCAAGAGTGAAGTCCTGAGCACCTAAAGTTGGTGGATTAATTATCTCTACATAGTTTCCACTACCACCAGGTATTCTTAAACTAGAGGTTCCATACTTGAAGTTTGAAGTCGATATTGCTGCTGTACCTTTTAGCATCAAGGTACTTGTCATAGACTGGTCAACTACTTGTCCGTTTATTCCACTCAATAATAACTGAGTGTTTGTTATGGCAGTCAAGGGTCCAAGTTCTGGTGTAAAGTTGATATTATAAAGTGCGGTACCTTTTACAATACGAACATTTGAAATATAACCATTATAAAAATAACCATTAGCCCCTGCAATAAATACACCGGTGTTATCAGTAAAATTCACTGCATTTGTAACAGAGCCACCACCGTCTATACCATTAATATAAATCTTAAATACGTTTCCTGTTCTAACTAACGCAATATGAGTCCATGTGTTAAGACTCACAGAAGCAGTAGTAGTCATAATCGTAGAACCAACTGTGCTTACAGTAACACAGCCAGTAGCCTGTTGAATGTATAGTGCCCAACCAGTAGAACCTGAATTTGTAGTTACTCCTAAAAGAAAGCCTATTGCCGTCCGCGCACTTTGGTATGCCCAGCATTCAGCAGTAAAATCAGAGGTACCCATCACTACATTAGGGCTAATAGCTGATGTAATTATATCAGAAGTCCCGTTAAAGTATAGAGAACCACAGATACTATTACTAACTACTGCCAAAGGAAAGGGAGATTGCGTAGAAATCAGAGGGTTAGTATTAGCAGTAACAGTTAAGTTATTAGTGGAGGCATCTGTAAACTTATTAGATGTACACATTAATAACTGAGTACCTGAAACTGCGGTCAATGTCTGAGTAGGTACTGCAAAGTTGGAGGTATAGATAGCAGTACCTTTAATGATACGAGCGTTAGAAACGTATCCACCTAAAAAGTGGCCTATTTGTATAGTAGGTGTTGTACCTTCCAGTGCCCAAGTGTACGTCATTGATGCCTTAGATACGCCATCAACCCATAGTGTTAATAGATTACCTTGACGAGTTAATGCAACATGATACCATCTACCTGTAACTGGAATTATACCTGAGTTCAAAGTTTGACTACTCCAGCTCTGACCTGAAGCAGAACTCATAAAAGATATTTGACTGTACCTACCAGGATTTCCTAAATTTAAACTCCAGGCTGAAGAGGAGTTACCAAAAATTAAGCTTAAAGGATAGACTCCATTATTATAGGGGGCATATTCAACTTTACCAAATGCTTCAATAGTAAAATCACCAGTACCTAAAGTAATCCCAGCATTAGTAGGTACCGACAAAGAACAGGTACTAACCTGATAAACGCTATTACCAAAATAGGTGCTCCAGTCAGTATTAACACTTATAGTATCCAACTTAGTGAAAGGAGACATAGGTACAACTTGAAGAGTTCCTGTTACGGTTAGCGTGCTATTATTACTTGAGTTATCTAAGAAACGATTTGACTGGCAGGTCAACAACTGAGTATTAGTTACAGCTGTTAATGCTGCAGTAGGTACTGAGAAATCAGAAGTATATAATGCGGTACCCTTTACAAGTCTAAGATTTGAAAGGTTGCCAGACATTGCTTGACTAGTATCTGCACCATTCATACCAATAAATACAAATCCTGTAGTACAGGTATAGTTTGTACTATCAGAATAAGTTGTATTTACTTGGGTACCATTTAAGTAAATTCTTGTACTTCCTGATGCTCTACATACAGAAATATGATTCCAGACATTTGTTAGAACTACTCCACCTGAGGTCTTTACTGCGCCACTTGCACCAGCTAACTGAATTACCCCAGAGGTAGATAACAATAATAACATTCTGCCTGCGCTATTACCGTCATAAATATCAAGTATGTCTCTGGCAGTAGACAAATCTTTAACCCTTAGCCAGCATTCCATAGTAAAATCACCAGTACCTAATGCAAAATTTGATGACCATGAAACTTTTTGTCCATTACCGGTTGTACCATCAGAGTAAACACTCCAATTTGGAGCATACGGAGTAAATGATCCTTGACTTGGAGCACCTGTTGGAGTAACAGTAAAGTTATTCAAAGACGAGTCCAAGAATATTCCGTTAGTACCATCGGAAGTCATACCGCTCAATCCAGAAATTGAAGTAGAACCATTCGTACCTTCTGCTTTAAGTAGCAAAGAGGTAACTGACCAGTAGTTATCTGTAACATCTGGTAGTTCTGTGACTGGTGATGTGAAGTTTGCTGTGTAACGAGCAACACCTTTTGTTAGTCGAATGGAATCCAGGTAACCAACAAACGGGTTACCTCCAGTTATCCACATGCCTAGTCTAAACTGATTATTGTTACAATCAGTAGAATCAGTCCAACTCGAACCTTCTTGAACTCCATCTAAGAACATTTTGGTAATACCAGATGCTCTAGCTACGGCTACATGATACCAGGTATTATTCTGAATTGTTGTAGCACCTACAATGTTAGTAATACCTGAAACTCCATAGGATAACTTATTGCTTGCATTAACCCATAAACGAGGACCATTAACTCCTGAATTTGCAAAGTCCATAATGCAACTACCTGCATTAGTCTGGCGGTAAATCCAAAGTTCTACTGTGTAGTTACCAGTACCGAAGTTGTAGAGTAGCGTAGATGCGGGACCCATTGCATAGTCGCCGGAACCACCTGGGAAGTACAAACTAGACGTTCCAAATTTCTTTTGTGCGGTTGAAATCTGAGCAGAACCATAAGCAGTAAGTGTAATAACACCCATGCCAGCTACGGGTGGCTCATAGCTAAGCTGTAATTGAGTATAGTTACTTTGTGAGTCCAAACTTAAATTTGGATTTTTAGCAGGAGTGAAGTTTCTAGAATACCTACAAGCACCATTGGTAATCCTTACGTCATCAACCAATATTGGTGCCGTGTAAGTATTCATCTGACCAATAGTTATATAGCTCTGTGTTACTGATATAGCAGTAAAAGTATTTACTAATCCTTCTTTTACTCCGTTTACAAAGAGTGAGATTACTCCGGCTTCACAGGTTACAGCTAAATGATACCACTGATTTAGAGCCAATACTGTAGAACCAGTTAAATTAACGGCTGCTGAACCGGTCCAATAATAAAAATGTGCATAACTCTGCCAGTCTATACCAAAACCCCAATCCATAAAGGCACCACTTGGACTGTACTGACCAATACCACATGGAAACGAGGCATAACCGTAAGTACCTGTTCTGCATAACCACATTTCAACAGTCCAGTTAGCACTGGTATTCATTGAAATTTGTGGGGGATTGGTTATTGGAGTCTGTAGATAACCACCTGCATCCAACTTAATACTTCCTGTACCAAACTTCTTACTAGAAGTAGTAATCTGTGCATTACCTACCGAAGTCCAGTTCTGTAACTTTGATTCATCTATTATTCCAGCGTTTGAATTTGTTACCAAAAGCTTAGTATTGGTAATAGCCATTAACGAGGAAGTAGGAACTGTATAGGTAGTCCCTGAATAAACTGCGGTTCCTATAACTACTCTCGCATTTGAGATATACCCATTAAAGAAATGTAAAGTTGGGTCCCAACCTATTCTGGTCGCATACTGATAATACACATCTCCGGCTCTAGTAAATGTTTTAAGTTGGACCCCGTCCATCCACAAGGCATAAACAGAACCAGTACGAGTTATAGCTACATGATGCCACTGATTAAGACCAACAGCAACTAAACTATCCATGTTGGCCACACTCTGTATAGTAAAATACAGATTATTAGTATTTTGCATGAATAACAGAATTTGGTCATTTGCTATAATTGGTTGAATGGCCCCACCAGCTTTTGGATAGATAAATGCTTCCCAGGTAAAGTCCTGAGAAAGGATTACGTTATTTGTACTTGAAGCAGCAGTTAAATAATCAGTAGTGCCATTTAGCAATACAGAAGCCCCATTAATAGCTGGGTCATAAGTAACAGTCTTAAACGGAGAAAACGTTGAGATTGCGGCACTTCCATAGACCACTGGAGTTTGAGCAATAGTAGAGTTGTCTAAGAATCTGTTATCTTGGCAAGTCAACAACTGGGTTCCAGTTATAGCCGGTAGTCTCGTTGTAGGTACTGTAAAATTAGAGGTATATACAGCACTACCTTTAACTAGTCGGAAGTTTGAAACAACTCCGTTAATACCACACTCTGGTCCTGTCCAGTAATCACCAATAGATATTTTAGTATTAGTATAGTTCATGGTATCTGCAACAGTATAAATATTAACTCCGTTAAGATATATCTTAGTTGAACCTCCGGTCTTAACGTATGCAATATGATACCAGGTATTGCGTTTAGGTAAAACTGTGGTATATGCTACTTGAGAACCATTAGCAGAAAAATACCAACCATTTGAGTGAACAGCAACTGCCCACAGGTTAGCTACACTATTACTAACTCCGCTGTTACCACCACCGGGACATGAAAATACTCCTCCTGCATAAGTACCCCATGCTGTAAAATACGCCCAGCACTCAGCTGTAAAATCTCCTGTACCCATTGCATTTCCAGCATTAGTGAAACTAACGGCCCCTACAGGAGACCATGTAAAAGACGTTGCCCAGTCTGAACCGAAAGGTCCGAATGAACCTTGACTTGGAGTACCAGTTGGAGTTATTGCCAAAGCGTTTGTACTCGTATCTAAATAAGTATTATTGTTTGCCGCATTTACTCCATCACCAGATAGTAATATCGTAACATAACTTGCTAAAACATCGGCTAAGGTTTGGGTAAATACTTTTCGAGCTGCAACAAATCTTGAGTATGATAACATTTTTCCTCCCCAAATTTAAAGTTATAAAACTCCACTATAGTCATTTAGGCCTCCAGAAAATGGAGCGTATTGCCACAATTTAGAATATGCACCACCTATAGCATATAGTCTTGAACTAGTTATTAATAGTTCTGGCGCATCTGTACAGCTTACTGTAGGTGTTTCAACAATCCAAGTTCCAATAGTACCATCAGAGTTTATTGGAGCACTTTGTGTATAAGTTGTATAGCCTCCATTATGTCCACTAAAAACATATACACGATTTCTAGTAGCTATAACTTTTGCTCGACCAACAGCATACGTCTTTTGCGTACTAGAAGTAGTCCAGGGTCCTATATTTCCGTTGCTATCTATAGTTGACTGAATGTTTAATAAATTTCCAGTATTACCACCACATACTCTATGTATAATATTTTTTGCAATTATAAATGCATCTCCTCTATTACATACTGGTGCTGAATTAGCAAGTTGTTTAAATGTTCCAACAATACCAGAAGAGTCTATAGGGGCTACGTAACTAACACCACCAGTTCCACCAACTAAATAAATTCTTCCGTTATATACTAATGGAAATTTACCATTTCCTGCAGCAAATAAACCTGTTGTTAGCACCCAAGTATTTAATGAACCATCACTATTATAAGTAGCAGATAATAAGTCGGTACCCATTACAATGTATACCATACTTCTAGTAGTAAAAGCATATGCACTAGCATCAATAGTTGTTACTGGTATTGTCTTATCTACAAGTTGTGTCCAAGTACCAATAACACCAGAAGAATCAATAGGTGCTCTCCAGCATGTTCCACCTACTTGGTAAATAAAATACGCATAAGATTTTAAGATAAAGGTTATACCATTAGTTGTTGCTGCGCCATAAGGTAAAGTACCTAATGCTGTAAATGCACCGAGAGCAGAATAGGTGGAGGTATTAAACGTATATTGCTGACACCAAGGATTGCAGTTTACAAACGAAGTATCTCCCGATGGCAGCATTAAAGCCCTATTTCTTGCGAGCCGTGTAGAAAACATAGTTTCTCCAATTTGGGGCGGGTTCCTAATAAAAAGAACCCGCCCCACACCCAATAAAGTTAATTAGTAGTTCCGTCCGCCATCAGCTCCGAAGGTATTTGTTCCATCAGAGGTAAATACATAAATATCAAATTTACTATTAACTGAGGTAGCAGTCGGAGCGGAACCACCTTGCCACTTCAAAGTTCCTCCACCTGCCCAAGTAACAGTATGCGAACCGCCATAAGCTACTATAACAGTGTAGGACTTACCTGCTACAGCCGAAGGTAATGTAATAGTAGTATTAGCATTGGTAGTAAACTTCTGCATTGTTCCATTAGCCAAATCCATTGTAAAGGATGCACCAGCCGCAGGAGCATATAATGTCTCTACGTAGTTCGTAACAACTGGATTAGTTAGGGTCTTATTAGTTAATGTCTCACTACCAGTGAGTGTAACACCACCTGCACCGGCCACCCCTTGATTACCCTGGTTACCTTGATTGCCTTGGTAACCTTGCGGGCCTTGGACGTTGGATGCAGTACCTATCGAACCCTGATTGCCTTGGTTTCCCTGATAACCTTGAGGTCCCTGACTACCAGTTTGACCTTGTGCACCGTTTAATCCTGCAGAACCTTGAGATCCTTGAGAACCAGCCGCACCTTGAGGTCCTTGTGCACCAGCCTGACCTTGTGTTCCATTCAATCCCGCAGAACCTTGCGCTCCCTGTGCACCTTGGCTTCCAGAACCAGTAGAACCTTGAGGGCCTTGGATACCAGTAGAGCCAGAAAGGTCAGTTATAAACTGATAAGCCGAACCTGTCCACAAATATACTTTAGCGTTGTCTGCATCTTGAACGTTTCCGGTATTGATTATCGCAAATTCACCAGAAAGAATACCACTAGGGTTTGTATCGGCTGTTAACGCCGCAACAGATGCATACGTCTTGGAGGCAACAAAGTTTTTACCTGTTAAACCCTGAGTACCTTGTGAACCTTGAGGTCCTTGGACATTTGAGGCCGCACCAACCGAACCTTGAGGACCAGTTTGACCTTGTGAACCCTGAGAACCTTGTGCTCCAGCAGAACCTTGTTGACCTTGAGATCCAGAAGCACCTTGTGCACCTGTACCGGTCAAACCTTGGGTACCTTGAGAACCAGTTTGTCCCTGATAACCCTGGAATCCTTGATACCCGCGAGCACCTTGAGTACCCTGGGTTCCCTGTGTACCGACCGAACCTTGAGGTCCTTGACTACCTGTGGCTCCCTGGACACCAGACCCAGTAAAGCCTTGTGTACCTTGAGGGCCTTGACTACCAGTTGGTCCCTGAGGTCCAGTATCTCCAGTGTATCCCTGTACACCCGGAATATTAGATGGAGTTCCTTGTGGTCCCCTTAATCCTTGTGTGCCTTGAGGTCCTTGTGATCCAACAGAAGCCCAAATCATCCAATAGCTTGAACCAATGGCTGGGCTAGCGTTTGATGTAGCGACTGCACAGTACCAGCTAGAACCATTGTAACTTACTGCGTCTCCAATAGCGTAAGCCACACCTGAAACCCAAGTTCCTTTCCAGCGATAATTAACGTTCGCCATTGGAACCATTGGATCAATAGCGTACCCAACTTCGAGCTCAATTATTTGTGGAGTATTTCCTGGGTTATCCCCTGAAGACATTGCTACTTGTGCCTTCCAGTATTTATAGCTCGTGCTTGTTATTGCAGAAAGAGGAATATTCTGTCCATTTGGAATATTGAAGTACTTTCCTTCTTCAAACCAGCTATGTGTACTTGGATAAGTAACTGAGGTCTTAAACGACAAATCATTAGATCCAAGCAAACGGAAACGAGGATTAGGATTATAGTAACCTGTCCAAACGGACCGTAAAGAAGTGGGCTTAATTAGCCTAATATCTTGTGAGCCAAACACTGCTGAGGTCCATACCTGAGTATCTGAGTAATAGCCTGTAGGTCCATAAAGTACAGACACCTGTGCCAGTAATGGAGTCTGTGAGCCGTTGCCCGTGATATTAATCTTGTAGTAAAAATTTCCACCATTTGGAGTAATTCCAGAAATATCAATACCATTGGTAAGGTTCAAGGTTGTTGGAGCACCCCAGTTCACGCCGTTTGTACTAAACTGAACGGTAGCCGTACAAGTATCTGGTAAATCGTAGAACGTGCAGTAGAATCCACTAAGACCCGTTACTACTTTATCTTTAAGGATATTTGTAGAAACAATAGTTGCAGTTGTAGAGTATGACCCTTCAAGGTCAACTATGTTTGAATCGGGCTTAAAGTAAGTTGTAGCATAAGGGCTTCGTGTTTGGTATATAGTTACGATCCTACCAACACCTCCACCATTAGCGTACTGTGCTTCTTGAGTATTGTAAGCATACATACGAACATTACTAAGTTCTTTTGTCTTCAGAACTATAGTACCAGGGGAGGAGACTACACCTGGGTTACTTCTTCCAGAATTAGATACAATACTTCCAGATACACTAGCAGTACCAGAACAAGTAATATAAATTACACCAGCACCTGTTCTCCCAGAAGCACAGCCACCTATGGCTAGTCTTGAAATGTCTCCACCCATTCCATTTAAGATATTATCTACTGGAGGCATACCAGCCGTTCCATCCGGAGACATTCCAGTATTAAACCAAACAGGGTGAAGACCCTGATTAGACATATCTATCGTACCATCAACAACAAGGTTGTTACAACGGAAAAATATTGTACCAGAACCACCGTAGGCGATGCACCTTGAAGAAATAGTTGCTCCTTGACCTACGGACACAGTATTCCAGTTAGGCACTTTGCTAATAGTACAAATAGCACGACCAGAAGCAGTATTAACTCCAGATATTGTTATTCCGTTATCATCGTTACCTGTACCATAATTTTTAAGCTTCGGTGTTGTAAAATAAATCTTATTACTTACTATTTCTTTTACCTTCAAGAATTCATAGTTACCATAGTTAGTGGGACTAATAGTAGAGTGAAGTACTACCTCGTCTCCTACTTTTAATTTTGCTTGATTAACATTTGCATTTGTAAGTACAAAGTCCTCACCTAGTTGAACAACATGGTCCCAATAAACATTGTCACAATAGGTCCAGCCACTACCATTGGGTCTTATTAAGTCACCGTCTGCCCCTGTACTATACTCAATATTTGTCCCAACTGAGATTGAACTTTCTTTGGATACAATGTTTACACTTTTAACTGGGTCAATATGAATAAGATCGTAACAATCATCTATAAAGGACCCGTTTGCTAAAGCCAGCCTAAGGTCAGCATTAGCAGTGTCAATACCTACGTCTTTTGCTGAGGCACTACTAAAGGCACCACTAGTATTCCAAACTATTGATCCACTACCAACACCTTCTACATCAATAGTTACTTTCTGATTGGCGTTATCGTATGCAACAGTAGCACCATTACCTATAATGTCTACAGTAGAAACTGCAGAACCAATTGAGACTCCGTCTTTCTGGACAGTAAGTTTATTCAGCCCGGCTGCACCTTGAGGACCTTGTATTCCCATACCAATCGCAGATAGTACTGTCCAATCTGAGGTCGTTGTAGGAACGCTGGTTGCTGTCTGGACCTTACAAATATAAGATGAACCTTCAAAACTTACTATATCACCTTCATAATAAGTAGTGGCGTCTGCCCAAGTTCCTTTATTGATTAATCCTCTTTTTGCTAAGATAAACCAATAAGTATCTGCGGCATCAATGGGTGGGGTATGATTAGTATTAGCAGGGACCTTACTCAGATAAGAACTACCTTTGTAAAGAACAATGTCATTCTCTTCATACCTAGTAGTTGAATTCCAGTCACCTTTATCAGATACGCCTATTGCTACGCATTCCCAATACTGAGGGCTAGCCGTAGTAGGATTAATACTTTTGTTTGCCCAGATACAACGCCAAGTACCGTTACCGTAGGTAACTACGTCTTTAACTTGGTAGGTTATATCTGTTGACCAAACACCTTTAGTTAAATAACTTGAAGGACCAACTACACCTTGGAAGCCTTGTGTACCTTGGTTTCCCTGATACCCTTGAGGTCCTTGGACTGTTGAAGGCAGACCTTGATTACCCTGATTACCCTGGTTACCTTGGTTTCCCTGGTACCCTTGAACACCAGTCGCTCCTTGGACTCCCTGTGAACCTGTTGCACCAGTATATCCTTGTGGTCCAAGTAGACCTTGGGTACCTTGAGATCCTTGTGTACCAGTATCACCCTTCAAACCTTGTACGCCTTGGTCGCCTTTTATAATAGACGCAGGTCCAAGTGTATTTACGTAGTCATAAGTAGACCCGGTCCAGATATAAAACTTACCGTTATCTCCGTCTGAGGACTGTACGAGTCCAAATTCACCAACTAAAATACCAGGAGAGTTGTCCGCCTGCAGACTGGACAGACTTGAGTAAACCTTTGCGATTTTAAATCCCGAACCTATGCCACCCTGAACACCGACTTGACCTTGTACACCTTGTGTTCCTTGTACTCCTGTCAAGCCCTGGGTTCCTTGAGTTCCCTGTGTACCTTGTGAGCCTTGTGCTCCAGTGTTACCTTGAGGACCTGTTAAACCTTGTGTTCCCTGGATTCCCTGAAAGCCCTGAGTTCCCTGAACCCCTTGTGTACCTTGTGCACCGTTCAATCCAGTAGAACCTTGCGTACCCTGAGGACCAGGAACAGTAGAGTCTGCACCAATTTCTCCTTGAGTACCTTGATTACCTTGATTACCTTGATTACCTTGAGGGCCTGGAACAGTAGAGTCTGCACCGATTTCTCCTTGAGGACCTTGTGTACCTGCATCACCTTGAAGACCGGTAGCGCCCTGTGCTCCAGCATCACCTTGAGGGCCAGCCGAAGTTATTTGTTTCCAAATAGCAACATTTGTGCCTGGGTTTACGTTTATGCAATCTACAAGGCAAACCCAACCTAGACTTAAATAAACAACTAGATCTCCAACAACATAAGAATCAGTTGCTACCCAGTCACCTTTAAGGGCAATACCTTCTCCAGATTGTCCTTGAGGACCAATGGAACCATTTTGTCCGTCAATACCATTGAAGCCCTGGGTTCCTTGTGCACCTTGAGAGCCTTGACTACCTTGAGGTCCTTGTGTACCAACTGATCCATTTAGACCAGCCGGTCCTTGTGTACCCTGAGGACCTTGAGCTCCACTACCAACTAATACTTCAGCGATTCTAGTGTCGATATACGCAGCATCGCTAAGTGTATCAATAAGATCGGTAAAGTCAGTACCTGTAGGCTTATCTCCAGTTTCAAACCTTGTCTTTAAGACGTCTAATACGACTTTTGACATTATGTTTTCTCCTCTTTATTATTTATTGGATAATGAAATTTTGACCTATAATTGCTTGTCCGATAGGAGGAAGCCCTTGAGGTAAGCCATCAATAAAAGGAACAGTATCAAAAACGGCTGAGGTTACTTGGAATGTAACAGCCGTAGCAAAGTCCTTCCTACGAATAATTGTCTGAGTATCAGTTACGCGCTTGGTCTCATAGTCAGAACCGGATCCGACTACACCGTTAGTTATCTCAACACTATCAGCGGTAACTGTAGGAATCTGGGTCAGTCCAATTGGGTCATGCGTGATACAAAGAAACTCCGCATCAGTTGTTAAAGGATCAACACTAGCAATCTGGGCCATACTTGGGTTTATCTGTGTTCCGTAAAAAACTTGACTACTTTTCCTATACGTCATGTGTTCTACTCCTTTATGCTAAGATTAACTTCAATTTCTGGATAAATTTATCGGCCTTCATTTGATTACAGCATTCTGCGGTTCCTAGAAAACACTGTTCATAATTCCAATAATGGGAAGCCCAGCGAGACTCACAATAAAGGCACTCAAGCTCTGGTTTAACCACATAGGTAACTCCAGTTGTCCTTATGGGTACCCTATGAATTGCATCTACGGTAGTATACCCACACACTATTGGAACGTCTGTACAGCCAGCCAAATGTATGGGCCCACTATCAAGTCCTATTACAGCCCTGCTCTTGGACATTATAGTAGCCAGTTCAGAAATGGTCGTTTTGTTTCTCAAGTCTAACCCGTGTGCTGAAATGTCTTCAGGAAGGTCAGATTTTGGAATCAAATGAGTATCCATATTCATGTCGGTCTTACCAACAAATACTGGCAAGAGATCTTGCTTTCTGATCCAGGCGGCGATCTCCAGCATATAATCTGCTTTCCACGCTCTAGTCTCATCTCTATAAGTAGAAACCAAAATAACTGCACTAGAGAATGGTCCAAATTTATCTATATTAACCTTCTTAAGTGGAACATAATTAAGCTCGTCTAGGGTCAATATTCTATCAGCGAGCTTTATGGATGCAAACTCTGAAAGGTGATACATACGTGGTACATTTCTTAAAATCTTGCCTTGGTTCTTTGCATTTAAGGCCGAAATAGAAAAATCAGCAGGTATCCCCCAATCATTATCCTTATCCTCATAATTTCGGAAATTTGAATCCGGAATAAAATGAAAAAACGGTCTAAACATTTGTTTAGCCACAACCATATAGGAACAAGGATCAGTATAATAATTTTCAATCATGTACTTTACAACTGGAACCGCCGCTATAGCGTCGCCCATAGCTAAAGTATTCAACATGAAACACGTTGGATTTAATACCCACCTTGTAATATTCTTATTAGGAACATTCCATTTATCTATCTTTTGCTTGTGTTCTTCACTAATTCCCATCTCGTATCCGCCTCTCTCTCATTTTATAGAAAAATAGGAGGGTAGATTTGCCTACCCTCCTATTATCCTACTTAGGTAAATCTTAAACGTATGCGGCGATGAAGTCGATAATAAGCAGATCGTTTACACCAGGAGCAGTAACAAACGAAACAGTGTTTCCGCTAACAGTGTAATCGTTAGCAGGGTGCTGACGCAGACCATTGAGGTAAACCTGCTCTGTACCAGCATCAAAAGATACAGAAGTTGTGAAGTTCATATTGAAACCATCAAGGGCACCACTGAAGATATCATTGATAATTACAGATGCGCGGAATACTGCGGTCTCATCAATTACTTTAATTGCGGCCGCGCGGGCAGTTACTTCGGTCAACAGATTCGCTGTAAGAGTAGCATCAGCGTTTGTGCGGGCGGTGATCTCAGTGTTCAGGTCAGCAGTCAGAGTACTTGCGGCACTCAGGCGGGCAGTTACTTCGGTCAGCAGATCTGCAGTCAGAGTAGCATCACCAGCTACGCGAGCAGTAGTCTCGATATCCAGGTTAGCCTGGAGTGTGCTGTCTGCGCCTGTGCGGGCAGTGATTTCAGTGTTCAGGTTACTCTGAAGAGTATTATCAGCGTTTACTCGTGCGGTGGTCTCGATATCCAGGTTAGACTGAAGGGTGCTGTCTGCGGACTTACGGGCAGTTACTTCTGTCAACAGATCGGCTGTAAGGGTGTTATCAGCTGCAGTCCGTGCAGTGATTTCAGTATTGATAGCTGCAGTACGGTCCAGAACCTCAGTAGCTACTGCATTTGTCCTTGCAGTTACTTCGGTCAGCAGATCTGCAGTCAGGGTAGCATCAGCGTTTGTGCGACTCGTTATTTCATTGTTAATTGCCGTTGTGAGGTCACCATTAGCATTACTTACTGCATTGATACGGGCAGTGATTTCAATATCCAGGTTGGACTGAAGAGTGTTGTCAGCGTTTGTCCGTGCAGTTATTTCAGTGTTGATCGCCGCGGTCCGAGCAGTAATATCAGCATTCAACTGACCCAGAGTTACAGGTGCGTCAGCGTCAACTGCATCCTGAACGTGGACGGAACCATCTGCGTTGATCTTAAGGGCATTTAAACCTGCCTCAGTTTTAACCTGTACGATTTCTGCGGCTGCAAAACCCGTTACAGGCTGAACGCTTAAGCCTTTTGCTGCACCAGCGGGGCTAAGGTCAAGGTGTTCAGAGTTTGTAACAACAGAGTCGATCTGAGTAGTCGAACCACTTACGTAGAGCTCACCAGTGATAGTCATGTTACCACTTACATTAACAGGACCGGTCATTGAAGCCGAACCGGTTTCAGAGTCAACCTGGAAGTAAATAGTATCTTCGGTGTCGTCTGTAATACGGAAGTCTTTACCGGTTGTGAGCTTGATGTTTGCAACTCCACCACCAACAGCTGTCTGATTGTAAATATCTTGCAGGGTAACTGACTGACGGGCCGTTACTTCGGTTAACAAATTCGCAGTAAGCGTATCATCAGCAGACTTACGGGCCGTTGCTTCTACGTCCAGGTTGGATTGAAGAGTGTTGTCAGCGTTTGTGCGACTCGTGATTTCACTGTTAATAGCTGCCGTACGGTCCTGAACCTCAGTAGCTACTGCATTTGTCCTTGCAGTGATTTCAGTGTTCAGGTTAGCTGTAAGGGTGGCATCGCCAGCGATACGGCTCGTAGTTTCTACGTCCAGGTTGGATTGAAGAATGTTGTCAGCGTTTGTGCGGGCGGTGATTTCAGTATTTAATGCTGCACTACCATCAGTACCTGCACTCAGGCGGGCGGTGATTTCAGTCTGCAAATCAGCAGCCAGAGTAGCATCGCCAGAGATACGGGCAGTTACTTCGGTCAGCAAATCAGCTGTAAGGGTGTTATCAGCTGCAGTCCTTGCAGTGAGTTCAGTGTTGATAGCCGCAGTACGGTCCAGAACCTCAGTAGCTACTGCATTTGTCCTTGCAGTTATTTCAGTCTGCAGATCAGCCGTAAGGGTGTTGTCTGCAGTGGTCCGTGCAGTTACTTCTGTTAACAGATTAGCAGTAACTGTGTTAATGTTACCCTGAAGGGTAGCATCTGCATTTGTACGACCAGTGATCTCAGTCTGCAGATCAGCTGTAAGAGTAGCATCAGCGTTTGTACGGGCGGTTACTTCGTTTGCGATAGCTGTAGTAATGTCGCCAGTAATTGTGTTAGACAGGTTATTGATCGCAGTGGTCCGTGCGGTTACTTCTGTCAACAGATCAGCAGCCAGAGTAGCATCACCAGCAATGCGTGCGGTTACTTCTGTCAACAGATCAGCTGTAAGGGTAGCATCACCAGCGATACGTGCAGTTACTTCGGTCAGCAAGTCAGCTGTAAGAGTGTCATCAGCGGCCTTACGGGCGGTTACTTCAATGTCCAGATTGGACTGAAGGGTGCTGTCAGCGTTTGTACGACTCGTAATTTCAGTATTCAGACCCGAAGTCAGTATAGCATCGCCGGAGATACGGGCAGTTACTTCTGTCAACAGATCAGCCGTAAGGGTGTTGTCTGCAGTTGTTCTAGCCGTTGCTTCAATGTCCAGGTTAGATTGAAGAGTGTTATCGGCGTTTGTCCGACTCGTGATCTCACTGTTCAGGTTACTCTGAAGAGTGTTGTCACCAGCAACTCGGCTCGTGATTTCACTGTTAATGGCGGCTGTAAGGTCACCATTGGCATTACTTACAGCGTTCATACGGGCAGTGATCTCGATATCCAGGTTGGACTGAAGGGTGTTGTCAGCGTTTGCCCGAGCAGTTGCCTCAGTAGAAATTGCGGTAGTAAGGGTAGTTGCAATGCTAGCATCGTTAGCAATAGCATCAGCAATTTCTTTCAAGGTATCAAGAGCGGCTGGTGCGCTGTTAATAACACCAGCAATAGCTGTACTGATGTTACCATCAGTTTCTACTTTGGTGTAAACATCGGCCTTACGATAGGTGTCACCAGCCAGAGTATCAAGGTTACCCTGGATAGTTAGGTCTGCGGCTTTACGGGCCGTGATTTCACTGTTAAGATCAGCAGTCAGTGTGTTGTCTGCAGACAGACGGGCAGTGATTTCAGTGTTCAATGCTGCACTGTTATCAGTACCTGCGGATAAACGTGCTGTGATTTCAAGGTTCAGGTTTGCCTGAAGAGTATCATCAGCTGCCTTACGGGCTGTGATCTCAGTGTCCAAATTGCTAGTAAGCTGTGAATCACCAGACTGACGTGCAGTTACTTCGGTCAACAGGTCTGCAGTAAGAGTGGCGTCACCAGCTACTCGGGCAGTGATTTCAGTGTTCAGGTTACTCTGAAGAGTGTTATCACCAGCTACGCGAGCCGTTGTTTCTACATCTAAGTTACTCTGAAGAGTAGCATCACCAGCGATCCTGGCAGTTACTTCAGTCAGCAGATCTGCAGTCAGGGTAGCATCTGCATTTGTCCTTGCGGTTGCTTCTGTGTTAAGATTACTCTGAAGAGTGTTGTCTGCGGTGGTCCGGGCAGTTAGTTCTGTCAACAAGTCAGCAGTAAGGGTGTTCGATGCGGAAGTACGCGCAGTGATTTCAGTATTAATATTAGCTTGGAGATTGTCCAGGCTAGTACCAAGTCCTTCGATCTTGCTCTGCTTAATACCGGCAGCGTTAATGATCTGACTATCGGTAATACCTTCCAGTGTAGTTGCGACAGCAATTTGACTGGCTTTAATCTGTGTAATAGACATGTGATCTCCTTAAAATTTTGTTTTTATTATCATTTAAAACCCTCTCTCTTTCTTTCGCTCACTCACTCACGAACTCACACGTTCTCTTTTTACACTCAGTTTACTAACTCATGAATTGGCGCAACCCCATTACAAGTGAATCATGAACTCTACAACAAGAATTAGCATATTCAATTTCCAACTCTCCCTTTGTCCTCTCGTTACCGTCATCGTCCATTGCCTCTAACCTAAACATTCTGTTTTCAAAACTAAGTAGTTTATGCCCCCGCATCTTAATATATGCAGCTAAACCTAAGTCCCTTGTCTCAATCGCGCTAGTCATCTGCTTGGTCTCCTGTTTATTATGCTTTATTATAGTCGATTACTAAAACGTCATCTAATTGCGGGGGATCCATAAGAAGAATGGAGGTATTTGTTTCTTCAAAATAGTCTTCACCTGGTAATATTCGCAGACCGTTCAAACTAACTGTAACTGAACCGGATCTAAATGCCGGTAGAATATAGGACTGGTTGAATCCGTCTATTGCGCCTGTATAAGTTCCTCCATAGATTCGGTTATTAACTAGATCTGTAATTGTCCCACCACTTATGGTTACGATCGCTGTATCCATTAAGTCAGTTTGATAATTACGGACCGCTGTAAGAAAATCAGAAGAGATATTAAAGAGTAAAAAATCTGGAATCTGAATAAGACCAGAATGATTGGGTCTACCAATTATGCCTTCAAAAGATTGTGGATCATAGATAGCATCCATAGGATATTCTTGTCTTACGGTTATAACAACTGTAGGTGGATTGCTGTTGTCATCAACTGAAATAACATGATAACGTAAAACCTGAGGATAAAATGCAGGCACTCCATTGGAATAAAAAATATCTCCTATCTGGACGTCTCCTGAATAGTATACTCCTGTGTTATCAACTACATTTCCAGTAATCTGAAAATCACCAGGCGGATCAAGCGCAGTCACGCCTTGCACTATAAAGGAGGCATTAAATTTACTCATAGTGAGCCCCCCCTTAAAATGCTATGTTCATTATGTAATTCATATTCGCTGTAAGGCCTGTAATCTGAAGAGTGTTTTGTGCTGTATTCCAGTTTATCGCACCAACTGCCGCTCTAGACCCAGGTGTATCCCTAAAACAAATATATTGAATTGCATAATAGCTAGAGCCAGTACCTACACCAAATCCAGACGGAACGGTAACAAGAAAGTTAGTATTAGTTGAAAGCTGAGTTGAAGTTAAATACAGAGAAGCTGTTATTATTTGTACTCCAACGGGAACAGTAATAACTGCAGTTGGAGGACTTCCACTTATTGTAATATCTACTCCTGACCCTGTAGCTAATACCTGACAATTTGGGCTCGATGCTGTTGCGTATCTTGTTATAGACGCACCACCACCAGCTTGTCCCTGAAAACCTTGTGCTCCTTGGTAACCTTGCGCTCCCTGCGGTCCCTGCAATCCTAAGGCTTCTAAGGATTGTCCCACTCCCTTACCCATGAATAATTGTTTAGTATCAAGGGTTAAAAGCAATTCACCAAGATCAGCGGAACTAGGTAGGTTGGCAAAATTACCCCTTTTTAAGAGTATTTTTGTCATTATTAAACCTCACGGTGGAGTGCAGTGAGCATTACTCACTGCACTCCACTAACCTTTAGATTAAAATGCTCCGCCGTCTACGGTACCAACTGAAAGTACACCTGTTGTAAAGACCAAACCATCACCAGCGACTGTTGGGTCAAGTTGGAAGTCATTAACGCTTTTTGTTACACCGGTTGATGCTGTGTAGGTAACTATGGCCGACATACGGGCTGTGATCTCAGTGTTAAGGGCAGCTTGAAGAGTACTATCAGCAGATGTCCGGGCAGTGATTTCAGTGTTCAAGTTAGAGGTTAAGGTACTGTCCGCACTTGTACGGGCCGTGATCTCAATGTCCAGGGCAGCTGAAGTAGCTTTGTCGCCTACAGATGTAAGAAGTGTACTAAGGGTACCTTCATCTGCCTGAAGAGCGGTAGCAAGTTCTTGGAGGGTATCAAGAGTAGCTGGGGCAGTACCAACCAGATCAGCAATAGCAGCCTTACGAGCAGTTACTTCAGTATCAATTGCTGCTTGAACTGTTGAAACCGCGGATGTTCGGGCCGTGATCTCAATCAATAAATCAGAGGCTACTGTACTAACTGCAGAAGTCCGTGCAGTGATTTCAGTCAACAGGTCCGCTGCTACAGTACTAACTGCAGAAGTCCGGGCGGTGATTTCGGTATTAAGGGCCGTAACATCTGCTTTTCCATCCAGTGCTGATTGGAGCGCAGTACTATCTGAAGGTACACCAGTCAAGGACGCAAAACTCGCGGCCGCTGCTTCAGGTGCAAGAATAACCCAAGTAGTACCGTTATGACGCTTCATTACGTTATTAGTTGTGTCTACCCACAAGCGGGTAGTATCGGAGGGGGCTGAGGTAGCAAAGTTTACATCTGTAACTTTAGCAACGCCTGTACCCGTACCGATATAAAGTTCATTAGTGTCGGTAGTTACCAACGGTTCACCGACAGTTGCAGTTGCAGGAAGATTGGCTTTCAAACCACGCTTTAGTAGAACTTGTGTCATGTTTATTTCTCCTTTTTTGTCTTTTTATTATTCGTAAGTAAATTACGAATTTCAAATATTGATTGTTAAAATGTTCCGGAGTCAACTACTTGTGACCAAGACAAACTACGATCTTTGTTTCCAAATAAAACTGAGCTATCTTCAGATGGTACCGGCAATTCAGGTTGTAGAGCGATTGGGTTATTTGTAGTTAGTGAAGGATTACTTATACTTAAGTATTTACTGTGCCTAGTTGATTCTACGTTCCTAATTGCGGCAATAAAAAATTCATCTACGCCATTAACAAACATGGAAGTTATTGCCATTGTTCCTAAGTCATCTGTTGCACCAATTACTGCCTGTGAACTTTGCAAGGGGTAATCATAAGTTGTCCAGCCGGAGGGCTGTGCTTCTAGCATATCCCATTTTAAGATCACCCTTAAGAAAGCTCCATTGGTAGCCACATCAATAGTTGTTATCTTAAATCTAAGAGCTCCTAATCCTAATAAAGCACAGTCAGAATAAACTACGTCTCCTAGTTTAGCGTCCATTGCACTGAATACACCAGTGTTATCAATTACAGTTCCCTCTAAAACCCACTCATCTGTAGTTCCACCCACAGGGGTGACAGATGAAATATCCAGCCTACCATTTAGCACATTCATCTAACACCCCTTAAAACACGAGATTTATCCAACACGGCTGACTGTTCTGCGTAAACCCTGTTAGCTTCAGCGTGTGGGAATTTGTTCCAAAATTTCCGAAAACTGTTGACTTATTAGCATACCCTGCTCCATCATCTGAGAAAACTTGAAACTGTGGACAGTACAGGGTGCTATACGCAGTATACAGAGAGGAAGATACTTCGGCTAAGTCAATGGTTACTCCAGATGTTGCAGTCGACATGTCCGTTGCAGTCATGTGGATACTCATACTATGAAGTATCGTATTAGCAGCAACTGAAATCTTAACATCCGTTGTCTGACTACTTCCATCTTTTAGGTATGCTATAGCCGTAGAATATTCTGTAGGTGCGTCTAAAGATGCTACTGTTGCATAACTATTTGAGGAAGATAAAGGGTTCATTGTATTAGCTGATACACCACAGCGTATTCTAGCTGTCGTGTAGCCCCCAGTTGAACCTGACCCAGGCAAACCTTGAGGACCTTGTGGTCCTGCTACTGTTGAGGCCGTTCCTTGTGTTCCTTGTGAACCAGTCAGACCTTGGGGTCCCTGTGAACCTGTGTTACCTTGTGAACCTTGAGGTCCCTGACTTCCAGTCAAACCTTGAGGACCAGTACTACCTTGATTACCGGTTACACCGATATTACCCTGACTGCCTTGACTACCGGTCAACCCCTGGTAACCTTGAGTGCCCTGACTACCAGTATTACCTTGATAACCTTGACTACCTTGTGCTCCAGTAGTTCCCTGTGCTCCTGTTAAACCTTGATAACCTTGAGGGCCTTGACTACCAGTTTGTCCTTGACTACCAGTGTTGCCTTGACTGCCAGTCAAACCTTGAGTTCCTTGAGGACCCTGAATACCTTGAGCTCCACTTAAATCGGTAACGTAAGAATAAGCGTTGGATGCCCAAATATATAGTTTAGAATTATCTGGATCATTAACGTCATTAGTATTAATGACAGCAAATTCGCCGTTACTAATCCCCGTAGGACTAGTGTCCGCCAATAACTGCGCTACAGAAGTATAAACTTTCGAGACAGTAAAACCTTGTCCTGCAACGCCTTGACTGCCCTGAGGTCCTTGTGCGCCTTGGGATCCAGAAGAACCTTGTGTACCTTGTGTACCTTGAGAACCAGTCTGGCCTTGTGATCCAGTTAGTCCTTGAGAACCTTGTGCTCCGACCAGGCCTTGACTCCCAGTTAAACCTTGTGTTCCTTGACTGCCTTGTGTTCCCTGACTGCCTTGTGTTCCTTCATTTCCTTGTGGTCCAGTTAACCCCTGTTGACCTTGACCTCCAGTGTTGCCTTGATAACCTTGAGGGCCCTGACTTCCAGTCAAACCTTGGGTTCCAGTTAATCCCTGAGGACCTTGACTTCCAGTATTACCTTGAGCTCCTTGACTACCGGTAAGACCTTGTGCACCTACCTGACCTTGAGGTCCTTGACTTCCGGTGTTACCTTGTACTCCCTGTGCTCCTGTTAGGCCCTGAGGACCTTGCACTCCAGTATTACCTTGAGTTCCAGTATTTCCCTGCGATCCTTGACTACCAGTTTGTCCTTGTACTCCCTGTGCTCCTGTTAGGCCTTGAGGACCTTGGACATTAGACGGAGCACCAATTTGTCCTTGGTAACCTTGGTAGCCCTGATTACCTTGAGTACCAACCGCACCTTGGACACCTTGTGTTCCCTGAGCTCCAGTTATTCCTTGTACGCCTTGAGTGCCCTGAGGTCCTTGTGCACCGACCGTTCCTTGTACCCCATCTGTTCCTCGGGCAATAAAAAGTTCCCAGTAAACACCGCTAACAGGAGTTTCATTGGTATTGGTAGTCAAACAAACCCACGCCTCACCGTTATAGTTAACTATATCGGCTGGTGCATAAGTTGTAATTGATGCCCAATTACCTTTGTAAGATCCAGTTAAGCCAATTGAACCTTGAATACCTTGAGTTCCTTGTTGACCTTGGATACCCTGAGGTCCTTGATATCCCCTAGGTCCTTGTGCACCTTGAGGACCTGACCCTCCGGATCCACCTGTGCCTAACTGCTGACCGTTCCACGTTGGGTTGCCCACACCGTCCACGCCCAGCATTTCAAGCGCAGTTCCATTAGTATGAGCGTGCATGGATACAAGTTTCCAGTTTGCATTGTTAGCATACGCTGCCTGTGTTTCAGTTCCTGTAAACTCAAACTTGTAGTAAGTATTAGTCGAGCGAACAAAAACAATCATCCCTTTATAGCGATAACCCGCAGGAATGGCATCCCTCTCAGCAACGGTATTAACGGATTCTCGACTATCCAGTGCCTTGTTGACCACATCAACAAAAATTTGTCCGCTTATAGGGTTTCCTTTCATTCGTACCCCCTAACGATAAAGTTACCTTGTCCCATAAAGGTCCTCCAATAGTTATTGTTTAAATAATGTAGCGTATTGTTTTACCACTTAAAGACAGGCAAGGATCTGCTGTAAAGTACACATAAAAGTCAACACCATCATAAGTAACTTCTCTAGGAAGGACTTCGTAAGATGCAAGAATAGAAGCATAGCTAAAATTAGGATCCTGGACGTCAACAATAGGCCCATAGCTCTTAGGATAAGCAAAGGTCCTATAAGTTACATTAGACGTATAGATAACATCTTTAGGTCCACCTTGCCATTGCATGGTTGTCAAACCCGCAAAGAATCCTGGAGGGTCAAGTATTGGATCATTAGTAAGTACGTCCCCAAAATAGACGTTGGTTGCAACATTATTTGTGAATCTAAAAATTACATCCAGTGCTTCGGACACAGTCCTCACGTCTACTTGCTCATTGAAACGATTAGAGAATGCCGATCTAACATAGGGCATTTCAGAAGCGGAAACTGGACGTCCGCCGGGTGTTACACCATCACCTACCCAAAGTTGTAATACATCTGTACACCATACGAGCTCACCATTAGCAAAGACCACCCCAACTCGCTCAGAGTTTGTTCCTCTTCTGACCTGAATACAATTTGACATAGACTATTCTTCCTTTCCTTTATTGTATTGTTCCACCATCGTACTTAACACTGTCAACAGGATACACATCCTGAATTAAGCCCCCATCTATGTGCTCCATTAGATGGGTGAAGCGATCCCTACAGGTTCCACCATCTATTAAGGCATGTAGGTTAAACAGATTCCTAGGTATAGTGTCTGCGGCAGTATATTCAGACAGGGCAATAACATTACCTTGTCCATCATATACCAGTTTAACCGGATATATGTCCATTATGGATACCCCTTTATGTTTATATACATATAAATTATGTATTGTTTGTTCTATATTGATTATGAAATACGTAGCAAAATTAAAGAATCTTAATTTTCGGGGCGCCGCGCTAAGTGTTGCATCCCGCACGCTGTGCTAGCACAGCGTGCTTTCAATAAGCATCTAGATCCGGTTCTGCTAGCGATACTCAACAAAGTGAAGTATATAGTGCTTCTGAGCTAGCTCAGAAGCTAAAGGTAAGCGTGGTTAGATTTGGAAAATGCTAAGAAAGGAAGGATAAAGGGAAGTGATAAGCGAAGTAAGTACAGCAATAAGTAAAGTACCGCCGAAGGCGGATTGAAAATCCCAAAAAAAAAAAAAAAGAAAAGCTTTCCAGATTTTAGGTACAGTGAGGGTTTTATGGAAAGGGCCTAGTGAACCTAGTGAGGTTAGAGCTATCCATTACCGCCCTACCACCGCACCTTTCACACTGTCCTCATGCTCTTTCAATCTTTTCCCTTTTGTACTGTTCCTTGTACCCTAACTCCCAGGTTATCGATCTTACGGCAGACTACGTCTGCCATGTCTCGAGCTAAGCTCTCAACATTTGAGAAACTTCGTTTCTCTAGCATTGTTTATCATTGTGAGACAATGCGCGGTCGCAAGAAATCCCGCGGAAACGGGATTTACTGATAAAATTACAAATAAACATAAAAATTATAAAAAATACAAGTAATTTATGTATTTCTATAGGATTTTATGAGAATTCGGGTACAATTATCAGGGTGTTGGGTTATGGTCTCCAGGTCGTGCATTACAACCACAAGCTTGAGTCATAAGCTAGTACCAAACACCTCCTACACGGACGGTTTACTTTCATCTGGAACAGCACCCTTATTTAGCGAGGAGTGCCACCCTCGACTACCTGACTCTTAGGTACTTGCCTAAGACTCTCGTATCCTCTTGTCGGATACGGCCACGCTGGTAGTTTTTGTTCTATAAACAGTGTTGGAATATTATTCCGCAGTTCATAGAACGTTGCGTGGTCTACATGCCAGGACATGTTAGATTAGATACCTGGTCCCATTACCTAGCCTTCAATTCATAAGTATTCGGTGCGCTTTCGGTACACACCTACATATATTGTTTTAAGCTCATCCTTATGAGCAAAATACTTATGTTCTTGAAGATCGCAACCCTTGGGGTTAGGGCTCCCCAGTCTGATGGATTCTTATCGTACTTGGTCTAAACAAGTTAGAACCCTGTTTCCGATAGTCATTTCGTGCCAATGTACTTTCGTAGCGCAGGTCTCGATGGACCCGACTATTGGCCTTATCGCTGTTACGGAAGTAACGATCTTCCTACAGCTCATTCCATTGTGCTGGTAATAGTGAGTAGGGTGAGTACCTTTATACTCTGATATTAGGCATTGTCCACATTTTGTGTGGTAATGGAAGACATTATCTGCATAAGCACATTGCGTAGCGGTAGTTAGCCCCTCGCTTCCGTGGTCTCCATGTGGGACTCAATCCCACCTCCCGAGTATGACAATTGCGGTCGCCTTTAATCTCGGACATAGCCTTTCTCTAGATCTTATCTGTGCGTATCTGCGATGTGCTTAAACGCCATTCATACCTTTATACTCAACCTAGGTCACTATGCCTATATCTGAAGAGTAAACCTGGAGAATTTTTACAGATTTTAAAAATCTACGTGCGTTTGATCCGCGTTCAGGTACAGTGTACCCTTCGACTTACGCCTCGTTTTCGTAGATCTTTCGGTGGATCCAAAGCCACCATAACCCAAACAACTCAGAATGAAAACCTGATTACCGCAACATTACGCCCTTGGGTTAAAACCTCCGGGGCAGCCCGAGTATCGTAGTACCTACTATTTCCTGTAGGTTAGCATTGGGCTATGCCTTCTCGTGACTGTGTTGCCTTCATCCTCGGATAATCAGTGATCCTGATTTGCACTATTAGACTCGGATATATAACGCATCATATCTACTTAGATTTGGTTAAACCGTCTTTAGGATAGACGATAAGACCGATTGAAGTTTACGAAACTTATCACATAACGGACAGGTTCTTTAAAGGAGAATAGTCAGAAAAACCTTGTGGGGTTTGTAGGGGCTCGCGCATCCTACTTCCTCTGTGAGGCATTCGTAAAGTTCCCGCTCAATGCCCGCGGTACTAATGCTCTTGGTACAGCGTACTCATAACTGGTTACAACAAGACAGTTGTCTCCACTTATCAGGACGATGTACTTCTCTTATTTACATTATTCACTCGTTGTATAAACAAATTACGTAGTTCAGCAATGACGTTAAAAAATACGTCTAGTGTGTACCTAGTACAACCCAGTAACGCTTATGACTTTACTGGGTTGTACTACATTAAGTAACTATAATCTTAATTATTTTTTAATGATACAGGTTTTAATGCGAGGTTTGGATATTCTTTTTGCTTTCTTAGCAGCCTTTGCTTCTTCGTCTACTCTAAAGCCTATTTCTTTCAAACCAGCTATTATACGTCCTACGTTCCTATCGCTAAGCGTGCTATAGGGTTTTACACCTAAATGAGAGTATAACCCATACAGGGCGATAAAGGTGGAGTCTACTAGGTGAGGTGGACAGGGCTTTACTTCTGCATAGATTTCTGATAGGTCGTAATAGCGTTTTATCTGAGATTTCCAAGTAACAGCGGGAATAACAGTACAGACAGTTGACTTTAATTGTAGAGCAGTTACCGCAAGCATACAAGTAATCGCTTCTCCTAACTGGACCAGTCCACCCCTCGGCATGAATCTCTCGGCTATCCAGATATCCGGGTAGCCATGTTCAGTTATAAGGGCCTTTACACTTCGTCTATATTTAGTCAAGACCTTTCTAAAGTTGGTCTTTATATCCGTTGGAACAATGGGATTAGCTACCATCCAGGACTTTAACGAGACTATCCTAAAGGTATTATCTTTAGTAAGTTGTACGGTTAATAGTGTACGCCCATAGTTTACCGTTGCAGGGTCATCTCCAAGAATAACATATTTTTTCATAGCCCACACTCACTCTCAAAAGAAAAATTACATAATTTATTATTAAATATACAATCATAATCAAATTACAAACAAAGTGGGGGGCCTATATGGTCCAACGAATATCACATAAAAACCCAATTAACGCTAAAAACTTCACAGCAAAGTTGGCAGAACAGCGTAGAATTGAGATACAAAAGGCGCGTCAAAATTTCCAACAAAACTCTTTCTTGGTTGACAGCCCAGTAATTATATATTACTCTCAGATCAGAAATGGCTATACCTGTACGTGCCACGCTTATGAAAAGCCAGTAGAGGCGGAGAACGTACTAACTGTGGAGCCCACACTGGTTAATCATACTAATAAGGTTACAGAGATTTCGTACTCTACGCTGTCCAAGTCTCCGATGTTTGGATCATCTCTCCCTGTAGAGTCCAATATAGAAGACCTTTTATTGGATGATACCGAGACTGCTGAATCAAGTTCTACCCACCCATTATTTGGGACGCTCTTCAATAAAGGTTCTGATTGTGGGATTTGTATGAGGACAGGATTTAGCCCCTTATTTAGTCCCGTGGGTCGCCAGTTCTATGCTCTTACTACACATAATGTGTCTAACCTGGACGGGTATTATGTGGATACAACAGCAACCCCTCATTTATTTAAGCACATACCTGAGGGACGTTCTTTATTTACATTTAAGGTACCCAAGTATTTCAAGACCTGTTCTTACAGGATTTTTAATAACGTACAGCCCTTGGAAGAAAATCTCTATGTGGGGGCCGTTGCGCTAAATAAAGACCTGCTGAATTTAGCACGTGGGCAGGAATTAGTTGTGGAAATCCGTAACAAGGACTTTACTCATGTCTTTATTGAGTTCGATCTAGGTGTAGAGACTCACGCCAATTTTCCTCAGTTTTCTGTCTCAAAGGATTACACTTCGTTTTTCAATCTACAGTCAGTGTCAATTGAGCTCCCTCCTTCAATGGGGAACTGTCAGGTGAATGATATTGTGTATGCTCCACAATGGAGTCGTTCTTGGCTAGTGTTTGATGTTCAGCCAAAATGGGAGGGGCCGAATCAGACAGTATTACTGGGTACAACCGTACAAGGTAGATTAATCCAGCCCCTAGAAACATTTTCAATATTAAGATCATTAAGACCAATAGAAAGGTAGGTGAGTTAAGTGTCTACGGTATCTCAAGAAGAAAAAGAAAGAGAGAAGCTGATTAATCAGTTTGTAATTCGGGTCTTTAAGCTCCGAGCAAAGAATATTCCTCAGGAATACATCGAAATAAAGCTCAAGGCTTTTATTCGGGCACGTGGTAAGAAGTGGAGTCCTAGGCTCCAGTTACTCTTTGATTCCTCCATGAAAAAAGATATTCCTCAGAGCGTGCTTCGTAAGCTCAATTTACTAGAACCAAAGATCAAGCCTAACGCTAAGCAACAACAGGAGCACGAGCCTAATATAAAGCCAAAGCGTAAATATAGGCAGGACCGTGTAGATGAGTTTGAAGAAGAATTTGATGATCCTCGTTATGACTATCCTATTGAGGCAATACCAGAGGTAACTAGAACGTGCACCAAGTGCAATAATAAGTTCGTACAGAATAAGGATTACGTTAATCGTATGCTGTGTCCAAAGTGTGATGCTTGGTCAAAAAACATCTTTTCTATAAATAATATTTATGCTTCTTCGGATGAGATAATTGACCAACAGCAAGATAAAAAACATAAGGCACTGAAAATACGTCCATTATAAGAGGAGTAAAATATATGTCACGCAAGGTCGCAGAAAACTTTTTATTTGAGTTCAACGACTCAAGGTCGGTAAAAGAAGGAATTAAGGTATTGAACAATATCCTCAGTTTTCTTCAAAAAAAGAAACAAACTATAGATGACATCTTAACAGAGATGAGCTCGAACAATGCTTTTATTAGGGTCATAAAGACAAAGCAGGTAGTGATCTCTGCAGGAGAAAGAGAAATAACCACCCGAGGTACGCCTACTCTTATAGAGGTTCAGGCCAAACCTGCGGATATAAAAGAGGTAATTGCAACTTGGGACACTCTAGTGGAACTCAATGAAGTTATTGATCGCTATGAACGTTCTATTGCTCCATCTGCGGAATCTCGCTATAAGAACGTGCCTGAGCTTAAGGCTGTTGAAGCAAAGGTAGAGTCCTTCATAAAGAAAACAAAGGAAAGCAGGGACAAGCTTTTGAAGAAGTTACAGTCAAAAGTTGATACTTATATGCCACGTTCTTTGAAGGTCATTGTAGATAAGTTGAAAGAAGAGCTAACTACAAACCTTAAGGGGAGGTTTGAAGAATGCAATGTTCTTTATTATCCATGTGTAATGCCTGTAAATAAAGTAAACGTACTCGCATTTTACTGTTACCTCAGTTTTACCCGATTGAAGGACGATGATGACTGGCAACATGAGGTCTTTGACGTGGTCGTGATCTCCATACCCTTAGCAGATGGGACGACCAAATTTCAGATAAACACTTATGAAGGCCACGCGCTTCCTCTAGAAATTCCTTTGGAGCCTAACAGCTGGGTTGGTACTGTTAAGGGCGTTACGGACCGATTGTACTCAACACTAACTGATGTTCACGCCCTTAATTTATTGAAGCCCCAGATGCTTAAAGTTTCAGATAAGGACGCGAAAAAGACAAAGGACTTTAAATCAAACCAAGAAGTTGCGAAGCTCGAAGTAGTGGATGAAACTTTTAAGATCTATTTAAAGCCTTCTTATGTTAAGTCAGAGCCTCAGGCGCATAACGTTGGTAAGGCTTTGTGGGCAAAGGTAGTAAAATTCCTCTTAATAGATGCCAAATATAAGTTGAGTTATAAACCAACTCAAGAAGGAACGAGCTGGATTTTGAATTTTAAAGTGTCTACCCCTACTCAAATAAGTGGTAAGATACAGTCAAATATTCATTTCGATAGTTCTGCGTTTAAAGATTTCTGTGTAAGGCAAAACCTGGATGGCCCTCAAATCCGTAAGGTTGAAGAGGCTTTGAAGCACGCAATTTATGAAAAGCATAAGCGGTCAGCGTTTACACAACCCGATATTATTACAGAAAAGGATGATGTTAAGAACCGTCTAAATGATAGCGCAATTATTCCTGCAAAGCGCACAAGTGTAGAAAAACCTGAAACTGAAAAGACTGCGGTAAGGAAGATACAGCCTAGTATGGCCCCAGAGTCAAAGGAAAAACTTACTAAGGAAATGATTAGACAACAAACTCTGAACAAGCGTAAGTTCGCACGCCAATTGGAAGATGAGGACGTGGATATATGAGACATATAGAAACTTCGGTACCTATTTCAAAAGGTGATTACGAAGATACGTTTTTTTATAGTGAGACAAAAAATATTTATACTGATATTTTTGGTGCAATGATGGATTACGTAACTACATCAGATAGAGACTCCAAGAGTAGATTAGGTAGACTACTATTACAGAATTGGAATAAGCTACCTAAGAGAACAGTTCAGTTATCGGGCTCTGCGTTTCGCATTTGGATATTTGGACCCAAGAAAGCAGGAAAAGTTCTTGAACGGCTTGAAAATAATGAAGGAATTAAGATTGATTGCTCTGATTTTTTGTCTTTCACGGCCAAACTACCAAGTAGTCCAAGTACATTTAAAAAGTATTGGTCAGTTCTGAAAACAAATTCAGAATGTGGATCAGTTGTTCTAGTACAGAAGTGTAGATACAAGAAAGGCTTTTCGGTAACAGACTTCCTTGAGTGGTTAAGAACAGCGGGGTACTTTAAAGATAGCGATGAAACAGACGATTACTCTAGCGGTATAATGATGGACGTAGATGACTCATTAATAACACTGATGAATCAAGAGCAGGAAGTCTTTGTCTTTGATTCTGTTTTGGACATACATCCAAAGGAAGTAGTAAATATAAAGGTTGCGGTTAAACCAAGTTCACCTTTACCTGGGTTACTAATTCCAAGAACAGGAGTAAAGTTTGTAGAAGCACCTGATACAGATCACGCAAAAGAGATGTTGGGCTTAAATAAAAGGAGGACGTCACTGTGAATTTTGTCTATAAGTCAACTGATTACCATTTTAGAAACAGAGTAAATCCACGTACTAAGTCATATTTTAATATCATGGTAGGTAGGAATCACAACCACCTTAAAACCTATAAGGTTATTGAGCGATTGAAGAAGTATTTGTTTGCACAACAGGCTATATTGGTCAGCCCCAATAACTTCACACTGGTTAATGTAACTTCCTTATTGTCCGCAATTTCCTTTGGTTATTCTCAAGAGCCAGTAAACGTACTTCGCTTTGACTCTACTATTGCTTTTACGTTTGCTTTGAGGGCTGACTCCGATCTTAACTATAGTGCCGCTCCTCCGCATATCAAGAAAATTAGTCATGACATTACGTTCTGGGGTTATAACCACCCGCAGGACTTTGTTACTATTGCCGTGGATATCGCTGACATAGTAGAGGAAGGACTTTCCATAAAGGACTTTGAATACCTTTACTTGGTTACAGGGTCAGTAACTAAGAACTTTGCGCTCTTTAAAGAGGCGGCACAGCACTCTATGCCTAAGGACAAGCATACTATTGTAAAGAACTATACCAATATCTATAATCTGGATTTGGCTACCCTGATGTACACTGTACCTTACGTAGAGTGGGTTTACAATAAACAGATTTGGGAATTTGCACCCGAAGTTATTCCTGCAAACCAAATACACGCCTATAGCGCCCTGTATTATGCTTTGTTTCTGTCTACCAAATCCTTGACGGTTAAGTACGTTACGAACCTCAAAGGTTGTGGACATTTACTCAATGAGCTGTATCGCTATTATCTAAAATCTCAACAGCAGTTAATCTCCAATCAGGTTGGTGAGACCGACCACTCCGAAGAGCAAGAGTATCTGATTTCCTTTATTTACCCCGCGTCTGTTTATTGCGTCTTCGCAATGATGAACACGCCGGGCTATCGTGACTGGAAGCCCAAAGCTCGTCTGTCTAATATGTACGAATGGTTGTCAAATTTGTCGGTCAAGCTTCAAGAAGATATTGCTATATTCCAGGATCTCCAATTCTTAGCACAGATTCCTGGACTAGCTAAAGACGCTATTACAAACAAGCTTGCTACATTTAGAAAGGCCGCTGTAATCTTAGGTGAGCAGTCTAAAATGGCAACCTTCATGCCTAAATAATAATCTATAAGGAGAATTAAATGAGACGTGTAGTTATATCCTCTAGTCCTAGAAAACCTAATAAGGTAATAACTATTTCTTATGAGGATTGGATAAGGTTCAAACTACATCCATATTTTAGGCGTGCCACCCCTATGGAAACCTCAGGTGAGATTAAATGTGAGTTACTCTTTTTACCTGAGAGAAATGAGACTTTTGTTTTTAATAACCATAAGACCAGAGAATATTTTAAATTAAACAAAATAAAAAAGGAGTGTACTAAATGAGAAAAGTAATTGTAACGTTGGCAGCGTCAAAAAGGCCCTCAAAAGAACAACTGAAAGCAGAGTTAAAACTGGCGATTGCTGACCATAAGAAAATATTGGCAAAGCTCAAAAAGGCTAACGTTAATATAACGCTCGAAAATGAACCTGAAATAGGATGGACTGATTCCGGTTATGATGCAGTTCTGAGTGGAGAGATAGTTGTAAGAGGTAAGACTGCCTCATACTCTATTAATACCCCTGAAGTAAATTCTGTTGCTAAATTAACAAAAAAGACAAGTTGGGTATTTGATGTATTTAAAGGACAGCCTTTGGCTTGTCTAAAGTTTATTATAGAAGCTGTTACTGCAGACGGTGGTGTAACTAAGGTAGACAGTAATCTATTAAGTGCTGAAAAAGGAATTCTAAAGGCATTGTCAAACGCCGCTGATGCTTATGTAAGAGCTACTAATGTAGCACGCTTAACCTATAGAACTAAAAGTCAGGGTGGCAAAATCCTTTGGATTGCAGTACAAGCTCCAAGCGATATGACTGATATGGAAGGTGGGGCAATTCGTGAGGACGATGCTAAAAAGGTTGGGGTGACACTTCAACAGATACTGGATTATCTTGTAGCAAAAGATGCGCGTAAGCCCAAGCCTCAGAAACGCTCTCCTTTTAGAGGATGTATGTATGACTAAGGTTGGGGTGGTGGGATTATTCGGACCAGTTGAGCTAAAAGAAGTGTATCACCCACCTAGTCATAAGAGACGGTATAACGATTATGGTCCTGACTGGGATGAACTGTCTAACACTTGCTTACTCTTGGCAAATCATATCTGTCAGGACTGTCATAAAAACAAGGCAACTAATGCTCATCACATTACTCCCCTGACCAAAGGTGGGGCAAATGTGCTGAGTAACCTAAAAGCACTCTGTTTTTATTGCCACGCTAAGTATCATACGCACATGAACAAAGGTCGTAGAAAGGAGGACCATCCTAATGGCGGTGGCAATTAAACAACCCAAGTTAAGTTTTAAAAAACAGCCGGGGGCTAAGGGATTATCTTCGGTCGGTAACCCTCATCAGGACGTGACCATTCTATTAGATAAAAAGCAGATTGGCGTGATTTATGGCCCTACTTGGAGAGACAAAGATAGTAAATGGTCCATCCAGCTAATGGTTAAACATGCTAATAGTTGGAAAAATATTTTGCTTAAGGCTAAATTTGATACTGAAGAACACGCTAGACAGTTTATGATAAACAATATTGGCCGTATACTCCAAAAATACGAAATACATTACTTAGAAAATTAAGATGGGAGATTTACAATGACACTGACCGAAACCGTTGTTAAGTTAAAAGCAAAAGGTAAATCTAAGGATGAGGTCTTGGCCAAAGTAAAGGAATCTATTAAGACCTTGGGTGAACGGTGGACTTCTAAGAAGCAAGATCTATTTGATGAAGCTTGGGGAACTGAGGTAACTGTTAAGACAAAAGAACCTAAAATTAAGTTACCCAAAAAGAGTAAGAACCCAGAATTGGACGCAGCTCTCCAGTGGTACTCCGCAAAATACGGTGGTGGTCAGGGACCCAAGGCTACTCCAGATCAGATTATAGCAATGTGGAAAAAGGCAACAGGTAGTAAAAAGGAAGCAACGAGGAAAGAACCTGTTCCTAGAGAGCGCGTTAAGAACAAAGAAAAGGTTATCAAAGAAAAAACAAAGTCCGTCTCTAAGTATGACCTTTATTTGGAGTTCAATAACGTAATAAGTGGATTGGCTTTCAATACAGGGCTCGTAAGTAATGAGGACCGTAGAGAGCTCTACAATGGTCCTACCAAAGTTTTAGGTGATTTCGGTCAAGGCCTGGGTGCCCTTTGGGGTGAAGGCATGAATGGTGGTATCGCCTTTGGTAAAAAAGCTCTGAAGAAGATACCTCAGGATCGTGTAGAGAAGGCTATAAAGGCAGTTTTACCTAAGATCGTACCTGCCGCCAAGGAACAAAAGCAAACCTTGATTACTATAATGGAGCAACTACCTGAGATTTATTCTACCGTAAACGGTACAAAGGCCAGCGTAGATGACGTAGGTGAGCCCATTGGTAACTTCATGTTGTTCATTGGTAAGATTTATAAATCCAAACCTGAGATTGACACAACTCAAGATGGGTGTAAGGTATATACCTACTTCAATGGCCCAAAGTCAGGTCTTCCCAAGCTGTACGTAATTCTGGATAAAAAGACTTTCTTATATGCTCGTATAAAAGACAACACTTACTTGACGCTTGAAACCTTAAAGACAAAACTAGACTCTTATAAGGGGTAGAGGTCTATGAGATATGTAGCCATTTCAAGCGGACTAACGGATGAGATCAGAGGTTTGTTCTCAATAGCCGTTAAGGACGATAAACAACCGGGTGATATAAGGGAATGGGAAGATAGCCTAAAAGCACTTAAGCCTAAGCTATATGAAGCATATAGATCAGCTATTACTAATAAGCTCATAGAGTGGCGTGTAGAGCTCGTACCTTACCATGGATTAGGTAGTCGTAGCTGGAGCGTTAATTCCTACAGAGCTGGTCTTAAAGGTGATGACGCGGCGATCAAGCACCCCGCCCACGTTTTAAGAGAGACGAATTCTAAGACACAGGCCCAGAAGGCAAAAGAAAAAATTGATGAATATAAATACACTAAGGTTTTATCAAGAGAACAGGGCTTCTATAAGCGCCTACGGTATCTGTATAAATTCAATTCCACTAAATTGTCTGATTGGGACCGACAGTTTATTACCTCTTTGGGTAACCAATTGACCGAAGGTAGACCTAGTACATTGAAGCAAAAGCAAATAGCGAGTAAATTATTTGAAAAATATAAAGTACCAGAAGGAGCAGAGGCAACTACTATGAGAAAGACTACTATAAGGCATACCAAATCTAATAAGTCCAAGACTACTGCTGTGGACATGGATACAGAGTACAAAATGCTTAAGGCTCTTAATAAGTTTGCTGGTAAAGACATTAGATTCAAGGACATGATTAAGCTCGAATTTAGGGGTGAAACCGACCACATTGAGATTTTTAGTCACCCTTTGAATTTCAATGTCAGTATAAACACAAGCGAATTACTACATAAGTTTAAGGTTCACCCTGGTGCATTCTTGACCTTTTTGTACTATAACGGGGCTCAAAATAACGATCCTCAGAATTTAAAAGCTTATGTACCATATTCCTTTAGAAGGAAAGGCGTAAAAGCATTCAAAGGCCCTTCAAAATGGGTACATGATAGCGCTGGTTTTTGGAAGCAGATTCCTCTTAATCCAGAAGATGAGGATTTTGAAAGCATAGAAGTTGAATAACTAATCTCTTAATGAAGGGAGTGTATAAATGAGAAAGACCCTTGTTGTTAATATCCGCCAAAAAGAACAATCTTATGTAAATGAAATAGAGATAGAAAAGGCTGTAGAAAAGGCTAGAGAGGCCAAAGATTTTCGTCAAGAACTACTAAAATTAGATAGGATCTTTACGAAAAACCTAAACGAGTCAATTGGTAGTGACCGCTTTATCTATAAGAAGTATAGAGACAAGGTTAGAGGTCTTATGACGGTCCGTATGCCCGCTGGTTGGGACTGATCACTAAAAATACAAGCATATCTAAGCAAATCGTAATTTATTTATGATTGAGGAGGTTTGATCTATGCGAAAGATAAGGGTTGCTATTGCATCCGTAAAGAACGAATTATCTTATCAGTGGTACAAAATAAAGAGTCGGGTACAGCCCATGGAACTCCGAGGTAAAGAAGTACGACTCAATCAGGGTGATGTTATCGGTTTCCGTCCAGGTTCCAATGGAAAGACCACTCGCATGGTCCTCAAGGATAGCATCGGGTACGTTATGAGTCCTACCAAAGAACAGGTTGAGTATTTATTGAAGAAATGCGAGCCCTTAATTGGTGGCGCAATAGACACAGCCAAGATAGGCTTAGTAACTGAACCTAAGGTTAGCGTTAAAGACAGGCGCATACTTGAAGAACTAAAGGACATGTCTAATATCTTGAAAAGGTATAAAGACATAACTGACATAAAGATCGAAAATAAACGTTTGCTATTTAGGTACGATAATCGTCCTTACAGTATTATTAGCGACCCTTCTTAAAGGAGAAGTGTATGAAGACCATTAGTGTAGAAATAAGTAGCGGAGATAACCAGTTAGTGTCCCAAGCAATACGGATCCTAACTAAGGTTGTTGACGCGGGTTTTAAGAAGAAAAAGGGTAAGGGCGCTACGGGGAAAAATACTGTACAAAAGGCCATAGAGAAATTCGTTAGAAGTCTTCCTGAAAAGGATCTTCAGGAATTGATAGAAAGTAAGTACGAAAATACGGAGACCTCTGAAGATAGATTACTCGCTTTGGCTTACAATATGAAGCAGCAGTCTACTAGGATGCCAAAAGAAAAGATAGCGGAACGGTCGGAACGCCATAAGGCAATGATAACAAAGCGTAAGAACAGAATAAAAGAACTTGAAATGAAGAAAAAGAACAGTACAAACCCAGATACTGTAAAGCGTATCTCACAGATTGTTACCAAGCATAAAGATCGTATTGACCGCCATAATGAAGCTCTTAAGTATTACAAAATGCTTGGGTCGTTAAAGCCCAAGACGCATAAAGACATAGTTAAAAAGAAGACCAATCCAATGGGCCAGTCTACTAAATAAGGATAAATAAAAATGAGAAAAATCAGTGTCCGTATTGTCACAACCGCGGCTGGCGCAGGAGAAGCATGGTGGAACAATCAGAGCAAAGAGCAGAAGGCGGCGTACATCAAAGCTCATCCAAATAGTAAGTATGCTAAACAAGCGGGAGCAGAAAAAGAGACTGTGGTAAACCAACATCCAAAGAAACTTATAACTGATTCTAAACTTAATAAGAAACAAGAAAAAATAAAGGAGCTTAACGTCCAGTTAAAAAATGAAAAGGAGACGTTAAAAAAGCTTACGAAACAACTACCAAAGTATAGATGGGGCTCATCCGCTAGTTTATGTAGATCAGAAATAGCCGATATTAAAGAAAAGATACAAAAGATTGAAAAGCAACTACAAAAATATGAAGATAAAATCTAACAAAAAAGAAATAAAGGAGAAATGAAAAAGAAAAATACGACTAACCCAGATACTGTAAAGCGTATCTCTCAGATCGTGACCAAGCATAATGAGGCACTAAAGTATTACAAAATGCTTGGGTCGTTAAAGCCCAAGACACATAAAGACATAGTTAAGAAGAAGACCAACCCTATGGGACAGTCTACTAAGTAAAAGGGAGATGTTATGAGAAGAATAATTGTAAAGATTGTAACAACTGCTTCTGGGGATGACTGGTGGAATAGTCAGAGCAAAGAGCAGAAAGCGGCTTACATAAAAGCCCATCCTAGAAGTAAGTACGCTAAACAAGCTGGTTCGGCTGCACCTAAAGCCACTAAAACAAAGACCGAAAAGGTAGAATCACTAAAAAATAAATTGGTAGTACATCATAAGCCATCAAAAAATTTAACGAAAGAGCAAATTGAAGATAATAAAAGGTATAATAAGTTTAAAGATAAAGAGAATCTTAAAAAAGCGAAGCTTTTAGCTGAAGGTGCTGAAGAAAAAATTAAAGCCCTTAAGGCTAAACTTAAAAAAGAAAATGACGCTAGCATAAAAACGCGCATCCAAAAACAAATACAAAAGTTAGAGTCAGCTGTTCGTATAACGGCTATGTACTCTAGAGAAAAGGTTGACGGTTACTATAATTCAGACCGACATTATCAAAGTTAAGAAGAAGACCAACCCTATGGGTAATAAACCCTAATACAAAAAAAGGAGAAGTGTATGAAGAAGATTAGCGTACGTATCAGCAGCATGAACAAGGCAACTGCAGCAAGAACTCGTATGAACTTTGAGAGCGAAGGTGATGAAGGCATGAGCTTCAGGGCGGCCAAGGGCGTCAATGATGAGCTGAACGTAGTTGAAGGCGATGTTATTTTTGATAGTGAGAACGGAATTAAATTCAAGCCTTCTCGGGCATTCCGAAAAGAAGTACCTATGAAGACAGGTAATACGATTAAGGTAGAAAAGGATGCAGAAGGTGAGCTTACCTTTGAGTTCGAAGGTAATGATATTAAATTTAAGCCTTCTCGCGCTCTTAAGAACAGCGTAATCCTTAAGAATAACAGTAAGATCAAAGTAGCAAAAGACAATCACGGCGATATCATCTTTGAAGGCATTGACGGACTTGGATTCAAACCATCTAGCAAGATGAAGCGTATGCTCACAGCCTCGTCTGACTATACAGAGATTTCATCTGATAGTGGTGATGCATGGTGGGCGAAACAAAGCAAAGAGCAGAAAGCGGCTTATATAAAAGCCCACCCTAGAAGTAAGTACGCTAAACAATCAGGTGGACAAACTGCTCCAGCTAAAGAAAAGACAGGCGGGTCTAAGTCAACTAGCGCTCCAGAGCATTGGTTTAAGAATAAAGAAAAGCCTGGCACTAAAGAATATGACGATGCTATAATAGACGCTCTAAAGCAAAATAGTAAAGGATCTACATATGTAAATAAGAATGATAAACCTCTCTTTCTTAAGATAAAGAATCCTTCAGAAAGAGTACAAATGGAGGCAGTAAGAATTCAACCTTCTGTTTATGAGGCTATAAAAAATCCTAGTGAAAAAGTTTCTCTCTCTTACCTTAAATCTTTCCCTAGGGGAATAATGGATATAAAAAATCCTAGTGAAACTATGCTTAAAGTAGTTGAAAAGAAGGATCCCTTTTGGATAAAAGAACTGGAAAAGAAGAACGGTTCATCTAAAACAACCGTAGGTCCTAAAGATACTAACGGGCCTAAAGTAAAGGCTTTGAAAGAAAAGATTTCGGAGCTTACTGAAAAAATGAATAAGTGGAAAGAAAAATATAGGGCGTCTAAATCAGCTACGGATAAGATAGTAGCAAAGACACACTATAAATCTACTAAAGCTGAACTGACTAAGGTTAATCGCGAGATCAGGAAGCTTTCTAAGTAAAGGACTAATTAACCATGGCTATCAGAATATGGGAATATGGGTCATCCCCAGAAGCAGTAAATCAGAGTACGACTAATGTCCAGATTGTGGTTGGAAACCCTATTTCCTGTTCTGAGCAATTTTTGTCTACCGAGACGGGGGTTCCTTTGGAGCCCCTTTCTGGGTATCCTATTGTCCAAGTATTAGAGGGAGTTGACCTCATTACATCCACAATAGGTTATAGAAACAATAACGCTCTGCCCGGGGAGTGGACCGCGGATCTAACAATCCCGCCCACAATAGAATTCAATTCTGGTAAAGAGAAGATACTTACCTTATCTTGGATATTTAAGTCCCTTGAAGGAACGGAAAAGTCCAATCAGTATATAACCGTTGTACCCAAAGACGATGTCTACTCTGAGGACTACAAAGAGATTGTTTTACTTGGACCAGTACAGGACTTGAAGGTTACTGTCCCTTACATAATAAACGTTCTGGCAGGTGACATTGCAGAATATACGTTATACGATGAAAACTCCCCTATCTCTTCAGGGAAAGCCGCAGACTCGGCTATAAATGGTCCTCACAGCGTTCTGTCTTTTACTGTAATCAGCCCCTTGTTTGTTCCACGACTTCGTCCATATAATCTTGTTATTACCTTGCGCTTTAACACCGCTGTCCGTCAGTTGTTTTCCAACGTATATCAGATTAATCCTACCATACTTAGTGCGATGCAGGCTCTAGAACTATCCATAAATAAGGCAAATCAAATTGAGACAATTAGAGGACTCCAGTTCCGTGAGGTAGACCTTTTACAAGGATTAACCCGGGGACTCGACTACTTCAATAACGTACCGCCTACCCTAACGAGTTTCACCGGCGTCTGCATGACAGGCGGTATAAGAGAGGGCTGGCTCGTCTGCGCGTCAATCCGGTCCCTTAGAGCACAGCTACAGTCGGAGGGGATGTTCCAATTTGATTTTTCTGGACAAAATATTAGTCTTAATGTTGACCGTCAGCAGGCAATAGAGAGTGCTTGTGGTCATTATGAATCATTAGTCGATACTATGGTCAGGCCCTTGAAGATCATACTGGGTAAAAAGGGCGTAGTAAACGGTGATGGCTCATTAGGTGATAAATTGGCATTGATGTCTTCAATGGGTCTGACCAGACTGAGTAATAATGCTATAACTCGTTCTAAGTTAGGCAATCCATTATACCCTAGGACATGGTGATAATATTAGATACACAACTATTGCTAAAACAACTAAGCGTGGTAATTTAGATTACGACCCTGAAGATATCCCTGAGTATAAGAAGGGTGCGGTCAAAGCAAAGGCCGATGGTATGTTTGTTATGTTTTATGATAAAAAGGGAAATGAACTGGGTAGAAAGAAAATAGGAAACGCTAATCAAGCACAAGAATGCGCGGAATCAAATAATGTATTCTATAAGAAATATGGAGTTATGCTATGAGGTACGTTACCCTATCTGTATCTACTAATCCAAATAGACCTAAATTTGGGACCTGTATTACTAAAGGTAAATTATGTCTATGCTTTGAAAATGCTCGTTTAGAGTATTGGGCCCAAAAGGCTAAGGGTAATGATTGCAAGTACATAGTTGGACTTGTTTATGGTGTTCCAAAAGAATTTGAGAAGGAAAAACAAGATAGTAAACCCAGTGGTCTTTCTCACGCATGGGTAGAACTTGAAGATAATACAATAGTGGACCCCACACCCTATGCAATAGGTAAGTGGGTTCAAAGTAGAGAAATAGAAAATAATACTGCTCCAAAAGAGTATGCACTTAAGTATTGGAGTAAAAAGCATCCTTTAGAATACAAGATAAATAAGGAAATAAAAGAATCAAAATTAAGGGCGGTACTAAAATACTTTCCTCTATAGACAGGAATAAATTATGCAAGTAGATACTGAGAAAATGGTTCCCACCCAAATGAAGTCCAAGCTTAAGAAGAAGGGCTATTGGATCGTATCTTGTGAGTCCGCGGGTGGTGGTAACCGTGCCCACAGCTATTGGTTCGTCTATTGGAATGACCTAGACGACTCGGTCCACGTACAGACCGATGGTACCTTAGGTGGGGCGAGTAAGTCCTATAATAAGCAAAAGGCAATGGAAATCGCCATAACAAAAAGATATAAAGAACTTTATACGAAAGGACAATTGCTATGAAAAAGATAACGGTTAGAATCACCACCGCAAAGACCGATGAGCCTGTAGTAGAAAATCAATTTGCAGAGATCGTAAAAGAGATGCGGCAAATGCCTGCAGTTAAGAACAAAGAAGCCGTGTTGAAGAAGCGTAAAAACTGTATTCACCTGGAATATAAGGGCGCTAATTACTATATCGTACGCCATATCCATGAATTGAAGAAACTTAGAGAAGAGTCTTCTGAAACTCCAGGGGACTTAGACTTTATGGATTCTTATGGCTTTAAATACTATGGGTTAACTGAAGGTAACCACGTATTTTCTTATTCTAAATTCGTGCCATCTAAAGGTATAACTTTTAGTTGTTCCGTTCGAGTAGCTAAAGATGGAACTTGGAGTGGTGGTGGGTCTGATGCTAAATTTCCTAAAAACAGAGGGTCTAACCTTTCTCAGTTAAAGACTTACGCTAATTCAGTTAAAAAGAAAATGAATTCCTTAGGTTCTTAAATAAAAGAAATTGAAGGAGCAATAGTAATGGCAACAATTTGTGTTGACTTTGATGGAACTGTAGTTACCCATGACTACCCAAGAGTAGGTAAAGATATAGGAGCGGTTCCTGTACTAAAAAGATTAGTCGAAGACGGGCATAGACTAATCTTATGGACAATGAGAGACAAAGCTGAGTTACAAGATGCAGTCAATTGGTTTTTTCAGAATAATATACCTCTTTGGGGTGTGAATGAGAACCCAGAACAACATACTTGGACGGACAGTCCAAAGGCTTATGGCCAACATTATATAGACGATTGTGCGGTTGGCACTCCCTTAATTCATGGTGTACACAGTAGACCTTATATTGATTGGGCACGTATGGAGCAATTATTGTTGGAGATGGGGGTACTATGAAGATCAAACGACTAAAAATAACAACTGCGGCTGATACAGATAAGCATGACTACATAATTGCCGTAAAAGAGATGCTAGATAGCCATGATGAAAATGACCACAATAAGACACAGTTCGATAACTACTCTGATAAAGCGCGCCAATTATTGGACAACAATAAAGATCGTGATAGAATGACAGTACTACTTTTATCTACCTGATAAGGATAATCTTATGATATGTATTAAGCGATATAGGGTCCATATAAGAACCACAGCTAAAGAAGTATTGGCTAAAAACGATGACGAATGGTTTAAGGGCCTAACTAAAGAACAGCAAAAGCAGTACTTGGAAGAACACCCAAATAGTAAATTTGCTAAAACCTTTAAGGCTAAAGAAGATGAGAATGGCCAATCAGGATCTAAAAAGACTGGCCCAGCCAAAGTAAAAAAAGAAAAGACTGACCCTTATAAAGATGTACCCGAAGAAGATAAAAAGGTCATGCTGGCGGCAAAGACTCGCGGATATAGAGTGCCTCCTGCGTGGAGAAATGTGTGGCTCAATCCTAACCCAAAGGCTGATCTTCAGGTTAAAGGTAAGGATGCAAAGGGCCGTACTCAAAGTGTATATACTGCGTCTTTTAGAGCCGCTCAGGATATAAAGAAGTTTAACCGCCTAAGAGATTTCACTAAGGCCTATAAAGGTATGCGGACCCAGATAGACAAGGACTTTGATGAATCTCCTGAGGCACAGTGTTTATATTTGATAGCCAAGACAGGATTCAGGATTGGCAGCTCCAAAGAGACTGGCGCGAAGGTTAAAGCGTACGGAGCATCTACTCTTACTGTTGACCATATCTCAATAGATGGGGACATTATTAACTTTGATTTTACTGGTAAAAAGGGCGTACACCAGAAACATGAGATTGTAGATGCAAAGCTCGCTAAAATGCTGAGTACTAAGAAAGAGGGCTTATTATTTGAGACGAATGGAGCAAAGATACATAAGTATTTAGAATCCTTAAATCCAGAACAAAAATTTGAGGTCAAAGATTTTAGAACATACGTTGCTACCTCCACAGCTCTATCTTCGGTATCCTCTATGGAAGCCCCTAGGACTAAAGCAGAATATATAAAATCCGTAAATAAGGTCTGTAAGACTGTTTCAGAAAAATTAGGTAACTCCCCAGACATGGCTAAAAAGTCTTATATAGATCCTACCGTCTTCAAGGAATGGCAATCGAATATAACTGACCCGGATGTAGAGACCTCGAGTGATTCTATTGGGCCTTATTTCTGTCTAGCTATGGACAAAGAACAGCAACTTATGCAGGACTTTATAGAGTGCAATCACTATAGGATTCCAGATAAGGTAGTTATAGCCCTTAAGAGAGTTATTAAACTTCCTCGTGGAAAAGATAGAGAGATCGCCTATTCTGCCTTCCAAAAGCTCGCAAAGGTTTTCAACTTAGTAGATACTTCAAGTAAAAAGGTCTACATAGACTCTCTCCGTGAGATCGAAAAGATTGCACGTTCACAGGGTGATTTATGAGTCGTCTCGTAGTTATCGCCGGCTCGGCCTGTAAAGGCTGTGGGGAGTCGAATACTATAAAAGACAAGCGTAGGGACTACGTAGATGTAGATAACAGCGATGAAATGCAGACTTTTAGGGTCTGTCGTCTTTGTGGACACAGGGAAATTATAAAGACACGAATGACGGTCCGTAAACGCGCAAGGCAGGATAAGCTGGCTGGTCTAGCTGACCTAATAAACGAATTGACCAATAGAGGGCAATAGATATGAAGATCAAAGGAATTACTATAGCTTCTTCTATAGATGACCGGCTGGAGACCATATTCAAGCAATTAGGTGCAAAGTACATGAACCATAACGGACAGTCAGTATTGGTCTTGAATACTACTCCAGACGTAATGGCACAAAAGGTTGAGATAGCGTATGAACAGTTGAGGAAACTGGGATATGATAATAAAAGCCAGTCCCAAAAGCATTTCTGGTATATAGTAGATGCTCAAAATGAATTACCTGAGGTTCAGATTGAGTCACAAGGTTCTGAGGGTTTTATCAAAGAAAAGCACAATTATACTATAACTTGGTAAGGGTCTTTGTAATTTATTAATAACAATGATGAGGAGAAATCATGAGAACGATAAGGGTAAGTATTGAGACCACCAAGACTACTGCGGCATCTCCGAAGGGAATTATCCAAGTATTCTTCTGTAATGGCTTGAATACTGCAATGGGTAAAGGCGTTATCTTTCCTACTAAGGCTGAGGCAGTTGAGTATGCTATTAGCAAGTTAAGAACAAGCAGTAATTTATTTAGTTCAAAAGTATGTTTAGATACAGTTGACTCTAAAGGATGGACTTCACAAGAAACTCTCGCTGAGTTTGTAAAAAACAGCTCGGGTAAGGTTTGCAAATTAGTTCCAGTAAAATAATAAATATCAGGAGCACTTGTCCATGACAAGACAAATACAAACAGCAGGACAAAGGAGAAGGGTCATGAAAGAAATCGGGAAATCAATTATTCAGGAATTAGCGGCAAACATGGATCGTCTCACTGTTGGCATCGAGAGCTTCAAGACACACGGAGACAAGAGCAAGGTTCGTGTATCAGTAATTGCAACTTCGGACTCAAACAAATCTGATATCTTGAAGTCAATTAACTCACAGTTCGGTGGTCGTCTTAGGGCAGTTGCTCGCTCATTCCGTATCGTAGAATCGTCTAATGCGGACCGTAATAACGTAACTTTTAAGCTCCAGGGATACGTTGTACCAAATGTAGAAATAGTGGCCGCATCTTCTGAGCAGGGAAAGAAAATGAAGTGTGTTGCGTCCAATATGTTTATGGACCAGTCTGATTGCATTTGGAGCAAAACTGGAGATTTCTTATATAAGAAATCAGATGTTGAGACCGCAGAAGAACTTAATCAGTTTCTTACTGAGTGTAGCTCAACCACAACCCGGGTCAGAAAGGGCCTTGATTTTGAGACCGTAGTGGCCTCCGCAGGAGATTTCGTCCGTTACTTGAGTAAAGGTGAAATGTGCTGTGGTATTGTAGTAGCGGCCGATGAAACAAATCATAAGCTCATGGTACTGGCCGAAGGTGAAGAAGACCCAGAAGTTATTGATACTTTTGACGTCCAGGATAGTCTGCCCGTAGATGATGAGAAAGTACGCTTTCCTGAAGAGACGGACATGGTTGAGACCTCGGCGTCAGCCGTAGATATTAACGCCATCGTTTCTTACTACAAGCGTTGGTTTACCTACAATCCCAACTACGCCCAGATGCTGATTGACCGATTGAATCAGCATGCCTTTTGCTAAAAAGAATTTACCCATATAGACTGTTTCGTTTTTGACCGCACACGTCCTTTAAGGATGACCTAACTGAGCGTAAAACAAATATGTGGGTTCTGGGGTGGGGTGGTGATTAACTTTACTACCCCACCCCAACAATATTATTATTATATACTGTAGGAGAGTTTATGAAAGTACGTTCAATTGCCATTAAAGGCGAAGGAATAGAACTGGCTAAAGTTGCGATCCATGCAAAGAGAAACCGAATGAAGGGTATGTACGATAACACAAACCCTACGGCTATGGATATTTATAAAGCCCGTCATAAGTATGACTTTAAGCACGAGTTCAATAAGTTCATAGAAGATAACTACGTAGATGTTATATCCAAGACAGACCGTAAGGCTCTAATGCAGGCCGTAGAGACACACTACAATGAGGGCTGTATAGAGAACGTAGAAGACCTTAAAAGACATATTGAGGTCATAGGTAAGCGTGAAGGCATAATCTTTGATTAAACCATATAGGTGTGAACTATGAAGACCCCAAAACGTACAGAAGTGGAATTGAGTACCTCAAGTAAGAGTAAGAAGCCTGTTAAAGTAAAGAAGGATTGTACTGATGTAAAGCCCGCCTTAGAAGTGAAAAAGAAGAAAAGGACTCCTGAACAGAAAGCAAAACGACTTGAAAAAATAAAGGCCAAAGTAGTGGCGGAAGAAGCGGTTGCACTCAAGCTCATTGATGACATTCATTTAAAGGCAAAAAAGAAGTTCAATGGTGAAGATGACCATAAAGAAGTTTATTTGGATATGTTTCGCCAATTGAGAAGAATAATAAAGAAAACAGAACGGTCCTGTCTTAAGTCAAAGAACGGTCAAGGTGCGTATCAACTTGCTACGTTGTATACTCAGTTAAGGGAAGTTCTGGCTGAGATTAGAGCCTACACGGATCTTTCTGACCATGTTGACTCTATGATTGAGCGCGTAATGAAACCCCTTTTTACTACATTAGTACAAAGTACATCCAATGCAATGTACCAAACAAAAATAAAAATAAAAGACAAATTGAAAGAAAAAAGGGTCAGGCGGACCTTCGAAGACATAGATGAAATAACACTTGACCAGGCGAATCAATTGCAGACACAGTATGATAAGGCCTGTCAGACAATAAGAGAGATTTTAATAGGAAATACGTAGTCATTAATAAAGATTTGAGGTAAACCTTTATGGCATATCATAAGTTACAAGTAACTATTTCAGCGGCAGGTGGTGGAAAGTCCACGCATGACCATCCTAAGGGACTTTCTAAGCCAGCTAGCTCTGGTGATAACTGGTTTGACCGTTTAAGTGAGGACGAGCAGACGGAATATATAGAGTCGCATCCTAATTCAAAGTATGCTAAAAATATTCACCGTGTTGACCACGAAGACCAATCGGATAAGAGTAAGAAGAAATCCGGATCTGATACTAAAAATCCAAAAGCAATGCGCCATGTATTGGCTGATAAAATAAAGGTCCTACCTAAGAAACACAAAGAATTTTTTGAGACCGAGCAGGACCAACCCAATTCAGAACAACGTTCAGGTATTGCAAAGCACATACGATTGAACCATAAAGAAATAGTTAAGCACATGAAAGGTCAGATTGTAGAGTGGAAAGATGGATGCGGGGCTATTGCAAAGCTCGCTACTGGTAAGTCCATTTCGGCACATGAAAAGAAAGCATTGAAGGCCCTAGTTATAGATGCATCCGTTATAGCTGCTTCTGTTGCTGTAACAGGTGGGTTTGCTCACGGAGCAGCGCTGGCATTGAAGCACGTTGGATTCGATGTCTTAAAAGATGTTGTACTCAAAACGGTTATAAGAGGAACTACAAGAGCAATGGGCGCATCTACAGGAGTAACTGGACTGGTAGGCTTAGAAGCCTTGGCTACTACAGCTGCCTCTAAGAAAGTAAACCCAGATAGAATAAACGATAAGATAATGAGCATGCTGGTTAAACAGCTTGCGGCCTATATTGAAAAGGGTGATATCCCTAAAGAGGCTTGGGATAAGGCTATTGATGAATTGGCTGCAACTAATAGGAAGCGTAAATGAAAGCCCGTTCAGCGTATGGCGCGTATAAGCAAGCACAAAGAACAATCCTTAAACAAAGACCTACGGCTAAACAGATTAGAACATCCAGTTATGGCGATGACTGGTCAAGTATAAGTGCTACTTGTCTTAAGCTAGCAAATTATACTTGTAGCTGTGGATTGAAGGCAAATAGGGCGCATCATATTATTCCTCTATCTAAAGGCGGATCAAACGCTCAGTTTAACCTAAAAGCAGTCTGTGAGGTCTGCCATAAAAAATATCATAAGCACCTGCGATAGTATGTAGGGAATTAAATCTAATAAATGAGTGGGAGCAGCCTATGGCTCGTACACAAGTAAATGCTGCACAGATCCTAAATGGAACAATACAAAAAGAGGACTTGAATACTAATACTCCAGGTAAGGCTGTAATAACAAATTTAATAGCTGGTAATGGTATATCTTTAAGTAGCTCCGGCGTAGATCAAGGTACAGGATCAGTTACAATAAACGTAGTTAGAAATATTGATGGAGGTTCTCCAGATTCTGTCTACGCGAGAACACAGTCGATAGATGGAGGAGGACCTTAAATGGCAGATTTAATTCAATTACGTGGTGGAGACTCGGCACATTGGTCATTGGCCAACCCTGTACTTATGTCGCGTGAAGTAGGAATTGAGACAGATACTAATAGGATGAAGATTGGTGATGGAGTTACAAATTGGAATGATTTACCTTACCCTGCTACTTCTAATCATACTCATTTGACCTTTATTTTTAATCAAGATACTCCCAGTAACGTCTGGAATATAAATCATGGTCAAAATAAATTTCCTTCGGTTACTATCGTAGACTCAAGCGGCAGAGTAGTTATTGGACAAATAACTTATGTTGATCTTAATAATGTTCAACTTGACTTCAATGAAGGCTTTTCGGGAAAAGCCTATCTAAATTAAAGGGGATTGACAATGGCTTTAGACTACTACCAGAGTATAAACCTACACAAGGGTGAAATCCAGAATGTAAGAATCCAGAATTTACCGTCAGCACCAGCAGGACCAGTAGAAGGTCTTATTTATTATGACACTACGCTTCATCAGTTTGGTCACTACAATGGAACAGCCTGGGAATATGTATCCTCAGTAGCAGGACTCAATTTAAAAGCAGACAAAACAATTACAATAAACGGTCATGACCTTTCTGCCAATGTAACCTTAAATGCCTCAGATGTAGGACTTGGTAACGTACTTAACGTAGCACAGATTCCAGCTACGGATAAAGGCGCGGCAAACGGTGTGGCCACCCTTGATGGTTCTGGTAGGTTGACTACTTCACAGATTCCAACGGTCTTAACCGGTGCAATGGTTTATCAGGGTACTTGGAACGCCGCTACTAATAGTCCTGCCCTAGCAAGTGGTACAGGCACGAAAGGTCAATATTACAAAGTATCTAATGCTGGTTCTACAGCTATTGATGGTAACAGCAATTGGACTACCGGAGATTTAATTATCTTCAATGGAACTACTTGGGATAAAGTAGAAGGAGGATCTCCTGATGTTGTCTCCGTTGCTGGTCGGATTGGGGCTGTTGTGCTTACAACAGCAGATGTGGCTGCCTCTACTAATAAGAATTATGTCACCGATGCCCAAGCAGTCGTCATCGGAAACACAAGTAACACAAACACAGGCGATGAGACTATCACCACAATCAAGTCCAAACTTGGAATAACTACTCTCAGTGGTTCAAACACGGGTGATCAGACGATTACGCTTACTGGTGATGTAACTGGATCCGGTACAGGTTCATTTGCCACCACTATTGCTGCTTCTTCGGTAACGCTTGCTAAGATGTCAACGTTGGCCGCAAACTCTTTTATAGGTAATAATACAGCATCTAATGCTACTCCTATTGCCTTAACAGTTGCACAAGCAAAGACGTTGCTGGCTATTACAGAAGCAGACGTTACGAACCTAACTACTGACTTGGCTGCCCGCGCACTGCTGACAACAAATACCTTTACGGGAAAACAGACTTTTGTAGCTCCTACGACGGCAATAGCTTCAGTACTTCTTCCTAACGGTGCGGCGAACCCTACTACTCCAGTTAGCGGTGACTTATGGGCAAACACTGGCGTCATTAAATGGTACAATGGAACAACAACAAAGAACATTGCTTTTACGGATTCGGCTATTACAGGTTCAGCCGCAGGAGTAACGGGCGGACTTGTAAATCAGATTCTGTATCAGACCGCAGCTTCTACTACAGGTTTTATTACTACCGCAAACTCTGGAGTACTGATTACATCAGCCGCAGGGGTGCCTTCGATTGCAACTACGCTTCCTGCAGTAAATGGCTCCGCCTTAACAGGATTAACCGGCGCACAGATTACTGGAAATATCGCGGGCAGCGCGGCGAATGTAACAGGTACTGTAGCAATAGCTAATGGTGGTACTGGACAGACTACTCAGCAAGCTGCTCTTAACGCGCTGTCAGGTACGCAATCCTCAGGGAAGTATTTACGTTCTGATGGAGCCAATACTACCTTGGCATCTATTCAGGCCGCTGATGTTCCAACACTTAATCAGAACACAACTGGTACGGCTGCTAACGTAACCGGCGTGGTGGCAATCGCAAATGGTGGTACTGGAGCAGCAACAGCCGCCTTGGCCAGGACTGCATTAGCAGTTCCTACAAAGTACTCGGTAGCAATAGGTAATGGGGCCTTAACATCTTTCGTTATCACGCATAACTTAGGTACTCAGGACTTTGTTTTTGACTGCTGGGATATTTCAGTTAGTCCAAGAACTAGAGCAGTACCCTCGATTGTAAATACTGATGCTAATAACGCTACAGTAAGTTTTTCAGTTGCTCCGACAACTAACCAGTTTCAGTTAATCTTTATTGGATAATTAGGAGTAACTATGCAAGATTTTAAAGATGTGCCAACGGTAAATGGTGTCCGTGTGTCCCTCCAGGGACACACGCACTCCGTATCAGAGATAACAGATACTTATGCCACAAGGGTACGTAGAGCGACTACAGTTCAGAGTATCTCAGCTAATACTGCTACTAAGATTCAGTTTAACGTGGAAGACTATGACTATGGAAATAACTATGATAATGTAACAAATTTTAGGTGGACAACACCAGCTGCACAGACAGTAGGTATTTACCGGGTAATGTGCTCTATATATTTATCCGGTACTTCTATTGGTAGACTTATGTTGTATAAAAACGGAGTAGAATATCAGAGACTTGTTGAGTATTCCTCGGCAATTATTCAGTACACTGGCTCTACAGAAATTGGCGGCTTAGTAGCTGGAACAGATTACCTTGAGATCTATGCGTATTTGAGCACTGCAAGAAGTGTTGCTATAACAAATAGCTTTTTATCCATTAGTAGTGTATTTTAGTGGAGGCACAATGCAAGATTATAAAGTTACTCCTACTGTTAATGGAGTTAAAGTGGTTCTGGAAGGTGGGACTACTAGCAAGGTAATAGCTGGGACAAGTGTAGTAGTAAGTTCAACAGGGCCTCAAGGTACTGGAGATGTTACCGTCGGATTAAATCAAGATCTGATTGAAATGACTTCTAATCTGCCTAAGTTAGTAATGACTGATACCCAGCAAAATTATACCTTTGAGATCTGGCAGTTAGGAGGTTCAGAGGTAGATTTATTATTAAGAGATAACCTCGGTAATATAACAAATACCATCAATATGAATTACGATGGAGAAAATGAGTATTTATCTGGAATGGCTAGACCTTTAGGTTCAGCTATCGGTCCTCGCCATGTTTTTTATATTTGTAATACCGAAGTAGGTGGGTTTGACCATAGAGGTTGGGTTGCAGTAAATAGTAATAGAACCTCAGGGTCTACTACTAGGTCCCCATTAGATGTTACAGGTGATGCACTAATTGAAGGGGCCATAACTGCTAATAGTTACAAGTCAAACGGTTTTACAGGTGTAACCGCCACTATTGGTAATCTAAGTTTTAATAATGGTTTACTTGTAGATAGTCCAGTTATTCCAAATACTTTTACCTCAGCGGTAGCTCCAGTAAAGGTACATACTATAGCTGCGCAAGCTATATCCGCAACAACCTATACTAAACTTGTTTTTGGTTCTATAGACCATGCACCAATATCTGCAGCTTGGTCAGCCGCTAATAATAGGTATATAGCACAAACTTCCGGTATTTTTAGGGTCAGTGCTGCAATTAGGTGTACAGGTACCGCTAGGTCGTCTAAACTGATGATCTATAAAAATGGTGTTTTAGTACATTCACTTCAAGATAATAACACAACCGCATTAACGGCTGTAAGCTATGGAGGAACTACAGATATACAGTTAGTTCTGAATGACTATATAGAACTGTGGATTTATTCCTCTGCCGCAACAACCGTTGCTAGTAGCGCAGACTGTCATTTTTGTGTATCTCGTATTTACTAAGGAGTCGGTATGATAAACTATGCACAATGTATACAGATAAAATACCCAGGAATTACTGAGTTAGACTTTGAATTACGTGAAGATGAAAATGGTTTAGACTTGATTTGGAATAATGAGGCAACTTATGGACCTAAGCCTTCATTTGGAGCTCTTGCAAGTTATGAACTTCCCACTAGAATTCAGGAAAAGGTTATAGAACTTGATACAACTATGTATGATGAGATAACCAACGGCACTTCTGGTTATCAACTTCAAGGTCTTAACTCTAATTTTCGCATAGACTCCGGTCGTGATGACCTGGACAATATGCGAAACTTGAGAGACTACTGCCGGCAGATGATAGTAGCATTTACAAATGGTGCCTATCCTGCAAACTTGGGTGGACAAGTTACAAACAATCACCCAGAGCTTAATCCCACTGGTGACTGGTATGGAGTAATCTCTAGCTTTGCGGTTGAATATGGATCGTGGGGAACTGGTGATGCCCAAGGAGTGGCCTACCTTAATTCCTGTAAAGGTACACTAACTGTAGGTGAACAAATTTATATGTGTGATAACGATCCTGTCAGATTGCCTGTTGCAGTTCCTGTATACTTTGTAAAAAATAACATGATGGGTACAGTTATCAAAGGTTTTGAAAATAACTTTCATCCAGTAACTTTGCAGGAACTAGACGTAATAATTTTTGAGTTACAAGCATACGGACTTTGGCTGTACCAACATAAATGGGAGAAGGTAGCACAGGTAATGACTTGTACTACTGTTGAACAATTAGAAGCAATTTCATTTTTCAGTTGAACCTCAGTTAAACCCGTAAAGGGGAGGATAGAAATGTCGGATAATATTTTATTTAAACCCATGGACGTTATTGTATTTTATAGTCGCCCTTACAACATTCTCCATAAATTGATTAATTGGAGATGCTTAGATGATTCCCCTCATTGTGCCACTGTTGTAGACCTTGCTTCTTCTGGAGAGGCGGAAATTTATGATTTAGATATAAAAGGTTTTCATATTAATTTACTATCTGCCTATAAAGATTGGTTTTGTACCGTTCATAGATACAATAAAGTATATAACGAAATTAACTTGAGAGCTTGGTGTGATGAGAAGCTAATTACTAGCAATGGGTATGATTTGTGGGCACAATGGATTATGGGGTTTTGTTTGGGTCTTACAAAAAGATCACTGGCTAATGATGAACACCGATGGACATGTGCTGAACTCCCGTATTGGGCTTTTCAAGAAAACGGGTATAAACTTACAGCTAAGGATGAGGTTTTACCCATGCCTAGATTTTTTAGATACAGCACAGAATTTGATTGTCTGTATGAAGGCCCCGTGAGTCTGTTGGTTTAAATTGTATATTCTAGTGTGTGCGCGAGTGAGTGTGTAAGAGGGCTTATCTAAATAAAAGGAGAACCATTATGTGGATCAAACGACCAACTGCAGGAGGTATTAGCCGTGGGTAAAACCAAGATCGTGTTAAACCGACAGTCAGAAGTAAAAGAGGATGTAAGCTTTGGGTCAAAGAACATCAAAGCATTGGCTGACCCGGTTGATGGCCAAGATGCTGTAACAAAGAGTTTTTTGGAGTCTTATGTAGGAACTGAAGTATCAACTGGATCTGGTGTGATTGGTCTCGCAGAAGATGGATCGTATGCAGATGGCTTGTTTACAGACTTCTCTGCAGCTACTCCTGTAGGAACGGCTGTGGATCGCTTCAATGAGGTTCTTAAGTCATTAAGTCCTCAGCCCGCTCCTAACTTGAGTTCTATGAGCTCTAACTCAGGTGTAGGTGGAAAGCTATCTTTTGGGGCTACCAATGCTATTGACGGTTACACTAATGCAACTGGCGTGGATATTAATGGTAGTTATGCTATCGCTGGGACCAGGCTTGGTATTTTTAACGGGTCAACTGCTGTAACGGGAACACTGGCAAATAATGTTACTCCAAACTTTGTCAGTTCACGTCCGTATCCAAACAACGCTTTTGGCGATGGTAACGTAGGCCTGCTCCATCTAGAAGTAAACGGGTCGATTGTAAAGACAATTGATCTTTCGTCTTTTACTTCGGGAGCGTCCTTAAGTGCATCAGGTTCAGGATTTACGCTGTCGGCTGCAACAGCGGTACAATTCACTAACGGAGATTCCTTTAGTGTATTTCAGTATCGTACCGGTACTTGGACGGTCTCTGCAAATGACCAAGTAAGTGGGTACAACACTGTTCGGGTCCGTCATGAGTATGCTACTGGATTATTCCGGACTACTCAGACCTTTGATTTTGTTGCTGATAGAGGGACAACAGCAACAACGTTTAGTGGAGAGGTCCTGAATACACTCGCAATGACCGGATCTAAGTATTTGTCCGGTGTTCAGTATCACAATGCAGGTACCGCTAAGTACAGTGTTACAATTCTTAATGGATATGTAAATACTTATAGTGCTTCTGCATCAGCTCTTTCTCACACTACCTCAAATTGCAGTATTTCTGCTGAAGCTATTCCTACGGCTACCACTCAGGCAGACAATATTGTACTAACAAATCGGACAGCAACGGTATCAGCAACTAGACTCCTCAATGGTTCAATTTCCGTAAATACAACGGTTGACCGTACAGTCCAGTCAGATGTTACTTCTACAGGTGCGTCCATTACAGGCCTGCTGTATGACAACGTTGCTGAGAGCAGCACAAACACCTCCATTACATTCAACGGTGAGGCTCGAAGGATTAACGGTGGAGTGAGCTTAACCTCTACCTCTTATGGATCTGGAGCGGCAGGTTCACAGCAGTCTCCCTGGGACAGCACACAGTCCCTAGTTGGTGCTGACGCAAATCATAACACTGGACTTCTGGTATACAACGGTGTACTCCAGTATCCAAAAACCAATTTTTCTACAATTGCAAATGGACCTGCAGGTAATGTAAACTATAGTGCGGCCGCGGGTTTAAGAACTTTCCTCTGTTACTTCTACGATAGCGCAGCACACTCTAACTTCCGTCTGAATGTTGCTGGTGCTTCTATCGCCTTTGTACCAGTATCAACTGGCCCTAGCGGAAACAACCTTACACTGGAAGTATTGGCTCCTAACACAACTAAACAGGGAGGAACTGTAGAGTTTAAAGATGCGATGATTGCATACTCTACAGATAACGGAATTGGATGCTATGCGTCTACCTACGGGGCTGTTGTCCCAACAGCTTGGGGTTGTACCTTGGGTTCCAAAAACACTTCAACATCCGGCAATGTAATTGTCGTGAAAATAACTGCTGCGGCTGCTTGGACTGGTTCTATCAGTTCAATCAGCATCACTTGGCTATAAGGAGCGAACTAACTCATGTCATATATACTCGATACCTTTGCCAGAGCGGCATTTAAACGATTAATTGGTAAGTCACATACTTCAAATACTAGGGACCCGGCTAACGAGCCCATTGCATCGGCCTTCGTTATCTCTGCACAAAACGTCTGGGCACAGAAAATTAACCCCACCCCTGCAGATGGAACTAATGTGGGGATTGTTAGTGATCTGATTACCTTAAACTTGGAGCCTGTTTCTGGTACTGCCAACAGTGGTAAGTATGCCTCTTATAGGGCAAAACTTGGGGCTTCTGTACCTTCCTCTTTGACCGGTAAGATAAATCGCCAGACTGGTGTGGCTTACGTGGCAAATGACTATGTGGGAGATATTATTCCACAGTCATTTGGTGATTCATTCCGTCCAAAGCTGTATAAGAGTGGAGTAGAAACTCCTCCTCTGGATGCTTCTGACTGGTTCATTGACACTTCAGCTGGTGTTATAACCCAAGAAGAAGATGTTACGGGTGCAATGATTGACTATTCCACCGGTGGAACAGTTCAATGCTATGTCTACATAGGCGCCTTTGTAGCAGACTCTTTGCAGAACGTTAGTTCCTCCGTTCCTGTATTCTATGATCTTCAGACAATCGGAGACGGTATTACTGGAACTATTGATGGTACAAATGATACGTTTTTACTGAGTAATACTCCAGTAGCATCTTCTGTCCATGTTTATCTGAACGGACTGTTAACTAAGGATTTCACACTATCCGGAGCTAACGTTGTCTTCAACACTGAGTCAATTCCTAAGGTAGGTTGGGAATTAATTGTGAGTTACAGAACAATCTAGTCTGGTCTAACCATAACGGGGTGGGAAGATAAATAATTTATATGTATATATGAAAGGATTTGTCTACAATGAATTATCTTCCCATCCCTTATGAATGTCTACAGTTAAACACAACACCAGATTTTAGGTTATACCTAAAGTATGGTGATAAGTATGTCTTGTATAAAGATTCAGGAATAAACTTTAGTATTGAAGATAAAGAGAGACTATCCCGCAATCATTCCAAACTCTACATTGAAAACAACCAAACAGATGAATATAAAAAGTATGTAGATGAAAGGATATCTAGTATCTTAATAGACCGTAATGTACCTAGCAAAATAAAAGGAAACTTATTGTACCAAGTTTCTTCTTCTTATATTGAGGAAGTATTTAAGACAAATGTTAATCAAGAACTAGATGGTAGGTATCGTTATTTAGTTGAGCAAATTGTAGGATTATGGCTGTCTGATCCAGAAACTCTAACTTCAGTAACCTTATTGAATAATCATAGTGAGTACGAATATAGCCATGCCGTCCAAGTCTCTGCTATGTCAATAATGTTGGCCACACTATGTTTTAACTTAAATCGCTTTGAGTTGATAGACATAGGTGTTGCTGGGCTTTTGCATGATATAGGTAAAATTTATGTTCCAAAGGCTGTACTTAGTAAGCCTGGAAAATTAGATAAAGAAGAGTTTGAGGCTCTTAAAAAGCATCCAACTGATGGTTCTTTTTATTTATCTAAAATAACAAAATTCAATCCAACTATACTGTCTGCAATTGAAGGTCACCATGAGTGTATAGACGGATCAGGATACCCTAAGGGTCTTCGCGAACATCAGATTGGAAGAAATGCCCGACTGGTTGCTATAGCTGACACGTTTTGTGCTTTGATATCTAATAGATCTTATAGGCCGGCCTATACTCATGCTGATGCTTGTACTTTGTTGAAAAAAGAGTTTTATTCTAAATTAGACGTGCGTATGGTTAATAAGCTTTCGGAACACATTCTAGGATTAAAGGTGTAGATATGGCAGATTTAGAGCAAAAAATATCTAAACTGGAAGATAATATCCATGTTATTGATACCAAATTAACGGAAATAAAAACGGATGTACCTTACATAAAGCAAGATGTACAGGATTTGTGGAGTGCAGTTAACCCAATAATTAGGGATCATGAAGAATTAAAGACAGAAATAATAAGGTACCTGAACAGGATAGAGTTGTTTGATAAAGATGTAGTTTCAGTAAAAGAAACAGTAAAGGCTCACGTAGTAAAGATTTCAGAGTTTGATGAGCAATATAAATTCTTGGCTAATGCAAGAAAAAATATAAACACAATATTTGTGGCAATAATAATCCAGACTATTTTCCTTATATCTGGTCTATTGGCTTTTGTTTTTACCTTAACCCAACAAAAGACTAATCAGCAGCAGCAGCAACAACAACCACAAGATCTACCGAAAAAAGGTACCCCTTCAGTAACAGTAGGGGGTGGTAATTAATGCAAGATAAACTCCAAATCTCAACAGAAATATTCAACATAATGGTTAGCTTCTCTGACGGAGTGTCTAATCACCAGCACGATAACGCAATAGGGGCGTTATTAGCTCTTTGGTTTTTCTTATTTGCCACAGTGTTGTGCGTAAAAAGACTAATAAATAATGGGCCTACTTTTAACCTTACCTTGATCTTGATTTCTTGTATCTTTGGAATATGCCGAAACGGCTTTTTGTTTATAATAGACTATGGTTACTTTAGAGGATTCTTTCCGCATCCAGGAGTATATAACTCAATCCCTTTAATTGACCATACGTTTCAATTACTTGGCTTATTGGCAATGAATTATGCAATTATTTATCTATCTGCACCTCCGCGCTGGTGCATAAAGTATTATCATTTTTCTTTTATAGTACCATTTTTTCTCTACGTTCTTATTCAGGTTCTTCAAAGATTCGGGAACTTAAATCTTATAGAGTACTCCTTTTTCATAGGAGACATTGTCTATCATGGAACAATGATTTTTATGACGCTGTCTGTACTGGCCCTTATTTTATATAGACATAAGTCCGTTGCAACAAGTCTTTTGTGCTATATAATGTTTATCTTGACCTCAAACGCTTATACTTTTAGTAACTCAATTACAAAGAGCGTTTATTCAGATATACTTATCCCATATCATAATGCTTATTACTTATGGGCAATTCCGTTTATTATATATTACATCCAGTCAATACCAATCCAAAATGTAACAAGGGATGAAATATGAGAAACAAGAAGTTGTGCACTGCATTAAGGTGGGTGATAGCAATCTGTGCTTTTGGACTAGCCTACATGGTAGGGGACTTCATTACAAAGATCATGGGTTTATAATATGAAAATAACTAAGGTTACAATAGCAAGTCAAGCAGATGACCTAAAGGAATCTAAAGTAGAAGATAGTCTCTATGAAAAACCAGAGACTATTCTTACTATAGACGAGCCTACAGACAAACAAAAACAGATAGCTTTATCAGAAATGCCTAAGCTTATTGCTAAATTGAAGAGTCCTACTGAACAGGATTATTTGTACGCTGTTAGGGCAGATGGGAACGTACTTCAATTTATCCCCAATAGATCTAAAAGGGTAATAGAGGAAGCTGTTAGAACAACTGGTGATGCTATTAGGTTCGTAGAAAATCCTACAGAGGACCAAATACGAATAGCATTGATATCTAATCCTTTTAGTATAAGACACATAAAGAATAAAGAACTGTGGGTACAACAACTTGCGGTTAGGACCGATGGTTTAGCTATTCAGCATATACAAAATCCAGAAGAAAGTGTACAGATTTTGGCTGTAAAGACCCACCCTTCAGCTTTGGGCTTTATCTCGAATCCGACTAAGAAGGTTTGTGAGACAGCACTACGGGTAGACGGACTTGCCATTGAGCACGTAAAGGCACCCTCTGAAGAATTACAATTACTAGCTGTTTCAGAATCTTATATGGCGTATGCTTATCGCTATATTGATAAGCCCACTGATAAAGTTAAGATTATTGCGTATAAAAAGAACCCTAATTTGATTGCATATATGGATCGTATTCCCGAAGAAATCCAGATCAACGCGGTTAATAAGGATATCCGAAACTTTCAGTATATTGAGGAACCTACGAAAAAATGTCAGAAATTGGTATTGAAGCACATAGTAGATTACCCGCATATCTTTGATGATATTCATAATATAGATCAAGATGTGTTGACTGAATACTTGGAAGAAATAAAGTTTACTGAAAAGTATGATAAACGCCAGCAGATACCCGAGGGATTGAATCTACCTCAACTTCGCCTATATAGATACTTCCAGCAAATGAGTAAAAAGGAAGTATTTAAAACAGAACTTAAGAATTTGGATTTCATAGATAATAGAATACGAAAGATCATGGAGTCCATTAAAGGTAACGTACTTAAACTTTCTGATGTTATTTCCTTTAAACCCAAAAAGACTGATTCTGAGTTGGGTACATTTATTCAAAAGAAATTTGGATTGGCGAAGCTTAATGCTACAAAGCAAATTTTTGATTCCGATAGTATGTACTTTGTCGTTTATGTAGACGCGGTAAAACTCCTTGATTTGGACTTCAATAAAAATCACATCTACAATATGAGTCAGATGCTGGCGGACAAGGAACCTCCTTACATTCCGGGACAGTATATTTTAGGGTACGTTAAGTACACACCATATTTACAAAATATTTGGATTGATGAATTCTGGACAGACACTAAGATAAAATCCTCTGAAGACAACCTTAATTGGTTACCTGCTTGGATAATGTCTCTGTTTATTCGTGAGCTTCGCTATAGAGATTACAATAGTTTTTATTATGCAATTCCAGAGTTGCGGTCTCGCCTGAAGTACCCTGAAAGTCCTGTCTATATGGAACAACTGTTACAGGCAGCCTATTTTAGAAAAATGCTGATAAAGAATTTACACCCGTTGGTCAACGGTAAAGAAGCATTTATCTTAACCTAGAGGTTAAAACCATGTATCGACTCGCAACCAAACCCAAATACGTTAGTCCTGAATACACTGGGACTACCCCCATTCAGTCCTCCATTGAGTGCGCAACCTATGGACCAACAAACATAACTGTTGAGCCCATCCCTATTCTACCCCTACCTGAAGAAGTTAAAGACAAAACTTGGTTTATTCTTAAAGGACTTAGTGACTCTATTCCTACAACTTTAAAGGACTATAAAATAGGGAATATAGCTCTTACTGCGATTCTTAATATTTCAGAGAGACCACTCTTTTTGACCTGCGAGAGCGGAACAGGTGTTGCGGCAACGTACTTCAACCTAGAGTTGAAACCAAAACGATTAACCTTTTGGTTTGACCAGAATGTCGTAATGAGTTTTCAAGAAACTTGTGATGATTTATTTAGGCCCTTGCTTACCCGAATGGAGCATAAAGATTCTCTTACTAGAAAAGAGAATTCAGACAGACTATTCGTAGCTCTCTTAGACTTTTTGGTAGACCTTTATTATCCCATTGTTGAGATAATGGATCAGAAGATTCAACAGCTTGAGGAAACAATCTTTGAGGCGACTAATCCTATAGATGGAATAAAAACCTGTAGAGAATTGAAAATAAAGATACATGGAATACAGAGCGTACTAGTGCCCTTACAGCCAATCTTTGAGATCTTATTTGAAGAAAAGATCTTAGCTTCAGGCTCAACTGATTATTTAAAAGATGTGATTTCGCATATTCAGCAGTTGACTTCTAAATTTGACCAACAGTTGGATAACCTTGACTCTTTGGTAGACCTTTGTATCGCACTAAATAGCAATAAGTTAAATGACCTTATGCGATTCTTAACTGTCTTATCTACATTCTTTTTGCCCTTATCTTTTATCTGTGCGTGGTATGGAACAAACTTTATAGTACCCGAAACCCATTGGAAATACGGATACTTGTACTTCATAGGTTTATGCGTAGTAAGCACGTTAGGTTGTTGGGCATGGTTTCGTCAGAAACGCTGGTTATAACAAATAACAATTGTCGAATATAAAAGGAGGATGTGGTAATGATTAGTATGCCAATACGTTCCGATAGTTCCCGTGAATTGGCCAGTCCATGTATAAACTCTAAAGGTACAGTTTGCCCTAAGAGGGACTACCCAAAGTGTATGAAAGCCTGTCTTGGATTGTCTAAATTTACTGACTTCCTTATGAATCAAGTAAACTTAATGTCGTCTACAATGAATGATGTTCATCTGTATCCAATAAATTTTAGCAGAAATGGAGAATGTGCCCGATGAAGATCGTAAAGGTTGAAATAAGCCATAATACAGTAGAAACCTCAATGGATATTAACCAAGAGTATACTATCCTAAAAAAGTTGTATTCTATTTTGGGAAAAGAATTGCACTTAAAAGATATTTGTAAATGTACCTTTCGTAGATACGAATCTTATATCCACCTTTTCAGTAACGTTCTTCACATCGACCAAAAAATTGATAATGACTCTTTATTAGCAGACTTCGGGTTATTCCCTTCTCAGTTTACAGATTTTCTTTATTTCAATGGGGCTGAACCTGAAGTATCTTCTTATCGTCCTACCGGAGGAATGCCTCATAAGCAAAAATCTGAAGGTAAAAAGAAATGGCTTATGATTAACGGCTTTTGGAAGGAAGTTGAAGCATAAAGGACGGAGATAATCATGAAGATAGTTAGGATAGCATTGAACACCGCTGCCTCAGATAGTAAGAGTCTTGACTATTTGTTTGATGCAGACAACGGTTATGGGCAGACCCCTAATTCTGCTGAAATACAGAACAGAGGTTTTACCTTGTATTTACATCCGTCAGAGTTTTTATCACTTGCGGATGATCTACCTAATAAAGACCTAAGTTTTTATGAAATGTTACTGGATAAAGATGAACCTCTTGGGTATCCTACGCTAAATATTGATATGGGTAAGTATGGAAAGAAGCCCGCGTGGAGGGTAGAAGGTCATGAAGGACGTCATAGAGTAGAAGCAATCCTTAAGCGATTTGGTGATACCTATTTTATTCCTGTACACATGCTTACATGGCCCCAAAAGAATAGAACATTAACAGATGAATATTTCTTGCTACCTATTATAGGTCAAGATAAGTCCAAGTGGAAACGAAAAGAATTTTACATGGCAAAGGATAGGATAGATAAGAATAGCGTACATGGTAACTTTGGTGTACGCAAGTTATCAAAAAAGTACCCACGTCATCCAGCTGAATTAGCTAATGAAGTATGGCAATCAGACCTTAATAGAAAAAGTAGTCCCTGTGACCTTGAGAAAAGAAATAGAAATGAAGACGATGTAACTGAACAGGTACTACTGAATGAACAACCGCTCCATATTTATCACAATCCGAATCTATCTTTTAGGACATCTAATAAAATGAGGCGCGTGAATTGATATGGACATTAGAACAATAGAAATCTCTTCTGGATTTATAGATATACTTGATAAAGAAATTCAAGGTAAATCTTGGACCTTGAAAGTTTATAATCTTAGTAAGCCTGCTAAGACTTTCTTTGATCTAACTTTTTCACCCAAAGCAAAGATGAAGAAGTTACCTGCAGGAGAAGTAATAGATGACTATAAGCAATTAACTAAGATTGGGCCTGCCTCAGCATGGTTAAAATTTCCTTGTAGAAAAGCAATGGTAATTCAAGGCGCTAATTATAAGCAAGGAGCTAGTTTTTATGTAAACGGAACTTATCTTTATAAGAGTAGAAAGACTGGAAATTATATAGTTGAGATTTCTGATATTAAGGAACTTTTAAAGAACTTAATTGAATTAAAGTTAATAGAAAATAAACCAAAAGGAAATATTTTAGATATAGTAGCATATACTTTTTATAAGCGTTGGTACAATGCGGTAACAAAAGACTTACCAAAACATTGGGCTTTATATAAAGATTTCGATTTTGGTCATCTTAAGACTGTTAAGCAACCTGTTTTATATAGAGGTATTCGAGTATCAAAGTCCTTAGGGCTTAAATTAATTGAAGAAAAGAAGACAATAAAGCTCAAAGACCTGGACTATAGTTCTTGGACCACTCGTGAAGGTGTAGCCGCAAGCTTTGCTTCGGGACAAAAAGGGATAGGTGTAGGCTCTCCTGAACCACCTTATTACCTAAATAAAAAAAGTGTTGGACTTATACTAAAAGTTCCTACAGCTAAATTAGATATATTCTTAAATAGTACTTTACTACCATCTGTAGCTAATGGGCTAACTTCACATAGTGAATCTGAAGTATTAGTTAAAGGTCCAGGTGTTGTCACCATTACACCTGAAATGGTTTGTGATATATACTAAAATACTGAGAGTGAATTGAAATGCTAAAAAAGAAGAGAGCGAGTGTGGGTGGTAGTACAACCAGAATTGCAATAAAAGATGTCCAGGCCAAGAAGTTAGATCTTAGTATGAACTTCAACTCTGATGCCGCTATAGCTCAAGACGCGACAATAAAGCTCACCGCGAATGTTGACCCTAGTAAGGAATCTAAGTTCAATATAAACAAGCTGATTAATAAGATCCTTAAGTCAGAATTGGGTGTTCCACTTGATATAAAGATAGACGACAGTAGTCTTCCTACGGCTCCGAATTTTGTAACGTTCTTGAATGAACCTCAATTCTTGAATGTCCGCGCGTTTGCCCGACAGAATGAAATTGGTACAAAGCTGTTCGGAGAATATTGCCCAGACTGCTCTGACTTAATCTTCATGGATAATATTCCTGTTGACTGTAGTCTAAAGAAATTCAAGAGAAAAGTACAGCTCCTGGATTTTGGATTATGCCCAAAGTGTGGGAAAGGTAGGGCTGAGTTTATAAAGCAAGGTAAGCTTCAATCTTATCAAGAAGCAGCGGTATGCTGTGGCCAACGTTCTGCCAAGTCCCATGTTACGGCAATGATAGCCTGCTACATTGTTCACCGATACTTGAAGCTCCAAAACCCTACTCAACTATTGGGATTAGTCCAGGCGACCACTCTGCATGGAACCTTTGTTGCCTTAACGTATGGGCAAGCAAAAGAAACGCTTTGGGATCCTTTCCTTGAGTACATCTCAGCATCAGCCTGGTTTTCTTCATACCATGAATTACTTAAAGGGTATAACGCTAAGTACAATGAAGAGATTTTCAAGTTCAAAGACACATTCTTATTGTACCGTCACAGGGGTCTCTTGATTTATCCTTCAGGTCCAAACATGAAGACCCTTCGTGGACGTACTCGATTTTTTGCAGCAATTGATGAACTCGGGTGGTTCGATAATGATGCACAGAAAAATAAAGTAAAAGATAACGCCAATGAGGTTTATATTGCCCTCGAGCGTTCACTGCTTACTGTTCGAGCTGCCTCGAATAGACTACTACGCCAGGGGTACGATAACATACCGACTGGCTACTTTTGTAATGTAAGCTCCCCTTCTCACGCTCGTGATAAGATTATGGAGCTCATAAATAAAGCAAAGATCAGTAAAAAGATATTTGCGCTTCATAAGCCCACTTGGGAGATGAATCCCAATGTAACCAGGGAGGACTTAGAGGACGAATTTACTAAGGACTTTGCAAGGGCAGACCGAGACTATGGAGCTAATCCTCCTTTGGCAAATAGCCCTTTGATTTCTAACGTAGATATGGTCACTCAGTGCTGTTCTTCAATAACCAATAGGATAGAATCCATAAAGTACAAGCAACGAAGCGGTAAGAAGGGAGACCAGTCTAGGTATGCTATTATAGTACCCAAGCCCGTAATTAGTCCTACGGTATTGACCATAGACGCAGGATATAGTAACAATAGTTTTGCGTGCACCGTAGCAAGCATTGATAAACTGACTAAATTTGCATCCTTCAAGACAATGGTTGAGATCCAGCCCCGTCCGGGTGTACCTTTGAACTATACTTTGATCTACAAATACATAATAAAGGTCCTTATTGAGTCCCAGAATGTAAAGATCGTACGGGCCGACCGTTGGAACAGCTTGAAATTACTATCTGATATATCCGTAGAGTACCCAAATGTAGATGCAAAGCAATACTCAGTTAAGTATAATGATCTGACGCTCTTTAAGGATTACATAATAGATAAAGAAGTGGTGTTCCCTAAAGCAGAGTGGAAAACAGAGGATATCGTCCATTTTAACTATTCTGAGTACCCTAAATGCTTTTCACAGGCAGTTGTATCTCATTTTGTCATGCAGTGCGTAACTGTCCAAGATACAGGAAACCAAGTAAATAAAGGGTCGGGCTTGACCGATGATTTATTTCGAGCAGCCGCACTGGCGTTTACTGTAATAATGGATGAAAAGGTTAATAAACCCTTACTAGGGGCTGACGCAAAAAGAACAAATATAGCAATAGGAAATGTAGCTGGACGGTCATTTGGATCAAGTAGTGGAGGTGGGGCATCTATTGGTGTAACCACTACAGGTAAAGCTTTGGGCTTCATAGGAGGTCGCTAATGTTAAAGCATAAGACAGCACTATATGTTTGTCTATACATAACAATTTTTATTTGCTTCGCCACTTATAGTATCTCAAAAATACATAAGACACAGGACCAAGTAAATAACTTAACCAAGACAGCTGATTATAAGCTACGAGTGTCTCGACTACAAATCCGATTGGATAACGTAGAGCAGTTAATTCATAGTTTAGAACACACGAAACAAGATAGTAAGGACGAAGTATTGGCCTTAATTACCTCACAGAGAAAACTGTATCAAGATGACCTCATGTATTTAGCCAATTTTTGCACCAAGCCAGAAGGTGTTAGACTTGGTAAGAAGTTAATTGAGGTAATTAATGCTGATGAATCTATAGATAATACTGAAATGGACTTATTGGTAAATGATAAAGTCCTTGAGTTTCACCGTATATTACCACAGAGTAGAAAAGCAGATGCAGACGTAGTAAGTGTAACAAATGAATTACTAACATACTTGGATAAAAAGATCAGGACAAAAGTTGTTGAGGCAGATATAACTTCTGATAGTGCGATATACTCTATACTTGCGCTATGTGTTATGAGTCTTTTGGTTTCTATTTACCTATTTATTTATGCAGTTACCCGAATCTTTAAAGACCTTAGCCCTCTTAAGGAAGAGACTGATCTATGAAAACTATCTCAAGGACTGAAATAACGGACTGCATAACTAATTCCGTTATTTCATACTTCGTACATAAACGAATGGCAGTATTTAAAGAAATAGGTATAGAGACGTGGGGTAGGCGTAGAGCGGACGTCCTTTGTTTATCCATGAAGAAACGAGAGATAACCCTTGTTGAGATCAAATCTTGTGAAGCCGATTTCTTAACCGATAAGAAATGGGAGACTTATTTAGCTTACTGCAATAAAATGTACTTTGCGGTTCATGGCGATATTACTTGGGTAGATCGCTATAAAGACCTGTTTAAGCAACATGGAATTGGGATCCTTCATCTAACCCAGTATGGGACAATGAAGGTAATCCTTAACTGTAAATATAAGAAAATGAAGAAAAAGCATAAGCTTGATATACTGGTCCGATTGGCTTGGCGCTCTGGTACGTATAGTTTGCGTACTCATAGTAGACGCTATGCCGCAACTTCCTCATCCGGAATTAGATTTCAGACCTTGGCCGAGCGTAAACGTTAGGGTCTTCATAATTTATATTAAAGGTGGAGTAATATAAAGGAGAATTAAAATGAAGAAAATAGCTATTGGCGGTGGACTAAATACTAAATTAACTCCAAAGCAAATTCAAAAAGTTAAAGCTAGTGATCCAACCGGTGGTATAGTTAAGTATAGAGACATGGGTAGTCCTGAAGATAAATACGGTATAATTTTAGGCTCTGGTGGTTTCTTAGGACGCGGCTTGCAGATAATGGTGTACTTAGAAGACGGAAGTACTGTAATAATTGATATTGAAAAATCTCAGGTTATAAAGTATTTAAATAGTAAAAAGGTACGAACTATTCTACAAAGATTTTTGTGAAATACCTAATACTAGAGATAATTAAATAACAAGTATGAGGTGAGGACCATGCGTAAGGTCATTATAGCAGGATTCCAGGGTTACTATGATCCTGATTATGAACCTGGTGCAGTTATGCGCGAGCACGATGCTCGTGAAAAGGTTCGTAAAAAAGAAGAAGAGGCAATTAAGAACATACCTTTTCTTGCTAAGAAATTGAAAGGTACCTTAAAGATAACTCCCCCAGTTAGGGGTAGTCTTAATCCAACTATCAAGTTTGTAATAGGGGATTGTAAAATAAGTACAAAATATAAAATAAAAGTTAGTACAACCCAACAGTGTCAGCTCATAGTAAACCCTACACCTTCTGAACTTAAGTATGAAGAAATAGCTAGTATCTGGAAAAGAGTGATGGGTAGAGACTTTTCTAGAATTTATTTTCATACCTACAAGGATAATTACTTTGCAATAGACGTGGGCTATTTACTCAATTTTACTGATGATGAGTATAAGAAAAGAACAAAGGTAATACTAGAGATAGTTAAATACTTGAATACCTTGAGGTAGAAACTTATGAGAAAAATTACGGTACGGTTTACCGAGACTAGTGCAGTACCTACTCCTTATGTAGTAAAATTTGTTCCTGCCACTAAAGACGAATACTCAAGTGTAGATGCTCATGTTATAGTTAAGACTACTGCAACTGGTGGTGTACCTATTACAGCCATAAAGCACTTGTTATGGGAATGTCATTGGCAGTTTTTTAAAAATGGCCCTCATTCAAAGTCATATTCAGGAGAAAAAGAAGTTATTAATGCTGTTAAGGCCTTGAAGATCACAAACCTGAAGTCCTTAAGTGGAAAGACCTTTGGGAAAACCACAGATGTGATCCAATTGAAACTAAATGGATTTCGGATCTATAGTAGCCTACCTGAAAAGGAAGTTCTACACCTTGTAGAACATGCCTTAACAGCCCAGATTAAGGTAACCCAGACTGAAGAGGATGCGTCTATTAGACGAAAACAAGATGCTCTTAATTACAAGAGCTCTCCTGAAGGTAAAGCAGAAGATGCGGAAATGCGTAGGCTTGCCAATGAAGGCCGTGCTGAAGATAAGAAAAAGCTTGAAGATAAATGGGGTAAGGACGTAGTTCGAAGAGTGACTTCCAGACAAATAGGCGGTGATGACGGATGTCAGCATTCCGTCTTAATTGATGGCCGGGTCTTCGTAAATGGACTAACCAGAAGTGAAGTTGAATACTATAAGGTTCAGGCCTATAAAATTATAATAAAGGGGAAATGATTATGAGTAGCGAACAAATTTTAAATCCGTTGTATGCTAAGCCAAAGGGTGAGGGTAATAAACCAACCAAGCACGTAGCAATGGCCCGTATAGAAAACACTAGAGCAGGCGTATGCCCTAAGTGTATGACTGAAATGAGTAAGTCACAGTTAGGTCAGTCAATGGGAAATCAGACCGTCTTTTTCTGCACAACCTGCAGAGTGGCGGAACCTCTTCCCACGGTATAACTCATGGCATTCAAACCGTTGTTTGAAGATTCATCTCTTGAGGTAACTGACACAACTGCTACTACTTGTGCAGGAATGACGGGTACCTCAACGGGTATGACCGACCCCCAGAAATTGAGAGCGTATAAGCTCTTTAAATACTATGGAATAACTGAACTTCACCATGGAGACTGTATTGGTGCTGATGAGCAATGTCATAGGATTGCTGTACGAATGAAAATGAAGATCGTGATTCACCCACCTACGGATGACAAAAAGCGCGCTCATTGTAAGTTAGGCCATCCTATTATTCTTAAGCCTAAGCCTTACTTGGTACGAAATAAAGATATAGTAGACAGTTCTTATCTTATGTTTGCGTTTCCAAAAGAAGAAAAAGAACAGCTTCGATCTGGTACGTGGGCAACAATTAGGTATGCTAAGAAACAAAATAAACCTTTGATTATTGTTTTCCCCGATGGAACTGGAAAGAAGTTTAACTGTAAGAACCTTGACTGAAGGAGCGCTTATGAAGAAATTAGTTGTACGAATTATTGAAACTAGTTCAAAAGTTAAAGATCATATCTATGATAAGGTCGATAAAACAGCTGAAAAGGATTATGCTAAAAAAGATAGAGCTGAAATAGAAAAATTAACTAAGCAAAAGAATACGGCAAAAGAGACTCTTAGGAACGCTAAGAAAAATAAGTCAGCGACAACTAGTTATTATGAAGCCATGGAAAAGAAAATACAAGATTTAGAAACTAAAATAGCTAAAATTCGTGAAAAGGCAGACTTACACCGTAATAACTAAACTTAAAGGAGAATTGTAAATGAAGAAGATTACCGTAAGATTTGTATCAAATGCAGCAGCTGCGGAAACAAGCTCTGCACGGAGAAAGAACGTAGAGCTGTCCAATGGTGGACCCAAAGGTAAGGCTTTTGATAAATTCTTTGATGCACTTGTCTCTTCACAAGGTAAGGCTTCTACCGTAGAGGGCGAGATCATTAGGGCAATGGGTAAAGTCGGTTATCGTTGGTACAATGACGGCGATAAATTTTACGAAGGATACGGTGCAGAAACAGCGGGCCCATCCGCCTCGTATTTATATGAAAGTCCTGTCCCTGGAATGGCGAAATTAGTGGACGCCGCGGAGCGTGCTAGGGGAGACAGTGCTTATGAAAAGTGTATTCAAAACATGGTCTCCGCTGTAGTTGAGTACGTAGAGTCCAAGAAGGGTAAATATACCAAAAACAGTATTGATAACTTAGATACAAATAGCAAATGGCGCAATGATGACAACGACTATGATGAAGACGATAACGAGTGGGATGACTAACCTAATATACTAAAAAATAAGGAGAAGCAACAATGAAGAAGATTACTGTAAGAATGACAGAAAAAAGCGCAATGATTAAAAAAGGTCTTCAAAAAAAGCAGCAGACTTTGCTGATTCTAATGTTTATAGCGTAGACTGCTGGGATGCTGTTACTAACAAAGCAATTAGAGAAGACTTGGAAACAAATGGCTCTTTTGAAGACGCAGAAAAAGAAGCTAGTAAGATTTATAAGAATGCAGTGGGCTACGCCGTTATTAGGGAAGAAGAAAATACTGGAAAAGAAAGAAAGTACTCAGTTGTTAAGGGTAAGTTCACTAAGATGTCTAGCCTACGCTTACCTTATTTGTGGTTCAAAGCAGAAGAAGGTGGTAAGTAGTACGCTTAAGTCTATTCTTAATAGCGGGAAAAGGCTGACGAGCCCTGACGTAGTGCTTCTACGTATACCGCTACCGATTAATTTAAATACTCCTGAGCACAGGAAAGGAAGTGTACAAACGATGATTAAGCGCCGCATGCCTGGAAATAGTCCACTAAGTAGGACACACTCAGTAGATAGTACAGCCCTTGGAGCGAAGGCAAACCCAAAGTTAAGAGTTAACGATAGTCAAGGTCGAATGGTTGAGACTTCTAATATTGGAGGGGGCGGACTACAGAATACCTCCATGTCTAACAACCCAATATCCATTGACTTATTTCCTTTACTTAAAGGGATAGTACCGGATGGATTTGAAAACTATCCATTACTTAATGCTTTGTACCGTGATATTTTCTACTATGACTCTGTAGCAGGCTCTGCTACCGAGTTAATGTCGTTTATGCCCTTTTCAGATTTTACCTTGGGCGGAGTAGAATCAGCTGATAAGCCGAAGCTGAATAAGTTTTATGAATCCTTGGATAGGATTAATACACGCCGTTTATTACCTGAGTTATCCGTAGACTACTTAGTATTAGGTACCTTCGTAGGTTCATTGATTTTCAATAAAAAGCAAGGTATCTTTACAGATGTTGTTCCTCAAGACATTGACCACATCTCTATGGTTCCCCTTCCCTTTTATTCGCAAGACCCGATAATGAATGTAACGGTAGCAAAAGAAACTATCGCTGCCCTTTCAGGAAATTCTAAGCGCATAGAACGCGTTAAGAAAATGGTAGGCGAAGAAGTAATACAGAAGTTAACTAGTGGTAAATTTGAGCTCGATCCATTGACCACGCTTTATGTTCCACGCAAGACCCTATCTACTAGAGAAGGAATATCTTGGTTTAAACGATTGCTTCCCATATACTTATTGGAGAAAAACCTGTTTAAGGGTACCATTATAGAAAGTGCTAAAAGACAGAGAAGCATAATGCACATAATGGCTGGGTCTTCCGATTGGGAGCCAACTGTTAATGACCTACAGTTTCTTACTGAGCTGTTTATGAACGCTGACGCTGACCCTATTGGAGCAATGGTTGCTACCCGGCAAGACGTTCAGGTAAACGATATTCGCCAAGGTGGTGACTTTTGGAATATTACGCAGGTTTGGGCGGATACAGTACCGGCCAAATTAAGGGCTCTAGGTATTAGTGAAGGATTCTTAGGACAAGACGCCAACTACGCAGAAGCCCAAAACAGCTTGACTGTCTTTATAGAGTGGCTAGCAGCGTTCCGTTATATGATTGAGCGCAAAGTATTTTACGATAAAATATTCCCGTTTATTAGTGTAGTAAACGGTTATTATAAAACAGAAAAAGACATGAAGAAATGGAAGAACAGCGATCTAGATCCCGAAGATATTATGTACGAGCTTCAGGATAATAGCGCCCTCATGATTCCAAAAATTCATTGGCACAAACAGCTACAACCCGAAGGTGACTCTGATTATTTGGGTATGTTAAATAGCTTGGCCGAGGCAGGCGTACCTGTTACCTTACGTTCACTTGCCGCAGCTGGTAACTTGAGCTTGGATCAGTTAATGTCTGAAATGGAAGAAGACCTGCGGTTGAGGAAGACGGTCCAAGAAATGAAGGCAAAATTAGAAGGCGGAGGAGGGGGCGGTGATGAAGGTGGATCTGGAGAAGAGTCTTTTGAAGAATCTTCTATAGGTGCAAATTTTAGTACCTTGGGTTCCCTTAGCCCGGACAATCCTTATATAAGTGCTGCCTTATCCAAGACTAGGGCAAAGCACGGACCTCTTAAGAATATACTTCAGCGTTCCTATGGTTCCGATAGTGAGATCAAAGGTGTATCCAAGACAGGAAAAATGAAGTACGTCCATAATCAAAAAGAAGCTAATGACCGAATCAATACCTTCATCGCTCGCGCGGCCGTAGAAAAACATGGAGTAAAGAAAAATAGAAGAACATTCTTCCCTACAATAAAATTAAGATAGAGGTAAAAATCATGAGAAAAATTATTGTACGTTTCACTGAGACTGGTTCACTCAAAGAACAATCTTTTGCTACTCGTCCTAAATTTTTAGAACGAGGGCAATCCGTAAACATAGTTGATCGACATGGAAAAGGAATGACTTGTGATGTATTACTTCGTGCTAGTACAGACGATGATGGGAATTTACTTATGACAGTTACTCCAACTTCTCGTAAAGGTCCTTCCTTTTTGGTTGTATGGAATAGTCGTGAAGGTAAATGGATAGAGTTTGAGGACTAACGTATGAGAAGAACAACTATAAAGACCTCAAAACCTGAAGTTGTTATCTTTAAGACCATACCAGATGAGTATAAAGGTTTACGAGTGGAGGACCGTTGTCCCTCTAATAGTGAGCTGTCTTCATGGATTAAATGGAGAAATAAAGAACAAAAGAAATTCTCTGAACCTTGGATTATGGTAGACGTTAGAAAGGCATTGATAAAGACAAACATTTCTGGTAGAGGAAATGGTAGTAATCCTTGGTGGTGCGTAGGGGCTCAGGTTACTTTAAAAGGTGGAGCATCTCTTTTATTTTGGAAAGCATTAGACAAAGTAAAGCTTTTAGATAAAGGGTTTCATCCCTATATTCTTATAGCTATAAAAGGATGAGTAATTTATGAGAAAAGTAATTATCGCAGGTATAGTACGCGCATCTCAGCAAATAACTCTTAAGGGAAACCGCTTAGTATTTCCTTCCGGTGAAGTTTCAAGTTTGCCAACTAAATATGATGAATTTTTAGTTGTGGGTAATAAACGTGGTGAGGAAGTAGCAATACAAAAACAGAAGAAGTATATTTACTTGGACTTTAATAAGTATGATGAGACTGTACCCGATGAAAAATCTCTAGTTGAATATTTAAATAAAAATGGTTATATTTATTTCATTGGTGTTGATGATAGATAAATTGAGGACTGGAGAATTTTATGAGAAAAGTCGTAATTGCGTCTACAGGAGAAAAAGTTACCTCCAAAGAGAGAAGGACCATAACAGACGGATTATACAAAGTTTCAAAGGTGAAATGGGAAAGCATTCCCTTAAGAGAAATAAGACAGGCCTTTGCAGACGCGAATATGATCTTACTCCAAGAGGATGATACTCCATATAGCGGAATGTTCTTGGGTGAAAAAGGCAGGGCAAGAATAGCTTTTGGTCGTGCACCTGAAGAAATCTGTGAGCGCTCAGTGTACGGTAAGCTAACAACGGACCAGTCTAATACACGCTTTACCCCAATCAGTAATAGCCTGCTCATCCTTGAGTGGTATAAAGATCAGGGTATGACAAAGTCCGAAATTAATTGTTATATATCCTGAGGTAGACCATTATGAGATTCGTAGCGATAGCTAAAGATTTGTATAACACAAAAGACGTTTTAGCTATTCAAAATAAAGATAGACAGAAAAAACTTTCTTTAAGAACAATTTTTGACTTAGACGAGTCTAAGGCATTGTTAGAAAGTAAGTGGGATCTTGTGGACATTCCTTTAGTTAAGATTAAAAAGGGTGTTTTTAGCTTTAACCCAGATTTTGAAATGCTTAGAGTTGGGTCTGTAGCGTACAAAGCAAATAAGAATGTTTACGACATAATTCTTGCATATAAAGCAAGGGCCAACGTCCCTCCTTTGTGGCTAGATTCGGATCTTAGCGTTCTAGATGGAAACCACCGAATGGCTGCTCTAGAGTTTTTAGGTATAAAGAAAATAAAAGCTTTTATTCCTGCATCATGAGGTTGTTCTATGAGATTCGTAATTATTGCTGGTGAAGAAGACCACAAGGCAGCGCTTGAACGTACCGGCTTTTGGGGACAAGAAGCCGCTGGTTGCTTATTTTTGGCAAAAGACACTGGACGTATTCTGTTTGCCCGAAGAAGCAAGAATGTATTGAGCCCAAATACTTATGGAACATGGGGTGGGGCTATAGACAGAGGAGAATCTCCAGAGAAGGCAGTTCGTAGAGAAGTAGAAGAAGAATCTGGATACGCTGGAACATTCGCTCTAAAGTTTCTTATACTGTTCAAACATTCATCTGGCTTTCAGTATTTTAACTACCTTGCTATAGTTCCCACTGAGTTTGAACCCGAATTGGATTGGGAAACTTCTGGGTATAAGTGGGTAACTTTTGGGCAATGGCCACGACCTTTACACTCTGGGGTTAAATTTCTTTTGGCAAATGCTTCAAATAAAATAAAGAAATACGTAGATAAATACTCTTAGTAGGACCCTGAGGAGGGAACGGGTTATGACTAGTGCGGTTGAGTCTAGTGAGATTTTAGTATGTGACCGTTGTGGTTCAGACGAAGGTAAATGTAGTCATGCGTTAGACACAAAGGATTATCTCTTACAAAGACGAGAGACTTATATCGTCCAGAAGAAAAAAGCGCTCAATCTTTTAGCCTTCTTTTTGATCTTAATATTAGCTACCGTAATATATTTAGTTGGGTATTACAATTTATTTGGTTATACCAGGTTAAAATAAATTCTGATTTAACCTAGGATGAGGAGATTGTTCCATGTTAATGTCTGAATTTATTTCTAAGTACAAAAAAGCAGGGCGTAAGAAAAGTTCTGCGCTTGAACTTATAAAGACAAAGACACGTTTGGTTGGTGAACGTTGGACAAATAAAAAGCAATTGCTGTTTGATAAAACGTGGGACGCTTTAGATAACGTTAGCCCTATTATAGTAGAGCATAAACCCGAGAAAAGGGATGAATTAGATCCTTTTGAAGAACGCTTTAAACTCATGGCAAAAGTGTTTAACAAAAGAGAGGCCTTAAAATTTTACCATGACCTTTGGGTTTATTATAATCACAAGCTATTCTCTAATAGGATGAAGGCTCCTGGATTTAAATTTACTAGGGATAGTGGTCTTAAGTTGAACGTACGGGCATACTATTCCTCTAAAAATATAATAGCATTTAACAAAAGATTATTCTTCAACCCTTTCAGTATGTTTTGTAACACCATGGTGCATGAAATGTGTCACCAAGCGGTGGCCGTATTGGATGGCAAGGTTAATATAAGAGAAGGTAAGAACAGGGTTATTCATGGAGACGACTGGAAGAAATGGATGCGTCACTGTGGACTAAACCCAGACCGCTGTACTAAGTCTGAATTAATGGATTACATGAATGAAGATGAAAAGGTTGAACATAAAGAAAAGATAGAAGAGAGAAAAGCTCAAGTAGCATCTAAGGTTAAGTTACAGCCTGAGGGTCATACTATTGCTCAGACATGGTCTACTCAAAGGCATGAATGGATAAAAGGCTGGATTGTAATGCCTTTAGATAAAGGTAGAAAGAAATGGATGTTTATTGAAAAGCCCGAAGGGTTGGCTTACCTTATTGTACCTGCAGAATCGTTTTTTGAGGTTCCTCTGGAGGAACAGAGAGCACTTGAGCTTAATACTATTCAGTGGAAACAGTATTCTAAGCATATAGAACAACAGTATATCTCTGTTAAGTCCCGAAAGAAAGAACAAAACGCAGGTAAGAAACAATTTACCACTAATTACGCTAAATTATTACAAGAGCACTATAAGTTAATTCCAGGATCTAGGTTACAGAGCTTTGAGGTAATATTATACTTATTAGCTAGGTCTGAAATTGCAAGTAATGGGTATGGAACTTATAATATAACGCGCTTAAGCGCAGGTAGTAAATATCCTGTGTATATGGTTACAGATGCAGTAAATTGGTTGTGCCTTATGGATCCTCATAATGTGGAGACCGATGACACTGAAGAATTAGTTACCTTCATGAACAATTCCGGCTATGGTCAAAAAGGCTATACCATAGAGAATTTTTTATCTGCGGTAAGGAATTATTACTATAACGGTGAAGACGTATTTGCGTAGTTAAAAAGGAGAATTATAATGAAGAGAAGAAATTTTGAGATTTCATTGGATATTGATGATAGTAATAAAGCATTTAAGACCATCTTTTATCCTAAGTCTATCTATAAAGGTAAGTATGATAAGGGCTTTGATACTTTAAGTGCAGCCCGCCTTTGGATTATTAGAGTACTGGGTCAGAAGATAGACTTAGAATACGGGGAATTGTATAAAGGCCAAGATAAGATAAAAGAATACACAAAGAACATTGACGGTAAGGTCTGTGAATTAATACCTGTTAAATAAGGATAATCTATGAAGATAAAAAGGGTAGGTATTTCCATACGCGAAGTAAGTCTGTATACTGAGACTTCAAGCTCAGACTTTAAAGACCTATCAGAGAAGGACCAGTTAAAGGAATTGAAGGTTAGCTCACCTCAAAAAGCACTGTCTTTATTTAAGACACTTAAGGCTCCTACGGACAAACAAATACAGATCGTACTTAAGAAGAACCCAAAGGTCTTGAAACACATAAAACCCCTGCCCAAGTATGTTGAATACGTCTTAGACGAAGACCCTTCTGCGCTAAATCTAATTCCTAAATCTAAGGTAACCGATGACTTACTAATAAAGGCAATACGCCCTACCAAAAAAGTATTAGCTGGCCCTAAAGATATTGTGGCTCGAGAGACCTTGAAGAACGTAAGTAAGATAGATAAGGGAATAAAATTCAGCCCTCGGGCAATAAAAGAAATTAAAAAATTGATTAAAGGTATAAGTAATAGTGAAGTAAAAAGAGCAAATTCCTTACTATCTAAACGAGGTATCACGGAGATAGAAATGTCTGCGAGTTCAATTGTTAGATCTAAGTATCCGCCTTATACTTTAACCGTTGCCTTTCCCGGGAATGAAGACACGAGGTATGAATACTATATAGGCTCTTGGCCGTTATTTAATAAAGCACTCTCCTTACAGAACAATCCTGGAGAGTTTAGCGCCTTTGTAAAACAACATGAACTTGATTGTAAAAAATTTACGGTGGGTGTGTCATGAAATTATCTGAATTAGTAGTCCGATGGAAGACAAAGGGCATGACGCATCCTGAAGCTTTGTCTAAAGCAAAGGATAAGGTTAGAAAATTTGGTGAACGCTGGACAAAGAATAAGCAAGCGATCTTTGATACCTCTTGGAGTGAGGTTACTGAAAGTAAGCCCTCTAAGCAGCCTAGGTCGAGCATAAAGCCCACCACGGACGGTAAAATATCCAATATAGATGAAACAAAGACGCAAGGTGGTACTTATCCACAACGGATTAAGTTCTTTAATACTATACTTGCTCCATGTAAATTCCCAAAGTCAGATTGGTCTAAATTTGGGCTCCATGTTAGGGCGACTAATACAACTGAGCCCTCTAAAGAGCAGGCTTTGGCCTTAAAGCTCCTTAAACAGCACGGGTTTACTTACGCTCACAATATAAAGCCCAAGGTATTTCAAGAAGCTAGAGAGACACGAACAGTTGCCTGGTATAATGACCGTTATAACAACAGTATAAGCACAGTAGCCCAAAAGTCTAATAACGGTAAAGATGATTTCTTTATCCTTAATCTATCGTACCACATGACACTCGCTGAAAAAGAAGCCCTTCAAGGTATGGAATGGCTAGAAGAAAAGAAGAAGGCGGCACAAGAGAAAATTGCAAATGGTGAGTTAAAACAGCAGAAGCGAAAAGAAGATTATCAGTTATCGTTCCATGATTACCTTAAGAACGCTAAGGGTACCCAGACAATACGAGTTGGCGTAAAGGAATTTGGACCCGAAGAATTAAAAGAACAATGGATAAACAAGGTAGAAGAGGCTATAAAGGATGGTCGTCAGGTACCTCAAGCTGTAAAGAGCGAGTACAACGTAATGACCAAAGCTGTTGGGTCCGTCTATAAGTTACCTGTACTTAATGGTAAAGATAAGACCGTAACTTTAGATGAAGAAAAATTGAATAAAATAATTCGTAATTTAAAGAAGAAGGGCGTTGTTGTAGTAAAATCAGATGATAAGACTGCTTTTACCTTATCTACTGAACAACTAATATCTTCAGTTCCCTGTGGACCAGCCTTACGGTCCGCACTTAAACTAAAGAAACTGTGGGCAATGAAAGGGAGATTGTAATGGATAACATTGGTCTGTATCATAAAGGACGCCAGGTTGTTTACGCGTCTGCACACCGCTCTATGGCTCCCATAGACGCTCATAAAGAAAAGCTATCGGCTAACACTGCAATAGCTTCATCTATAACAGGTGAAAATGGCCACAGGCTGGATGCCGACGCTTGGTTATCTGCTGCGTCTAAACACTATTGTCTATCCAGAGATATAAAGGACTACGTTATTGTTCCGGTACCAGCCATTATGTCGGATATACCTAATACTAATGGGGTGGCGATGCCTCGTTCTGAGTTGTTAGAATTCAGACCTGATGAAGGTCGCCCTGCATACAAAACATGGAAGGGAAAACCCACTTTTAGAGAACATGATAACCAAGATATCGCCCGGGCAAAGGGTTTGATTTTGGATTGTTATGTTAGCCCTGTCCGTAACTATGGTAAAGGTTTGATTAAGGTTATGATGCTAGCGGCCTACGATAGAACAAAAGACAGTGTACTGGCTAACAATATCCTTAACGGTAGTGAGAACGCATATAGTATGGGCGCATACTTCTCTGGGTATAAGTGTTCGATCTGTGGTTCTGGTCGATGTAACCACACAGGTCCAAAAGAGGCCTTGAAGATTGACCCTGTATCCAAAACATTAGCCTATAGAAATATTTATGAGATCAGTGGCTTTGAGCTAAGTTCGGTTTCTTCGCCGGCCTACATAGTTGCCGTAAGTGACTATTTGCTCGGAGCACAGTAAACGTTAAACTGTAAATATTATTGAAAGGAAGACGTATGAGAACATTATTAGTTGAGGTCTCACAGATTGATAGACAAGCAGAGGCAGCGGCCAAACGTATAGCAAAGGCGTTGTCTATGGATTTAACCGAACCAGTAATATCCACATCTCTTGATGATATTTCATTCTTACGGGTCCAGATAAGAGATCTTCAGAGAAGAAACTTAGAGTTGAGTTTCTTGGTCTATAACCCAGGTTTTGATGTAGACGATGAAGTAGCTTATGAATTAAAATGGATAAAGGATTTCAGTTCACAGAACGGAGATCGCCTGATTGTCCAAGCACGCTATTCGTATGAATTTTTTGAGCAAAAATATCATCCAGAGTTTGTTGTCAGAGTATGCGAATTTTTATGTAATGTTTATGTTGACAGGGACTTCAAACCTTTTGAACTTTGGGTAGCGTTAATAAAGACAAACGGAATTATAAATAAGGAAATAGTTAAATATTTTGGACCAATAGACGTACCAGAAAAAGGAATAATCGAATAGGAGACTATCTATGTTAGGATCAGCAGCAGGTTTAAGCTCGAAGTTTAAAAAACAATTTGGACATGGAATTGAAGTCTCAGCGCCCAGACAAAAGGGTGTAGCTCCGGACAAAGTGTTTGAAAGTAAGATGCATGAAAAAACACTTGAAGTACCTTTATCAGAAGGTGGCCAGCCCAAGCGCGAATTCTTGGACTGTTTGTATCGTGCTTTCTCTCCAGAAGAAAAACAGAAGGTAACTAAGAAGACCGAAGAACTTAAGATCGAGGTTTCTAAAGATTTCGGTTGGGATGTTCTTTTCCGTAAGATCAACGAAATCCAAAATACAGTTGAGGCAATAAAAGTCAGACACTTTGCTTTGTTGGCTATTATGTCCGATTTAGCTACAGGTCAGATTTGGAACTGTTACGATGCTGAGGAAGACTATAATGCCTTTAAGGCAGGTACAGCAACAGTACCTCAAGTAGTAAATTTGATTGTTACTATAACAGGTACTAGTAGATCTTATCGTTACCCCGAAGCTACTTCTAAAGAAGGCTTTATTGCAAAGACCGTTGGTAAAGAATTTGATGAGTACATGATTGCCATGAATAAATTTATGGCATCAGACTCTACCTTTATTCTAAAACGTAGTGGCTCTGATATTGATCTAGAGTGGGTTGGTGATGGTAGGGCCAATGAGTCACCTGTACCTAGTTATAACTATCCTGATCCTAAAAAGATTATTTCAAAAGAAGACTTTTCAGAACTGGTAGTTAAAAGAGAACTTGCAGGAAATTCTGGAGCTATAATTACAGCCCTTTACTCTGAGGTTTACGAGTCAGTATTTAACTTTCTTTCTTCCGTAGTTCCTGGGTTGAATACTAATCTCCATACAAAACAGTTTACTCAGCATAAATTGGATTTTATGCTTGATCTGACTGTTAGTCGGACATTTAGAGAATACCTTATTAGGGAGTGGGACGTAATTAACCTCCCCAAAGGTTTTCAGGAAGCGCGTGGAAAGTATTTATCCCTCCTTATACACAGGGGCTACAATAAAAATTATATCCCTCTGGAGCGGGCAAAGAACGCGCAGAGATCAGCATTCGATCTTTATGACAAAGTACGGTGTACACTTAGTGTCCCCGTTAATGTAGACGGTTCTACGCAACTTGAAGAACGTGAAGTTATTGCTACCATGAGAACCTGGAGTAGAAATAAAAAGAAGCTTAGTGTTGATTACCAAGGTAATGAATACAAAATTACTGAAGTAAAGGACTTACGACTCTTCCTTAAAGAGGGCCTTGAGAACTTGACTAGACCAGACGTTGCTATACTTAACGCGATAAATCTCTCTCTTCATTTTACCTTTAAGATAAAAATGAATGAGCAATTTACTAGAGTGGTTACTCAGACAGTAAGCGGAAAAGTTGGGTTCTCTGCAATGCGGACATGGATTATGATTTGGCAGAAACTTAAGTTCACTCGCTCTAGAGAGTTTAAGCGCACACCTAAGTATATTCTACCTTATAGCACCTTGGCGTCCAATCCTGCGTTTAAATCAAAAAGTTCGGTACCTGCGGAACGTACAGATGAAAATGGTATGACCGTAGATAATGTGGGAAGAATAATTTATGTCCCGCCTATTTCCGACACTCTTCCTTTAGAGTACGAAAAGACGTTGGATGAACTCTTGGAAAGTTCTTACGCTAACAATGAGCCCTTCAATATTGAGAATACAACTAGTGCACCTATTTATAAGTTAACTCGCTCTACAGAAGAGCAAGAAGCTAGGGTAGAGGGTATAGAGAAACTTACAAGATTTAACCTGCTTCCCTTAGCAGTTAACTGGACTACCAACGTTGTTCTTTACCCAGGTAATTCTAATAAGAACAAAGTTGAGGCAGTTAACCTTGATGGGGCGATGAAACCAGATGTTAGGACAATGGCAGACTGGATGGGTATGCCTACAAGGGGAGGAGAAGAAGGTGGACCCGGGGGTAAATTCCCTGGTGGAAAGCCAGGTATGCTGGCTTACAGTCAAATGACCGGAGTGTCTAAAATAACCGAGCCTGCAGAGCTTATTACTGCATTGTTTTTTGTTGAAGTTTTCTATGATTGGTTATTAACAAATAAAAAGGTAGCGGATTATGATACTATTTTACAAAGAGCAAAAAAGCATTTAGAGGGAATTGAGCGCGGACCAGAAATTACTGAGATTGATACTCCTGAAATCTATAAACGTATAATAACCGATGATAAATTTATAACAGCTGGTTTATCCTCTTATGATAATACTGGTAATGCAGGGTCGATGCTAAAAGCTGCAATGTGGGCCGCAAACCCTCATAATCCTAAGTTTCAGGCTGTTTGTAAGTCCTATACTGTTGCTACAACAGACCATCCTTGTTATTTTAAATTAGATGAATCTACTTTATCTAAAATTCATGAAAGCCTAAGTCTTTTACTTGGTGGTGCTCTTTGGATTGAGTTGTGTAAAGAGTGTAATGAATTTCTTAAGGACCAGAAAGCCTTAGAAGACTTGATCTTGAATGGTGTTGAAATTGACCACATGGATATGTTGAATTACGATACACTATCTACTAAGATAGTTCCTCAGATAAAGATTTGGGGCGTCTATATGCCTCAATCTGATGATATTTTACTGAAGGCGCATGAGCATAAAAAGACTTTGGAGAAAACTAAGGACTATGTACCTGAGGTTCCTGGTATTAAAGAAATAGACCCAACTGATCCAAAACAGGAGGGGTTTGCTCTACAACCACATCAGGTAGACGTAATGGCATATTCGGCGTCACACCCTAGATTTATGATCCTCGATGTTGCCCCTGGTGGTGGAAAGACGACTCTTGGGCTATCAGAGATCTTAACGTATTTAGGTGAGGGTCGGATTAAGCGTCCTATGGTAATGATGCCTGCGAAGCTCATTAAGAACTGGATTAACGATTGCATCCATGTTCTTAAAGCACCAGTTAACTTCATACCCATTACAACTCAGACAATAAATAATTGGGGTCGTGAAGAACTTGCTAGGAAAATAAAAGATGCACCTCCAAATACTATCGTCTGCGTTGCGTATAAGTGGTTAAGTAATCCTACAGACACAAAGATAGTTATGTACGGTGTACGTCCAGTTAAGGTTTTGGAGAACATTGAGTTCCTTAAGCAGTTTGACTTTGATTACATCGCTTGTGATGAGTCTCATAACCTTAAAAACTCTGGTTCTACTGAGACAGTAACACAGAAAAATGGTAAGACAAAGATTAAAGTTAAACGACCCTCTACGGCCCATCTTTCTGTCTTACGTTTGGTCAGTACAAACTCTGTTAAGTACATTCGATTACTTACTGGTACCTTAATTAAGAACAATTTACTGGACTTGGTCGGGCAAGCTCGTTTGTTAAACCCGGCTATCTTTAGAACAATAGATGAGTTTAAAAAGGAATATGGAGACCCTAATTCGCCTGTTCCTACGGATGATGGTCGAAGGATTCAGCAAGAAATTCGGAATTATCTTGAAGAGTTTGTTACTGTTGTCCAAAAGAAGAAACGTCACTGGGCTTTTGTAATGCCAGAGTTTGTTGACCAATTCAACTTTGTTGACCCAGATGACCTTGCAAAAGAGTACTATGAGTGGCTTTGTAAGAAAACAATTGACCAAATAGAAGGAACGTTAGGTGCAGACTCTGAAAAGTTCAAGAACTTGACTAATGGTATAAAGATAAACGCTGAGGGAGAAGACGAAGACGAAGGTGAAGATCCAGATGATGGTGGTGAAGGCGGAGGTGGTGGGGACGATGATGGTGATGATGAAGATGACGAGTCAGGTACTGATTCAGATGATGATACTCCGGGGGTGTCTTCAGATGTTGCAAAGATAGAGAGTGCTCTTAATCCGTATTTACAACGACTTGAGATGGCTTTGGTTGATCCAGAGGGAGACTCAGAATTTTCTGAGTTTAAAGATTGGGCTATAGCTAAGGGTTATGACCCCAGAGTATTGGATATGAGTCCTACTACAAAGGCTCGCAAGGTTTACGAGATCATAAAGATACACTTTGAAGGTCGTTATAACGCGACTGACAAGTATGGGCGTAATCTTGAAGATCAAGATCCTTTGACAACTATTGATAGCCTTGAGAACTCAAATAAGATACTTATTTTCTGTAAGTTTTACCGTACCGTAGATAGCATCTACAATTTTATGCCTGAACAATTTAAGAAGTATGCGGCGAAGTATAGGGCAGCTGATTCGGCTGTCTTGGAAGACTTCTTGGTCAATCCTAAGTTGAAGATTCTGGTCGCCCTTGAAGACAGTTTACAGGAAGGTCACAACTTACAGTGTTGTTCACGCTTGATCCGCGTAGAGCAGGTTTGGACCCCAGGTGAAATGGAGCAAGGTGTTTCGAGGGTTCATAGACCAGACGTACTAAATCGTTTTGGGAGGACCAAGATTGTAAGTAACTGGATTATTACAAATGGAACCCTTGAAATCGCTAAGATTGGTCGATTGATAGCAAAATCGGTATCGAAAGCAAAGTTTGACGAGGCGGATAGAAAGTATCAGCGTTTACCTAACCTTGAACCTATTTGTATGAGTTTTGAGGTTCTATCAGGACGTAACAGGGACGGGACGCCAAACAACATTGGTAAAAAAGAAGCGGATGATATTGCTGAATATCTTGAAGCGTTTGGTATGGACTACCATCAGACCGGTAATGTACGCGGGCTCGCTCAATTCCAAAATGAGGACTTTGAAGAAGAACGTATTAAAGCAAAAGCTGAAAATAGAGATAAGATGGTTATTGTTAAGACAAAGGAAATGCCAGCGGGCTCAAAGTTTATAAAACACCTGCCTTACGTTATTGGTCAGTCCGTATATGACCCGAATGAACTTGGGTTAATTCCTCTTCGAGATTACTTGATCGCGCACCCTGAGCTCAAAGAAAATCTTAAAGAAGGCATCGTAGGATTACCTGTTCATATTGCTCAAGGTGAGGGAATAATTCAGTCAATCCGAGAGGTCTCAAAAGGTTTTACTTTAAAAATTCATCTCACTACGGGTGTAACCCTTAAAAGTATTCGCTGGGATATGGTTTATGTAATAACTAAGACAGATACTAACATGAAGAAAATGCTTAAGAAAGCGAAGGGTGAGGTTGGACCCGAAGTTTCTCCTGAACCTACAGAGAAGCAGAAGCGTGTAAGAGAAAAAATTGAACGGCTCAAAGCGCAACAGCCCGAAATGTTTAAGCCACCTAAAGAAGAAAAGGTTCCTAAAGAGCGGCGTAAGCGTAGAGAAAAAGAGGAAGAGGTAATTGTAGATACCACTGTTAAACAGCCTAAGCTCAAACCTAAGACTGTAATTGACGTTACTCAAGAGAATGAGGCGACAAAAGACAAGATTAAGCAGACTGGTAATAAAGATCGTCCTGTTAGAGAGAAGGAGAAGGATAAGATTAAACCTAGTTTGACCCCAACAAAGGATTACGAAAAGAACCTTGCACTTGATGTCTATGCAATGGACTGTAACGGGTTACCTACGCTGTTATTATCTCACGATGACCCAGATAGTAACTTAATCGGTAGAAAATTGGGCTTTACCTACTTCGGATCTTATCTCTATTGTGAGCTCAAGACACGCCAGCAGTTTGATCAGTGTATGAAAGGTTTGGATAGCGCTGGGTTTAAACCGGGTAACAGAAGTCAAAGAGTACTTGACGCGGTCTCAAATACTTTTGTAGGAATTCAGAATAAAGAAAAAGCTTTCCTTAAGATCAAGGCAATTGATAAACGCCAGTTCTTTAACGTAAACTCAGCAGACCGCGCAAAGGTTAGAGACCCAGCTAGACTAAGTATTTACCCTATTGTTGAAGGTAATGACCGCCTTGCACTTTACGTAGATACCTCTAAAGGTAGCGCAGGACCTATGCGTCTCAAGGCCATGAAGAAACTGCCCGATGCACCTAACGTAAAGTGGTTTGCCGCCTCCGGTATTTGGGTATATCAGGGTCAAAACGGTCAGAAGTTATTGAAGAAGATTGCTGAGTTCAAAGCCGTAGGCATTAAGGTTAATAACATGGCTGAAGTTAAAGCCGATATTGAAGCATTATTCTAAAAAAAGGAGATACACTACATGAGTTTGATTAAATGTCAGCAAAGCATTCTTAAAGACCTTGGACTTTATCAAGGTAAAATCGAAGGCGCGTGGGGAATAAAGAGTATGTCTGCTATGGCAGGTTTACAGGATACGACTACATTCGCAGGCCTTCGTAGGCGTCCAGGTAATGAACCTTTTGCACCCTTTGAGCCCCTGCCCAAAGGATGGACTTGGTCGGAAGATGGAACCAGTATTTCCGTCTCCGCAGTTGAGGCAATAGCCCCAATAAATGCACCTGTTGCTGCTCCGCCCGTTGAGGCCGCCGCTCTTGTGGAAGAGGTAGTAGTACCCGTGGTTGATGCTCCAGTTGAACCTGAACAAGTAGTAGTAGTGGATTCTCCTGTAGCTTCAGTTCAAAGTGAGCCAACAGAAGGGAAACCCGTATTTAAGAAAAAATAAACACCTCATATTTAAACCTCACGTAACTAAGGGAGTAGGCAACTACTCCCTTTTTTACTTTTAGTTTACTAAAACTGTAAATATTGGTACATGAAGTAACTTACACTGAGGTTTATCTATGAAGACAATAACGTTTGATATTGACCATGGGTTAAAGGTTAAGTCTTTTAACCCGGAATTACCAGTAGTAGACGTTGGTACAGAAAAGAGAATTCTTTTTGTTTTGGACAAACTGGACTATATAGAGCAAAAACAAAACTCTTTACTAGTAGGCCCGCAAGGGAGTCTAATTACTTCTTTGGTTACAAAGGCAAAGTCTACTTACGTCAAAAACCCTGAAGACAAAAAATTCAGTTGGTCCTGTATTAACTACATAAACTCTATAATAGGCGAAAATAGAACTGAGTGCTATGAATATTTTAATGCCAGAGTAGAAGCTTATTGTAAGAAATTTAAACCCACTGCTATAATTTGCTTTAGCCCACGCTTTTTGAGAAATTTATTACCAGAGAAATTTGGTAATTACCAGAACTATGGAAAATATCTGGGTGCCTTCGTAGAGTGGAAGAAAATTAAGATTTTTCCTTGTATAGAGATCTATAATTTAGTTACTAAAACTCCGGATGAGGGATTGGCGGGTGCTCTGGAAATTGTTTGTAACATTATTGCAAATGGTATTGCCAATAAAATACAGTTTGGTATAAATGAGGACCGAATACTAGAGTCTAAAAAAGTAATCATTGAGAGTGTAAAGCAGTTTAAATCAATGATGAAGGAATTGAGAACACAAGAGATAGTTGCAATAGATACTGAAACAACTAACCTGAATAAAATCCAAAATAAATTACTTACGATCCAATTTGCGTACAGTGAAGACCTTGCATATATTCTTCCTATTTATCACCAAGATAGTACTTTTAGCTTAAAGGAACGCCAGTATATCTTTGATGAGCTGAAAACGTTCTTTGAGGGTGAAAATTCAATAAAATATTTTATTTTTCATAATGCAAACTTTGATCTGAACGTAATACGGGTCAATCTAAAGATAGACTTTTATCCCAATAACGTCTGGGATACTATCGGTGGAGAATTTGGGCATTCTGAAAATTGGAAGTTTATTGGGTCCTGTAAAGGGCTGGAGTTTAAGCCTTACGCACTTGAAACCGTGGCTATTCGTTATGGGTTCTTCGCGTATGGTCATCACACTATTGCTAAGAATGAATCCAAGAATATACAAACAAAGAAATTAAGCGACCCACTGGTAACAAGTTACTGCGCTTTTGACGTCCTCGTCCCTTTCGCAATCCAGAAAAAACAAATGGCTCGAGCTAAATTCTTGGGCTATACTAAGTATGAGTCATTAGTATCTCACCAAATTTCTGACCAGATAAATTCATTCTCTGATATGAATATGAATGGGCTTCATGTAGACATAAATTACTTGATGTATTTGAACTCAAACGATAGCCCAATTCTTAAGGTTCTTAGAGAAATGGAGCAAAGTATTTATGCTACAGAAGAAGCAAAAATAGTAAATAAGAAATTGATAAAGTCAGAAAATGTACCAACCAGTGGATTATTCGGAAAGGTAACTACTTGGTTATTTGATATACATAAGCGGGACCATAAAGCACGTTTGTTTTTTGATGAGCTTGGATTGAAGCCCCTTTCGTATGGAAAAGATAAAAAAGGAAAAGTCGATAAGGTATTTAAGGCCCACTATTCAGATATCCCAGCGGTTAAGGCTTATAGCGATTTAGGAAAGGCCGAAAAGCTAAGAGATTCTTACGTTAAGAGCTTTTTGAAGAAGCTTGCTAAATCAGATGACTTTAAGCACGATTTCTGTATTCGTCCAAGTTTTAACTTCAGAGATATCGTAACTGGTAGGATATCTGAAAATGACCCCAATTGTCAGCAAATACCTTCACACTCCGAATTGGGTAAGCATATAAAGAGACTGTTTACTGCACCCGAAGGTTGGGTCGTAATAAAGGTTGACTATAGTGCGCATGAAGTCCGTGGACTCGCTCTTATAAGTAAAGACAGTGTATTAGCACAAGTGTTTCAAGTAGGATTAGACCTTAGAAATAAATTTAGGTTAAAACCTAGTAAAGAAACCGCATTAGAAATAGAATTAACAGGTGACGTACATAAGCTCAACGTGGCCTTCTTTTTCTCTAAGGACTTGACTAAGATAGCGAAAGACGTTTTAAAACAATTGAGGAATCAGATTAAAGCAGTTGTATTTGGCTTAATTTATGGTAAAGGTAATAAAGCACTTTCAAGAGATTTGGATAAACCCGAGGATTTTGTTGAAGCAATCGTTAAGAAATTCTTTAATAGATTTAAGCGTGGTGGTCAATGGCTCATTGATATTGAAAAATTCTCAAGAGCTAATCTATTTGTTGAGTCCCCTCTAGGTAGAAGACGTAACCTTAGCGCATACTTAATACCAAAGTCTTTTGACGTTGCCAATAAGCTTTGGGCCGCGATGGATCGTAGGGCACGAAATAGTCCAATCCAAGGTATGTGCTCTGACTTTGGATTCATAGGGGTAAGACGGATTGTCCGTAATGCCTGGAATAGAGCTAAAAAAGTAGGTCAAGTAGTACTTAAGGTATGCAATGTTGTCCACGACTCGACTGAGACTATCTGTAGATATGAGCATATCATGTACGGAATTAAGACAATTTATCATGAGCTTACGGATGGGGTGGCACAGACTGTAGAAGAACGTCATGGTTTCAAATTCTGTATAGGCCTAGAAATTGACTTAGAGGTAGGCGCAAATCTCCGAGATTGCCAAGTGTGGAACGGTGATGCAGAGGAGCTGTTTAGAATTATCGCTGAGACTTTTGTGTTCCAACGCGATGTTCTTGGATATGAAATAAAGGTAAAGAAATTACTTAAACATTGCTTAGTAGAACAGTTTAACGATATGCCTAAATTGTTACAACAGCAAATAAATAATCGTAAGTCAGAAATTGACCTTGATGCAATATATAGTAAAGCCGTAGTTACAGTAAAAGAGAGTAGTTATAAATAACGAACTATGAAGAGGAGATTAAATTATGAAAGATCTAACTTGTGGAATTGTAGAAATCTTTAGTTCATTAGAAGGAGAAGGAAAATTTATTGGTACACCTACTCTTTTTATTCGTTTAGCTGGGTGTGACGTTGGTTGTAAAAGTTGCGATAGCCGTCAGACCTGGTCGGATAAGTGTTACCGTAAACAGTCAGTTAGAGCCGTTGTTACTAAGGTAAAAGCACTTAGGTTAAAAACTCCGTCTTTAGGACGAGTAAGCATCACTGGTGGTGAACCCTTACTAAACACTACGTTTGTAGTTAGTCTCTGCAATTCTCTAATTCAGTATGACCCAAGTATTAAAATAAACCTTGAAACTTCTGGAACTAAATTTCCTCCTGAAATACTTTTAGACAATATTTTTGATATGATCTCCATGGATATAAAGACACCGTCCTCTGGTGTTATACTAACAAATGAACAAATGCTTAATCTTAAGCTATTTTCTACAAACTCTAACGTTTATACAAAAGCCGTTATAGCAAATACTTTAGACATTGACTTTGTTTATTTAATTCTTAAAGATATGCCTATAAATAGCTTGTGCTTTACTCCTTGTGAGACAAACGGTAAATTCTTTAGTACAAATACTATAATGAACTATCTTGCTAAGAATAAGATTCAGTTCAACACTATGGATTTTCGTATTATAACTCAGCAACATAAACTCCTTAAATACCGATGAAGAGCAAGGTTTTTATTTATACCGATGGTTCAGCTGATAATAGACGTAAAGTAGGTGGGTGGGGCGCGATTCTTATTTATGGAACTGTTACTAAAGAGATACATGGTACAGTAAAAGAAACTACTTCTAATAGAATGGAATTAACTGCGCCTATTAAGGCCTTGAAGAAAATGAAAAAATTTGATGTACCAATTGTAATCCATTCCGACTCACAGTATGTAATTCGGGGAATGAATGAATGGATAGAACGATGGCAAAGAAATAATTGGATTTCCTCAACTAGAAAAGAAGTTGTAAACAAAGATCTCTGGATTAAACTACTGAAGATAAGTAAAAAATTTACCTCCATAGAATGGGTTTGGGTTAGAGGTCATGCTGGAGATGAATACCAAGAAGTAGCTCATACCTTAGCTGAAAAAGGCTATAGAAAGCACAACTGTTAATAAATACAATATAAAATAAAGGAGAGTTTATGCAATTTACGGTGGCGGCCAAATCTTTAGCGGACTCAATTAAACTTATGAGCTCAATCGTACCTACGGGTACTAATAGCGTATTTGCACTTGACTTAAGAGATGGTGATCTTTGGTTATACGGTAACAGTGAAACAATCACCTTTAAGTGTAAGTGTAAAGACGTTAAAGAAGTTTCTGGAAAAGGACTGGTTGGGATTGAGCTCTCTCGCTTGGAAAAATTAGTTAGGGGAAGAAAAGAATTTACTGTATCTTTGAAGGAAAACGTTCTAGGGTTTGAAAACAAAAAAGACAAAATAAAGGCCGATATTACAATCATACCTGTAACTAGGGATACCATAAATGGCTTTGATGACAGTTTAGAGTTGAAAAAGGGAGATAAAAAGCATAAAATTGAACCCGACCTTTTTTCAGCGATTTTAGACGGTCTTGCAAAGACAAAGATAAATGCGGTCCACGTTAGTGATCCTTTGGATACCTTTATTGTCCTGAAAGACAACGTACTAGAAGTATCCTCTTCAGATAACTTTCACCTTGCCTTTTATTCTGCTCAGTGTGAGAGTGAAGTAAGTTTGAGACTGGGTGCGTCAAAAGCCGTCTTTGACGTTCTCGCTAAATTAGCCATTGCCTTCCCTAATAAAGTACAACTGGCTTTTAACACGAGCGCAATTATCGCGAGCTGTGCTGACTACGCACTGAATATGCCAACAATACAGACAACAGACGCTTCATTCTTAAGGACAAAGTCCTTCATTTCAGAACTGCCTAAAGCAAAAGCTTCTTTTGAAATGTCTGTTACCGAGTTTTCTTCTTCATTGGATAACGTTAGCTCAGTATACGATGAAGGTGGATCTGTCTTAAAGATGAGTTTGAAGCAAACTAAAAAGGGGTATTCTTTATACCTAGACATGTCTACTACTTATGGTACTGTTTCAAGCGCAGTTGACGCTAATGCTGTTAAGGGAGCAGAGTTTGTTTGTACTTGTGATCCGCGTATGATACTTGATATACTTACGCTTGTAAAGGCAAAGAAATTTAAGTTCTCTTATATCTCTGAAAAGGCTTGTATCTTCACCGTTACGTTAGATAACTTGGTTACTACTTATATAAGTAGCACCGTAAGTGAGTAGTTATGGTCCTAACACATGATCTATCCGAAGTTCCTATAAAAGCGTTCTATAATATTTCAGGTGACCCAAAAATATCTGAGTATGTTTATCTGGTTAATAAACCTATTGTAAAGATGGAGGTTAATAAGTCAGAACAAAATTTAGTAGAAATAGGAAACAGGATTATAATACAGTACTTAAATATAGTTAGTTATAATATCGGATACTACATCTCCGTTGCAGGATACTGTTTATGCAAACCAAATATTCTTTTTATTGGGACAAATAGTCTTAACATAAAGAACATCGGTCCTGTAGACATTTTGTACTATGATAATTATTTAACCATACTTCAGAATAAAACATATTCGTCCTATTTAATACTAGAAACATCTCATGAAGACATACCACAACCAAGAATTTAATAAACACTACAAGGAGAGTTGAACTATGCCACACAAGATTATTCCAAAAGCAGTAAATGAGAAACATAACATTGAAACCTGTAACTTACCTGGACCTCTATTAGTAGCTTTTCAAAACATTTTAGATCATTTAAGTCGGCACAATGATCTATCAGAATCGGATAAATCAAATTACGCTGATACCGTTGTAAGATCAACTAAGGCCTTCATGGATTTGACAAAGACGCGTACTGAAATTTGTACTGATTTAGTAGAAATCTTATCCACGGGATTTCCTCTTACAGACGTAACTGCTAACATTGGAATGCAGACTCATGGGCCTATACACTTATATTCTTTTTGTCCACATCACTTACTGGCTGTTAAATATAGTGCTTATATTGCTTATATCCCAAGAGCTGACCACATTTTAGGCTTATCAAAGATAACAAGATTAGCACAAGCTTTGGCAAGTAGACCTGTTCTTCAAGAACAGCTTTCAGAAGATATTGCGGATGTTTTGTTTTATCAAGAATCAACCAACCCCAATATCCATTATTTACCAGCAATAGAGACAAAAGGTTCTGCTGTTTTGTTGACCGGTCATCATAGTTGTATTTCGTGTAGAGGAGTAAAATCTGAAAATCTTGTTACTCAAAGTTCTTTACGAGGAGCATTTTGGGAATTAGATATGGAGCAAAAATTTCATGCAATGATTACTGCAACTAGAGCAGCACGAAATTCCGAACTCTAACATAATAGAGGTAACCGTAAATGATTATTCAAAAACTTACCCTTGAAGAATTACAAGTCAAGATCCAAAAGGGAAAAAAGTACAAACAACTTCTAGAAGCATTTCAGACGAATAGACTGTATAACATAAATTTGGATGAGTATAAAGAAGAAATAACAGCTCTTCATCGTGCTAGATCAATCCGGACTCTTATTAATTTTTGTAATGACAAGGCCGCCACTAGTATGGTAGACGAAGTCATACGAGCCAATCTTACAGACCAAGCACAAAGGGGACGTTTAACAGAGATTCTCTTGACCTGCGTTAGAGCGTCTAATGCCTTGAATGAAGCAATTAGTGTATTTAAGGACTTTGCTTTGATTAGGTATGACTCGTATCTGACTAAGATAAAGACAAAAGGTGAAAGGGCTACCTTTCTGGACACACTCTTATCTGATATGCAGACATACAGCGCAGATTGCGAGCTCGTTATTAACTTGGCAAAATTGGTAATTGCAGATATAGACCAAGGCGGATGGGCTCTCTCCAGAACAATAGAGGCTCTGAAGATAACTAACGCCCCTGAAAAACGGATATGATATGGATCTTAAACCTAAAGTAATTTTGGATAATAAGTGTTGGATCCCTGCTTCGTTATTGAGCCTAAAGAGAGTTAGATCTCGTTATTTAGTTTATCGTTATGAAGAAAAAGCCTGTATTAAATGCGAGCACCAACAAGAAAAAGGACCTAATGATGAACCTTACTATCTCTGTGAAAGTTGTGCAGGGTTTTTAGGTAAGTATAAGCTCTATGAAAGAAAAGAAATAAATGGCGTACCGTACATTGGGTTCCATAATGGAGACCGGCTGAATCTCTGTAAGAAGCTTAAGTTAGACAAAAGTGTATTTAAGAATACAGTCGATAATCGTATTGAGAAAAAGTTTAAATACGATATTAACTTTACTGGTACATTGCGTCCTCATCAGATAGATGCCTTAAAACAGTGGAATGACTATAACTTTGGTCAGTTAATGGCTCCACCACGTTCAGGGAAGACCGTGCTCGCGGTTAACCTTACTGTTAACCTAAAAGTACGGACCCTTATACTTACGCATCAAGGCGATCTTTTGGACCAGATGCTACAGTCCTTTTATGACTTCACAGACATAAAGGACGTAGAATTTGAACATAAGAAACAGCTGGTAGGTATAGCAAAGAAACCCGAGGACTTTAAGAAATGGCCAATTGTACTCGCTACCTATCAGAAGTTTATAACCCCAAAGGGTAAAAAGAGACTTGAAAAGATCGTTAAGAAATTTGGACTCGTTATAGTGGATGAGGTTCATCGTGCTAATAGTACATGTTTTAGTGCAGTCCTAGCACAGTTTCATGCTAAGTATAAAATTGGATTCACAGCCACACCCAAGAGGAAGGATTGCTTCATAAAAGGCACTCAAGTACTCTTAAGTAATGGGGAATACGCGCCTATAGAAGAACTAGCAAAAAATCCTGAGAAGTTTTCAGTTAAAACTTTTAATCATTCTTTAGGGGTTATCGAAGATAGTAAAATACTATTAGGTCATACTAGAAAAAAGTCTTCATTAATTAAGATTAAGTATAAAGGAGACTATATTGTTTGTACTCCAGATCAACAATTTTGGTCAAAAACACGAAAAGCTTATATTAATGCCAAAGACCTAGAGCTAGGAGAAGAAATCTTAGACTTTAGTGATATAGCGTAATACTTGTCTACGTGTCAGCTCGATCCAGTTTATTGGTAATTTTATTTTTTCTTTTTTGCTATTATAGCAGTATAGTTTAAACTTAAAGCCTTGCTTAATACACGCTTTTGCTTTTTTCTTAACTTTATTAAATTCACTTGGACTATTATGGTATAGTCCAAGTGTATAGTCAGATTTTACTTCTATTATTAAGTTTTTATGAGGAATAAAGATATCAGGGTAATAAGTTTTACTTTTACCTTTAAACTTATAAGAGATCTGTGGTATGGCTTGACCAAGTCCTGCATTAATGGCACTAATCTCGTATTTTTTAGAAAGTTCTTCTAAAGCTAAATGTTCATACCCTTGGATAATAAATTTTTTACCTTTAAGCTTAAACGTAAAAGTTTTTCTTTTATTTTTGTCTATTGCACATTTTCTACAACCAGTATAGCCCTCCTTAGTTCCAAGAATAGCTCCTAAAGTAGTTTCAAATACACTGTCACAGTCATAGCATATAACTTTTACTCGGCTCTTAGCTGGATCCTCTGAAATTGAAATAAGTTTAATCTTATGGTTATGCTTACTCATTTTATTTTTTATTCTACGTTTTATTTCTTTTTCTGTTAGTCTATTCTTTTGTCCGCCTACTTTAGCTGCACAAATAGGACACCCATAACTTGTTTTTAGTACTAATCTAATTTTATTATAAAATATGTGTCCTTTATTACACTCTATTTTTGCCAAGTCTTCCCTTGTTTTTTGAGTTCTTAGTACTATGAACCCAGGAAAGCGTTGTTCCAATTCGTCAACTAGTTCTTTAGTTTTATTAACCCAAGCATTAAATCGTGTTTTTATTCTATTTTCTGTTTCCTTTTCTTTACTGCATTTTGGGCATCCCGATTTTCTAGCAGTAACTAAATTACTTGGTTTTTTAGAAAAAATATTTTTACAAACTAAGCACTCACATTTTACTTCTTTACTTTTCTTTATGTATTTTTCTAAAACTTTAATTGTTGGGTGAATATCTAGCATTTCCTTTAAAAATTGCTCTTCTGTTCTTTTTGCACTCATTTAGTATTCCACCTTTTTACACTAAAATTAACGGCTACTCCTATATGTATAAATTATGTAATTTAATATTAATGCTTAGGAGTATCACTAAACTTAGGAGAAAATATGCCAGTAGAAGCCATTGAATACTTGAATTTTATAGAAGATACTTATGACATTACAGTTGAGTCTAATAATAATTTTTTTATTAAACAAAATAATAGTACTTTATTGGTTCATAACTGTTTAGAGTTTGTAATTGAACAAATTATTGGTCCAGTTACTTCTAAAATTGAACCTGAACAGGTTATACCTAAAGTATTTGTCCATGAGTCTGGTGTTAAGCCCAAGCATGAGTATAAGCAGTGGGTATATGCAATGCAATTTCTAGCCAAAGATAAGGACCGTCAGAAAATGATAGTTGATATGGCTGTTAAAGACGTTATCGCCGGATACTACGTAGTTATCCCTGTTGTCTTTGTTAAACAGGCCAATGAACTCGCAGATGCAATAGAAAAACGTCTGTATAAGAAATACGATAGACGTGGTCTTGCTATTGCTTTTACTTCAAAGGTAAAGGACAGAAAAGATGTATTGGAAAAGATACGAAAGGGTAAAATAAAGGTTACTGTAGGTATACGCTCTCTTATACAGGCAGGTATAAATGTTCCTCGCTGGTCATCTATAATAGAATGTAGTCCTATAAGTAATAAGCCAAATCATACTCAAGAGATTGCCAGGATCCGAACACCCGCACCTGAGCTGAATAAACCACAACCCATTATACACCAAATAGTAGATGAAAAGATGGGTGGAATGAGTACGGGTTGTTTCAGAACCTGCTTTCAAGTATACAAGGACTTTGAATGGGACCCATCTAGTTACGCTGAGGCAGTACGTTTATTAAGGGGATTAAAGCCCTCGTCTAACTATGATGAGTACGCTGTTAAGCCCGTTAGGCTCATACAGAATGATAAGTCACTTTTTGATGATTCTTCTAAGTCTACTAAAGACAAAACTGTAAATAAGGAAAAACGTGGTTTTGGGTTCGGTGGGCTAAATCCAAAAATAAGGTGAGAACCATGAGTAAAAAGAAAAAACGTGAGATCGAAGAAGACGAAGATTCTCATTTATTGGACGATGAAGACGAGGAAGATAAGAAACTAGAACAAGAAGAAGAGGAAAAAGAAGAACAAGATAAAAAGAAAAAGAAAAAAGTTAAAGAACTTGGATCAGTAAAGATTTCGCATAACCATGACGTTAAATTTGCCAAGCTCTTGCGGTCCCGTGGGGTTTCAACTCTGGATTTACTTCATGGCTCGCGCTCGTTTCTTCTTGAAGACGTTATACTACCAATTGAATCAAATACTTGGGAACGGTGTAAAAGAATAAGCTCAGATAAACAGCTTGGATGGTATCATCGTGCCTATCAGAAGGTATTATCCAATAACTGGCTCTGTGCAGGTATAGGCGGAACTCCAACGGATGCTCGTGCAAAGCAAGTAGCTCTCCATATTTTTATAAAAGCAATCTATGAGTATCAAGAGCGAGATCCTAGAAAGAACGTTGGACGCGCATTGCCTTATTGGCACAACGTCTATGGTGGGTTCAATGATTATCTTAGAGATTTGAAATCAGATTTTCCATCTTTTATAGTAATCTCTAATATCACGCCTACCTGTACTTCTTTGAAGCTCGAAAAAGTTAGAGATGCTTTAACACGTTATACAAATATGGAGATACCTGTACTTGTTGTTTGTGCGGGTATGGATCCCTTTACCCTCTTTTCATCTAAACTTTATTTCCCCATAAAATGGTGCTTAAACATTGGTAATCCTTTGGTAGCAGTCTGAATTAACTATAAGGTGTGTCTTATGAGTATGGAAAAAGATTTTTACATTAATATAGATAAGTGCTTGAATGACTTGCTCTCTATTTTAGAGACCTTGGATGGAAGGGTACGAAAGCTCGAAATAAAGACGCAGATAAAGAAATCTCCGTCTTACCTAAAGGTAGTAGTTCCTTTAAAGGAACGCCAAGTTTTATCTTCTATAGAACAAATGACTCAAATAGCTTCTGAGCTAGGCGAAAGAATACAAAAACTAGAAAAATAAGGAGAGTAAACTATGGCAACACATTTCTGGCGTGATACTTCAGAAACAACCGCTAACATCTTTAGTAAATTAATTAAGAACAATTTTCCTTTACTCAAGAAAGCTAATTTTATCTTTGTATTAAGAGACAATGAAAAAACAGACGATGAAGGTAATATTATCGCTGGTGAGGCACGTAAGATCTCTGGAAAAGAACGTGACCTTTGGGGCTTTGACTTTGAGATTTGTTTGGATGCAGAGATCTGGTCAAAAATGAATAAGGCCGATAAGTACCGCTTGGGTTTTCATGAGCTTTGTCATTGTGGAGTTGAAACAGAGGAAGGCTCTACTGAACCTAAATTTGATG